ATTAATGCAGATGCAGAGTTTGGCAAGTTTCTTTATTGCAACAAAGATGGGTCAGAGTTATTTGTTGGAGCACCAAGCGAAACAGTTGGTGGTTTAGCAGACGCAGGTAAAGTATATTGCTATCAACGAAGAGTTGAATTCCAAAAATCTAATTCACTCACAACTTCATATACTCCAACACCTGATATTACTAGCATGGCAAATGTTTATGTTGGTGAACAAGAACTACTTGATGGCACAAGCTATACAGATGCATTATCAAGTACGTCAGAAATTATTTTAACCGAAACAGTTGAATCAGGACAAAAGATTAAATTTAGTTCTACACATTGGGACAAAGTACAAGAACTTACTGCTCCAAGCGAAGATAATATTGCTAATACATTGTTTGGATCGCAGATTGCAGTTGACTCTAGTGGTGCAGGTGTTTATGTTACTGCACCAGGATATAAAACAAGTTTTTATGATAGTGGTAAGGTTTACAGATACACAAAGAAAAATAGATATCTTGGTAAAGCAACAGCTAAGGTTGCAAACCCATCACTCACTGCTGGTGACAACTTGTACGTTAATGGATTTAGAATTACACTAAACGACACTTCAATTGAAACATTGAGTGAACAGATTAATGCCAGCGGCATTCCAGGAATTAGCAGTTCAATTGCCAATGGTTTGTTAACTATTGAAAGCACTAGTAAACTAAAAAGAAACAAACTATTTGTTACTGGTATGGATCATACAATATGTGATGATTTAGATATTGGTAAATTTGAATACGAACAAACTATTGCAGTGCCAGGCGGAGCACGTAGTGAGAGCTTTGGATTAAGTATCAGCGTTGGCGACTCAGATGAAACGCTACTAATTGGAAGCGGAAATAGTAAAACATTACAAGCATTAATAATTGACAAAGCAGAAGATACTACAGAATCAACTACTACATTTGATGGAAACAGTACTGCATTTATTGATCAAATCTTTGGAAGTAATGCATACATTTACGAACTATTTGAAAACAAAGAAACTCACGTATCCAATACAGGATTACAAATATTTGCACAGAAATTTGACTTAATAAAGAATCGTAGATTTGATTTCTTTGGTCTGGGACTTGATCTTAAAAACCAATATATTATTGTAGGCGATCCAGGTGATGACAATATTGTGCCCAATGGTGGTACTGCTTGGTTATACAAAACTAATAACACCAGAATCTGGTCACGTACAAGGCAAGAAGGTACACATGTTGATATTGATACACTAAGTCGTATGTTGATATATAGCAAAGAATCAAATTCAATTATTTCAAACTTTGATTATATTGATCCTGCTAAAGGAAAGGTACTAGGACAAGCTGAAATAAACCTTGATTACAAAACAGCAACTGATCCTGCTTTTTATACAACTAACCCAAGTAGCAGAGTTGACGTACAGGTTGACGAAAACATGCACTGGGGTGAAGATCAAGTTGGAACAACTTGGTGGGATTTAAGTTTGGTTAGGTACGTAGACTACGAACAAGATTCCTTAACTTATCGTATTAAGAACTGGGGTAAATTATTCCCAGGAAGTGTAGTAAGTGTTAGCGAATGGATTGAAAGTACTGTTAAGCCAAGTGAATATACTTCATTAACTGATGCAGACGGAGTGCCAAAATATACTGGCGAAGGAACATTTGTTACTACTACTGCCGTTGACGAAAGCACAGGAATTGTTAAAGAAAAATACTATTATTGGGTAACAAATAAAAATAGTGCTATTAACAAAACTAGAAGTATTGTTGGTATTGCAGAAATGATTGAGCAACCTGAATTACAAGGTATTCCGTATGCCGCATTGGTTGCAGAAAACGCAATAAGTTTATACAATGTAAATGATAAACTAAGTGGTACAGACACAGTCTTACAAATTCGTTACGATAAGATACGCAACTCTAATACTGTACACACTGAATATGAATTGATACAAGAAGGCAATCCTGATAGTAATATTCCAGAAAGTATTATTAGTAAATTAATTGATAGTTTAGCAGGTGAAGATTCATCAGGTTTTGTTGTTCCAGACTCTGGATTACTTGAGCAGGATCGTTACGGCATCAATGTTAGACCTCGACAGACAATGATTATTAATAGACAAGAAGCACTAAAAAACTTTGTTGGTTCAGCCAATGCTGTATTAATAAAACATCCTATTAGACAACAAAAGATTTTAACTAGACTACTTAGTTCTGAGCCTGTACCAGGAGTAACTGAATTTGATTCAGTGGTTGACATTTATGATGAATTAGCATATCTTGATTTAACAGCATTATCTGCAGGACATAGAGTATATGTTAAGGTTGATAGTACGATTGAAAACCGTTGGTCAATATATACATTGAACAGTGCAAATGATTTTGTTTTAACTAGAGTACAATCATATGATACAAATTTCTTTTGGGATTATGTTGATTGGTACGCTGAAGGTTGGTCAGTAACAAATAGGCCAGACTATACTGTTGATTACGAAGCAGATGTTAAAAAACTAAGTCTAGTTCCAGCAGGAAGTGTTATTAAAGTTAGATACAACCAAATTGGGACATTTACACTATACAGGACTATAAATTACAACGACGTTAATAATCTAACATTAATTGGTCTTGGTAACGGAACAGTTCAAATAACAGATAAACTTTATGATAGTTCAAAGTATACATTAGGATTTGCTACTGAAAACTTTGACAGTGAAAGATTTGATATTAATCCTAGTGTTGAAATACGCAATATCTTTAATGCACTTAGATTTGATATCTACATTGGTGAACTACGTGAAGAGTTTAACAAGTTATTCTTTACATTGGTTTACTATATTCTTTACACACAAAGAAATACTGACTGGATATTTAAAACCAGTTTCATAACTGTTTTCCATCAGTTACGTGAATTAACTCAGTATCCAAGTTATGTTAAAGACAATCAAAATTATTACATTGATTATATCAATGAGGTTAAACCGTATAGAAGTAAGATACGTGAATATTTAATTAGTTATGCTGGTAACGATACTTTCTTTGGCAACGTGTCAGACTTTGATTTACCTTCATACTACGAGGAAACTATTGATGCTTTCCGTAGTCCGTCAGGAGAAGGTATCAATGATAATACATTACTTGAGCAAACACAATACCAGGATTGGGTATCAAATAAAGCATTGACACTTGAAAGTATTCAAGTTGCACAAGGTGGAGAAGGCTATACAGTTCCTCCGGTTGTTACAGTTAACGATGGTGTAACTGGAGCATTGTCTAGTGTTAAACCAATTGCTAAGATTAATCCATCAACAGGAAAAGTTACAAGTATTACATTCAGTGGAACATACACATTTAATTCTAGTCCAATCATTAACATTAACGGTAACGGAACAGGTGGCAAAGCATATCCTGTTATGGTTAATAACAAAGTTAGAGGACTAAACACTACAATTAAATTTGATAGAACAACATATAGAAGTAACTTGGTTAAATGGACATCTACATTAGATGTTGTGTCTGGTGATTATGTTTATTACCAAAACGAAATTTACCAAGCCACGCAAGATGTACCAGCAAGTACAATATTTGATTTTAGATTTTTTACACAACTAAGTCATGAATATGGAAACGCACTTGATAGAATTGTTGCGTACTATGTCAATGAAGATGGAGTAGCTGGTGAAGATTTACTTACAAACTTGATCATTGGTATCAACTACCCAGGTGTAATAGTCACAGGGTTAAAATTTAGTGATGAAAATGTTGCAGGAGACTTTATTGACTCATACATTCAAAGTACGTATCTTGATACTGCTTTGGGTACTCGTGCTGAAGATATCAGCATTGACGGTGGAGCATTTGTTGACAAGTATAGCTCGCATGCCCCAGAAGAATTAGTTCCAGGAATTAATTTTGATACATTAATTTTAAGTGTGTTTACAAGAGTAACAGATAACACAGGTGCAATAGTTAGTGGACCTCCACTAGGATATAGAGTTGTGCATGATTTAACTGGAAGTCAAGAGTTATGTCCAACCGATTGGACTTCGTCTATAACATACAACAAAGGCGATTATGTAAAATACAACGGAATTTATTATGTTGCTATTGCAGATGTTAAAAATAAACTTACATTAACACCAGATACTAATGCACGTTGGAGATTTGTTTGGAAGCCTCCGGTTGCATGGAATAGTGATGCTGATTATGACAAAACGGCATACGCTACCTATAATGGACATACATATGTAACCAGGCATAAAATAGATCATAAAGGCACAGTAGCACAAACAGCAGACTTACCGGTGTCAGCATCAAATATAGATTTTGATCTGTACTACGTAACAGCAGAATCAACACACTATTACTGGAAAGATACTGACAATGCATGGCTAGTTGCAAGTGCTGACACTTGGGTACCCAAGTCTGTCTATAGAAAAGGTGATAGCATTGTATACAATGGAACACTTTATAAATCACGACGTGGATTTAATTACAAAACAGAAGTTGCTGATATAGCTTCATTGCCATCAACTGACCAACTTGAAAGTGATGTACATTTTGTTACAGATCAATCAAACTATTATTACTGGAATGGCTTTAATTGGGCAGTAGCTGGATCAACTCCAGCCAACCAACCAGCTTTTTGGTTAGGATTAACACAGATTTCAGAAACGTTAGGTAGTACACCATTAAGTATGCCAATTATATGGCAACAGGTCAATGTTGAAAGTAATACAGGAACATGTCCGGTTAAATTTGCTCCAGAAACTTCACGTAAGTATTATAGAATTGCAGAAGCACGTTCAACAGTATTAACACAACCCTTTGATTGGTCGGATACTACACTACATCTACAAGATGTTAGTAAAATTCCAGACCCAGACCCAGGACTTGGAAAACCAGGAGTACTGTATTGTCAGGGAGAAATCATATACTACTATGAAAAAGATACTGTTAATAATACCGTTGGTAGAATACGCAGAGGTGTACTAGGAACTAGTGTACCGGCTACTATCGCAGTCGGTACTAGAGCAGACGATCTAGGATACTTACAATCATTACCAGACAATTCAGATCACACAGACTGGATGAATGGTTTGAATGAATTTGGATTTATTGAAGTTGGCGATTTTGACTACATTGGTCCAGGATTTGGTTATGCATTCAACCAAAGTTTCCCAGATAGTCCAAACGATGCAGACAGTGATCCAGGTGATGCACCATTCGATTACAGTATTAGTATTTCGTCGGGTGGAGGTGCATCTGAGCAAGCCACTTTCTTATCCAAAGCAACGGCTTATAACCCATGATAAATAATGATAATACAACAGTAGAGCAGGATACTGATAATATGAAAAATGATACAAAAACAACTAGAGTGCCCGACGAACAAGGTGGTTTCCATCTTCAAGGGCATATCAAAATACACGATCCAGATTCTGGTGAAGTATTTGTTAATAAACGTAATGCAATTCATTATGAAAACATAAGTGAAGCACTAGCGTTCAATTTAGCAAATAAAAATAGTAATTACGTTTACGAAATGCATTTTGGAAATGGTGGCACAACTGTTAATGCTACTGGTGTTATTACATACAACCCTGCAAACACCAATGCACAGAACAGTAGTTTATACAATCCAACATACAGTAAAATTGTAGACGATACAGACAGTAACAACCTTGATGCAACAAGGAATAAAATGGAAATTAGACACACACCAGGTCAGCCATATACAGATATATTAGTAACATGCTTACTTGATTATGGTGAACCAAGTGATCAAAGTGCATTTGATAACGTACAAGATTTAAACGGAGATTATGTGTTTGATGAATTAGGTCTAAGAGCCAGGAGTACAGATGGTACAAGCGGATTAACAACAACAGGCAAACTACTTACTCACGTTGTGTTTCACCCCGTGCAAAAGTCATTGAATAGACTTATCCAAATCGATTATACTGTTAGAATTCAAACATTAACAAATCTAAGTAGTATTAGTTGAGGAATAGAATAAAATGTCATACGTTATAAACAGAACCAATGGTGATATATTAATTAACTTACCCGATGGTGCATTGGATAATAGTACAGGATTGTCGCTGGTTGGTCGAAATTATATCGGCTATGGCGAAATCCAACAAGAAAACTTTATTAAGTTGTTAGAGAACTTTGCAAATTCAACAAGACCTAGTCAAGCAATGACAGGGCAACTTTGGTATGATACAGCAACTGGTTCTTTGAAATATTACAACGGTAGTGTTTTTAAACCAATTAGTAACTTGACAGTGGCAGGTGAATTAGGCAGGCCTTTAAATACTAATATTGGCGACCAATGGTTCAACACTGATCAAAACGAATTTTATATGTGGAATGGTACAAGTTGGACATTAATTGGTCCAACTGATTTATCTAGATTAGCAAGTGTCTTTATTAAAGGAACACTAACCAATGTAGCCCAGCTACCTACATCAGGACAAGTTGCAGGCGATGCATACTTAATTGACGGTGACTTACATATTTGGGACACTGAGCGTTGGACTAATGTTGGTGAAGTACAAGGACCTACAGGCCCAGCTGGACCGCAAGGCTCTACTGGAGACCAAGGACCACAAGGAGTTGCAGGCCCAGCAGGATCAGCTGGTGTACAAGGACTTAGAGGTATTCAAGGAATACAAGGCGAACAAGGAATACAAGGTGCTACTGGACCACAAGGTGCAACTGGTGCTGAAGGTACTGATGGTACTAGTATTACTATTCTTGGAAGCGTAGCGGCTGAGGTTGATTTACCCGCATTAGGTACACTTGGAGATGGATATTTAATCAGTGGTAGTTTATATGTATGGAATGGAACAGCTTGGGAGAATGTTGGTAGTATTCAAGGACCAACTGGACCCACAGGACCGCAAGGAATTGCAGGACCAACCGGACCACAAGGACCAGCAGGACCCACTGGCTCTCAAGGAGATGCTGGACCAACAGGTAGTCAAGGAGTTGCAGGACCCACAGGAGCAACTGGACCACAAGGACCGGCAGGACCACAAGGACCAACTGGACTTACTGGATCACAAGGAGCCACAGGAGCTCAGGGAGCAACTGGACCACAAGGAGTTCAAGGAGTTGAAGGACCAGTTGGACCTGAAGGACCAGCAGGATCAAATGCATGGACAGAAATTACTGGAAAACCATCTTTCGCTACTGTGGCTACCACAGGAGATTATGGAGATTTAATCAATCAGCCAGCCTTTGCTACGGTAGCCACAACTGGTGCTTACGCAGACTTAACTGGAAACACGTCTATTCCACTAGCTGGAACGGCCGCACTAACTGGTAACATAGTTCCTATTGCTGATGGTACACTGGATCTTGGATCGTCATCTAAGACTTTTAGTACAGTCTATGCTGGCACATTCAACGGAACTTCCACTACTGCACAATACGCTGACGTTGCAGAACGTTTTCATGCAGATGGTTTATATGATGCAGGCACAGTGGTTGCGTTAGGCGGTGTAAATGAAATTACAGCGGCAGTTGAAGAAGCCAGTGAAGAAGTATTTGGAGTTATTAGTACTAAACCAGCACATTTAATGAATGCCGGTGCAGGTACAAACGGAACACACCCGGCTGTAGCTGTTAGCGGAAGAGTTCCTGTTAAAGTAGTAGGCAAAGTTAAAAAAGGTCAAAGACTTATAAGTGCCGGCAATGGCATTGCAAAAGGAGCGACTAAAGAAGAAATAACAAACTTGAATGTTATTGGTCGCAGTTTAGAAAATAAAGATGATGAGGCCTTTGGAACAATTGAAGCTATTGTTCGACTAAATTCGTAAATAGGATCAACTAAGTGTCTAGAAAATTAATTACTTTTCCGCATCCAGGTGTTTACACTATTACTCTTCCTGAAGGAATAGAAGCATATGCAAAAGTACGATTATGGGGAGGCGGCGGCGGGGCCGGTGCCAATAGTACTGGTCAAGCAGGTGGAAGTGGTGCGGCTGGAGTTCATATAAGAACCAATTTATTTTATCTAAAAAAACATATAACTATGACAGTTGCTGTAGGTGCAGGCGGCGGACAATCTGGCTCCCATCCTGGAAGTAACTTAGCACTAGGTGGTAAGTCCTTATACGAAGAAAACGGTTTTAAAACATCTGGAGGTGCTGGCGGCTGGCACGGGCACAAAAACTCTAATAATTCTATGGGTAGAGGTGGCGCCGGCGGAGGTGCAAGTTTAGTATTAGTTAATAACCTAGTTCTTGCCGCCGCAGGAGGCGGCGGTGGTGGTGGAGGTGCAAGTGTTGGACACGCAGGCGGCCATGGAACCACAACACCTGGTGATTACGCATTTGGCCCCGGTCAACAAGGACAGGAAATGATTGGCAATGGCGCCGGAGGCGGAGGCGGTGGTGGCGGCCCAAACTCTGGACGCGGCGGACACTTTGGTGCAGATAATGTCTCTGGTGGAGGCGGTGGAAGTTCCGGCGGATACATATTAAGTGCCACCGGTGGAGGGTTCGCTGAACTTGGAATTGGTCGTACACCAGTCAAATTTGATGATGGAACATTTAGATACGGTCAAGGTGGACTTACTAATTACGAACTTGGTGCCAACGGTTATGCTGAAATAGAATTTACAATTGGAAAGATTGGACACGTCAAAAGATCAGGTGAGTGGCAAGAAATTGTTACTGCACATCAAAAAATTAATGGAGATTGGAAAAAGATACAATCAGCTTATTTAAAAACACAAGGCGATCATTTTGCCACTGGATCTTGGAATATAGTTAACAACTACGGTGAAGAACCAGATTTAACTTTTGTACCCAACGATGGTATTTTTGGCCATGCTCCTGCAAGTGCTCAATATGTTGATCCACCCCCACCACCCCCACCGCCGCCAGTACGTGAACCAAACAATCCAAACACTGGTGATGGTGACTTCAGCGGCATGGATTTTTGATGAATAAAAGACCATAAATAGTTTATATTAAGAGAACTGTGTACAATCACATAGGAGATCAATCAATGACATTCGACGAATATAAAATAGCTGTTAAAAGTAGGTATGATGCACTATCAGAAGTAGAAAAAGAACATATCAGAGAAGCAGTACGCGAAGAACATGCAACTACATTAATTAAAATTCTTGGTCCTGAATTATTTGAAGGCATGCCTAGGCTTGCACAAGCAAAGTCTCATAAGATAACATAAATACTACAAAGATAGAGAGCATCAATGGATATTTACAAGAGTAACGGAGACTTATTTACTACACTAGCTGATGGTACAACTACCACAGTTAATGACGCACCTGTTATTCTTGCAGGGCGTAACTTTGCAGGTTATGGTAAAGTCTTAAACGAAAATACATACAAATTAGCTGAAAACTTTGCTTCCCCTAGTGCTCCAGTTGGACCAGTTACTGGGCAAGTTTGGTATAATACCGCACACAAGATACTTTATGTATTTAAAGGATCATCTGCAGGTTGGAAGCCATTGGCATCTGAAAGTATATCACTTGAAACACCAGCAAACCCAGCAGTTGGTGATTTTTGGTGGGACACAGGTAAAGATCAATTAAAAGTATACAGCGGATCAGGCTTTAAAGTTATTGGTCCAGATTATGAAAAGAACTGGGGCGAGTCAGGATGTATACCTTTTATTGTACCTGACAACAATACTATTCCACACGTTGTTCTTAAAATAGTTACAGGCGGCACTATTGCCGCAATTATTAACCAAGATGCTGAATTTGTTCCTCAACCAGCACTAGTTGGATTTGATACTATTAAAAACGGAATTAATATTAACAAATCAACACCAAACTTTCATTTCCACGGCATAAGCGAAGATTCAACCAAATTGGGAAATCAACTAGCAACTGAATATGTTAGAAAGAATCAAGATAGCACAATCAATGCCAATGTAACAATCAATGGATCTCAAGGATTAAAGATTGCATCTGGTGGAACTACACACGGTAGAATATACACTGATCAAAATATTAAAAGCATAAGTTTTGATAACGAACAATTAAATGCTGATTTTGAATTCTTTATTAATTTTAATGGAACACGAACTAGAGCAATGACTATTCAAGGAAACACAGGAGAAATCCAAGTGGGTCCAAGTTTTGCTGGTACACAACCTTCAACTGAGCAAGGAGTTGCTCATAGAGGATATGTTACAAGTGTTAGAAGTGATATTACAGCAGATTATACAACAGCAATTAACACTGCTAAAGATGAATTAAACAATACTATTAGTAGAATTAATACTCGATTGATTTCAGCTGAAACTACTATATCAGGTCATACAGCAGATATATCAACAATCAATACAGTATTGAATACTAAAGCACCATTGAATGCCCCAGTGTTCATTGGGACACCACAAGCCGCAACACCAAACCTAACTGATAACAGTCAAAAGTTAGCAACAACGGCTTATGTTCAAGCAATCAAAGCTCAAGTTATAGCAGAAATACAAAACTGGGCACAAAATAGAGACAACGAAGTAAGATCTGAGGTAATAGCTCAAATCACACCAAAAGCACCTCTTGCATCACCTCAACTTGCAGGTCAACCATTAACGCCTACTGCAACAGCAAACCAAAGCGATCAGCAGATTGCAAATACAGAGTTTGTTACGCAGGCAATTATCAATGATGAAAAATGGCATGGATCTAAGAAATTTGTTTCCACAGAAACGCCAGATAGTGCTACTGGAGTTGATGGAGATTTTTGGTTTGTCGTTGATCAGTAAGACTACGATGTTGATAAATAAAACATATAAAGTGAAATATACTTGTACGGAGAACATGTAAATGCCATATACAATTACCAAAACAGATGGTACTACGCTAATTAACTTAGCAGACGGGTTGACTGACGAAACAACCACAAGTCTTGTACTAATCGGAAAAAACTATTCAGGTTACGGTGCTTTCCTTAACCAGAACTTTGTCAAAATATTAGAGAACTTTTCAAACTCTGCCGCCCCAGATGATCCACTTACTGGACAACTTTGGTATGATAGTGCTAACAAACTACTTAAAGTGTTCACAGGAAGTGCTTGGAAAGTTATTTCGAGTTCAATTAGTAGTTCATCCGCCCCAGCTGATCCAGTTGTTGGCGATTTATGGTGGGATACCACAAATACTCAGCTTAAAGTTTACTCCGGAACTAGCTTTGTAACAATTGGCCCAGCATTTACAGCAACATCAGGACAAACAGGTGCAGTAGCAGATATTATTGCTGATAACACAGTTAGTAACGCTACTCACGTTGTTGTTAAGTTCTTCGTTAATAACCAATTAACTAGTATACTAAGTAGAGATGCAGAGTTTACTCCATTAACAGCAGGTTCTGCTCCAGGTTTCACTACAATCAAACCAGGCTTTAATTTAAGTACAGCAATTTCAGGACTTAAATATTGGGGCGATGCAGATAACGCTACTTCACTTAACGGTGTTGCGGCAACAGCATATGCTACACTAGCAGGAACCACAGCATTTACAGCCGCACAATCAATTCAGAATAACAGCGGACTAAACATTGGTTCAAGTAACGATATGAGTTTAACTGTTACATCGGGTGCTAGTAACGTTACTAGTGTAACAAACGGAAATGATCTTGATTTTTATGTTAAATCAAGCAACGTTAACACCAAAGTACTTTCATTAACAGGCGCAGGCCGTGCAGAAGTTCCAGTTGGTGTTCCAACAACTACAAATGGTATTGCGACTAAAGGTTATGTTGATGGTGAAATTACTACATTAACAAACGCTATTGCTGGTTCAGGTAGTAGCATTTCAGATATTCAAACACAGTTAGCGTCATTACTAAAACATGACGGTACAAATGAAATTACAGGTAGTATTAGAGTTTCAACAGGAAACTCATTTAGTTTAGGTAATGCTACACACAAATTTAACACAATTTATGCTTCCACATTTAATGGAACTTCAACCCAAGCACAATACGCTGACTTGGCGGAGCGTTTTGCCAGTGATGGCAGTTATGCTCCTGGAACAGTTGTTGCACTAGGTGGAGCAGAAGAAATTACCAAAGTGGCCAATGATTTATCAGACGATGTCTTTGGCGTGGTAAGTAGTAGAGCGGCATACTTAATGAATAGTGGTGCCGGAGACGATGAAACGCATCCAGCGATTGCAGTTAGTGGAAGAGTTCCGGTAACAGTAGTTGGAACAGTCAATAAGGGTGACAGATTAGTGAGTGCAGGTGATGGCCGTGCTAGATCCGCTACTAAAGATGAAATTACCCCTTGGAACGTCATCGGACGTTCTTTAGAAGATAAATGGACAGACGAGGAAGGCCAAGTCGAAGCCATTGTTAAATTAACATCATAATTATAGGGTAAAAACAAAATGACATATAGCCAAGGTGGATTAATCCAAGCGGTTGATTACAATACATTCGCACAAGGTGGTGCGTCTGTAACGCATACAACTGCGAACATTAACACAGTTTGGGGTGTCGGAACAGGAAACAAAGGATACGGCCAAACATCAACACTATCAACAGTTGGAGTTGAAACCGTAACAGCAACGCAATGGGCTACATTGATTGCTAGACTTGATTCTATCCTAACACACCAAGCAGGATCTGGATCAGGAATTAGTGCTCCGACAGCAGGAAGTAACATTGCTTTCCTAAGCACACTAAGTTCTAAGATTACAGACGGAATGAACAATCGTTTAGATGCAAATTCAAACGGATCTGATGCAACTGCAACAGGCAGTTCAACATACAACTATACAACTAATACTGGAACACAAAGTTTTACACGTACAGCAACATTCGCTAGTGCGGACCAAGCACGTTATTTCTTTAACGCAGGTGGTAAACTAATTTGGAACTTTTCATCAACTAATCAAAACAGTACATCAAAAAGTGGTGACTGGGTTACATTACTAGGCCACATTGGAACTATTGTCATTGGCGGTCAAACTAACAGTCGTACAGGAACAGGTGGTACATTAAACTCATCTAATACAGCATTAGGATATTGGAATGCAGGCACAAGCGCCGCATCAATTCTAAGACTATTCGGTGCCACAGGTACAGCAGACTATAACAACAACGATGTACAAGTTAAAATCCATACAAATGGTGTACAAGGTTCTAACGCAGACGTTGGTCAGATTGTAACATTGACTGTAGAATTAACTGATACAGCCGCTGATGGATTTGATGATGCGGTTAGTGTAAATGTTGTTACTTCTCTTACTGTTCGCCCACCAGAAACAACTAATTTAGCAAATACATGGGGATCCATTACTCCAGGTTAATAAATTTCCACTAATTAAACCAAAAAAAGAAAAACCCACTTGACAGAGTGGGTTTTTTGTTATATACTACTAGCAACTTTCGTTTAGGAGTATTACATGGTTTACGAAGACACTTTACCTAGAATAATCAATATCTTAGAAGAACACCTAGGTGTTGAAGAACAAAATATATATTTAAATTCAGACTTTGTTGATGATCTGGGGGCCGATAGCCTGGATACCATTGAGTTGGCTATGGCATTTGAAGAAGAATTTCAGATTGAAATAGATGATAGCGATGCTGAAAATTTTCATACCGTAGAGGATGCAATTACCTTTATAGAGAATGTAAGAAAAGTTCAAGGAAAATAATATGACTGATATAGTAGAACGTGTTAAGTCAGCTACTAAATTCCAAACAAATAAAAAAGCACTTAGAGAAAAAATGGTTACAGAGTTACATGTAACCTATAATGGTGGACTGTTTTATATCACACCTGAACTAATTTCTTTTTTGTCAACCTGGAACGACGAAGACATGTTCCTCGAAGATACGTATAATAATCCTATTGCTATTAAACGTTATGAATTATTAGAGTTAGCCAATCAACGTTACCAAGCAGTAATGAATGATTGGCATACTCAACACCAGGAACTAAAACGTGTCAGAAAAGTCTAAAGGTGTATTAATATTTGCAACTAATACAAAAGAAATTGATTATATAAAGATTGCAAAAATTAATGCTAAACTAATTAAAAAGTATCTTGGATTGCCAACAACTATTGTAAGTGGTACAAAGTCAAGTAATAAAAGAAGAGTGGACAATGAAATAGTCGAATGGCAAAATACCGGAAGGTGTGAAGCATACGACTTATCTCCATATGATCAAACTATATTAGTTGACGGCGATTATCTAATATTTGATAGTAATTTACTCAAAGTACTTGACACTGTACAAGATTATGCTATAGTAGACAAGAACACTTATGTTAACAAAGAAAACTTGGTTGATACTCTTGGACAGTTATCGATTGGTCCTATGTTATGGGCTACAGTAATTGTATTTAATAAGACACAGAAGTCAAAGGATTTATTTGAGTTTGCTAAAATGATACAAAACAACTATCCTTATTATCGTGCATTGTATAAATTACAGACAAGTAATTTTCGCAATGATGCCGCTTTTACTATTGCAGATAGGTTAGTAAATGGTTATGTTGAAGATACTTCTACTAAAATACCGTGGAGTATACAAACTATTCAAGGCAAAGTTAACCAAATTATTATAGACGATTGGATCAAAGTTATTACAGACGACGGAGCATATGTTTTACCATACATATCTTTGCATTTCCACGACAAACAATATCTACAAAGTATAGAGTTTGAAGAGGTATTAAATGCGTAAACAACCACATTGTGCTCAAAGAGGATTTCTAACTATTGCACAGAACACAAATGATGTGGATTATTTAGAGCTGGCCTACCTTCAGGCGCTAAATATAAAGGTAACTCAGCCCGACAGTCTATATGCTGTCATAGTTGACGAGTTTACTAAGTCTCAAATAACAGACACTCAACGCCGTGCGTTCGACTACGTTATTACCCTAGAAATTGATGAAGCTGAAAATGATGAATGGAAGTTGGCCAACGAATGGCAATCATTCTGGTTAACGCCGTTTAAAGAGACCATCAAACTTGAATCTGATTTGCTGTTTCCAAGGAATATCTCCCATTGGTGGCCAGCACTTAGATTAAGAAATGTAGTTTTAAGTCATGGAGTAGTAGATCTGCAACAACGTTTATACACAGGCAATCGCTATCGTAAGTTATTCAGTGATAATAATTTACCTGATGTATATAATGGTATGATGTATTTCCGGTACAGTCGCGAAGCAACAGAGTTTTTTACCCTAGCTCGTGACGTATATCGTAACTGGACTGAAGTGCGTGATTTTGCACTTACTAATATACGTGATGAAAATCCTACAACTGATGTTGTTTACAGTATTGTATCAGCAATGTTAGAAATTGAGCCTTATGTTCCTAGCTTAGATTTCTTTACATTTGCACATATGAAACCGGGTATACAAGGTTGGGCTGAGAGTACACAAATATTTGATAGTGTGCTGGTTGAAAATGAATTAAATGAATTGCGTATTAATAACGTACAACAACTTCAACCAGTACATTATCATGATAAAAAATTTAAAGTTAAGGAGTTAATACAAGACTATGAAAAACATATGGGATGATTTACAAGACGAAAACAAAGGCCACGTTGTGTATCCTAAACTTAAGATATGGCATTTACTTGCATTCCTTACAGTGGGATTAACTCTGCTATGGATTTTAAAATAATGGATTTTATCTACAGGTTATACTATGATGAGGCAGGAATGCCTATTAGGATAACAGTCAATGAAGAGGTTCCTGGTAGATTTATTCGTATCAATAAAGCAATGTACGATAGACCTGAGTATACACGCCTAAGAGTAGTCAATGGAAAACTTACTCGTGCAACAGATAATCCTGATCAAATGTTATTACAAAAATGTAAAATCAGTTCGTATAAGTCTGCTAAGAATCATGCTGGTATATTAATTAACTCCGGAGAAGGGCAATACTATGGATTTGAAAATCACTGATGTTGCAGATTTAGACTGCATCTATTTAAGTTATGACGAACCTCAGAAAGAAGAATTCTGGCTACAAATACAGAATATTGTTCCATGGGCAAAACGAGTAGATAACGTTAAAGGATCAGATGCGGCTCATAAGGCGTGTGCTGATGCAAGTGACACTAACTTTTTTGTTTTAATTGATGGCGATAATATTCCAGATCCAGAGTTTTTTAATTTACAAATTGAAACGCCTGGCGAAGACTCTGCTTTTAGATGGAAAGCACGTAACCACATTAATGGATTAATGTATGGTAATGGTGGCATGAGTGTCTGGAGCAAAGGCTTTGTTAACAATATGCGAACCCACGAAGCAAGTGACGGGAGTCACGAAACGGCTGTAGAGTTTTGTTTCGAGGAAACTTACTACCCTATGCACAACTGCTATAGCACTACATATCCTAACGGAAGTCAATATCATGCCTGGAGGGCTGGTTTTCGCGAAGGTGTTAAAATGTGCTTAGATCGTGGACGCAAGCCAAGTCTGCAAGAGTTCGATGATAACGCAAAGAAACGTAATCTAGATCACTTGCAGATTTGGCAAACAATTGGTCGTGATGTTGAACACGGAGAAGAAGCAATCAACGGAGCTCGGTACGGCACATACAAAACAATGTTGTCGGATTGGGATTTTACTCAAGTACAAGACTTTGATAAACTTGCATACTTACATGAAGAATACCTCGAAGTTACTGCAATAGGAAATCATAATGACATGGAAACTATTACAGAATTACTTAATAATAGATTAGCATTAAATATTGTTGAACTTGATGCAGAACAAAGTGCTTTCTTTAAATATCACTATGCAACTGGTCATAAAAACTTAGAGCTAATGACAAAAGAAATTGATGTTATTCGCAGAATAGAGGGTTGGTAAAATGGCAATAGATAAAGATATTGTTATTGAAAACTTACGTAAAGTTTTTGATCCAGAAATAAGTTGTAATGTATATGATTTAGGATTGATATACGATATTGCGATAGATCAAAGCGAATACGAAGTTACAATCACGCACACATTAACAAGTGCATTCTGTCCGTTTGCAGATCAAATTGTTAGTGATATACAACAAGCAGGGTATGCACCAGAAGTGTTGAGTGTTATTGTTAACACAACATTTGATCCACCGTTTACAATAGAAATGGTACCTGAAGAAACTCGATTTATGATGGGATGGTAAATGAACAAGGGTGACGAATCCGTAGGTAATAAAAGTAAGTTTATGGCTAGTGCCGAGTTTATGAAAGATAATCTTGGCCACGGCTTGTGTTTAGCAAAATGGAAACAAGTAAGTTTTCATTTACCAACAGGGCTGAATAATAGTTGCTATCATCCTCCGTTGCATCAAATGGATCGCGAGAAAGTAAAACTCGATCCTAATGCATTGCACAATACAGAACACAAAAAAGAACAGCGTAAAATGATGCTCAAAGGTGAACGTCCTCCAGAGTGTCAGTATTGCTGGAACATTGAGGATTCAGGTAACCTAAGCGATAGACATTATCGCAGTGGAGAACCTTGGGCGGCCAGTGATTACGAAGCAATTAAAAACAGTACTGGTGACGAAGACTGGAAACCTAGTTACGTTGAAGTTAATTTTAATAATGCATGTAACTTGGCCTGTTCGTATTGCAGTCCACAATTTAGTAGCACATGGATGAAGGAAACTAAAAAAGTAGGAGCATATCCTACTAGTGTTCCGCATAATGCACCTGAACATTTTGTTGGGCGTAATAGACCAATTCCACACAGAGAAGAAAATCCATATGTTGATGCGTTTTGGGAATGGTGGCCCTCGTTATACCCACACCTAAAACATTTCCGTATGACTGGTGGTGAACCGTTGATGGATAACAATACATATCGTGTGTTTGATTATGTACTAGCATTACCAAATCCAGAGTTACATCTAAATGTAACAAGCAACTTCAGTGTTGAAGATAAACTGTTTGAAAAGTATATTGGTTACGTAAAAAAGTTATGTAAAACACAAATAGAACATTTTATGCAATATGTTAGCCTTGACACTGGTGTGCCAGAACAAGCAGAATATATTAGGCACGGACTTCAATGGACTCGTATGCATCATAATGTATATAGGTATTTAGGAGAGGTGCCCGAGCGTAATAGTTTAACATTTATTATTACAATGAATAACTTGAGTGTGAGTGGAATTAAAAAGCAGTTAGAATGGATACTTGATTTACGTAAAGCGTTTAGTTCAACTTATCAGCGTATATGGTTTGATACACCATTGTTGCGTCAACCAACTTGGCAAAGTCTACAGATATTGCCATGGCCTTATGCTGAAAAATTAGAAGAAGTTGCAAATTGGATGGAACGAAACTTAGAAACCAAAGACGATCCATTCCACGGATTTAAAGATTATGAAGTACAGCGTATGCGTAGAGATATAGCGTGGATGCGTAAAGGAGATGAATTACCTGAACAATATTTGCAAAACAATCGTGCAGACTTTTATAGGTTCTTTACTGAACACGATAAACGCAGAGACACAAACTTTTTAGCAACATTTCCTGAGATGGAAGAGTTTTGGAAACAGTGTAGATATTATGCTCAAAGATAACGATAAATTTTGTGTGCGTCCGTTTATGCATAGTCTAGTAGACACCCAAGGACGTTTTATGCCTTGTTGTCGTAGTTTTGTTACAACAGATTTTAATATGAAAACACACTCTGTTGACGAGTGGTGGAATAGCGATTATCTCAATGATCTAAGAAAGCGTATAAAGAACAATGAACACAGTGATGAATGTGTTCGTTGTTATAAACAAGAGGAGCAAGGATCAAAAAGTTTTCGACAGTACAGCAATGAACGTTGGAGTGACATAACAGAACAAACAGAACAGCCACTGGATTGGGAAATACAGTTATCAAATTTATGTAACTTGAAATGCTTGATGTGTAATCCGCAATCTAGTAGTCAATTTTTAGTTGAAGAAAACAAACTGTTTGACAAGGTATGGGATCAGAAGAAATACGATTGGAATGAAAAAGACAATTACAAGATACTTGAAATAATGGAACACTGTGATAGTTTTATTCTAAGAGGAGGCGAACCGTTTATGTTGCCTTGGGTTCGCGATATTCTTTCATCATTGACACAACGTAAAGAAATAATGATTGCAACAAATGGAACTAAATTTGATCAAAGTTGGGTTGATGTATTGTCAGCACACGACATTAAGATGTGTTTAAGTATTGACGGATATGCAGAACTTAATCATTACATAAGATATCCAAGTAAATGGAATGTTATAACTAATAATATAGAGTTGATGCGTCAAATACCCGATGCTAATATTTTTGTAAACACAGTCGTACAAAATTTAAATGTATTATATATTGATAGATTATTAGAGTGGGCTGAACAGGAAGAGCTTTTTGTACAGTTTGATATATTAACAAAGCCTCATTATCTGGCACCTGTATGTTTGCCAAAAGAATTAGCTCAACTTGCACAAGATAGACTTCGTGCTGTTGACTACGAAGCACAAAATGGTTTAGAAGGAATTATCAATACATTGGATAACTCCAATGAAGAAAACTGGAAAGAATTTTTAGATATGATTACTATTAGAGATAGACATCGTGGCACAAAGATAGTAAACTATATATCCGAAATGGAGGAACACTTTGCCTAAGTTAGTTAATGAAACAGATTTAGAATTTAGAAAAAGAATTCTTGATCCAAAGAGTGCAAGTTTTTGTGGAGCCAAATGGTATAATGCTACTATATGGTTAGGCAGTGGTATGACTACAAGTTGTCATCATCCACCAGCACACAAAGTTGATGTTGATGAAGTTAAATTTAATCCAAGAGCATTGCACAACAGTTCACAAAAGAAACAAGATCGTGCTGATATGCTCACAGGTGTAAGGCCCAAAGGTTGCGAATACTGCTGGAAGATTGAAGATATTAAACGAGATAATATCAGTGATAGAGTTTACAAAAGTGTAATCTACAGTGACAAATTATTACAAGATGCATACAATACACCTCCGGAAGATGATGTTAACTTGCGTACACTTGAAATTGCTTTTGATAGAACTTGTCAGTTTGCATGTAGTTATTGTAACCCAGCGTTCAGTACTACATGGGTTAAAGATATTAAAAAGAATGGAGCATATGCCGGTCTAGAAAGCGATGGTCGTAATCACTTTACACATGAACACAACGAAGCAAGTTTGTACAAGTATTCCGAAACCAACCCATACGTTGAAGCATTTTTCAAATGGTGGGAAAGTGACTTGCACGAAACATTACAAGAATTACGTATCACTGGCGGAGAGCCGTTGATGAGCGGTCACACATGGGACCTGTTTGATTGGTTTAAAGAAAACAAAGGTAAGTCAAAAACTCGAATTGCTATTAACAGCAACTTGGGATTTGAAAGCGAAAAAGTTGAGAAATTGCTTGATGCGGCAGAACATCTTGAATTAGACTTATATACCAGCAACGAGAGTATGGGTCTACAAGCCGAATATATACGTGATGGATTAGAATGGAAACAATGGACAGCAAACGTAGAGCTACTGATACGAAGTGGTAAACTACGAGGATTGCATGTAATGAATACCATTAATGCATTATGCTTAGAAAGTTTACCTGAGTTCTTAACGTGGATGCTAGAATGGAAATCAAAGTTTGGCAGAGACTTTCCAAACTTTACACTCAATATTTTACGCTTTCCAAGTTTCCAATCACCTCTTGTGTTACCTGACGAGATTAGGGAACATCACAAGCAAAGATTACAAGATTGGTTATCTAATTTTCGTAACCATGCAATGTTACATGAACACGAAATTAATCATGTACAGCGTTTAATTGATTACTTAGATGTTGTTAAAACTCCACATAGAGAAACATTTGAAATGCCTAAACTTCACAACGATTTTAAACAATTTTATTCACAATACGACCAACGCAGAGGTAAAGACTTTACCGCTACGTTTCCAACCTTAGCGGAGTGGTACAATGGACTCAAGTAAAAAAGACTTTTATGAAAAATATGATTATAACGAAAGAACTCCGCACTTTGTCAAGCCTGAAGATTTAACAGACAAGCAACTTAGCAGACTTGTCAAAGAGGATAACTTTTGTATGTTGCCTTGGGTTCACATGCATGCCTTTCCAGATGGTAGAGTGTATCCTTGTTGTTTAGGTGATTACTGGCATCCAATTGGAGACTTACGCAAAGACACAATGCGTGAAGTATGGAATCAAGATGCGTATAAAACAATGCGTAAAAACATGCTTGAAGACAAGCCATGTAAAGAATGTACTAAATGCTATGAACAAGAACAAAACGGTTTCTTTAGTATGCGAAATGATGCTAATAGAAACTACGGACATTTGATCGAAGAAGTAAATCAAACAACAGAAGATGGCGAACATCCTGAGTTTAAGTTGCGTTATTGGGATATACGCTTCAGTAACCTATGTAACTTTAAATGCCGTTCTTGTGGTCCTATTTTTAGCAGTAACTGGTTCAACGATCATGTAAAACTGTACGGAAGAGTACCTGATGTGCTTAAAAGAGACATGGCCAGAGTAGAGTACACAACTGGCGATGAAGACGGAATGCTGAATCAAATGGAAGAACATATTCCGTATTTAGAACAAGTATATTTTGCAGGTGGTGAACCTTTGATTATGAAGGAGCATTATTACTTGCTTGAGCGTTTAATTGAACTAGGCAAGACTGATGTGCGTTTGGTATACAATACAAACTTTAGTGAAATGCGTTACAAGAAAAAGCATGTATTTGATTATTGGAAACAGTTTAAAACAGTAAATGTTGGTGCTAGTCTTGATGGCATGGGTCCACAAGCAGAGCTAATACGCAAAGGTGCAGATTGGAAACAGACTGAAGAAAACAGAGTACGTATGATGGCTGAAGTGCCACATGTTGACTTTTATGTTAGTGCTACAGTCACTAGTCAAAACGTTTTACATGTACTAGACTTTCACAAAGACTGGGTTGAAAAAGGGTTTATTCAACCACAGGATTTTAATGTTAATATTTGTCAAAGTCCTGAATGGTATCGTATTGATATTTTTCCAGAGAAGTTTAAAAAAGAAGTTATTGAACCTGCATATCGCAAACACATTGAATGGTTAGATCCACAAGATAAGTTACGTAGAGCAACAACAGGATTTGAAAGTGCTATTAACTTTATGATGAGCAACGATGGATCAAAAGAATGGCCAAGGTTTGAAGAAGAAATTACAAAGTTAGATCGCATACGCAACGAAGATTTTTGGAAAACATTTCCGGAGTTGGAGTCGGCACGTGGATAATAATTCCAAGACAATATGTATGTTACCTTGGGTTAGTATGGAAACAACACCAATGGGTACCAGTCGACCTTGTTGTTTAGCAATGGACGAAATTACAAAACCAGATGGTACAAAGTATGCACTACGAGAAAATACACTTGAAGAAATATATAAAAGCGAATACATGGTTGATTTACGTGAACAGTTTTTGCGTGGAGAAAAACCTAAAACATGTAGTCGCTGTTGGGATGAAGAAGATGCAGGACGCACAAGCAAACGCATGAACACAGATGTGCGTTTCAAACATGAACGCCCGTTGATAGATTTTTCTGACACCAATCCTGACAGTTTATGGTTTATTGATCTAAAACTTGGAAACATTTGTAATCTTAAATGTCGTATATGTGGAAGTTGGTCAAGCAGTAAATGGGCAAGAGAAGAAATTGATTATATACGCAAATACAAAAATAGAAATGCCAAGGATCATATTGCATACAAGTGGCTTAAAGATGGCAAGTGGCCTCGTGAGTCTGAAGTATTTTGGGAGAACATGATTGACTTACTGCCTAACATAAAATACTTTGAGTTTACAGGTGGTGAACCTTTTATGATCAAAGAACACTTTCAATTGCTACAACAAGCAGTTGACGGCGGCTTTGCAAAAGATATTGAAATACATTACAATACCAACGGCACACAATATCCAGAAGAGTTTGTACATTTATGGAAAGAGTTTAAGTATGTTGAGATTGCATTTAGTATTGATAACGTAGGCAAACGATTTGAGTACGAACGTTTTGGAGCTCGCTGGGACGAAGTATGCGAAAATATAAAACGTTTTAGAGACTTGCGTGATCAGAATAACAATATTAAGTTACAGATTTGTTTAACTGTAAATATTCAGAATGTCTACTACTTGAAAGATTTATGTGACTGGATGCGTACACAGGACTTTGATTATCATCACTTTAATATGTTACATGATCCGCGCCACCAAAACATTGGTGAAATGACAATAGAAGCAAAACAAATAGTAACCAATCGTTTAAAACAAGATCAATTTCATCCACACGATAAAAATGAAATTGATAAACTAATAAAGTTTATTGACAATGGACCTAGCAGTAATGGTAAAGACTTTGTTAGATTAATGAAACAAACAGATACATATCGTAAAGAAAACTTTTTAGAAACACATACACAAATAGCAAAGGCAATGGGTTACAGTGATACGTGAGGTACAACAAATATCCACAAACGGATACAAGTTAAAACACAATATCCCCAATGGTGTTAAAAATAAGTTGTTTAATCATACAACGCAATTTGACCCTATTACTGAAACATGGCATCTTGGAGGCTACAGAGAGTTGTGGTGGTTAGATATTGATCGTGATAGTATTGTACGCAATGAAATAGCAGGTAGATTTTCTAGCCTTGATATTGACAAGCAAAAGGTGCGTGGTGTTGAAATATGGTTTGATCATGCTGGCTATGAAAACGCAATGCATACTGATGATCCTAATAGTGTTTGTAATATTATTATGTTGTACTTAGGAGAAGAAAGTAACAGTGAATCAATGGGTACTTACTGGTATGAAAATGATATCAAGTACGAAGTTGACTATGAAGTAAATACTGGACTAATGTTATTAAATTCGCACACAATACAACACGGCATGAAAGGTAAAGTTCCTAACAATGTTATTCGAAAATCTTTATATGTAAATTTTTAATATGATAAAACCAGACAAAAAACCTGAAAATTTGTGTATGGCTCCGTGGACACATACCTACCTAAGTCCGCAAACAGAACGCAGACTTTGTTGTGCTAGTAGAGAACCAGCACAGAACTTTGAGCAGTATATTGATACAGACTCAGGAACAGGTGAATATAAACCTACCACACTAGACGAACACTGGAACAGCGAACACATGAAAAGTGTTAGGCGTAGAATGATGTCTGGTGAAGAACTTAGTGAATGTGAAGTTTGTACTAACAAGTTATTAAACACAGATGTTTACAGAAGTTATTTTAATAACCTATTTGGACATAAATATGATAGTATATGGGATCACACCGATCCTGATGGTACGACCCGTTTAAAGCCAGTTAGTTGGGATTATAGGTTTTCAAACCTATGCAACTTCAAATGTCGTATGTGTGGTGATATGCTCAGTTCAAGTTGGGAAGCCGAGCAACGTAAGCATAATATGATAAATTGGGAAGATCCTAAGAACAACTGGATGCGACCTAATCTCAAAAAACAAATAGAAAAATTTCAGTCAACTCAGATAGAACAGGAGTTTGCTGAAGCAGTTGAAAGTCACCGCGTAGAAGAAGTCTACTGGGTAGGTGGCGAACCTTTAATGTATGAACAGCATTGGAGGTATATGAAGAGAATTATAGAGCTAGGAGATGGACCAAATGTTTATGCAAGATATAACACTAACTTATCTAGGATTAGTTATTCTGGCACTAATCTTTATACTGATATTTTGGCTAGGCTACGTGATTGGCAAATATGTGCAAGCCTCGATGGCACGGGACGAATTGGAGAGTATATTCGAACAGGTCTCAATTTTGACCAGTGGCTTGAAAACTTCAATAAAGGAGTTGAGGTCAGCAACCACTCGCGCCAAATTCGTATTGACTTCACTCTTACCTTACCAGGACTCTTTGAAGTCCAAAAAATACAAGAACTCGCAAAAAGATTAGGTGTAGGAATACTTGCTAAAGTAATCTTTAGTTTTAGTCCTGACATTGTAATGTCGCCATTGGCATTGCCTCGTAACCTGTTGGATAAATGGTTAGATGAACTTATTCCTTCAGTTGATGGTGCGTTAAAAGATGTGCTAGTACAACTAAAGAATAGACCAACATTTGCAGAACAATGGCCAGATCAGTATGAAGCAGGACTACAAAAAGGCAAAGCACGTATATTAAAATTAGAACAAATTAGAACACAAGATCTGACGATGACAGATATTCTATCTTCACGGCATGATATATTAGATTGGTGGTTAGAAATATGACACGAGAAGTTAAAGTAGTATTAAGAAATCCAGTTAACAAAAGTAAAACAGTTGATTTTCATATTGACGTTGAGCAAACTATAATGGGACGTAACTGGCTAGGTGCATTAAATGGATTATTAATAAATGATTCCTACTTAGAAAAGAACTTTTTATTCTTGGGTTTTCCTAATACTGCTAGAGATATTAACTTCATATGTAAAGAGTTACAGTGGGTCAAAAATACTATCAATGATTTTTTTAACAAGGAGTATATAATAAGAGAAATATTTACACCAAAAACATTGAGAGATGGCATGAACCCAAATCAGGATATTATGAACAGATTGCATAATCATTTTGAAGTACTACAAGGTAGTGCATGGGGATTGAGTGACTGGTATAAAAAAGCAAATCACGAAACTAAGTTTGCTATTAGACAGTTAAACAATTTGTGTCACGAAGCAGAATCATTAATGCTGAGCCAGAAGAAACAAATTGAGGCACCGCAGTGGATGCGTCCGTCTCAGATCACAACATTTTTAAATGCTCCTAGATTTGATTATCCCGACGAGCATAAGCGGACATTCAACAAGGAAAGATATGATCGTACCTTTGGTACTGTTTACCAACACTGGACTCAAGTAGGAAAAACATTATATGAAGTGTTCGTTGATGAAGGCGCACCTGATTTAACAGACGCAATGTGTGAAGAGATTACTCATTTGCGTTACTACAGTGGCGAGTTTGACATTGAATGGTCACGTGATATTACCTATGCTGGTGAATATCCGTGGCACAAGCAACGAATGGATGAATATGCAGATTGGTTAGAGCGTAATGGTTTTAATCACAATGACACACAATACAACTATGGATATCATTCAGTTGGACAAGTTGATCTAGTAGGTAGTTTTGGTACAGACAATCCTGAAACAGTGTGGGAGATCATTGGCGAACACTTAGACATTGTAAAAATTGAAACACTTGAGGCTTCATGTGATTTTGATTATTGCTGGACAGACAAGGATTATTATGACGTACAAATTGAAAGGTTAAAACCAGGTTATGATTATAGTAGCCGGGGGTGATAGTTTTGTTGCAGGAAGTGAACTAGAACACTCTGATAATAATTTTACAAAGTTGGTTAGTCAACAATATACCAATTATATAAATGTAGCAACACCTGGCAATAGCAACGAAGCAATCGCTAGACAAACAATTAATGCATTAGAGTCATTAACAAAAGATAAGTTTGCTATAGTTAGTTGGACATTTCCAGGACGCTATGAGTTTCGTTTCAATTACGATACCAAACAACGTACAGGGCATTGGTATTCAATTAACTCGTGGACAATTGAAAGTGACTTATCTTCAATTGAAAAAGAGTTCCATACCCAAGATGATGGTATTCTAACGGCTCAACAAGATACTATTAAAAGAGCAAACGAGACAGGTGTTGCTGGCTTTGCTCAAACATTCTATAAACATGTTGGTAGCAGTGAATACTGGGAAATATATAGCACACTAAAAGAAATAGTGTACTTACAAAACTACTTAAAATCTAATAGTATTCCCTACATGTTTACCTGTGCTGACAACTGTATATTATACAATTATACAATAGAAAATGCCGATGTGTCAATCAAAACTTTGTACAATCTAATAGATATGAACAAATGGTTTTGGTTTCCAGAAGGAACAAAGAATGGTGAAACTCAGAACCCTAGAGGTTTTTACCAGTGGGCACTAGAGAATAAATACAAGGTAGGCACTACACACCCCTTAGAAGATGCACATAAATCAGCCGCAAACCTAATGCAGGAGTTTTTCAATGATCAAATGGTTTAAGAGTTTAATTAACCGTGTGAAATTAGAGATTGCATATCGCAAAAAACTTAAAGAATTACGCAAACGGGATCCGTTTATCTATAAATGAGTAAACGTAGATTATTAACCGTTGGTGATAGTTTTACATATGGAGATGAACTTCCTAATAGAGAAGTTGATGCCTACCCATATCTAATGAAAAACTTATTGGGCTTTGACGAAGTAGTTAATCTAGGACTTTGCGGTGCTAGTTCTGATTATGTTTTTAGAACAACAATTGAAACTTTAATCAACGAAACATTTGATTTAGTATTAATAAGTTGGCCGGAACAAAGTCGTTTTGAAGCACTTGATTTACCAAATACAGAACCTTCGCAGTTCATGTCAATTCGTGCTCGAACACAAAAAGAACCAGACTGGATAACAGACTATTATAAGTATAGTTATGATATCGCTTGGGGATTTCGAAAACAGTTTAATCAGATAATTGCATTGCAAGGATTTTTACTAAATCGTAATCAACGTTATCTAATGTATAATGTAGCTGGTTTACAAGGTTACTATGACGAATACTATCAACTTCTTGAAGCTCAGTTTAGAGAAATTGATAAAAGATTCTTTGTTGGTTGGCCTAAAGACGGCATACTAGAATGGCAAGGAAATTGTGTTAAAGGTCCTGGAGGTCATCCTTTAGAACTTGGACACAAAAGAATAGCAAAGGTTATTGATGAGTATATTAGGAATATCAGCTGGATTTCATGATGCGGCAGTAAGCGTTGTAGACGAACAAGGAAATATTTCATTTGCAAGTCATAGCGAAAGATATAGTAGAAATAAAAATGATAAAGACTTATGTCGTGAGCTGTTGAGCGAAGTTGATTTTGACGATATTGATACTATTGCATACTACGAAGATCCAATTAAGAAACAAGTAAGACAGTGTTATGCAGGCCAAAAAATTGATTGGTCAAACATTACAGTAAGGCATGTATTAAAGAATCAAGGCGTTCCTTTTCAGTGTAACACTAAAATTCATAAGTATGATCATCACTTATCACATGCGGCCGCAGGGTTTCAAACATCACCATATGATGTTGCTACAGTAGTTGTAATAGATGCCATTGGCGAATTTACAACCGCTAGTATATGGCGAGCAATGTATGATAACCAAGGCATTGCACGATACCGTCAAATATGGAAGCAAGGTTATCCTCATAGTTTGGGATTATTCTATAGTGCAATGACAAAACATGTTGGTTTAAAGCCAATGGACGAAGAGTATATTTTTATGGGCATGGCCGCTTGGGGTGAGAATAAACATTTTGATACAATATACAACGACTTTATTCTAAACTCACGAGACTTTACATTTAGACAAAATTGTCATGCTGGTATTGACGAAGATTATTTGCCAGGAGCATTGGATATTGATCTTGCGGCTAGTGTACAAGCTATAACTGAACACTTGGTAACTCGTTTATGCAATAGAGCAAGGCATAGTTTTTACAGCAACAACTTGGTATTAATGGGTGGTGTTGCTCTCAATTGTGTCGCTAATAGTAAAATTGATAGTTTTGATAATATTTGGATTATGCCTAACCCAGGTGATGCAGGTAGCAGTTTAGGTGCGGCGGCATTGAGTTATAAAAAGAAACTTAACTGGCAAGGTCCGTTTTTGGGCTGTGATATCCCGGGTGAATATCCAGTGGACCAATTACTTGATCTATTATTAGAAAAACAAATTGTAGGTGTAGCAAGTGGTCGTGCAGAGTTTGGACCACGAGCATTAGGCAATAGAAGTTTACTAGCAGATCCAAGAGGAGATGATATTAAAGATAGAGTAAACGAAATTAAACGTAGACAAAAGTTTAGGCCGTTTGCTCCAATGATATTAGAAGAACAAGCACAAGCATATTTTGATTTGCCCAAGGCTTGGGTTCATAGTCCGTATATGCAAAGTGTTGGAATATGTAAATCTCCAAAAAAGTTTCCTGCTATATGTCATGTTGACAATTCAAGCAGAGTACAAACTGTAGGTAAAGAGCCAGAGTTTAAACATATTAGAGAGATGTTAGAAAAATGGTTTATACTAACTGGATGCCCAATGTTACTAAACACCAGTTTAAATATCAGAGGTGAACCAATAGTAAACACTAGAGCTGATGCTGATCGTTTTGAAGATCAATACGGCATAGATGTTTGCAGTTAAGAGGACAATAAAATGAGTATTGAAGATTGGAGTAGACCCACTGCTCAATTCTTAGGAAGATTTCAACCTTGGGATCCAGGACATCGTGCTATACTTGATTCTATGATCTATAAAGGTAGAATCGAAACTCCAGAAATGTATAGAACAAGCAAAGCTCAACAAGTTGTTATAATGGTGCGAGCACCACACAAGAAAGATCCTTACACATTTGAACAAATTAAAAAAACAATCGAAGATGATCTCAAAGTTGATTATCCTAAAATGATTGAAATAATTCAAGTTCCAAATATTACTAATGTTTTCTACGGACGTACAATTGGTTATGATGTTGAACGTATACATATTGATAAAGATCTTGAACCACTTGAAACTAAAACAACGATTGCTGAAAAGCAACATTTTAACAGAGACTTTTGGGCAGGAAGGCAATAATGGAATTAATACTAGCACCAGATCCTTGGTTAGCGAAAGCAGTAACCGCAGTGGATATTGATAACCCAGGATTTGATCCTGGGCAAATGAAAAACGAAATGGTAGACTTGATGGTACAACATGAAGGCATGGGTTTAAGTGCTAATCAAGTTGGAATTGATCACCGTTTGTTTGTTATTGGCGACAGCAAAGAAAATAGTACATTGTGTATCAATCCAACAATACGTATTGACGAAACAACTGATGATGAGGTTGTAGTAGACTATGAAGGTTGTTTAAGTTTTCCAATGGTGTTTGTTAAGATTGCCAGACCTAAAACTGTTATTGCTGAGTTTTATAATGAAAAACTTGAGTTGCAAACAGAAACATTAACTGGTTATACTGCCAGGTGCTACTTGCATGAGTTTGATCATTTAATGGGTATTACATTCAAAGATCGATGTAGTAAACTAAAATGGGATATGGCTACAAAGAAAGCAAAGAAGTTACTTAAATAGATTGTGTTTTAATTCGTCCCACATAGAATTAAGAAAACATTGACTTTCAAACTTTTGTCTATTAGACTTTAGTGCAGGAGCCATATCTTTAAGCATAGATTCTAATTCACTATGTGGCATTGCACAGATATCTTTAATAACTTTATTAACAGCCAACAAACGATCAACAGGGTCAACTATATTATCGTAACTTTCGTCCCACCAGTCATTGAACGTTTTAAATCCGTGACTTCTAAAGTATAACAAGTTACCCGGAGGACCAAGTAATACAAATGGCATTTCGCTGATTATAGGTTTGAATATCTTTTCTGTTAAGTGACATTTGTTAGTCCAAAATTCAGTCTCTGTAACAACAAACAAGAAACTTTCCATGCATTGTTTAACTGCACTAAGTACCATACTTCCGTTTGGTATATGACTCAATGATTCTGTATCAATACGTAACTCTTCTAAATCTTTTAGTTCGTTTTTAGCCCAGGTAAAATCATACTTGTAAGTATCTTCTGCCCAATCAAGTTGTTTAATGTTGTTTCCGTGTTCTGGACAATCAACACTATAACTGATATTTCCGTGTTGTAATAGATTGTTGCGTTTTAAATCAGCAACGTGCAAACTACGATAACTTCTAGCATTACCTGTAATTCGGTTAAATGTAATAAATTTCTTCTTGACTTTTCGATCAACTGGTGCTATAATATCTGGACAGTATTGATAACCGCGGAACCAATCATGTGCGGCAAATACATGATAAAAGTAATAGCAATCTTCAAAGCCGTACTTGTCGTTGAAATAGTTTTTTGACTCACTGTGGTATTCAGTGTTAAGTAATATTATACGTCTATTAGGCCATGAGTCTCTAACGTAATCAAATAACGGATCATTGTAACCTGGAATAAGAGGTTCTTGATCATAGCAAAACAATACAGGGCCATCGTCGCCACTGTTTAACCATTCGAGGCTTTCAACAGTGCTAGAACCAAAAGGAAACGGATATACTAACACAACACCTTCGGGCCAATGTTGGTTTGCTAACGCGAAGATGTTTTCATAATGAGAGTGAATATTATACATGTTTGATGTTTTTTACTTTGGCCCTAAGCCTGGTTTATTTGAGTTTGAGAAGCCTGCTTCAAGTTTAACTGAAGCTATCAAACTAAGTCGTACTAGGTATTGTTTCTATTTATATGGCGGTAATGACTACTCAAACTTTAACTTTCATGTGGTTCCAGAGCCTTGGATGGAAAAGTATGTACATTGTTGGGCCAGCCAATGGCAACGTGATGGCGAAGTATATCTTGTGAGTAAACGTATACAAGAAATGCAATACCATTTCTGCACAGATCAAACTGTAACACGTTTGTCAGACAAATCAAAATTTATTAATACTGAATATACAGAAAATTTTGATTATAGTTGGCATCCTGATCCACATGAACCTGACTACAGTTATTACTTTCCTACACAACACCAAAGTGCAGGAGGTCCTGTGTATTCTGGCACTGCTGGAGTTAAGTTAGTTGATGCACAAATAGCAACAGCATTTCCAGTATTAGATAATTGGCATATTCCCAATGACATGTCAATTGATACCAGTTGGCATCCTAACATATTAGATCCAGAATACACATACCATTTTCCTACTAAGTGGCAAAGTGCAGGTGGCATTACATACGGAATGGGTGAACAAATTAAAATTGCAGACTTTATAAGTACGCAAGACGAAAGCAAAGAATGTTGGACAATACCCGACGATGTTGATGAATCAACAGTTGACTTTACATGGAAACCCAATGTACTTGATCCTCCGTACATATACCATTTTCCAATTGGTGATATACAATCAAGCGGATTGATGTACACTGTTGAAGGTGCTACAGAAGTTAAATTGATGGATTATTTTCCAGGACACGACATTGGCACCTTCAAAGAAATAGATGTATTTTACGTAGATAAAAACAATAGTTTAGCTAAGGCAAGGTACGAAAAACTACTAGAAAAGTACCCTGGAATGCAAAAGATTCGCTACGCCAACTCAATGTTGGAAACAGTACGCAGATGTGTTAGTCGTAGTAGTACCAATAGATTTTGGATTATTAGTAGCGAAAATGTATATGATGAATTTGATTTTGATTGGCGTCCTGAGAGTTGGCAAAGTTATATGACTCATGTGTTTGGTAGCCAATGGCAAAAATGGAGTGATACTTTTTTAATTAACAAGTTTGAATTTCAACGATCAAGTCAATGGGCCAACTCCATAACGGAGTTTCCAAATTTAAATTTTGTTAAAGAACAATCTGTTACTGTACCTGATGATCTACATGCTATTGTATATGTTGATTGGGGTAATGAACAAAGTCAAGTTCAACTTGACAAACTGCAAAGTCAACACAATAATATAACTGTTACACGTTTTGTTGACAACTATCTGGATACATTCAAAAGAATTATTAACAACCACGAAGGACATGAATACATTTGGATCATCAACAGTATTTGTGACTATGCTCGTTTTGATTTTAGTTGGCAACCTGAGCCTTGGCAAAACGAAATGATACACGTATTTCCTAGTAACGGACAAAAACGAGGAGATACTTTTTATATACACGTTGAGAGTTTTAAAACTCAGATGTATGATTTAGAAATACTGGATTGGTTCAACGTTATTAATTATACATTAGAACAAGAACTAAAAAGATGGCCAATGCCTGTTGTTGAATACACCACTGATAACATGGTTGATACAATTAACAATTATGTTTGGTCCAATTTTCCATATGCCGTTTTTCAGAAACAAGATAATCTATTACCTAACATGGGGGCATCAATACGTTACACTTCCGAAGTATATGGTGCTATATGTTTGTGGAGGCAAAAAGACCGTGAGGTTGTAAGTTTAACCAGCGACAATAGCTTGGCTGTTATACCTCGTGATATTAGTAAACGTCAAATTGAACAGGTATATGACTTTCCTTATATTAATAAAAAGTCTCCGGGACGTTCTGATTTTATACCACGACCATTGGATATATGTTTTATCAGTAACGGCGAGACTGAAGCAAATCGTTGGTACACACATCTAATAGATGTAGCAATTACAAAAGATCCAGCAGGAGCATTAGAACATAAGAATACAATACATCACATTGAAGGTATTGATGGTCGTGTAAAAGCATACCAAGCCGCGGCCCATGCATCAAACACTGAATGGTTCTTTGCAGTGTTTGCTAAAATTGAAGTAGAACGAGACTTTGATTTTACTTGGCAACCAGACTATTTCCAACAAGCAAAGCACTATATTTTTAATGCACGTAATCCAGTAAACGGATTAGAATACGGACACATGGGGGTTATAGCTTATAATAAGCGTCTTACACTAGCCACAAACCAACCAGGACTGGACTTTACACTGAGTGCTCCACATGAAGTTGTACCAGTTCTTAGCGGCACTGCTCATTACAATACAGACCCGTGGATGACTTGGCGTACAGCATTTCGTGAAGTATTGAAACTGAAACAGTTTGATGACATAAACCCTAGTATTGAAAATGAAGCTAGACTTACTTCTTGGCTAACAAAAGGTCGAGATAGTTTGAATGGTGTTTATAGTATACAAGGTGCAAGTGATGCACTTAGATATTATGAAGAAGTAGATGGTGATCCTATAGAGCTACAAAAGAGTTTTGATTGGGCGTGGCTCAAAGAAAAGTTTGAGTCAAGTTAGTTTTGCTTCTACTAGGTTTGCCATAAGTTGAGATAGTCCGTTGTGTGATACAGGACCAGGATGCATCATGTCTCTTGCAAGATCTCCCTTGGGGTGTTGCCGGTGCAGGAGTTGATTACTGTTTAAGTGTATAATTGGAATATTTAAACTTTCTAGTAGAAAGTAAATTGCCATAATATTTCTTTCATCAAACAGTGTGCTATTCTCATCATTAAGCCACCAATGTTTACCTATTAATGTAGCACTATCTGACGCAGTGTTCACTTGTTGAACATCATGATGATTTGTACGTATTTCAAGTCTTCCAATTGGTGGCACAAGCATTGCAACAAATTTAGGTTTTACTATCTTTGATAATATCATTGACTTAACAATATTATATATACTGTCTGTACCAATTCCGCCAACTCCTAAATTGGTTACAGTCATATTTAATTTTTGACCAAGTTGGTAGCACCATATCTTATCCTCGGGTAACCCAATGCCCATAGTGTTACTACATCCTAGTGCTACTATATCTGGCTCAGTATAGAACTCTCCACGAAACCCGTGTGCATTGATATGATATGTAATATTTCCTGGTTGTGTCCATTCCTTGTCTGCAAAAAACTCAGGAAACTTTTTAATATTTGTTAGGTATAGCTTTTCGGTATCCGTTGGAAGCCAGTCAAGGGTTTGGCCTCTAAAGTCACGGATATCTCCGTTCAAGCCTTTTTCAAATGCTGAAGCATGTACTTTGTTACTGTAAAGAAACTTATCAAGTTTTCTAGTACTTGGATGCATTATCTTTAACTTGTTCTGCAATAAATTCAACTTCAGCATCAGTTAGTTCAGGATATATAGGTAAACTCAATTGGTTATTTGCTATAGTTACAGCCATGTTGGTTTGTGTGGCTTGGTGTTCTATTCCGGCTCTAAGGTCGGCATCGTAAATACTATAAGCACATTCAATAAAGGATTGATAGTTGCCAAGAGCTTTATCGTAGTGTACTTTTGTTGCAATTCCTAACTCTTGTAGGTTATACTTTAATCTATTTCTACTGGTTACATTTGGATTAACAAATATTGGATATTTGTGATAACTTGATTCAACATCATCATGTACAACAAGTGTTCTAATATGATTGTTAAATTCATCATTCCAGTAAGTTGCAATCTTCTTTCGGCGTGCTTGCCATTTATCAAAGTGGCCCAACTTCACTAACATACAAGCACAATCCAGTTCGCTCATACGACTGTTGGTTCCACTGTGAGAATAGTTATTTTCTTTGCCATTGGTAGCAAGGTCTCTAACACTTGATGCAATAGCCATGTCATCAGTTAATACCATTCCGCCACTGCCATAACTGTTAAAGTTTTTCATTGGATCAAAACTTAATATACTAATGTCTCCAAAGCTACCACTTGGTTTACCTTGAAACGTGGATCCAAAACTCTGAGCGGCATCTTCAATAACAGGTAACTTTGTAATTTGTCCAAAAAATTCTGTAATTAATTTAATTTTACTATAATCAACCATGTTACCATATAGGTTAACATATACCAAAGCATCATAGGTTTTTTCAATATCTTCATCGGTTGTCAGATCTATTAGACCATCTTTGTCAACATCAATTAAATGTGGGATATAACCAGTTTCAATTATACTGTTAAGAGTTGCAACAAAACTTAAACCTGGTATTGCTATCTTGCTACGAAAGGGTAGCTTGAGAGATCTAATAGCGAATATCAACGCCTGTGTTCCGCTGTTAACAGCAATAGCATATTTGCGATTGCATCGTTCAGCAATTACACTTTCAAAAGTCTCTGTGTAGTATCCGTTTAGGTGTTGTCCTGTAGACCAAACTTTATCAGCAGTATCAAGAAGCTCACTTCGCAAACTTTGATATTGCCGCTTTGTTCCAGTAAACGGAATTTGAAAGCCACTCATGATATAAGCCAAATCCTTCTTCAATATCAACTTGGGGATCAAACCCAAAGTCTTGTTTTGCCGCGGTAATGTCTAATGCTCCACGACTTGGAAAATCATCATCTTTTTCATTGATCTTAATAGTACCTTTTCCAGCAATCTCAACTGCTAGTTCAGCGGCCGCTAATAAAGTCTTACTGTGGCTCTTGGTAATGTTATAGGTTTTATTTTCTGCTTCTTCGCTTAATCCGGCACTCGTAATACCTTGTGCGGCATCACCAACATATGTAAAATCAAGTGTTTCGTGTTCACCATTGACAGTAAGCTCTCCGCCTCCCATTGCAGTTAACAGAAACTTACTAATAACTCTATCACTTAAATCAAGCGGACCATAAACTGCACTTGGTCTAATGATAGTATAATTTAGTCCATACTTTCTGTGATAGTCTTTGACCAATTGTTCACCAGCAAGTTTTAAAATACCGTATTCACCTTGTGGATTTAGTACTGCATCTTCAGTAACATTATCTTCAAAGTCTCCATATACCATACTAGAACTAATATAAACAATTCTTTCTACATTGTATTTGACACAGTGTTTTAAAGTATTAAGCAATCCGCCAATCATTGTATTACCGCAGAACTGTGGACTTAGTCCAACAATCTTTTGTCTAGGAGGACAAGCCAAATGATACAAAACTGTTGGTTTTACAAAGTTAAAACAAGATTCAAAATCGTTTGTTTCAATGTCTTTGTGTAGGTAATTTAAACTAACAAGATTAGGTGGCAGGTCGTGTACTAGTTTAAGTCTTTCACCAAATAGATATCCTAATTCTTTCATACTAATTGCATTGTTATAATTTGTTAGGTTGTCAACAATGGCTGTAGGGATATTTTGACTAACAAGTTCTTGTACTATATTATGACCAATAAGTCCTAATCCGCCTGTTACTAATGCTCTGGTCATACTGCCATCTCCGCTTTAATTGTTTCGTGACTTTGATAATTCTGCAAACGTATATCATCCATTGTAAAATGATCAATATGTCTTTTTTCTGGATTTAGCCAAAGTGTAGGTAAAGGCAACGGTTCTCTTGCAAGTTGTTCTTTAACTTGATTGACATGGTTAAGATATATATGTGCATCGCCTAATGTATGCACAAACTCGCCTACTTTTAGATTGCATACTTGGGCAATCATATGTGTGAGTAGACTATAACTTGCAATGTTAAATGGTACTCCAAGAAACATGTCGCAACTTCGTTGGTACATTTGACAACTTAATTTGTTGTCTGTGCTAACATAAAACTGAGCCATAATATGACATGGTGGTAATGCCATTAGATCTAGCTCGCCTACATTCCATGCACTTAGTATATGTCTACGTGAAAATGGATCTTGTTTAATACCTTCAATTAGTTTTTCAATTTGATCTGTTCCCCATTCACGCCATTGTACACCATACACTCTACCAAGGTCGCCTTTGTATTCCGCATTAGGTAACCAGTAGTCTGCTTCTGCATTAGGAGACCAGATAGTTTTCTTGTTTTCATCTCTTGTTTTGTGTAATATTTCGGCTAGTCTACGTTCGTCGCCACTGCCTTCTAAGAACCAGAGCAACTCGCTAACTACACTTTTCCATGCAAGTTTCTTTGTAGTTACTGCTGGGAAACCTTTGTTTAGATCATAACGTTGTTGCATACCAAATAAACCAATGGTACCAACGCCGGTGCGATCTCTGCGTTCTTGTCCGTTTATTAGTACTTCTTTAATGGCGTTTAAATAATTTTTCATAACGTATAAATGTCGCTTTTTGGTCTGGCCCTGATGAACTGCTTCTTGGAATAAAATCACGAGTTACTAAATTGTCAACATTGATTCTAACATCAGTTTTAAATTGACCTTGAATTTGAGTGATGTGTATTTGATCTAATATATTATGAACCTGCATGATTATTTTAGGTCCACCAATAACATATATTTTTTTATCTTGATGTTTGAATTCTAAATCTAATATGGACTTCTCAAGGTTAGTTCCGTTAATTGGTAAAGCATGATCACCTAGTGTATCAGGGCGAGAAGTTACTACGTAACAAGTTCGGTTTACCAATGGCTTGGGCATCTTCTTATCGTCCCAAGTCTTTCTTCCCATTACTACAACATTATTCATAGTGAGGTCTTTAAACTTTTGCAAGTCTTCTGGAACATACCAAGGCAATGTGCCTTTATATCCCATTCCTCCTCTTGAATCTACTGCTAGTAATGCTGATATCATGTAAGATCCTTTAATATTTTATCTGTTAATGGTTGCACACTATTTGCAACTGAGTCGAGATTAATATAAAAATCTACATCTCGTATAATATCTTCCATATCGGATAAACGAGTATTAATTTGTAGCTCAATTTCATCAGGGTGTAGCTGACCTTCGTCAAGCAATTCCTGAATATCAATTCTTACTACAGACCCGTCTTTAAGATTAACGTCTAACGACTCCAAACAAGTGATTGGAACTTGAGCTTTATCAACATCGTTTAGTATTCGTTCCCACTTGTCTTTCTTGGTAATCTTAAGCCGTTTGCTTTTTGGTCCTCGTCGTCTTTTTGCGGGTTGTGGTACTTTTGACATTTGGATTGAGCCCTTTAGCTTCTTCTTTTAATCGCTTTGCTTCAGCCATTAATCCCTTTGCATTGGTTTCATGAGCTTTGGCTTGTTCCAGTAAATTAGTTGCGATTGCCTCATTGGATAATACTCCACCATCCGGTGCATTAATTACTGGCGGTGCAACTGTCTCCATAGGTGCTGGCGGTTCACCAACATCTCTTCCTCTATTATAAGCCCTTGCATGATTAGCGGCCATACCTTGATTTTCATCTAGTGCTTTGGCCTTTTGTGCGGCTTCATTACCAGCTTTAATATCTGCTAGTAATGTATTAACCTCATCTAATCTTTGCTTGGTTGAAACATTAGGAGTCAACAATACCTGATTAGTTGGTACCTTTTTAATACGATGTTCGTTGTGTAGAACATCTAGTAAATTTCTATTGTCCGACATAGTTGTACGATGAAGTACATCAGCTAGATCTGGAGTGGCTTGAGCCGGCTCGCTATCAACTGCTTTAATTAATTCATCGTGTACTTGTGCTGGTAAATCATCAGTATATACAACGAGAGCCATATGTGCTTCATCTGGTACTTGTCTAAATGCGACTACACATTTACGTTGATTATGCTGAGCTACGTGTTTTGTAAAACCTGCCATTTTTATTCTCCTGCTGGCTCCTCATCGTCACCACTTAATTCACTAGCGATATTATCGCCTTCTGCTGGTGCGTCTGAGATAGAACCTTCTGATTGTGTACTTTCTGTCTTAGGAGCTTCTCTGGTGATTGCTCCGCTAGTTTCCAGAAAGTTAAGTAAACGGTCATGAAGTCCGCCTACATTTGCCATTTCATCGGCACGAAAACCACCGCGTCTGGCAATAACTTGGATAGTTTGCAACATTAACAATAAGTCACTAACGCCTAATCCTGCGGCACTTGGTGTGTCGCCTGGGGGAGTTGGCTCAGTACTTACTGGCTCTGGTGCTTCAACTACTTCGTTTTCTACTTCATCACTCATAGTTTTTAGTCTCCTTTAATTGAATAAACTACTCTGTTATTTAACGTGTATTTGTACTGTATCCAAATATTATTTCGGTTAGTACGTAATTTTTGAACTATTGAACGTATCCATCAATAAAGCAAAGTAACTGGCTTCGCTATTTTCTTCAAATCCTGCTATATGTGTCATCTCTCTTGATCCAATATTTTGCATATCTTTTTGTGCAAAAGGTCCAACATAGAAACGACTATTTAAGTTTTCATAAATCCAATCTGTAACATCTTTTTCATGTACATAAAGATTGAATGTTACACTGTCAAAATGCGGTGGAAGATGATATAAACGTCTGAGACCTTGTACTTCAATAGCATTTGGCTCATTAAACTTTAGCATCTTTTTCTTCCTTATCACTGACGTCGTCTACTACACGAACAATTTTAATAGGCTGTTGATCGTCATTGTGAATCTGATCAATTTTAGTTTCAAGTTCTTTGTTTGCAGTAACTATGAACTCATTCATTAACTCGGGCCTGTCCATTGCTATTGCAATTTCAACACTACGACTTAGATCAGAAAGTACCCATTCAAGTCTTTTAATTCGTTCGATGGCACTCTCTAAATCTTCAGGAATATTGGCCCACTTGGGGCCAATATCAATTTCTTCTTTTGTTGTTTCTGGATCCATTGCTGTCATTTCATAAACCTATCAATAAATTTAAAAGTTTCGTCTTGGCTTTTTGCAGTTACATCTTCGTTGTATGTATAAACTTGATGTCCGTAGTAAGTGTTTTTGCTAAAACCATTTAGTTGTTGGCAATCCCAACAGTGAGTTGCATCATACTCAATAAACTTGCTCTCAGGCAACTTCTTTGTGATACTACTATATAACCAACTGCTACATCCTTCGCCAACTTCAACGTCATCACTTCCAGACATCCAAAGTACCGGACGTTTAATACTGCTATCAAGATAAGTTTGGCTTGGGTAAGCACAACCTGCATACAAACTTACATGAGCTCTTGGAGTAGCAAGACCCTGCTTTTCGGCTTTGTCAATAACATGACCATCAATTGCCGCGGCACCAATCTGTCCACCTAGGCTGGTTCCAATGGTAAAGATTTGATTTTTGTTTACACCTGGCACTTCAGCAAGAGCCTGCACACCGTTGTATACATCACGTACTAAACGATCATGTGATAGATGTTTATTCTTACCACAGTTCCAAGGACGGCTTGCACTACGACCTTCGTTGTAATCAGTAACGGCAACTACGTAACCTTGCTCCAATAACGGATCAATCCAGTTACGTTTAATGTCTGTTGAATTAAAATGTTGTACACCAGTACAACTAGGAAGAAACAATACTGCTCCACCGTTAAAATTAGCAGGCTTGAAAATCCTGTTTCCAATTCCATATGCCTGTGAACTCTTATAACTAAGGTCCTTGTGAGTACCTTCATAAACGGTACTAAGTGTAGCTGAATTACATGCTGAAGTTCCAGCTAGTAAACCAGCTACTGCAATTAATTTTAAGGTTTTCGTAATCACGAGCTTCTCCAATTCCTTATTATACTTGTAGTATACGATAGTTCTTAAGAAAAGTCAACCGTTTTATGCCGCTTGTTTACTAACTTCTTTTTCGTAACTAGCCCAAATACCAAATGGTGGTTGTACATCTTCGTTGCCTTTGATAATGAATACTGTATCACAATAGTGTTCATCACCCCAACTATCCCATGGCATACCATCTGTAAACATAATGAATTTTTTGGGTTCAATCCCTTGTTCTTTCATATATTCCCAGTTACACATAAAGTCGGTACCACCACCACCTTGTGGCTCATATTCAGTAATATCTCTCATATTGTCGCTTGTAAACATCTGCTCATTGTATACGGCAGTATCAAAACTCCAAATACGAATATTGTATTCTGTGTACTGTTCCATAATACCTTGTACCTCACTTAGGAAGGCACTCGCATCTTCTACTCCAATTGACCCACTCATATCAAAAGCAATACAAACATCAATCTGCTCTCCAGGAATCATACCTGGCATAATTGCATCGTTGTGCCAACCCTTACGGCTGATTCTCGAGAATGAAAAATCATTGCGGATAACACTCTGTATCTGTTGCTCAATGAGATCCTGCCAACGGATAACTGGCTTAGTCATATTTTGAATAAGTCGTTTAACACCACTAGGCAAATCACCAGCATCTACAGTTTCAGCCGCATTAAGAACAGCCTCTTTAATGTCATCACGTATCTGTCTACGTTCAGCATCTGACATTGTAGGACGACCTTTGCCATCCTTTGAATCAGTTTCAGAACCCATACCATCATCACCATCAAGGTGTTCGTCAAGTACCTGCTGAAGTAATTCGCTTAGTTGCTCTTCAGATGAGTTTTCAATAAGGTCATCATATACACCTTCACATGCCCAACCAACGTATTTGTGAGCAAACAAAATTGGCACCACAGTAATACGTTCACCAACTTTTTGTTCTAATAGATCTGAGTTCACACAATAGTCAGCGGCAATATTCCATATCTTAGGATCACGGTCAATACGTCTACCACAGTGATCATATACCGCATGTAATACTTCGTGTCCTACTAAGAACTCTAGCTGACGCAACGGAAGTGAATTAACAAAAGCGGAATTATAATAAAAACGACGGCCATCTGTTGCCGCTGTCGGGCACCAATCGTCTGCATTAATCAAATCCATTCTAGTAGCAATGTTACCAAAGAATGGTGCCTTAAGCAACAAACCAACACGAGCAGTAATCAGCATCTCTCTGGCTTTATTATCTGCAACAGGATCTGTAACAGTTTTTTCTTTAGATTTTTCTGCTAATGTTGAACTTGCCTGAGACATAAAAAACTCCTAATTCCTAATTGTTATATACATTATATAACATCTTTTACCAAATGTCAACCAAAAAGTGTCGATATCAACGGTAATAAAGTGGGGGTCTTACGGATAAAACCTGCCCCCATACCGCCCGTGACAGCGATTCAGTTAGTTTTTGGCACTCGCATTCGTTATGTACTTGCCATAACTTTCGTGGAACTCGTTAAAGTTCTTGAGCTTTCCAGGAATTAACGGAAGGTTGTAAGTAGCCAACGAAACCTTTGCACCCATAACAACCAACTCAGTAGTGAAGTTGTCCATCATAAAGCGAAGGAAGTTATCAGCCATTTTGTGCCACTCAGTCATATCTGTTTTGGTCTCAGGCTTCTTAAACTGCTCTTGCAGTTCGTAGCACATTCCAGTAACCAAAGCATACATTGCTGAAACTTCAGTAACCTTCATTGTTTTAACCTTGCCAGAAAGAATATCTTCTGGGTTAGGCATATCTTTAGCAACCTTACGGTGAGCCATGAACCTAATAGCGAGCCCTTCACCAATAGTACCAGATGCTAAGTCAGCAAGTTCGTCAACACCAATATCTTCGTCTTCAAGAAGATCTGACATAAAAGTCCAGGTACGTGGTGTAGCAAAAGCTCTGCTTGGGCTCTTAGGATCAAAATCAAACAAGTCTGATTTAGCAAAAGACAAGTAACCAACCACATCTTTGTGGATCTTCTTGTTTACTGCCCACTCCAACCAGCTTTCAAATTCTGGACGGACTTCAAGGTGTACAAAACGATTAGCAAGTGGGCTAGGCATTCTGTAAGTAACACCTTTATCACTTTCACGGTTACCTGCGGCAACAATCACAACGTTGTCGGGCAATTTGTACTTGCCAATTCGTCTGTTAAGAATTAGCTGATAACCAGCGGCTTGTACAGCCGGTGCGGCACTGTTCATTTCGTCTAAGAACAAAGTAACCATTGGGTACTCAGCGGCCATCTCTTCAGTAGGAAGATCAATTGGCGGTGCCCAATCCATTACACCAAGTTCTTTGTTGAAGTATGGAATACCTCGAATATCTGTAGGATCCATTTGACCTAAACGAAGATCAATCATAAACCCACCAAGTTCGGTAGTAAGGTCATTAACAACCTCAGATTTGCCAACACCCGGAGGTCCCCATAAAAATACAGGACGTTGTTTTTTAAAGCAACGAAGTAAACGAGTCTTTGCGTCTCGTACAGTAACAGTTCTTTCAGTAGTAATAGTAGTCATAGCGTCACGGGCCTTTCTATCTGTTAATAGCTAATTTTTTAGCTTATATATACATAGTACACGATAAAATGTAATATGTCAACCATTTTCTTGCCAAAATATCAAATTAATTTAGTCAACAAGTGGATTTTAATCCTTGTGTGTGTACATGTATTGCTTGGGATTAAGAGTAGCACAGGGGTGCTTTTTTGCTGTGTTAGTATAAACTGCTACAAATTCCTCCTCGCTGGGGTGGTAAGGCAGTTGCATACTAGCATAATCTCCCATTTTTGCTTGTAACGCTAGGGCGTCCTCTTGCACACTTGCAGGAACGTTAGGGTTAATGGTAATCTCGCCTAGGAACAGAAAAAGTTGTTGTTGTGTGGTGTATGTAGACATTTTAATAATTACCTCAAGTTGTTTAACTATAACTTATTATAACACTAAAAGGTCCTTAGGGTCAACCTTTTTATGCTCGGATTGCAACAAAATTATCGGCACTATATCCTGTGTATCTACTAGCACCACCAAACTTCATGTACACCTGATTAATAGCATCTTGTTCGCTAATTGCACGAACTAAATTAATATGTTTGGTGCCAGCATAAACATTATAATAATACATGTCAAATCCTCTATTTGTGTTCGTTGATGTTAGTTGATGGCCGCGTCAATTACAACAGCTCGTTTGTCATCAATATCGTGAAATTCCAACCATTCGCCAGTTAGAGGTTCACGAAACGTTTCACCGCATGAGTACGTCTCAATGAATACTTCGGCCAAGGGATTGGCACCCTGAAGAAAATCAATCAGCTCGTATACAGTCATTTTAGAATACCTCCTTAAAACCAAAACTAGCAACTACATGCTTATCACCGTTCTCAGCAATAACTAAGTCACCAACGCTAACACTGCTCATCTGCGCCAAACGCTCGATGTTCTCCTCAGGACCCATGTTACCTGTATGGAACACACCCTCGAGGCTATCAGCAGTAATGTTAGCAACGTGATCATAAAAGCCCTGACCATACATGCGGCTAGCAATTCCACCAGCATCTTCGCTAAAGGACATCTTCAACTTCATTGCATGACGCTCTACCGCATCGTGCCCTTCGGCGTTGATCTTATCTACTTCAGCGTCTGTAAGTTGCACTTGGTGAATTTGGTATTTCATGTCTTGCTCCTAATTCCTTATTATGTATACAGTATACGGCATCTTTCCCAAAAGGTCAACCTTTTTATGGGGTGCTAACCTATTGAAATCATTGAAAACCTAAAAAAATTACATTTTTTTGATATTTTATCCATAAATAAATGTAGTTGAAAGAGCAGATCCCCATCATTACAAGGCCTTTTAATATACTAGTTAAAAAGTATCTAAATCTGCTTCTAGCATAAATAATATTACTAAGCACAGTAATAGCAATGGTACCAAATCGAGTTATTACATTGCTTATCTTTAACATTCCCGGGAGAATATTTAAAATGGAAAAAAGAACACTTCGTTGGGTACTAGCACATGAACCAATTGAGATATTCATTCGTGCCGCTAATCGTTTCGCTAGAGTAATCAGTGAAAAGACAGATGGCGCAATTAATATTGAAATTCTATCATGCGACGAGTATGCCAAGAAATATCATAATATTGACCAAGTTAACACACAATATCGCTATGAGTTAATGAAGCACCTTGAAGAAGGTCAGCTAGAAATGACTCAGCTTTATACCACTACACTAGGTAGCCAGTACCACAAAGATCTACTAGCATTAGACATGCCTTTCTTGTTTAATGATCACGATCATGTTGCTCGCGTACTAGATGGCGAGATTGGTGACAATCTACGTGACGGCTTTGCATCCAAAACCAATGCTCAGCCATTATGCTTTACCTACTCCGGTGGTTTCCGCGTACTACCTTCTAGTAAGAAAATTGAAAACCTTTCTGAACTAGCTGGAGAAAAAGTACGTACCGGCTCTGAAGTTTCCAAAGAAACTTTCAAAGTCTTAGGTTGTGACGTTGTTGGCGATCTTCTAATTGAAGAAATCGGAGCGGCTATCGGAGATGGTCGTATCGTAGCTGGCGAAAGCACATACCCACGTTTATATGGTTCTGAGCAAACAATTCAGCCAAGCAAAACTGCAAAGGCTGTTATTAATACAGAGCATAGCTTATTCTTAACCACAGTGTTAATTAATAAGGATCTTTGGGCATCATTTGATGCAGAGCTAAAAGAAGCTTTCCTAGAAGCCGCACAAGAAGCCGCTTTAGAAGAGCGTCGCGAAGCTCTACTAGACATTGAAAAGAACAAGGCACGCCTTGAGTCAGACAATGTTGACGTTGTTTATCTTTCACAAGCTGACATGGAAGACTTCCGTGCAAAAACTGAAAGTGTATACGACACACTAGATCATATGTTCGCAGACGGACTAGTTAACAAGATTAAAGAAGCTTAATTTAAGTTTCAATATCTTAAAATTGAAAAAGGTGCTCCAGGGCACCTTTTTCTACGATTAGCTCTAACTACCTTATAAATACAATCGTAACCTTAAAGGAGACTAAACATGTTTAAATCAATTATGAGTTGGTTTAGCCCTTCAAAGATAAAGAAGCAGGCCGAAGAAGTTGCCACAGTAGTTGGTGCAGAAGGCTCATTTTCGTTAATGGAAAAGAAAGCTTCGAAGGCAGTTAAACATACAAAGGCTTCGTTGACCAAACTTACAAAAGTTCAACTTGAAGACCTAGCTCGTAAAGAATGGGATCATGAACTAGACAGAAGACTTAAGAAATCTGACCTAGTAGATCAAGTTCTTAAACTTACTAAAAAATGATATATTGCTTAGATCGAGATTTTTACTTTTTTAATCATATTCTGTCTAAAGCAAACATTCCATTTACACAAACTAACGATCCTAAGGGTGCGGTGTTATTATTACATACACCTTATCCTTGGGACGTTACATGGGTAGAAACTGCCAACAAGTTAATTAAAAAAGCAAAAGATGTTATAGTGTTCAGCACTGAACTACATCCTCCTACAGTTGATTGGTTATCCACGTTACCCAAGAAGGCTCATGTGTATCTTAGTGGTCGCATACACAATATAAAAGCAAATCAATACCCGTATATGGATTGGTTTGCTACAACGACACACTTCTACAAGAAACGCCTCCATATACTAGAAGAACTGCACAATAAAACTCCTATAGGTGATAATCTTGTACACTTTAATGCCCTGTTGGGTCGTAAAAAACAGCACCGTGACTTGATATACAAATGTATATACAAGAATAAACAGGTACTCAGTACATATATACAATCAGAACATACAATTGATGAAGCAGTTCTTGATAACTCGCAATTTATATGGGAAGGAAAACCACAGCCAGTTAGTTATACAATTGACAATATCGAATATGATGGCGAACAGGTTAGTTTAAGTCAGGTGGTTCCAATTGATGTTTATAAGAAAACCAATTGGTGTATTGTTGCAGAAACAAATTATCAAAGCGAGTTTGTATTTTTCACTGAAAAAATTGCTAAACCTATAATGGCCAAGATGCCATTTATTATTGTTGGCAATCCTTTTAGTTTACAAGTATTACATTATCTTGGATTTAAAACATTCGATGGAATCATTGACGAAGGATATGATAAAATTACCAATTTGTATTCTCGGGTAGATCGTATAGCATCTCTAATAGACAATCTGACACATGACCCGGAAGTGCCTCAACAGATATTAGATCACAATTATGACGTTATGATGAACACTGACTGGCAGGATACTAAATCCATGAAGACTCTGTTTGAAGATGCTTTAGCAAAGTCTGATTAACATCAACTGGAATTCCGTCCCACGTTGTAAACTGTCCATCAACTTCAAAACAATATTCGTAACGTTTCCAAAACTCGTATATGTCTGGTGTCTTGCTACCCCAACCTTTTTCTCTAAGAGAATTATGTCGTTCTTTGCTTAATGTACAAGTTGGCATGTTACATGCATCTGTCACAGTTATAACATTGTGTAAAAGCAAATCCAAAGTAACGGTATTAGGAACCATATGTTCAAATTCGGCATCATCGATGTCTACTCCTATTTCAATATAATGAGATCCAATACGTTCTTTAATACAGTACTTGTGAAACCTTCGTAGTACTTGATCGACATCTGTTCGTATTAGTTTAACAGTATCTTCATTGTTTACAGTACTATTATATTCCTTGCACAACCTATCTAAATTGGCATATGCATACTTGGCAATGTTTACGTAGGACTCTTTATTACGTTTACGATTAGCAAACTTGGGTTGCCTAAACTTGCTTATTCTTTCTTTAAGATCCATCTTGAGGATATTCCTTCCTTAGATCTTCACGAACTTCTTCAAGTATTTCTACTACATTAAGACTCATATCAAGTTGACGTACACTAGCAACATCCATCATTAGATCATATAAACGTTCAGCCGCCATTTGTACATCGCGTTCTGAATCTTTGTTATGATAATGATAACACAAATCGTATAACTCAGATTCGTCTTCGCTCCATACAGCCTCTCGCAATACTTTATCGTATGCTTTTGGTAATACCTTAGTAAATTTGTAAAGGTTAGGTTCCATTTCAATTCCTAATTAAAGAAGGCTCAGGGTTAGTAGCAACCTGCATTATAGCACCTTCTCCGTGATAAGGCAAGTTTAAATCGCTTTCATTGAGCAAATAAATCTCTCTTAGAAAGTTAGCCATTGCACTTGGAGCACTCCATGAAGCACCAGGGTTAATATGTCCCCATTGCATTCTACCTTTACTGTGAACTATTGCACTTGAAGGAAATAGTTTTTTAGCAGACCTAAGAACTGTATTCATCCAATCTTCAGGTAGCTCTTGTCTTTTATCAAGACGTGCAATCTCATATAGTCCAATAAAAACACCTTGATCAATTTCTTCTTGTAACGGAAATACATCTTTAATACTGTTTAATATATTAAAGAGTACATTGCCTGTTGAGTCAAGATCAATTGCCTTGTATGCATAATTGAAATGACTAAAGAAGTAATCGTGTTCACCTCGATTATTTCCTTTTCGGGTATTCTTATCTTCTAAGTCAATTTCACAATCATCAAATTGATCTTGTAAACTCCTTGCACGAACATTCTTTTCTTCTCGTGATCCTAACCGGTAACGAGTCAAAGCATTACGATGAAGATCTCCTGGTGTTAATCGTTTAACTCCAGTTTCGTTTAACATCTCAAATGCATAACTTGGAAATGCAACATCATCGGTACGTACAACATTACAAGGTCCTGCTTGATATCCTAGTAAGGCAGTTGCAATACTTCTTTGTTGTCCATCATATATGGTTGTTATATCTTGACCTTCAATTTGACATGCACTAGCCGGCCCACAAAGTCGTGGATCGTAGTTTCGCATGATGTTAAGAATATGTTGAGGAATAGCGGCACGTTGAACTTCATAGTCAAGCCATTGTTCACTAAACGGAATAAAGTTTGTTCCTATAGGATAATCGTGACCATTCTTTTCTACACGTTCTCTTAAGGCTTTAAGTTTTTCTGTGGTTATGTCAAAGTCTGTTTGTAATATAATACGAACTTCTTCAATGACATCGGTAAGTTTACGAGTAAGTCTCATAGTGTTTCTCCATTTTACAATAAAACTGCTATCAGCACAATGCCTTTAGCAAGGATAAAGTTTGCTATAATTTTTACACTATAGCAAACTTTTATTCTTTTGTCAACTACGGTCTATAAAAAATGTGGTTGTCAATCTTGCTAACAACTACAAGTTCATGTCTCCAAGATGGTGTTACATAGTCTGCATGATAGTGAGTTGCACCACCAATAAAACCATCCCATCTGTTGTCTAGGACAATAGCACTGGCAATATGCCATGCTTGAGTAAATATGTCCCCTTCATTGCGACGAACTTCGTCATTTTTTCCATCACAATACCAACTAAATTGGCACCTATTACGTACTGGGTAATAACGTCTTTCACTGTCTTTAAGATGTTTGTGTTGACGAGTTTTCCAGCTCTCTCTTGTTGGTCCTTGCAGTATTACTCCGCATACTGTGTCAGGGTAGTTTTTGCTACGTACACGATTTACTACAACACGACCAACTGCAATCATTCCTAGTTTGGATTGATTCCGGGCTTCCCAATAAATATTTTCTGCCATGCATTTAATTTCATCATTAATTGCATCACTTAAATCTTCCATTGATTGATGTTCGGAAGTACCAGTTAAATAAATGATTGCCGGTAGTTCATTTTCGATCTGATTCTTTGTTGATATGGTTGCGTCAACAATTTTGGATTGGGCATCAAACTCTGCACATCCATCGTCTGTGCAATTATGTTCTGATGCAATTTCTTGATCAGAAACAAGTTCGTCTGTGCCAATATTATGTTGTTGTGCTTTTGCTTCATTGAGATTAAGTCCAGCTTGATCAGATTTCACATTAATCCCAGAGATGTTAATAGAAACAAATCCAAGAATACCTACCAAGGCAATAAATGTTAGTTTTTTCAAGTTACAACCTCCTGTATTTTTATTGTAAACTTTCGTAGTGTGTGTCTCTAACTATTATTTAATACCAGTAGTCGTCCTAGTTCTCTACTGTTATAAGTTTATAGTACTATAAGATACCCAAAAAGTCAACCAAAAAATTACGAATATTTAGATAAATTGTCTAAATATCCTGGAATATTGTCTTTTTGAAGATTTAACATCACAGAATCTGACTCATCGAGAACTGCTAGACGCAATCCTTTATGATATACATGGTAAGGTCCAGCGAGATATCTCTCTAGCTCTAGTAGTTGTTTGGGAGTAAAGGCACTGGGAAGCTCAAATTTGTACATGGTCATTTTTAGTTTGTTGGCAAGCAACCAACCTTGATGACTAAGGTGTAAACTCTCTTTATTGAGAGGATTCTTCCAAATTGTTAAATTTAGTTTTGGTAGGGAATTTAATTCAGGAGGCAAATCTGGCAAAGTTAATATAATCTTAGCCACTTGTGATTGACTGTAACGTTTAGGGGTAAATTGTTTCACCTTTTTTCAACAGTACTACTGTAAAACCGTCATTGTTAAATAACTCGTTTAGTTTCTTTGCTAAATTAATTGCATGTCCTGGATTGCTAAATGAAACCTTTTTGTATTTTGGTCCAGGATAACTAATAAGAATATTATGAGTTTTAAGATTGATCGGTTTGCCTTCATAATACACTGCCCAAATTCCTTCACTGGCGAGTACCTGATCACTTTTAAATGATTGTTTATTTACATGCTCTATGATGATATTTGGCTTAGGTCTTGACATAGTTTAAATCGCTTTTATTGAGTTAACCGCATACCTCTATTATATGCTACTTTTATTTATCTATTTTTTCGTTAGGATCTAAAATGTAATTTCCGGCATCAAGCTCAACTTGAATAAGTTGGTTTTCTAAATACTGCTGGTGTAATTCAATATTAAGCGATAATAGTTTAACAATTTCACTTACCACACCACTAGCAAGTTTTATATCCAATACAACTTCTCGTTTACCTGTCTGTTGTGCAACTTGCACACGGTCACTTAAAGTTTGTAAGTTACGAGTTAACTTAGGTGTGGGTAGGCTGTTTTCCATGCTTCCAACATTTCATTTTCGTTTTTAAATGGACCCATATATGCATACCTTCTGACCGTAATTAGCTTGGGACAGAAGTGACTGATCCATTGATCGTTGTCAAGTTCAATACAATAAAACCCTGCACAATATTGACTTTTACTTGCTGGAGTTTTAGTAAATACCGGCATTTTAGTTTGAGCATTGTAACTTTCGTTAAAAGTTTTTGTATCTCCAACTGGATATCCGTACAATGAATTGTCTTTAGTTTTAGCTGATTCATTGTTTTCGTCGCTGATACTAACGTTATATTTCACTTCAATATCTTTGAGTGCCGGGAATCGTTCTCTGTATGTTGCTCCTTTAACATACGTAAACCCGCCGCCTTCAACGGCTTGAATAGTGGCAATCTTTTTACCGTTATCTTCTACAATCCAAAATTTATTTTTTAGAACTGGAGTGGCTGTTTTTTGTGTCATTCTTTATACTCCGATGATAGTATCTCAGCAAACTGCTGAGCATTTTCACTCATGCGGTTAAGTTCATACTTGCCGCAAAATTTAAGAAACTTAGTTCCTATTTGTGAGATGTTTTTTGTTACACTATTTTCTGCAATAGTAGTAGCAATAATTTGTTTAACGTCATCTGGTTGAGCAGAAAGATCAACCAATGTTACATTACGTTCGTAGTCATCAAGCACACGGTGCTCAATTTCGTTATGGTCAACCCAACGTTGTAACATTAGGTTATTCCAATTATATCCTTTAGTCTTTCTATCAGCATATGCTTCTAGTAGACCAACTTTGTTCTTAGTACCTTTCTTACGTACCCCAGGATATGCACTGAATACATTATCACTAGAGTCACCTCGCATACATTTTTCAAACAATAACCATTCAGGGTCTGGAATTACTTTAGGTTCTTTAGTCTTTTTATCCAATACTCTGTTACCTTTCTTATCAAAGATACCTTCGAGTGTATGCAACTCGTCGGTTATGCCATTGTACTGTTTTACGTTACTTGATAGTAGCTGGTAAAAATCACTGTCGCTACTAACAATAATATGTTCATCGTCTGGGTGACTTTGTATCCAACCTGCAATAAGATCGTCTGCCTCTAGTTGGGGGTGTTGCATAACAGTACAATTGGTTTTTTCTGACACAAAGTCTTTAAAGTCGTCAAATGCCTCCCAGAATACTTTATCTTCTTCTAGCTCTGCTTCTGTAAGGGCGGCACGAGCCACTGCCCTATTTTTCTTATACGGATCATAAAAGTCTTTACGCCAACTGCGTCCTTCAAGACAGAATACAATATGTTCACCTTGTTGATCACGCCAAACTTTGTTGAGTCCGGCTAAGGTAACATGCATTGCAAAACCTAATCGAGTCCAAGTATCAGATCCTCTAAATGCCGCATGCCGGGCACGAAAGAACGTATTTGCGGTGTCAACTAACAGATACTTCATGTGTATATCCTATTATAATATTCAAATTTTATATAGTATAATACATATTTTTGATTAAGTCAACCAATTTAAATGTGATTTCCGCCTCTTTGGAGATATTGTCTTAAATAGTCTGCCCAAGCACGATGTGCTAATTTTGGGTAATGATAACTATTTTTGTTTACTGTACTATAACCCTGTTTCTTTAGGTAATAGTAATATGTTCCGTCTTGTTCGTATGGGTTGATATAACAGTTGTCCCAATTTAGTTTTTCACGACTAAACGACACAGTGTTAAAGAAATACTGATATGTATTAAAGAATAGGTGATTTATGTTCTTTCTTGATAATTCTAAATGGAACTGATGTATTTCATCATGCCATTTATATTCTAGTTCACGTTCTTTTTTTGATTGTGTTATAATCCACTGCTTGTATTTATCTCGCAAATCTCGTGGGACCAGGTCAACTCCACTACAATTTACCTGAAAATATTCATTATCATGGAACCATTCTTCTCTTTCCCAAGTACTCCATCCAATTAATACTAGTCCAGGTTTTTCTGATGTTTCTTCAAGCCATTTCCGGGTAGTACGTACAATACGATCATTGCTACTAGCACTCTCGCTATCATTGTAAGGAGTCATGCCCAATTGATCTGCTAATACGTTGCCAAAACTTGCTATTTCGTTTTCTGGGTGTGGTTTACGATTAGGCGGAGGATAGTTATGTGGATCATCTTCTGCAAATGCAAATGAAACCACTGCTTCAGCGCCGGCCGCATGACTGTCGCCGTTAATGTATAGTATCTTTGACATTACTTCTGATTTCGAATATCAGGATCTGCTTGTTCTTGTTCATAGTTTTCCATAACAACATTGCGACAAACAGATTGAAACCAACGATCTACAATTAATTCTTCGGCTTCGCCTGGTTTGACCTGGTATCCTGCTCTGACTAAATTAACAATAAATTTATCATTCCAGTCTAATTCAAATGCCCCGTTGCCAACATCATCCGGATCAATATCCATTGAGATAACTTCAACCCATGGTTCACCTGCTTCGGTAGCAATTTCCTTTGGAGTCTTCTTAGGCTTCTGCTTTGGAGGAGTGGCTGTAGCAGGTTTCTTCTTAAACTTATCAAAAAATGAATTCATATTTCTACTCCTATTCTAGTTCGCATATACAAGTTGCTATTAATCGGTCTTCACTAATAATATGTATGCCGTGTTCGTCCTGAACAATATCAAGTACTTGATATGGTTTAATGTTACCAAAGAAGTACATATTTTTAACAGTAACTTGTTTCTTTAGTATATCTGCAAACTGGTATATGTACCTAACATAGTTTGCACAATATAGTATTCCAGCACAATTAAAATCAATACTAGGATACGTATTAAATGAGGCTAATATTTCTTTTGAACGTGTAACACGTTTAAAATTTCTGTGATTGGCCCAAAACTCTAAGTCTCTATTTTTTGCAGTTATAGCTTTAACAAGTGAACCCTTATCAATAATTATCCCAATACTGTACAAGGTAATTTTATTTTTACCAAATGTATGTACAGTCTTAAAGATAGCATCGTCAACTTGTTCTCCTGTTGTAACAATATGAAGTACATCATCTTCTTTAAATGTATCTACAATGTCAAAATCAAGACGTAGAAAACTTTGATAAACACGCTCACCTTTTACTGTTGCATCACCGGGACGATCATACATAAAATGCCAGTGTATGTCTCCAAGTTCTTTGCTAAGATGATTTAGGTTCAAATCAAAATTTGATAGTAGGTGTGGCATTCCACATACTATTTGGGTGTGTACTACTTTGGTCAAAATCCTCGGTTCCTCAGTTTGTCAATGTCAATGGGTGCTTTCATAGCCTTTTCTAATGGCGTTTCTTTCTTACGTGCCCCATGCATTTCCGAAGATATCAACGTGTAGTCTGGGTGTATATCTCCACCCTTTTTGCATTGCGAGTTCTGCGACCCTTTTAGTCGTTGCTTTATACTCGTCATACCGTCCGCCAAGCGGCATAGTATATACTGGACACTCAACCCCGGCCGCACGATACTCTTCAGTAGCTCTGCTAACTTCGTCCACATCCACATCATCGTTAACCACAAACTTAAGATACAAATCACTATTAGGAAGATTATAGTAAGTGCTAACAATGTCAGGGTTAATAGCATCACTCCAAGACTCTCCCGAAACGGATAACTTTGGGCTACACGAGAAAGTAATACATATTCTTTCTTGATGTGTGATAAAGTCAACAAACTCCGGTCTAAGAGCTTGAGTACCATTTGTTTCGATTGTAACATTTTTTAAATCTTTCATTTTCGGATGATTAAATAATTCAACATAATTTTTTTGCCAACCAAGCAATGGCTCTCCGCCAGTTATAATTAGATGAATATCTTGCCCATTGGGCATGGTCCATGAACCATTTGGTGTTAATGCTAGTAAACGTTCAGCTACCTCGTCAGTGTTAAGATTTTTCATAAAACGTTTAAACTGCGGATAGATACTTGCATACGTATCGCAACCAGTATGCACAATTGGTAAATCTCCAAAATTCTCGTATTGATCAATATTATCAATAACTTCTTGCACTTCAGGATTTGGTTCGTTTTTAGCAAAGGTTTCGTCTTTGGATCTACCAAAGTTCTTACAACGAAAGTTGCAACCAAACATACGTAAAAATACACTAGGTACTCCTACAAATTTGCCTTCACCTTGTATACTATAAAATTCTTCGCTATAACGCCAGTTCATAGTGTGCCTTTCTATTCTTGTTCAATGTATTCTTCACCAGGCAATGCACAGATAGGGCAATCAACCTCAGGGTGAGTTTCGCCATAATGGATATGCCCACAAACCGGGCATATCCACTGTTTGTCAGTATTACTTGTCACTGAAGTTTTCTTCTAACACAAGCAAACCATCGTCTGCTTCTGCAATCTTAGCAATTTGTTCAGCAATAGCACCAGTGATGTCTGGATGCTCGCCAATACCTGCTGGATTTTGCATGTAGACATCGATATTAGCAAGGCCTTCTGCCTTTTGTGCTTGATACCTTGCCTGCAATGCCAATAGTAGTTTATTGTTCATTATGGTTCTCCTTGAACGAGGTTTTTTGTACGACATACGGAGAATAAATAGCAGAATTTGCCCCGTGTTCTGCACACTCACAACTCTCACACCAACAACGTCCATTTGTCATTTCTTTGACGAGTTTGTCTGCAAAGCGCCATGCATGTTCTGCAAACTTCTCTGCACCAACCCCGTCAAATTCTCTTACTTCACATAAGTCTTTGTCCTGCAAATCATAAAATTCTTGTTTATGAGGATCAGCAATATCAATTGCTGTCTTATGATCAAAGCTATCTTCAAGCCATGCTTTGAGTGGTTTTAATCCACCAAAGTCAACGGCCCAGTTTTTTTTATCTAATTCAGAACAACCAAATGTAAATTTAAACTGCAAACTATAACCATGTAACAAATGGCAATGTGAGTGATCTGCATTTGGTTGACGGAACACTGCACTTAGTCCTATGTTGTGTCCGTATGTTTTTGTACTGTAGTATGTCATTTAGAAATCACCTTTATAATATTTAATACTATACGTTATTTGCATAATTGTCAAGTACTTCTTTAACCATTTTAATTGGTTCTTGCATATGAATACTGAACCAGACTCTTGGTTCAGTAATTACTACCTCGTGATCAACAGTTATATTGATTACAACAGGTTTATGTTTTTCGGTACCATAAGTGAACTTGGCATCGTTGCTATATACAGTTCCGTATCCACTATTATTTGATATAGGATATACTAAACTTGATTGTCCGTTCTTTATGTTGTCTCTGTGCAACGGAACATTTTTACTACTCCAACAAATTGTTGCTGGGGTAAATGTTAAATTTGGAAATTGTTTTTTAAACCAATTATCTAATATTTCGGTTTCGGGTATTCCGCCCATTACAAAGAAATCAAAACTTGGACCACTCTTGCTTATCCAACCACCTGTAGGTAGACTTGCTACGATACTGTTTACACTTTCGTATAATATATTTTCTTTGTATTTGTTTGTGTGAACATAATTTATAGCCGTGTCAGTGACACGTAATGACAGTTCAGTCCAATCTACATTGCATGTGATTTTAAAATTTGGATAAAATCCAAGCATTATTTTGAGTACCTTAATGCAAAATAAATTGCGTCTTTTTCATCAATAAAAGTACAGTACCCGATATCTTTATTGTCTTGATCAAAGTACCAACCCCATTCGTTAGTTATATTTTCTTTACACCAGTTAATTGTCGTACCTGGAATTCCACCATCGGTAGTTGCTCGCACATCAAAGTTATAATGCACATTGTATTTTCCTTCTAGACCCTTAAAGGTTCTTCCCACGGAAATACTACCCACACATCCTCCTCGGATTTATTAATCTCAATTTCTGAATAGTCAACCTTGAAGTTGCTACCCATATTGTCAATAATACTTGCAAAACGTACATTGTTATGCCATACTTCATTCCAACGAAGATCGTTAGGTAAGCACCCTGAGGGCCAATCTTGTTTAATCCAGTTGAACGTTGCACCAGTGTCATTTATATCATCTACAATTAAAATATTTTTTCCTTGTCCGCCACTGTCTTGATTAGGATAACCAAATGCATCTTCGGCCATCCATAGATTTGATTCTTGTTCATCACCATCACGTAAACGAACATCTAGTGTATGCATTGTAATACCAGTCATATGACTTAGGTATAAAGCTGGAACTAGCCCGCCGCGTGTAATTCCTACAATGTATTTAGGTTTAAAGTTATCTCTATACATTTTTGTTACAATGGAATGACATGCATTTTTAATCTGAGTATCGTCAATATAGAGTTTATTCATTGTCATTCCTTTAACATTTTTCTAGATGAAAGATATTTTTCGTGTTGAATCCATTTACCGTCTTTGATAAATCCCCAGTCTTTCCTTTGTGGTCCGGGCATAAACAATGTCCAGGCTTGAACATCAGGGTCTAGTTCAATTCTGTGTGTATTGTTGGACTTGCACATTCTAAAATGTCCGGGACCTCTCCAAAACTTTCCGTCGGGGGTATGCTCCCAATATCCACCTTTAAGAATAAGTGTAGCATATCCCCAAGGATGATCGTGTAAATCATCTGGATCGCTTTTAAGAAATTTGTGTAGGAAAATATTGAAAGGAAAGTGTTTTCTTTCTTTAATAAACACATAGTAACGTTCAAGATAAGGCTCGTCATCCAACCTATCGTAAACAATTCTTTTTCGACCTAATCGATCAAGTAACTTTAAAAACATAACTTCCTTTCTAGCACCAAAAACTGTGCTCTTTATTTTCCACAAGCAAACTCTTGTTGCAGTTTAATGTTATCCATAAACTCTTTCTTAGTGCCTGGATCATCACTAAATGCACCTCTAAGTACAGTTGTTTGTGTTAAACTACTATGTGCCATAATGCCTCTGTTTTCGCAACAACCATGAGTGGCCTGAACGTAAACACCTATGTTAGGACTACCTGTTGCTTTTTGAATCTCGTTAGCAATAACATTATTAAGTTCTTCTTGTAGTGTACCTCGCCTTGCACACCATTGAGCAATACGTGTATACTTGCTAAGACCAATTAGTGTTTCTGCGGCAATAATACCAATGTATGCAACACCGCTTACTGGTTGATGATGATGCGAACACATACTTTTAAGTTCTGAACGTACAACCAACATACCTTTGTATCCATCATCTACATGATTAGGAAAGGCTGTTGCCTTAGGCATTGGGTCGTACCTGCCACTCATAACTTCATTAATATACATTTTAGCAAGACGTCTTGCAGTATCCATACTGTTAGGGTCATTGAATCTATCAATAACCAATGCATCAAGAACATCTTCAAATGCTACTGCAATTTCATTAATTAAATCTTGTTTTTCGTATTCGTTATGGATATGTTTAGAAATATTATCACCAGCCCAGTAGCGGTCGCCTGATTCTTTTACACGATCTGTGATAATTTTAGATATTAGTTCACTCATTTAAAATCTCCGATGTTAAGGCAGAGGATTGCCATTTATTATGCGGACTTTGGTAGTTGTCCGTGATTGTCTCTTAAGATGTTACCTCTATGACAGGTAACCATCGTACTATTATATAACCTTTTTAATCGTCCGATAGAACTTTTACATTCGGATATGGTAGTATACTCTTCTACTCTATCTCTTACTTCGTAACATGGTTGTCCAATTGAACATACTATAATTAATGCATAAATGTCTATCATCTTCTTATTATACCTTTATTTAGAGTTATTGTCAAGTAGTAATATTAGGTTTTATTTCCATTTTATATCTTTTCCATTTGGATATAATTCGTCAGCGGCCTTTGGTGGAAGTTTACTTATATCTCCGGTCCTTAATCGTTCTAGTCCATCTAGTGCAATCTCAGGGGTAGGTCTCATATGGAATGCAATACGTGGAAGTATTTCTGTTTCCCATGGAGTAACTGAGAGGTTCCGCCCGTCATAACGTTGCTGAATCGTATGTTTGTAGAACGCCGGGTCGTCGGTTAGGATCGCACCACCCCAACCGAGATATAAGGGTTTGTCATAACCAAAACTTAAACATTGTAATTGTCCTGGTTGATACATATTCTTTTTAAGTAATCTTGCACTATCCCAAATACGGGTATTTTCAAAATGATATTGGCCTCTCCATACTTCTTCTGTAAGTGTATAAGAGATATCCAATCTATGTAATAACTGATAAATGCTTAGGTAGGTATATGCACTAAACTGGCATTCTTTAACTTCATCGTACCTAAAACATAGTTCTAATGCATTGGTACAGGTGTCTGTCATTACGGCCCACTTGGCACCAGTATATAGTGCTAATTGCTCCTCAAACTCCTGTATATGACTAAAACTCATGCCTGTTCTTGCTCTTTTTGTTTCTCTAGTAGTACGTTATACCAAGCCCATACGTCATTGATAATTGTGTCTAAGTTACTATTTACTGGATCCCAACCTAGTTGTGTTTTTGCTTTATCACTGCTGGCTATTAGCATATCTGGATCACCTTCTCTGCGTGGTCCTTTTTCTACTTCGAATTCGCCAATTTGTTCTACCACCGCATCAATAATCTCTTGGTTACTGAATCCTTTGCTAGTGCCAAGATTAAATGCATTGGCACCAACGGCTGTGTATTTTGTAACGGCGTTTAGGTGTGCCTGAGCAATATCTTTTACGTGTACATAATCTCTAACACAAGTACCATCTTCAGTTTTATAATCTGTACCATACAAAGTAAACTGTCGTTGGCGTAACTTGGCTTCAAGTATGCGAGCAATAATATGAGTAGCACCAAACACTTGACCAAGATCTTCACTGGCACCAGCGGCATTAAAGAAACGAAATGATACACTGTTCAATCCGTATGCACTAGCATAGTCTTTGAGCATGGTTTCAATTATTGACTTTGTATTACCATATGGGTTTACAGGATTGATCTTGCTATCTTCTGTGATTGGAAGTTGTTCGGGATTGCCATAAACACTTGCTGAACTACTAAAAAGCACAACAGGTAAATTATCTTTTTGTACGTTAATTATATTGTCTAATAAATTGATTGTACCAAGTACATTGTTCTGATAGTAGGCATGCGGATCTGTAACACTTGGACCTACTAGACTAGTACCAGCACAATGTACAATAACATCTGGTTTGATAGTTTCAATATACTTTCCAACGACCTTACTCTCACCGTAATCAGCACGTAAAAACTCGTTACAGTATGAACGTGCATTTTCATTTGCACCAGTGCGATCTAAACCGCACACATACCAACTGATATCTTTAAATGCTTTAGCAACATGGCTACCAACGTAGCCATCACTGCCGGTAATTAATACGGTGTTTTCAGGCATCTTAGTATTTCCCTTCCGCTACATGATCACGATACCTGTTACCACTTCGTAACCAAGTATTGTGTTTGTAACTGCCTTCCATAATATCAATCATACGATCAATAGTACCATCAGTCCAGTTACTGATTTTACCCATATTAGGACTTGGTTCCAAAAGACCTTGCATGATTTTACTTACTGCATCTTCTTTGCTCCACGGAGTATACAGACGTGTATAATCATTTGCAAACGTTTCAGGAAAACTTCTGTAAGCAGGATACACCACGTTACAACCCAATGCATCTGCTTCACTTACAGTATTGCTTACCCAGTCTTGCAATGCACAATTAAACAATACTTTGCTATCATTTACTGTATAGTAGTAATCATTCTTTTGCAAGTATTTCAGTATTGTAAGTTTACCTTCAGCCTGCATTGCAAGTGCTCGATCCAAATACTTTTCATTATTACTACGCAATGGACCACCACTTAGTACTGCAAACTCAACATCAGGCCTTTTCTCTTTGACCATTTCAATAACATCCATAAAGAAGTCTGGTTGCTTCTCTTGGTCAAAGCGAGCCGCAAATACTACTCTGTCGCTACGTTCTGTCCACGGTTTAATTTTGTTATCAATACGTCTTTGAACTTCTGCTTTACCAAAACTCAAACCTGAGATGTTATAAATTGGAGCAGTCCAGTTTGCAATCTTCATGTGTGCAACCATCTCTTCATTGGTTGCTAGAATATGAACATTAGGAATTTCGTTGCACATCTGTTCGTACAATGACATCCACTTGCTCATACCCCATACATGAACAAAGTCATCTGGGTCAATTGCCTGGGCTAAACAACGTAGAAAAATCTTAGGTCGTTGCTCTTCTGGTATCTGACACATGATATAAGGTAATGATTCCATACCAGGCTGAAACATGTCTTCAAAGAATACAACATCTTCACCAGTACATTCTCCATTTCGCATCATCTGTACCAGGTTCATCAACTGACTCATACCAAAGTATGAACGACCATGTGCATCTAGTACTTGCCCAACACTAATTGCTTTAGTGTCATCTATTGTAGTTCCGGGAACGACAACATAGTCAATCCCCCGGCGGTCGAACACTTCAGTGCTCCAATCTTGAAGTTGTAAAGTGTATCGACCTTCGTAGGGTTCTAAACCCATATAGAATAATTTACGCATGTTTCCTCTTGGCCATTTTATAATTGCTCTTTTTCACAAACGGTCGCTTCTTCTTGGACTGGCTATTCCAGTGGTTACGAATTCGTTTGCCTTCCTTGAATGCCAAAAAATCAACATAGTGATTGTTGGACTTATTGTAGAGATCCCGTTCATTATAGGGCCTCCCAAACTGCACACAAAACTGACGGTATTGATCGAGATCGTCGAATATTGCTGTGACTTCGGACTTCATTGTTTTGTTCCTTCTTTTGGAGTGTAAGTAAGTTGAAGTTCATTATTGTAATATGTTCTAGCAAGTTTGTCAAGTGTCTAATACTGAATTTCGCAACCATTTTCACCATCTTCAGACACATGAATAGTAACATCACGTCCTGGATAAATGGTTGCAATTTCTCTGTATAAGTCATCTGCAATCATCTCACATGACTTATAGTCTACGTTTAGTTCGCCTTCAAACAGTTTCATTAACCAACGTTTAAACTGAATGAATTCAATATCTCTATCGTCATGAAATACTTCAATAGCTACACGAAAATGAAAGATATGTCTGTGTGGGTGAGCAAGAAAACTTACATCATATTCATCACCAGTGGCAAGGTTAGGATCAGTTGCCGCGGCAGGATAACAATGCATACCTTCTTTGGTAAAAGTAACCCAAATCATTCTTTTTGCTAATCCAATAACTTCGCTGGACTTATCCATACCTTTTCCAGTTAAGCTGACTATGTTATCATTGGCGCTCATTGTTCATCTTCCTTTGTAGATTTGTTTTTAATTACATCGTCTTCCATGCATAATCCATAAACACGTTTACGATCATTAACACCTTGAGTTAAAAATTTATGATGCTTATCACCTCGGTATTCGTCCCAACGTGTAAATGTTTCACGTGTACGTAAGTTGTGAAGTTCATGCACCCATACACCACCATTGGTTGCTTCAATACCTGTGTCGTCAAGTTTGATACAAGTATTATAATTTGCACGTTCAATTCCGGGTACTTCCAAAGACACCAACGGAATAAAACGCGGTTCGTTGATAAGTTTGGAATTCATAACCAAGTTCCAATGGTGTGGTTGAAAATCTAGTGTACACCAGAAGCCTTTCTTAAGAAAAGCAAGTACAGTCAGTTCCCATATCTTGAACTCTTTAGAGTCAACAGTTTCTGGAAAACCTTTGTTTGCACCAAAGTAAAGGTGTGTACAATGTTTTGGTTTAACCGACATAATAAATTTAACTGGATATATTTTAGGCAAAAACAAAGTTTGCATATTGTAGGCTGGAGTATGTTCAATCTCTCTACCCACCATAAAATCGCTGTCAGACCTATCAGTAACCCTGACAGATTTAATAAGTGCTTCGTCGTCCATGCATCTAAACCTTTAAGTTGATTGTTTATATACTATAGCATATAAACCTATTTAGGTCTACAATTTAGATAACCAAAATAATATTTTTTACGGTATGTCGTTAAAATCGTTGTATAAAGTATATTTTGCAGTAAGTTCGTCATTGGCATGAATAGGGCTAGTACTCATAAGGTATACAACAGGAACTTGATGCCAGAATCCTTTTACAGTTTTGCAATTAGGTTCCTCGGAATGGTTATAGAAAGCACCTAATGCGGTCCTTATATAACCATGAGGAAAGTTTTTGTTTTTGATATGTACAATACCAAAAACCGTATCTTCAACAAAGTCTTGTGTAGCAAAGAGTCCAAGACCTTGTACATTTGAATCACGGATAGTTAGTCCGTCTGGCAATGGTCGATACATTTATTGCAGTCCTTTTAATCGTATCTATGACTGTGTCTGCGGTGGTTACGAGTGCAAACCTTATACCAACTTTGGTAAGGATGACCGTAACTATCATATCTAGTTTCCCAGTGTCGCTCACAACGTACATGTCTTCTAACTGGCCTAACTTCGTGTATCACTGGCGGCTGTACATATGTAACATGTGGTTGAACATAAGTTGTAGTATGTCCTTGATTATTGTGCAGTATGTTGCCAATAATAGTTCCAATTACAAATGGAGCAATCCAGTTGTTTCTATCTCCAGCTTGAGCAGTACTTGATATCATCAAGGTGCCAACTAATGCAACTGTGGCAAGTGTTTTCTTCATAGTAGCCTCCTACTTGTATGTTGTTGGTGGATCTGCTTTCTTGGATTCTTTGATTTCTCCACCACTGTTTGGTTCCAAAGTATTACCTTCTTTGGTGATTCTTTTTTGATCAACAAATTTGTATACTTGGATATCTATGCCAAATTTGTTATCTGGCATAATCTTTCTTTTTCCTTTTAAACCCTTGGCCCCTTTAGATTTTCCAACCTCTTCAGACTTCTTGTGTAATTTTTTATGCAATGGGCGTTCATAAGGTATAACATAGTTCATTGGAAATGGTTTATCGTTTTCACGAATCCATAGATAAATTTTCTTATTGCCTTCGTCAGCAATATACGAAATTACATTAAACTCTTCTGGTAACACTCTTGTTGTTGGTTGACCAAGTATGCTTTGGTATGTGTATACTCCACTTGTTACAAAGAAAACAACAACAGGAATCACAAAAAACAATCCACGCACCTTTAACTTTATTAACATCACCAACGAAATAATAAAGAATACAATTACAAGTCCGTATAACATCCATATATTAATATTTTCAAACAGTACATCTATCATTTATAATCTCCAGGTTGTGGAACATCATAAATTGATGTATTAATAAATCTAGCCGGAGTGTCATCTAATTCAACAATGTCGCCTTCAACACTAACTGTAAAACGTGTTACAGTTACTTCTTCGCCTTGCTTAGTTAGCATCAGCCTACCTTCAAATGCTTTTTTAAAAGGATTTAATTTAATAACTTGTACATTGATTGGATACATCTTTTCAGGTTCACCTTCAAGTCTATACAAGTGTAAATTAACAAGAAACTCTCCGGCCGGCACTCCGCGTATTGTTACTATTTCTTGGTTGATGTTAACCACTTGCACTTGACCATCAGCTTTGGTATATACATCAGTTACTTTTCCCATGTCATCTTTATCCAAGTGCATGGTTCCGGCTTGCTTTGCACGAAAGCTCACTATATTACCAGCTGGATCCTGTACCCAGAGATCAATATCCGTATTGGCATTTGCCGCCCAATCAAGTATAATTAAAAATTCAGCTTTCTGTTTAACTTCGCTTTGTTTTGCTACTGGATTGATTAGTATAAGTGTTAGTATATACAGACTAATAAAGGTTAGCAGTAGAATGAATAGAAAGTCAACAAATTCTAATGGATTTGATTTAGTCTTCATGATCATCTGCACCCAAGATAACAAACTGAGTTCTTAAATGCAGACTAGTGATTAAACCAAGCAATGTGGTATTAAGAGCTGTAAAGAGACCTTGGGTAAGTCCGCTTAACAATCTTTTAACTGATTGTACATCGTTGATCTCAATGTTTCCTAGAGACCCCGATAACATAATCATAAAACCAATAATAGTTCCAATCATACCAAGAGTAATAGCAATGCTACTTACATACTCTTCCTTTCTATAGTCTGCTTCAAATCCAGTTATACTGCTTCGCCAGTACTTGGCTCCAACAGATATAGTAGACATAATTAATAATGTTGTTATTAAATATGTAATAAACGTTTTATCGTTGGTGTATAACTGAGTTAATACTCCAAAATCGTGTATAATATATATAACTGCAATGGTTATAACGTTTAGCAACCACCAGTATAGCAACTGTCTTTTCACCTTATTTCCTTCATCTACCTAAAGTATCATATGAGGTTTTCGAGCTCACGTTCGATTGTTGAGATTTGATCTTTAACATGTAACTTCTTTAGTTTCAATGCACCAACTCGTCCATTGTCAGTATAACACGGTTTTGACATAATCTCATCTACTTGTGTATTTAACAAATTATGAGTTTCTTTTAAACTTTTTAAATGTCGTTCGAGTTTACTCTTTTTCATGTTATTCTCCTTTTATGAAACTGAAAACAATTCTCCAAACATTGTGTTTGCATTCTTTGTCTTTTTACCTTTAAAGCCACGGGTACCAATAATATCCATCCAGTAATTATCATACATATCAATTACTGCCATAGCAGTTTCTTTGTCGGGTGCTTCAAATACTGCATCAACAATATCTTTAAAATATGTATAATCACCTTTTTGATTCCACATCATCGCTGGATGGTCTCCTGCATCAAATCTTCTATTGGCTTCTTGTACTGCGGTCAAGTGCATGTAAACATTATGACCCATTAATAAACAATAACTGAAACTATCCCAACTAGTTTTACCTTCTTTGCCGTTTTTGTTTAAATCACCTGGTTTGTAATAGCATATATCAGAAATCTTTAATTGGTCTGATATTGGCGAATCTTCAAATACTGTATGAAACCCATCTGCAAGTAACGCATCGCTTAATTTACGTGAGTCTGTTGCATATTTTTTATCATCAGCAGTTGGACTCATTAGATAACTCCATTTGCCATTATGAGTAAATTTATTTTCTCTATATACCTGACCATTTGCCGTTGCTAAGAAAGGACTTGCACAATCAAAACTGATTGTAAAGGAAGGATTTACATGTTTTCTAACTGCTCGTTGTAGTACTGTTAATAGTACTGCCCATTCCAGTTTACTTGTACCTAAAAAATGCATCCAATCATGTATGCCTTCTTGCAACAAGTTATCATAACGCAATGTAACCAACCTTTTAAGAACCAAGTGTATATCACACATGTTTTGTCCACCCATGGACCAACCATTAAAGTGTGTATCAGGATACTTAACCGGATCACAATAGTCTTTCATTGTTTCATACCAACGTTCTGCATCAGCATGATTTGCACCTTGCAATACGTTTAGAAACTTTGCACCACCGTTGTTAACACCTTTACGGTGTTTCATAAAGTATTCATTGTTATACTTTGTGGCATCAACTGCTTCTTGCAATGTACTAATCTGACATGCTTTAGATGCTTTCTCGTCATGAATAACCCAAGTCGGAATATCTAATGCCATTGCGTAGTCACTGATATTATCTAGCCATGTCAGTATAGCCGCACGTTTCTTTTGAGCTTTAGCACAACCGCTGTTTGCTTTCCAGTCGCCTTCCCAGAGACCTTTAGCAATTTGGAAACCTCCACTATCACCAAGTATCAACGTACCTTCTTCTCTGTTGCGAACCATGTCTTCGGACCAGTCTTGCTTGTTCAAATCCAAGTTAGCATGTCCGCCGGAGTACAAACTCCAACGATAGGGAAACAAACCTTTTTGACTGTTTAGCCAATTAAGTTCTTCCATATCACCAAGTCCTGCTTTGGACAAACGATCTGGTTCAACGTAATGTTCGTTACGTTGTTTACCTATAAATGTAGCATAAAATCCGCTAATAGCTGGAAGAAAGACAGCATAGTCATTCTGCTTTGCAGTTAAGTTATCCATTTACGATACTTGTATGGCAATATAAATGCAAAGAACAAGTATAACTACCTTCCCGTAATCAAGATCAAAATCTGTACCTTCGCCAAACTTCTTTTTAAATTCACTTAGCTTCATGTAACCTCCTATTTGGTTTGTGCAGGTAGAATATAGTTATAAGCAATTAGTCCGCTGTCAACTGTAATCATTGATGCACCTTCGTCGCTGATCTTAAAAGTCTTATCACCAGGCAAACTTAGGATAGCATTAACATAAGCTACTGGCCAACTCCAGTTAGTTTTTAGTGTACCACTTACACCTTGTTCGAACACAAACTCACCTGAATGACTGCTTGGATCACCAAAGTAAAACTTTAGTTTACTATCTTCAGTTTTAGCACTAAAGGTTGTTTCGTCTGGGTGTGCTTGTGACATAAACTTCAATCGTTGAATACTAGTAACAGTTGGAACAATATCAATATTCCATGTTACATCTTTAAACTTGAAGTTCTTCAAGATACTGTTAACTACACTTTCGCCCATAAAGCGATAGTCGTTCTGGAAATCACCTTCTTTGTTTTCAAAGTGCAAGTTGCTTGGTTCATCATTGTTACGATTTACACTAAGTTTTGCTTCTTCTTTGTAAACAGGAAGTCCAAGTAAAGTATGCAATCTACCCAAGTTAGGAAGCCCAAATGTTCCAATAAAGTCTGGAATAGCATTTTTAAAGTCAGCTTCGATAACCACACTTGTACGATCTTCACTGATTGAATTTAGTTTAGTTCCGTTTTCATCACCTGTAATCTTGGCCAACTCAATTCCGCCAAGGCCGTAAGTGTGTTGAACAATATCTAGTAGATAGTCTTTCATTTTCAATCCTCTTTCATTAGATTATATTATAATGTAGCATACACTTATTCAAAAGTCAATTCTTTTGGATACTTTTCTATATGCACAATCTTAGCCATTGCTTGATGAGCTTTAATACTTTCAAGTTCTCCAGGTATACGAATCTCAATCCAACTTAGGTTTCCGATATCAAAACTTGTAACATAATCAAATCCAACACTTTGACACAACGGTATTAAAAGAGATTTAGGCATGTAGCTCATAAAATAACTTTCAGCAAACGCCGCCTGTTGTTCTATATCTGAGTTATTGTAAGTGAACATCATTGTTCCACCTGGACGCAATAGTTCTTTTGCTTGACCAAGATAGTCTTTGAGACCTTGTATACTTCTATAATTAAAATAGTTAAAACTGAATATAAAACCAAATTGACCAATTGGTAACTTTTGTATGTCTAATATATTTGGTTGTCCAGATTCTTCTTGTATCAAATATGGTCGCACTCTATTTTTATATTGATCATTGAATTTGCTAAGTGTGTTATCAATAAATTCTTGGTAGTTATCAACAATGTATAACGGATCACCAGCAACTAACTCATTGGTCATATCTCCATCTCGGCAACCAAGTTCAAGAATAGGAAATCGCCAGTCAACATACATCTTAATACGTTGACGAAATATTTCGTCTGCTTTGTCGCTCATGGTAAGTTGACGACCATCTCTAATACTTTGTGCTGAATCATATGCAAGTTCTAAATCATAATTTGAAGCATAGAATTTCTTACTTACTCTTTCAAGCTCTTCACTGATTAGTTTATTATGGTTTGCTACGTCTTCAGAAACAGAATCAAGTTGTTGTTTGATGCTTTGGAACTTTTCGTTATACAGAGAGAGTTGTTCTTTATGGGTGTTACTATTCACATTTGTATTTTCAATTAATGTACAAATGTCATCTATAGAATTCTTAACACCGTCAACTGTTACGATGTTGTTTAGTCTATTCCGAAAGCCAACCAGTTCGCTTAAACTGAGTTTTTCGTCGGTATTCATAACACACACCTCGCTGATAAAGTACCTACATAACTACTTAGTCGTCCCATTCGAACAAGCTCGTGAAAGTTGTTTTGATGTTGGTTTCACCAGCAATGTCCCACTTCAATACGCCTAATAGATTCTCAACTTTTTGATCTACAATTCCTGCTTCCATTGCACCATTGTCAAATGGTAGGTCCTTAAACCAATTTGGGATATGTAATTCATCAGTTGGGTAACCCACACTAGTATAACCCATTGGATTGTCTTTAAGTTTACATACAATAGTTTTCATACCGTCCATGATTTCTGAACTATACTTGTCGCCATGCATCTGCTTTAGTTTATTCCAGTTCATTGCGGCTCTAACATGTCCGGGCATGTTGGCTTTGCCCAATCGTTTTTCTTCAGCAGTATACTTGGTTAAGTTGTTAACACGTTTAGGTGTACCTTTTTCCCATGCTGGTCTATCAGCAAACATTATTTTAAAATCACGTACTGCTTTAATAACGTCGTCTCGTGGTGCGTTGGTAGTTAAAGTAGTAAGTAAAATTTCGCTAAGGAAGTCTTGTACTACTTTGGGAGTATCAGATCTTTTTAGATCAAGACCCATTGCTTTAACTTTACCTGGCTTGCCGCCAACATCCAACCTTGTACCTTCAAGTTCGTAGATCAAAACTGCATAACGTTTTTTCTTAATGTAAAGACCTTTACTAGCAACCAACTCACGCCCTGCTTTAATAATTTCACCCATTTCGCGTGGACAATGACAAGACTTTTCCATAAATGCCGGAAAACTATCGTTTAAGTTTTCTGCAATTTGGTCATACAGTTGTACACAAATTTCTTTGTTCCATTCCATATTACCTGCTTCGACTTCACTTTTAAGCATTGGCCAAGCACTGAAATATACAGAGTCAGTATCACCATAAATTACTGCCTCGCCAACATGATCGTACTCGCCTGTTATACATTCATTTGTGAATGCATCCATGTGTTTTGCAATAATTCTGCCAGTGAGTGTAGTTGATTGTCCTATACGATGATCAAAGAATCTACAGTATGGATTTAGAATAGCACCATACAAACTATTCAAGTTAATCTTTTTAACAAGTTGTCGCTTGTCCCAAAAGGCACGTTCTTCGCCTTCGCTATCTCGCATCTTAGCCTGTAGCTCTTTACGTTCAGCATACCAACGTTCTAGCAATCCAGGTACAATACCTTTCTTTTCGTATGTAAAGATAGTTCCGTTAGCACTGAGCATCCACGGTTGCTTACTATCAAATACCAATCTCCATACATCTGCGGCACTACACGAATCTTCGGTTCCGTCTTGCCAATCAATGGTAATTTCTACAGTGGGATCCATTTCCATAACTGCTTGGTATTCTTTACTACCAAACATATTTTCCCAAGCATCAGCAAAACTCTTTCCTTCTGCCTGCTTTTCTTTAATATAAAATTCTGTCATTGTGGGTCGTAGTTGTCCTACAACTGTTTCAGGACCCATATTCAAAGCTCTAATAACACTAGGGTATAGACTGTTCAAGTCGATGGCACCAATGTATTCGTGCATACCTCTTTTAGGATATGCAACATAAGCACCTGCCGCTTGTGTTTCTGTATGTTCTTCTTTTTTAGTTCTACTAGGAACTACAAGTCCTAATGAATGTGCTTCGTTGATAATTGCTTGTTCGGTAACTGCAACCGCACCCATTGTAGTTGGAAGTAGAACAGTATTATCATGTGCAATAACATTTGCTAAATCAAGAAACTGTAACTTCCTATCTAGTTTAACAAGCAACATAACGTCTTGTCTATTATAGTCTAAAAACTTTTCAAAGTCGCCGTTGTACAGTTGATCAAGTGTGCCGTCGTATGCAACTTTCTTTTCATCAAGTTCATACTCACCAATTGCATCAAGTGCATAACTATGACGCTCTTCGTATGTGTATTTGCGGTATAGTTGCATATAATCTAAATGTACACGACCAATCAAATCAAACGTAATGTTCTCTGCGCCAAAACGTTCAAACATACGTTTTTTAGGATATTGTCCCCACAAGCAAAAACGTCTTGTATCATCTTTGCTCAGTATACGATTGATACGTAAAACAGTATATGGAATATCATAGCCTTCGCTATTCCATCCACTAAGGACATCTGCATCATCAATCAGATCAAGAAAGGTTTCGCATAATTCTTCTTCACGTTTGAATATATAAGTGTCATCAAATTTAGCACAAATTTCAGTGGCCGTTTCCCAACTCATACTCTTAGGTGGTACTGCTAGTGTAATAAGTTTATCTGCCCAATCCAAATACAATGTAATTGATGTAATCATATTGAATGGATCACTTGGACTACTGTATCCACGTTCTGGATCAAAATCTACTTCAATATCAAAGAAACATGTTTGTAGTTTAGGTGCGTCTTTGTTGAGATAATTGTTCTCTAAACAACGCAATACTGGATTGATGTCGCTTTCGTGTACACTTTTATTAGAATTAATACGTAATTCTTTTTGAAACTCTTTGCTATTGCGTGTACTGAAACGACTTACAGGATTACCGTATATAGTTTTATGCTTGCCTCTTGCATCATCATAATAAAACACATATTCAGCAGGGTATTCCGTAAAGTTTCTTTTTCCGTCAATACGTTCTACCACGTGAATCATATCACGTTCTCTATCCAGCCTTGCGTCAATATAACTCATTATACACCAATCCTAATATGTACACTATAGTAAGCGAAAAGTTCAGAACAATCAAGCTCTTTTCTTTCCATAATATTCCTACGGCTGTCCACAGTGCATTGCTAACAATAAAGAGCACATGATGGATCAAGAGATGCGGGACGAAACTTGCAAATAAACTTGCAAGAATCAATCCCGCTGTAGCACTCCAAGCCAATTTTTGGTATGGCTTGACTTCCATTTACAAGGTCTTTCCGACAGTCTCAAGAATGTCGTTTAGTACCTCGTGTTCTGCGTTTGCATCACCTAGTCCACTTTTGTGTGCAATATTAATTGCTTTTTTTAAAGTAGAAGGTTTAATTTCCATTTCCTCAGCAATAGCTTTAACTGTATCACTAAGTCCAGCATTCAGATCTTCTACTTCTTGCTTGACCTGAATCCCTTCATTGATTACTTGTGTAAGTTTTGCTTTTTGTTCTGAGCTAAACATAGTCATAGATAGTTCTCCTTAATTTGTACATATTATATAACAGTAATTGTTGTTTGTCAACCCTGATATTCTTCCAAAAAGTGTGTGATTGCTTCTGTAACACCTTCTTCCCATGGATAGTGTCCCATGTTATAACGATCGTAATAAAACGGACTGATATCTAACATTCTGCGTTCTTTATCGCTCGCTTGACTCGATATCTTAACCTTATGGTAGTAATATCGATCGTTTTTATCAAAATCGTATAGATAGTCTCTTGCTTGCCATTTAGTACCAGGGTCGCCAAGATGTATCTTTTCATAGAAGGTATGTAAGTTGCTATAACTCCAACGTTGCATACGATCTGTGTGAAAAAATACTTCACGTATAAAACGATCGTACAATGATGGTTCAAGTGCATCTTTATAATTTCCTTTAAGATGCTGTAACGGTCTCTGCATTGAGAATTGATACTTGAGATTAAAATAATGCCACCACCAATAATCAGCAATAGTACTTGCATTTTCTAAACCAGCTTCAGCAAAGTTGTCTGCAACTTTGTTAACATACCATTCACCAAAGTCTGGGTGTGCCCATCTGCTTACCTGACGGTCATAAAAGGTTTTAATTAAATGTCTATTCTCGTTTGCTGGTAATAGGTGTTTCCCATCAGGTATTAAGTGTGCAAAGGCGCCAATGCTTGGCCCGTATAAACAATCACCCGGATCACCATGTAACAACATGCTCTTACTAAGGAATTCGTTGTTAACATCAATAGTATTGAGGTATTTAATTTTTAGTTTATTACTGATATGGTTCCTGTAAAAGTCAGGATTCTCCAAGTAACTATCAGTGTTCATTACTACTGTGAGAATATCTCTATCTGCTGGATCTAATGTTTTAAGAAATGACACAAGTACACCTGAGCTGTCAATTCCTCCTGACCACATAATGTGTATGTCTCTATTGGTGTTTTTAGCCAAATTGAATAGTTCGATTGCACGTTCATCAAGTACATCTGATAGTTTATCATCAATATAATATAATTCTGGCATTCTCCAAAGATCTCTATTAGGTGTGTTCCATGGAGTTGTAAACGTACCAACACGAGGCCTAACATCTTTAACTCCGATATTGAGTCTGCTATATCGTTGCCAATGATTTCCGTATGGGTTTTTAACATCAAGGTGTTCAATAAGCATATTGTCTACCATACATGCATTGTTAGTAATTTCATCAATATGTTGATCAACGGCTTTCATTTAATGAATAACTCGTGTTCCAAGACGATCTTGCATTCGTTGGCGGAGGTCTGGAATGCTGTCAGTAGCACTATCAAACAATCTTTGAATATCGTCATCTTCTAATATTACACTGTATAATTCAATAGCAGTTTGTAGTAACACCGCACCTGTTACATACAGTTGCTCTTGTGATGTTTCTTCGGCAAATTGTCTATCTATTAGATTCCATATTTGTTTTTGAACATCGTCAATTTTCATGTCTTCGTTGTCACTCATAATCCTACTTCCTTCCAATCATATTGTTCCATTCACATATTATAGTTTTCATCAAGCCACTCCAATACTTTAGGTGTTACATAACGTTGAGTGTGACATTTAACAGGAATACTATTTAATTCTTGTGTTAACTGTTTAACCATGTCACCTACTTCTAGTTCTAAATCAAGACTCTGTAGTTTATCAATGACCTCTCCTTTGAATTGTCTCAAGTATTTCATAACACTAAAGTTATAGTCAGTCTCTTGAGCTATTAAGTTACGAAGTGCTTCGTCGTCTGGCATTAAAAATTTAGTATACTCTGTCAATTGAGTTAGGCCGTTCTTTTGTGTACGACTACGTGTACGTACTATATCTTGAAAATATCCATATTCTTTGTTAAACACACGTAAGAAGTCTCTATAGAATTCTGCTTGTTTGCTAAATTTTTCGTTTACATCACTGTGATTTGGACTGGATACAAATTTAATTTTACCATCACTTTTTGCATGAATGTCGGTGCTAATATTAATCAATTGTGGATCTGCAAATCCAATTTTGGTATGTCTTCCTTTAGCAAGTAAACCATCACGATATCCGTGTACATCATTCAATCTGACACAATAGAATAGTATTCGATGTGAAAAGATAAACTGAATTGTTTTTAGCATTTCATAACTGCGATCAGTTACCAAAAACTTATTTGCCTTAACATTATACAATGCATAAAGTTCGCTCATTGAAATCTACCTAATAATGACATACTCACTTCTTCAACAGCCGTTTCTGACCAATAATGCCCTTTCCAGTTCTTGTCAAAATAGAAAGGAATGTCATTGTCTCTCCTAGTAATTATGTCTGCTGGAGCTCCTGCTGTTTTAATTTTAGTTGAGTAATAAACATCATTGCCATCAAGTTCGAGTATATAATTACGAGCAAAATGTTTATGGTTACTTCTATCCAGGCCAATTAAATTGTCAAGATTACTATAACTCCAATGTTGCCAATCGGCCGTGTTAAAGTAAGTGTTACGAGCAAAGTCTGCAATATGTGCAGGAGTAAACTCTGTTGTTGGATCTCTACGACTAAAGAAGAAAGCACGTTGGCATGAAAATTCCCACTTAAAGTTATAGTAGGTCCACCACCACCAGTCTGCAATACTTGTAACATTCTCGGGTTGAATCTCTTCCAAGTTTTCGCAAACTCTTTGAGTAAACCAATTGCCAAATCCTTCTGCATAATATGGATGGCTTGGGTCTGGTTGTATGCTTTCCGCTATTTGATCAACATAGTTTTTCCATGGTTCTTTATGTACACCTTGCTCAATAAATGTTGCATACGCAGGAATACTAGGACCTTGTAAACAGTCACCTGGGTCTCCGTGTATTACAATATAGTTGTCTAGCAATTCAGGAGTTAAATCAAAGTATTGGTACGGCATACATCTAAATTGATTACTAATGTAGTTAACATAAAACTGTGTGTTTTCAAATATGCTAGTAAAGTTGCAACATATAATAATCAGTTCTCTATCAGCAGGTTCTATGTTTTTAATAAAACTTGTAAGTACAAATGTACTATCAATGCCACCACTCCATAATAAAAGAAGTCTACGATTAGAATTTTTAGCTTCATCAATTAATTCTAATGCTCTGTGGTTTGCAATGTCTTCAAACGTATCTGGAGTATATGCAAGTGCCGGCGGAGCAAACTCTGGGCTAGTACTTGCATTCCATGGGTTTTCAAATTTACCTACACGTGATCTCCAGTCAGCTACTCCAATAATACAACGATTTAAACTCTGCCAATATGTAGCATTTTTGTTTTTAAACTCAGTTGGATACATAGCAATAGATTGTACCATCCGACTGTCGGCCATACTGTCAGTAATTTTCTTGTAAAAGTATTCTTCAGCACTAGGCATTCATTGATTTCCTTGCCATAAGCAGAGCTTTTTGTGCTTGGCGTTGTAGCATTTCGCTTATCCTTTTTTGCCCAAATGCAAAGATTGGAGGAATAGCTTGAATCTCTTGGTTTAATCTTGCTATCAAATCGTGTAAGTTAACATTGCTATAGTTTATATTCATTAAACTCTGTTGCAAGTGTTTTGTATGATTTCCCAATACACCTGTGTTTGCTTGAATCTGTTGTGTTTCGTATTCAACTAATTCGTTAATAAAACCGTCGGCTCCGGTCTGTTCAATAACAAAATCTGAAAAAGCATTTATACCGTTAATTTTTTGATCGTTGCCTTTGTCTCGATGCTTCTTATATACATCAAGCTCTTTCCAATGTATATTAATAAATTCATGCAACAGAGATATGTGAGTAACCATCATCTCTTGTGTGTCAGTAATAGGTTTAAGACCAAAGTGTTCACGTGTACTAATAAAAGCATCATCAAACTTTGGAACTATCTTAGTACCAACTGTATCTAACTCAAGGAACTTTTTAAGTCTAAAACTTCCAGCATAATCTTTAAAATTAAGTTTAGATATTTTGTCAGCATCACGTGTTTGAATTAAATCAAAGTCAACAAACAAACAAGGCAACTGTGAGCCAATTATATGCTGTGTCCGTTTAAGTGAATTGTATTCACCAACAGTTAAAAAATAGTTTTGATGTACACTTAATAAACCAAACATTAATGTAACATATGCCTTCCTAGTGTATGCCCCGGTGGATAATCAGGATCACCTGGTGGTATTACATTTATCATTATAGCAGTGAGTGCTATGATTGTCAACAATAAAATTGCTGATCTTATAATTCTATCCTTCAAAGGCATGTAATAATTCTCGTACTATATTTTTGGAGTTCTTATCAAACTTGTGTCCAATCCAATTAGAATCGTATACAAATGGAAGTGTTTGTTCAAGTATAGCTTGGTTTAAGTTTGTGCGTCTACTGGCCATAAACTTTTTATAGGTTGAATAAAGATCGTCCTTGGTTAAAGTATGTATGTACTGTCTCATTAATGGTTTATAGTCGCTTGGTGTTTTAACTATTTCGTCAATATTACTATAACTCCAATTTTGGAAATCTTCATTAACATAGAATACTGTATCATAATAGTACTTGAACTCGTCTTCGTGTATGGGTTGATCAGTGCTTTCTCTTGTAAAGAAAAATGGGCGTAACATACTTCCGTGCCATTTAAAGTTTACATAATGCCACCACCAAAACGAAGCAATACTTGTAGCATTGTCAGTAATTGGTATTGCATTAACTAACTTTTCAATATACCATTCCGCCCAACCAGGTAAGGATTCTTTGCCATTGCCAACTACCATTGCTTCAAGTCCATCAATTAAAGTGCCGATGTTCTCTCTAAACGGAAGTAAATGTTCTCCGCTAGGAACCAATGATGCAAATGCGGCCACAGTTGGTACACTTAATAATGCATTCGCTGGATCTCCATGTAGTACAATAGTATCTTTAAACAATTCAGAACTGATGTCTAAGTTTAACCAGTTAATTAAATTAAACTTTCCATCTACATAGTGCTTAAAAAAGTAATAGTTCTCAGCAATACTATTAGCACTCATAATAACACTATATCGATCTTTTAATTCGTTACTTGGGATATTCTTAATAAATGCTGTAAGCATGGTTGTTGAATCAATGCCACCACTCCACATAATCCATATCTTTTTATTATCTCGTATTGCAATTTTGTGTAGCTCAATTGCACGTTCGTCTAAGATATCGTCTAATTTTTTAGCAGTAGTTGATAACTTGGGTAATTTTATATAATCAGGGTGTTCATCGTTTAACCATGGCGTGGTAAATTTAAGACTGCGACTACGTATATCATTGAGCATAGGAATGTTTTTAAAACTTGATAGCCAATAGTTCCCATACTTTCCCATATCTTCGTTGTCAAGTGCAATACCAATGTAACTGTTGTCAACTAAACGATTTCCTTTAAAATAATCTTCAGCGGTCATCATTGATTTACCGCTCCAAGCACAGATTGTTCGTATTTGTTTGCTTTGTTGGTAATTTCTTTTATTGTATTTTTAAACAGTACATTATAGGTATCAGGATCAACAGTAAAGTTCATTTCCATAATAGCATCTGTTACCTTTATACGCAATTCACGCATTTGTGATTTATATCGTTTTTCGTCTGCAATGTCAATTTCAAACATATTATCAAGTTGTGAATTTGTAAATTGCTCTTGGCAAAACGTCTGGAACATTTCGTATCCTTTAATAGTATATGAAAACTGTTCGTCTAGTATTGCTTCTCGTTGATCAATAGCTGTTTTAAATGATTCAATATACTTAGATGCTGATATCAAATTTTGATGTATGTTGTTGTCTTCGTTGGTGGCATCTGTAGCAGTTTGGATGATGTGCATTTTTCTTTGCCTAAACGGAGCAACATCAAGTTCAACCTGTAATACTTTAGCATTATTAAATGTATAGTTTACACAACTATAAAAATCAAATTCTTTATCAACACGATTGTTGTTTTGTTGTTTCTTCCTGTTAAGCAATCGTTGTCGGTGCAACATTTTTAAAGTCACAGGGACTAGATACAATAGATCATTTCGTAAAAAATGTAATTGTAAACGTTTAGTAACTTCGTAGTTTTTGTGGTAGAAAAAAATACGGTTCCGATTAGAACTAACTAATGCGAAACCGAGTTTTTCTTGTTGTGCATTATAGTTGCTCATAGCAGTATTTACACTGCTATAATGCTAATGCCATATTTTTATTTTGTGACGTAGCCTGCGTCTTTGTATTCTTTAACTATTTTATCTTGGTTTTCGGTGTAAGATTCTTTTGTGATCCAATGATCTCCGTTTTCATCATTGCAATCACATTCGCAATTTGTTGTAGGCTTGTGCATTTCATCTCCACAATGCTTACATACCATCATTGCCCCTTCACCAAAAGTTGCTTTTTTAATTCTTTCTTCTTCTTTTTCTTTGTCGTTTAATTTTTTATTTTTATCTAGTAGTGCCATCATTCGGTCTTTGCCATCAAATGCACTAGAGTTTCTTAAGCCTGAAAGACTGCGTTCTGTTATTCCCAATTGAGCCATAACTTCACGTACCATAATGCTAACATCACTTGAACCTAATTCTTCTGCACCAGCATGCCATTCTGCTACATCATCAATAGCCATTATCAGTGCGTCAATGCCACCTTCTTTTTTTAGTGCTTTAGATAATAAATCTGTGTTCATTTTAAAACGGTGTGTTATCGCTCCTGCAACGTCTTCTTGCGATGCACCTTCGTATTCTGTTACTGCTGATTCCATAAAGTTACCACTTTTCATTTCATCGTGCCAATAATCTTCAAGGCTACGTGCAAATGCTCTACGTGTATCAGGACTAAACATACGTAGTCCTTCTTTTGATCCACCAGCGTGGTCCATGCCATACTTTTGTGCGGCTCTGTCTGCATGATACTTCCAAAGTTTCTTGGCTAGTTCACTGTCGTAAACACCCTTCTTAAACTTCTTGCTTAGGTTCTTTGCAATAGGAACATAACTCTGTCTGTAAAGAGATTCGTCATTTTCTGCATACAGTTCCAACTCACGAGCGGCATCATCATCTGCTTCTTCGGTAACTGAGTTTTTTGTAAATTTATGTTCTGCCTCAACTTTGTATTTCTTTCCGCCAACTTCAAACTCATCTTTGCCTGCATCAATAGCGGCCTGGCGTTTGCCTGAAAATTCGTTTCCTTCAGATTTTAGAAGATTTTCATCATCCATGTACCTTGGATCGTCCATTTCGTGATGTCTACGGAAGTCTGCTACAAAGTCTTTTATAGTATCTCCGTCTAAATAACGAATAAGTTCATCCATTACTACCTGATGACTGCCTAATTCTTCAATTAAATCGTGGATTGGATCTGCGTACTGTCCAACCGCTTCGTATTTTTTCTTACCGTATTTGCTTTCTTTCTTTGTACCTTCTCTTTCATCTCTCTTCATTTCAACATATTTGTCGTACATTGATGGATCACAATCATATTTTTCACATGCTTCGTCCTGTGCATCTTCTGGCTCCATGCCTTTGTCAACTAAATCCATTTTCATTTTATTGATCTTAGAATAGACTTTTCCAACGTCTGCAATTTGATCAATGTCTGACTCTTCAAGGTCGTCTTCGCCATCATCATCTTTGTAGTCTTGATCAAATTTACCAATAGCATCTTTGTACTTTTTAGTAATGCCTTGTTTATCAGCTTCTTTGTAAACGCCCATTACTGTTTTAATGTCTGCTTTGTTTCCTTTTCCTGCTTCGATTGCATCAACTGCTTTCATAACATCCAATGACATTTGATCATCTTTGATGCGAGGTAATAATTCAGTAACAACATGTAAAATTAATCTTCCGTCATTTTCATAACCAGCTGGGTATAGTTCGTTTCCGGTCTCAGGGCCAAATTCCATTGGTTCTTCAGTGATACGACTTTCAACAACCTTTGTTGCTTTTTTTGTTGGTTTAAATTCTGATAATAGCATTTTTCTTTTTCCTAGTCTTTAATTTTACTTAGAACACCCTTGACTTGATTTGCTAGAGCTGGGTCGCCCATAGCTACTTGTACTTTTGCACCGATCTCTTCAGCATTTTTAGGGTCATCTGCTGGTTTACTAACATCAATATCAAGTCCTGATGATTTTAGTGAATTCATATTGGTATTAATAATGTTCTGCTTTTTAATCTCTTCTGGATCTGGTGGATCCATTTCATCTAACTGTTTAAAAGAATCAAGTTGTTTTTGTAGTTCGTTAATACGTTGTTGCAGTTCACCTGCTTTCCCACGTGATTCTATTTTTCTTTTGCCGACGGCCAACTTAGTTGGTCCTTTATTGCCACGAACATTATCTTCATGTTCCTGAGCACCTAATATTTTAAGACATTGCTTACCTGTTTCATAAACGTCTGCTGGATCTGCATCAATCATGTCTCTCATTGCGGCATAACAACTTAATGATGCATCGTCACCTTTCACATGCATGTTGGCAAAGTAATCGCCCATTTCATCTGCAATATGATCATTATCAGTAAAGTCATCACTGGCCATATCCATTAAATGATAGATATCCATCAACAACTCGTCTTTAAGTTCTTCTGCACTCATGTTACTAGCGGCTTCTATGTCTTCTTCATCGTAAAGGTTGAGCTCTTGTGGATCTGTAATTCTATCCACTTTATCAAAAGCTTCAACAACTTCGTCGTCCATTAAAGTTAGAAGGTCTTGGAATGATCTACCTTGTTCTTCTACTTCTGCTAATCCCATTTCTTTTGCTACTTTATAACGTAGTCGATCAGCATCACCTGGCTCCATGTCAGCACTGCCCTGGCGACGGGCTTCGTGGTCCACTTTACTAGCATTATCTCTGCCTAGTTTATCTAAGTCTTTGAAGCCCATTCTATTTTCGTGTAGAGTTTTGGTTGTCTGTTCATTATGGTCTTCCAGTGAACGTAGATGCTCGACTAATTTATAAAAATCACTCATTATACTTTCTCCGCTTCAGTTTTTTTAGATTTTTTTCTTTTTAACGGAGGGTCTCCAATAGGTAAAACATTACTTCCTCCAACAGCGATACCAGATGAAGAAGTTGTTTCATCTAGTGCTTCGTTGTATAATGATTCAGCTTTCTCTTCAAATGCCATAGGGTCAACATCTGGAACAGCTACTACATCATCTTGGCTTTTTTCAATTTGTTCGTATTCAAGGGCATCAGCGGCGGCACTAAGCATCTCGTGTGCTTGTGTAATCTTAGATTGTATCCAACCTTCTAATCCTTCAATTTCATTGCGTTCTTTAAGTAGTTCATGAATTCTAATTGCGTCTTTTGCCGCATTGTAGCATTGCTGTCTTGCCATCTGAACTTCATGGTCAAGATCCATTGTCAGTGCTTTTTCTGACATATCTGATCTTTCAGCAACAAAATGTGATGATTTCATATTATTAACACCCTATGTTATTATATTGTTATTATTTATGCTGTAACAGCAATATTGTCGGATTCGATAACTTCCGGATTTTTGGTTGTAACTGCAAATGTTGTATTTACGTTTGGCGTTACAATCTGTACGTCATCTACCTTAAACTGCCCATACTTACTTATGTTTTCAACAACGATATTATTACGTGTATTTTCGTCTATGTTAACAGTAACTAATTCATTTAAATAGTTTTTATGTGTTTCCCATATAAATTTACGTTCAGTTAGTAATGTACCATTGCACCATAGCCGATATACAGGTTGTTCGTGTGTTTCATGTTTGCAGAATATATTAAAACTGACTTCGTGTATCATGCACCAATACCTCTGCTGTTGCGTCCACCTTTGCGTCGAACATTTTCAAGCTCTGCATATGCATCACTTAGTGCATTTAACATAACACGTAACGGACTTTTTTGCAAGAGATAATTTGCTTGTTCGGCTTGTTCTGGACTCATTGCTTTCATTTTGTCAGCTAAGTCTAAAAACTTTTCAGCTAAATTTTTATGTAAAGAATCTATATTCATTCTACCTACGCCTGGAACAAGAACTTGACTCTTAAGCATAGGATCATCACGATCAATTTGATATAGTTCTTCGCCTATTTTATTAATAGTTTTAATCTGTTCGTTTACCATTGGCGGTAAACCTTTCTTGTTTAGTTTATTACCAAACTTTGCGGCTTGTCTTTGTGTCTCGCCGGGTTTTACATCTGGAGTAGAATTTTGTTTTGTAATAATTCCGACTCCGTATTCGTTAATTTTAGACTCTAATATAATTTGCCCTAATGCAACGTTTATGTCTACACCTTCTCTAATTTTTCCATCTTTTGTTAGCTTGTCAACAATTTGACTAAACCCTTGTTTCGTGCCTAACAGTTGATCCATGTTACCTTGATTCTTAGGGTTAATCTTAGCATAAGCATCAAGTACTGCTTTAGCAGTAAACTTATCAACTGACATTCTTCCTGTTGGAAATTTAATTTCTACTTCTGTTGGCTGTTCTGGCTTTTTGCTAAACATGCGACCAATCATACTTTGTCCTGCTGGCCTCTTAACAAGTGAAGCAAGTTTGGTCATAATATCTGTTACAATAGTATCGTCTGGGGTAAACACTGCTTCGGTTTCAATACTTTCTTGGTTACCAAGTTTTCCGTCCCATTTATTAAATTTAGAAACTTGTGTCTTGCCTCTATTTTGTATTGTAAGATTTTGTGAACTTGCATCTCCTCGACGAGCTTGATTACCAATTTCACCTTTGATATCACCTTTAACACTATTTGGAGTGATACGTTGTATGCTACCAAATGCTCTTGTAAGTTTGGTAATTGCACTTAGGATATCTGCATCAGCATGAGCAGGCATTGGTGCAGTTGAGGTTCCTACTGCTACTGCCGCCGCGGCCAAAGTTTTTTTCCAATCTTCTTCAAGATTAGTCTTTGACGCAAAGCCGTATCCTTCTTCTATACTCTGTTGTTCGTTGGTTTGTAATTTTGCATCCATGATAGCTTTAACCTCATTATTGTACCCGCCAAATAAATCCTTGATCAAAGATTTACGTGTTTCATCGTTTGATTTTGCGTATAATGAGCGAACTTCAGTAGCACTACGCATAGGCTCACCAAGTACTGTAAAGTTTAATGTTTTAATCGCAGAAATATAACCATGTTTGTCCATAGTTTCTGCATTTTTTAAATCTCTGGGAAGTGGTTGTAGGTATGAAGAACTGCCATCTTTTTTAGGTTTAAAACTAAAACGGGGATCTTCGGCCATATCTTTATCGCTCACAGCAAAGATAATGACTGTGTTTTCTTTATTAAATGAATCTGTTAATTCAGGAACAGTATACATGTTACGTGTTTCAACAACACGATCCGCAGGAACACCTGCAAGTTGCATCATTTGTAACTTGTCACTGTATGAAAACGGGGATTTTGGAAGTTCTACTTTGTTGCTTGTTGCAATCCAAACTCTGTCTCTGCCAAATTGGCTAACAAGAGTTTCGTACATATAGGCATGCCCTTTGTGAAAAGGGTGAAATCTACCTGGAAGTATTGCTACGACCGATTTATCTTCTATTGAATCTGCAACAAACATCTAAATTCTCTCCGTTGCAGTATTTATGTTAGTTTACAAACTTAAGATATTTGCTCTAAGAGCCAGAGGTAGACTGGAGTACTAAATTTATAACAATATGATCCATTCCAGCCCATTGTTGTACAACCTGGAATTGTTGATACGTTTTCTTCACCTTTATATGTTACTGGTTCGTCAACTTGATAATATCCAACATCGTCTGATTTATCGCCAAAGTCAGCACCAACAGGCAATTTAATTCCGTCAATTGAAATATCATGTACAGTTAACAACATGTCGTCAATGATATTATAGTTGTCTGGGTCGTTATAATTGTCTTTTTTAGTGTCAGTGCTTTCTTTATTTAAAAGGTTAATTTTTAATAAGCATTCTGTTTCATTTGATCCTGGCAAAGGAACTGAGAATGCAATTTCTTTTCTTTCATTACTAGGTGCATCAAACTCAGTTGGCCCTACGGCTTCAACATCATTGACTAAAATGCTATACATTGGTTTCTTATCCCAGTACTGACCACTAATCTCAATAGTAAAATCAATATTTTCGTTGTCGTTTGACATTATTTTTCCTCTTTTTCAGGTAGTTTTTCAGGACGTAACATTTTTAATGTGTTACGCAATGCATCTGGAACTTCGCCGTCGGGTTCAATATCACTGATATCTCCGCGTGGTTGTGCAAAGTCGGGTAGCTTACTTAAATCACCAAGGAACTCATGATATCCAGTGTGATCTAATAATACTTTACCGTGTGCCCAAATTGTTCCGCCAATTCTTTTCCATCGTTCACAGAAAGTCCAATCCTCGCTTAGGTACCTTCCATTAATAATCATAGTATCAAAAATAGAATACATAAAAGGTTCGTACTCTTTACCATAAAATACTTCATCAACATATTTGGTTTCTGGATTAGCATGACATATCTTTAAGTATACGTCTTTCTTAAACATTAAGAATCCTGTTCCAATGCTATCAACTGTAAATATGTCTCCTTGTATATCAGTCTGTTCATTTAAGTTTACTGCATAAGAGACTGGGTATCCTTTTTTAGGGTATAGTCCGCCAATAACATCTTTATCTGCGGCAATCATTTGAAATATACTCAATGGCTCAAAACGTATGTCTGCATCAATGAACATACAATGAGTTGCATTTTGATTGTACATCATCTTAGCACTAAGATTGTTTCTAGCACGAGTTACCAATGACTCATTGGAAATGCTATCAAAACTCCAATTGAGTTTTAAATCTTGAGCGGCCAATATGAACTTGAACATACTGCTCATTGTTGCTTCGCTTACTTGTCCAGCAAAACACGGCATTGCAATATGCAAATGATATTTTGAGAAATCTACCGGAACTGCGTCTTCAGGAAGCTCAGTAACAATTTCAAGCTCGGGTTTAGGCTCCTGCATTTAGATTCTCAATCTCAACAATTACACCTTCACCTGCTAACTCTTGTGCAACCTGTTCTAGGTTGTTTTGGAGATCAGCTGGGATTATGCTAGAATCACCTGCGTCTGATTCTTTTGCGAGTTTGCTAAATCTAATAGCTATTACCTGTTCTATAATTTTGGCCATTCATGCCTCCTTGATTATATACTATGTTTATTTACTTATATAATTTCGATTGTTTCAACTTTTAAAATGGAAGAAGGGTAGATCAGTTCCAACATTGGCAAAAATGTTAGATCGTTTGAGTAAAACCAAACCTGCGAAAATCTTCCTTTTGAAAGTGTTCTTGCTACTGTGCGTGATATTTTAACTGTATCAATACCCAAATTGTCAAGGTAATTCTTAAAGGTAATTGAAACAGTGTCTCTCTTGTAACGATCACGTACTGTAACTCTGTATTGATATCCTACATCTCGTTTACGATATATAATATTATTTTTTAAATCTTCTGATGCTTGTGTACTATGAGGTACTGAAACTTCGTGTATTCTATTGTTGCAATCAATTCTACTAACAAGTGTTTTAAGGTCTTGTTCGTTGGTAGTATAAAGAGCAAAATATGGTTCTTCAACTCTGAACTTGAATGACATTTCGTCGGACATTCCAAGTGCAATGCGAGTTTTTTCTAATTGCGTACTATTGATAGATTCAAATTCTCTGCCTGCAGGTGCCCAACTACCTATCTGTTTATATCGACGATATGTTTCTTTACGCATATCAACATAAACAAGCGGTTCTCCCCAATGTGTTTGGGATTGTTCTCTGAGGTACATGCCTCCTGGGCAATAATACTTTGCCTTACAAGTAAACTCCTTGAAATAAACCTTTGTACTTTCAAGTATGTTAACTTTTTGGTTTAAACTGATCCAGTATGATGTATCCATCGTTGTTCACTTTAGGTTGGTCAAAGTCTACTTCTGTAGACTTAACGTTAAAAATAATCTCGTCATTAACGTAATCAACTATAATTATATGATTAGGCTCTACTGATTCAAATATTAACTTTTTACTTAGCGGAATTTTAATAAGATTGTTAATTGTTCGCTGTAATGGTCTTGCTCCCATCTTAGGATCGTAGCCAACATCAGCAATATGTTTAATTGCTTCTTCTGTTAAACGGATTTTTAGATCTTTCTCAACAAGTAATTCATTTAGTTCAGTGATAAACTTGCAAATAATCTTTTTAATTGCCATTGTTTCAAGTTTATTAAACTTACATACTCCATCAAGTCTGTTTCTAAATTCAGGTTTGAAGAATTGTTTAACAGCCTTATCGTCTTCTCCAACTTTTTCAAAATCTCTACCAAGGCCAATGGCATTCTGATCTCCAGCAGTTGCTCCAAGGTTTGAAGTTAATATAATAATAGCATTACGAGCGTCTGCTTTCTTACCATTTGAACTAGTAACTGAACCTTCATCTAATAATCCTAATAATACATTACTAACATCTCTATGTGCTTTTTCAATTTCGTCAAACAATATAATACAGTTAGGATTCTTCTCAATATCAGATACTAATAACCCTCCTCCAAGATTTGCATCATCATACCCAACATAACCCGGAGGTGCACCAATTAGTTTTGCGGCAGAGTGTTTCTCTTGGTATTCACTCATATCATATCTAAGCAATTTCATATTCATGTGTTCGCTTATTAATTTGGCTAGTTCAGTTTTACCTGTGCCTGTAGGACCAATAAACAAAAAACTACCAATTGGCTTGTTAATTGCTTTAAGTCCGGCTTTGCTAACATAGATAGTTTCTAACAATGTATCAACCACTTGATCTTGACCAAATAGTTTGCTCTTAATATGATCTTCAAGTTTACTAATACCAACACTGCCTTGATCGGTTCCTAGTTGGTCGACTGGAATTTTAGTTGCCTTGCTAACTGCTTCAATAATATCTTTGCGTTGCAATACAAAATTACTTCTTTTAAGTTTAACTTTTGCTGAGGCTGTGTCAATTAAATCAATAGCTTTGTCCGGCAACTTCTTATCAGTTTGATACCTCACACTTAGATCCACTGCGGCAACCAATGCATCGTCATGTATTTCACCGTTATGGAACTCCTCAAAATAAGGCTTTAATCCACGTAGTATGTCTTTTGTTACATCTGACGTAGGTTCTTCAATTGTCATACGATAAAATCTACGCATTAATGCACGATCTTTTTCAAATGATTCGCTGTATTCTTCCCATGTTGTACTTGCAACAACTTTAATTTCACCTTTACTAATAGCTGGCTTAATCATATTAGAGAAGTCAACACTGCTTCCGCTTCCTGCTCCAGCACCACGCATTTGGTGTGCTTCATCAATAAACAGGATAACTTTCTTCTTGGCTTTTAATGCTTTAATAACTGTTTGTAGTTTTTCTTCAAATTCTCCACGATACTTACTTCCAGCAAGTAATGTACTAATATCTAAATTCCATACTGTAAAGTCAATCAAGTAATCTGGCACTTGCTTATCGACAATCTTTTTAGCAAGTCCTTCTGCAATAGCAGTCTTACCTACACCAGGATCGCCCACCATTAATATATTACTTTTGTTACGTTTTGCTAGTACTTCGGTAATTTCTTCAATCTCAAAATCTCTGCCAATAACTGGATCAATTTTGCCATCAACTGCTTGTTTGTTTAAGTTATCACAAAACTCTGCTAATACATGATCCGCTTGACTTTCTGCCATTACTTGTCTTGTAGTAATTCCACTCCAGCGTTCATTGTACAAGTCAACTAGTTCTCCACGATTTATACCATACTTGACCATAAAATAAACAGCATGGCTATTATTTTCTTGTCCAATGCTCAGAAACAAATCTATTACTTGTACATGACTACGTCCACTGAAAAGTACCTGTGTAAAACTACGATTAAATACTCTTTCAAGTGCATGTGTTTTACGTGGAATGATTTCTTTCTTCATTTCCTTGGGTACAAGATGTGCTTGTGCTTTTACATAATGATCAATGTCTGCAAGTAAACCATCTGTGTCAGTGTTTTGTATTTCTAACAAATCATAAAAAGGTTTATAACTGCAAATAGCATAAAGTAGATGCTCTAGTGTTACATATTCGTGTTGATTTGTTGCCGCATAGTTTGTGGCTAGTTGTACAATGTTTTCAATCTCTGGATTGGTTTGTATCATATATCAATCTCTTTCGTTAATTATAGTTATTTAAAACTTTTAGCCAGGTCTTTTACTGAGCGTATTTGCTCCTCAGTTAGTGTTGGAGTTATAACATTAGTTATAATATACAAGTCACCTCGTGTATCTTTATGATTATTCCTATAAAGTCCTTGTGTTGGTATTCGTGATTTTGCTCCATGTTGTGTACCTGGAGGTATCTTTAACATAAACCTATTACCATCTAATCCTACAATTTCTTTTTCGCCACCTGTAACAGCGGTGAAGGAATCTATTTCTATTTGTGTGTGCAAGTCATCATTATTATATACAAAATTAGGATGGTTGTCAACTGCTATTTCGATATATAAGTCACCTCTGGGAATACTCTTAAACATGTTGTCTCCCAAACCTGGATACTTAATTTTAGTTCCGTTACGTGCTGAAACTGGAATAGTAACATACAATGCTTCTCCTGGGCCTTCTGGGGTTTGTACATTGATAGTTTTACTTTGTACTTCAAGCAAAGACTCTAGTGATACACTCATTCGGATACGCACATCTCTGTTGCGTTTATCTCTTTGCTTTGTGTGCATGTTAGGATTAGGATCGCGACCTTCGTGCATTTGTCTAAACAAGTTAGCAATATCTTCAGGAAATGATCCATCAGCAAATCCTCCGGCATTCATGCCATCGTTAGAAAAACCAAAATGTACACCTCCGGGTCCAGCATAGTTACCACCAAAAGGACCTCTGGCTCCACTGCCAGCACGAAAAGGACCACCCTGATGGCCAAATTGTAACTCTGCATCGTACTGGTTCCGTGTTTGAGGATTCTTTAGTACGTCATGTGCTTGATTAATTTTTTTGAACTGTTCTTCGTCGCCGCCCTTATCAGGATGATGCTTTCCAGCTAATACACGGAATGCTTTCTTAATATCATCAGGACTGGCTGTATTCGGAACGCCAAGCGTTTGGTAATGTGTCATTGCACATCTATTTAAGCATAGTTACTTAATATCAAATTTATTTGACTTTGACGATGGCTTTGCCTTAGGTTTAGGCTTTGGTTTTGTTTTTCTGTCTGCGTCTGAAAATACTGGTTCAACTGTTCTTGTAGTTGTTGATGTCGTTGTATTAACTCGCATCAAAGGACTTTCTGATTCTTTGTTGCTACCAACACTGTTAACATATAATCCAAACCATGCGGCACCAGCACCAACCACAACTGATACTAAACCTGCTTGATTCATGTTTGGATCTTCGAGTGCCATAAACCATGTTACCACAGTATAAAGCAAGTAGATATACATGCTAATAAAAGCACGTGGAAATAATCTCCATCTACTAAAGTATTCGGGGGCGTGCCACCACCAGTCAAGTTTCTTCTTGACTTGTTGCTCTTCTGACATTGTTGAACCTCATATAACTATTTGACACTAGTATTTATTATTTTTTAGCAGGTTCGTCGGGTTGATAGTACTCTTTATAAGCACGAATTGTTGCATTCTGTTGTGCAATGTAGCGTCTTAGCTCTGCAACGCTCAAACTTAATGCTTTATAACCTTCATCTGTCAATGCAAAATAAACAACATCAACTCCGCTTTCTTTTAATTCTTTAAGTTTTTTATCAAAGTTATCTTTTGTAATAATAATAAAGTTAAAGTCATATCCTTTTGCTGGTACTAAGTCTGGAAGTACCAATGGTGGTCTCTCTACAATCTCAGGTTTAATTGCTAGTGTTTCTTTGATACTAGAACAACCAGTCATTACAAATAACAGTGCTCCAATTAAAATTATTTTTTTCATTTTACTGACTTCCTAATGTCTTCCTTGTTATCTGCTTTATCTTCTTTTTTAAAGTTAGTTACAGTTAGCTCGGGACATTGACTGTTAGTTTCTTTAGGAAGAAGTGGTGCACCGGTAAGGAGTTCACCACATCTAATTGCATCTTTAGTTGCTCTGTTTATAATTTTCTCTACTACTTCGGGTTTTGCTTCTGCATCCTTGCCGATATCTCTTGCCTTACCTGAGCTATTCTTGTTAAATTTATCGTCAAGTTTACTTACAGATGCGTTTGCTTCTGCTATTTTCTCGTTGAGTGTATTGGTTACTTGTTGCACTTTTTTAATATCTTCTTGTAATTGGTTTAGTGCCGCCACTTGAGAATTAACTACATCCATTGTTCTAGCCTGGCGTTCTGCCGCTAAATCTAATTTAGATTGTAGGTTTTGTACATAGAACCACGCACCACCAGCAATTCCAATGATACCAATTCCTATTGCAATTTTTAATCCAATACTCGCAAACATTTTTTTATCCTAACAGAACCTCTAGGTTCCTGATGAGTCTTTCTTTTCGATCCTCAATGCCATGTGTTCCACCATTGATTCTCTTTGTCATTTTAGTGTTATCTCTGTCGTCAGCCATTTCATTTAATCCATGCTCTAGCCAATACCAAGCCGCACTTTCAACTGCTCCTTTAAGAGTTTCAAGATACTCAACAGCATCTCCAACATCCATTTCGTTGTAATCAGCAAACTTGGTATAGTTATGACAACCAGTTAGTTGGATAGCACCACGTCCTCTATAACGCCAACCGTCACCACTTTCTTCACTGCCGTTTCCCATTCTATCACGGTATGCACGATTTGCAATACGTTCTGGGTTACGATGATAAAACTCTTTATTGTCTTGGTCAAAATGTCTAGGCCACACACGACATAATGCATCTCCAGAATAGTTTAGATTTTCTTTAAGTGTATTAAAATCTGCACTTTCATGACCACACTGAGCAACAAATGCCGCTAAACGGTCTTCAGTGTTAATTTCATAACGGGGACATACATCTAATAGTGCTTCGTAAAGCTCTTCTGTATGCTTACACCTAGGTACCATTTGGTCCAGTTGGTCTTCTGTAAATTCAAAGTTCATTTTGATACTTCCTCATATTATTAGTGCTATGCACATATTTATTCCTGGGTTAAGCCTTTTTCCTGTAAAAAGCTCTTCCATTCTTTTTTACGTTTTGCTGATAATTTACAATCTGCATGTATACTTGCAGTTAATGTATTATCGTTTTTCATTTCATTGAGTTTCTGGTTAAACAGTTTCCCCTCATCTCTAGCAATATTCACTGGATTCCAAGGTTGCTCTCCAGTGTACTGCGAATACCCCTCGCTCATATAGATCCAACTTGCATACAATAAGAACTCGGTGATGAACGTAGGAGTTAAGCTATATTCTCTATACCAAGTTCTAAAACTTTGATGGTATTTGTTTTCAATGTAAGAAAACAGTTGCCTTACAGCCTGAGGCTTCATTATTGCTGGAACGCCAGCTGGACCAGGTTGACACCCTGGATCTTTTATGTTAAATTCTTTTACAAGCCAATCCCAACCAGTTTTAAATACTGGTTGTATTTCTTGCATCGCAACATTAATTTTATTTGGTTCTGGAAAGATATCAGCAGTATTAAATGGTTTAACAAACCAAGTTTTAGCATCAAAGATTAATACATAATCTTCTTTACTCATTCCTGCTGTTACCAGTTTACATAGTTGTTGGCTATCCCAACCAGTTCCATATGGAGTACAACTAATCTGTTTTCTATTTAGAATGTGAACTCGACTACGTTGGCTTCCCCACCAAAGTTTATCAATTTCAATGTTAACACTTTCTTCGTCATTCACAATTACAAATATATTTTCTGCTATATCCGGAGCATACAGATCTATACTGCGACCTTGTGTCACGAGCATATCTATCTCATCTGCATATACGACAGTAATAAAATCCAAAATTAGTTCACCTTATGATAATAATTAAATTATACCAGCGGCTCTTCTAATTGCATTCATCTCTTCTGTTTGGGGGGCCTTGCTATCCACTTTCAAGTGGGCCATTGCTTTTAGTTTAGCAATTTCTTCATCAGCATACTTTTCATTGTATATCTTTGGGTCTGATGGAACTTTTTCTTCTAGAGATTCAGCAGTTAGTTGAGACACATCTTTAAAATTTCCACGATATGTAAAGGACCAATCTTCTTCCTTGTTTTCAGTTAAGTTACATACTTGGGAAATAATCTTTAAAATATTCTCGTGTAGTTTTTCGTCACGATCCATTTCAACAAATACTTCATATGAACCGTCTTTGTTTTCTCCTGGGCTTGTATCTGAGTCAATTACAAAATCATAGCCTCTTTCAATAAAACCCATTAAATCTAATGCAGGTTCTTTTCCATTGACTAGAAAATTCATTACGCAGACATCTTCGTCTCTACCAATTTTACTTTTGAAGCGGTCAATCTGTACAGTCTTTTCAACTAAACCTCTGTTTAGATCGTTTATTTCTAAACCTTCTCGTAGATTGTAATTCATTATGCTACTTCACTCCCTACTTCGTCACCTGTTGCATCATTGTCTGCTACAACGTCACCTGACACCTCTTGTTCGTCAGCGCCTTGTTCATAAGCAGATTCTAATTCTTCAACATTGATTTGATCACCTTGTATTTCAACACTACCACGTGAAATTTCTGACATCAATGATTTTGTCATAACAATTTCAACTAACCAAATTGGATAACGTTCCATTTTAGGATACTTTGTGCCACCTTCGTAATCTTCAGGACCTTTAACTTGAACTGGTGATTCAAGTTCACTCCTGCGAAATCTTACATGACAATCATAATCTAATAAACGTTGTGCTCCGTCGGGGTCGGGCATTTTTCTATATGGAAACATTAATGTAACAGTAACAAAATACTTTTCAAAGATAGGACCTTCAACAATTTCACCTGATTGCCAATTTTTAAAACTATATAAGTCAAGAGTATCAAGTACACGTTCAAAATCCATAAGTGTACTAATACTACTTGAATTTTGATATATGTTTTTGACGTTATCTATAATGTCGTGTAATACTGCGGCTGATGACATCTTGGGCACCTTCTGTTGTTTAGTGTATTTACCTTTGGACAAATCTTATGTGGCATATAATTAGCTTCGATAAGGTCAATCTTAAATGTACACTTTATGATTGATGTCATAGGTTTAAATATTAATAGTGGACACAGACCTTACACTGGTTGTTAACGTCCACGTATAAGTTTAGCAACCAATGTAAGATTCCTAGCTGTGGACACCATAACAAGCATAGGAGGCTAACAAATTGTCTAGAAAAAAGAGAGCACTCGCTCGTAAACAACGCGAATCCAAACAAAACTATCAGCATCCAGCATTCGATCAGAATGTAGTTGATTTTGACAGATACCGTCAAAAGAAGACTAAAATCACACTTATTCCTAAAAGTCTTAAACAAGAAACATATATAGATATGTTAGAATCGGAAACAAACAAGATTGTTTTTGCAACAGGACCAGCAGGCACTGGTAAAACAATGCTTGCCGTGATTACAGCCCTAAAATTATTACGAGAAGGAGAATTTAATAAAATCGTAGTTACTCGCCCGGCTGTGGGAGTTGATGATGAGAAACATGGGTTCCTACCAGGAGACTTAAATGAAAAAATGGCTCCATGGACTAGACCAATTTTTGATTATATTCAAGAATACTACACGAAAGCCCAAATCAATAAAATGCTAGAAGATTCTGTATTGGAAATATCCCCACTAGCTTTTATGCGAGGTCGAACATTTAAGAATAGCTATATTATTGCAGACGAAATGCAAAACGCGACCCCAGGTCAAATGAAAATGTTGTTGACCCGCTTAGGCGAAAGAAGTAAGATTGTTGTCACTGGAGATACCAGACAAGCGGATCGCAAAGATCCTGAGAACGGTCTATTAGATTTTAAACGTTTAGTTGACAATTATGGAAAACTAGACCATATTACAGGAGTAGAATTTACAGGTACAGATATTCAACGTGATCCAGCCGTAACAGAGATTCTTAGACTTTATAAAGATCTGTGATAATGTAGCATAGGAGGAGGTAGTGTTCTGTTATAGAACACTACTTCTTGGTAACAAGTTTATAAAACTGTTTCCAGCTATCTACGATTGGTATCAAGTCATTGCGGTAATTCATATTATGGCCATGCTCAAACAGTACAGGCTTTAGTCCTTGTGCAATACCTGCTTCTGCATTCTCGGGCTTATCTTCAAGCCACCACATTTCGCTGTCTTTGTATTTAGATAATGCTTCGTCCTTTGGAGCACCAGTATCTAAACAGATCAGTTTGGTAAATGCACCTTCGCCAAACAATTTATCTAAATTCATTTTACGTAACTTGTAAGCATTAGCATCTAAACTCAAACTCGTAATACAATGAAACTCGTATCCATGTTCTTCGTGTAAACGTTTCACATAATACATTGCATCTCTAAATGCTGGTAAGAAGCCTATTGCGGCACTCTCATTGAATATCCTGACTAGCTTTGCAACCTGCGATTTAGGAATACCGTATCGTTCTCCCATATCATAATTAAACTTTGCATCAGGCAATTCTTCAAAGCCATGTTGGTCCATCCAGACGTTAAAAGCATATTCCCAGTTAAGCAATACACCATCTGCATCTGTAAGTATTATCTTCTTTTTAATTTTCAATTCTTATTCCTCAATAGTGCAATTCAAAATTGCCCAAGATCGATTGTAGCAATAGATCATCTTTGTCACCAAATACATAACCACATGTATCCAGTGGAATAAAATGTGTGGTGTCACCATCGCGTAATGGATAGGTTGGATCGTGTACTATACCACTTACAAAGTTGGATACTGTTGCAACTGTGACCGCGGTTCGCATTTGACTTTCTGTTACACCTAATACCAATACAGTACCAAACCCTTGTTCAGTCTGATGTTTCCAGTCCTCTCTCATGTTGCTGGCGATGTGACCGATAATAGTGTTGACGTTCATATCGTGGTTAACAAATGCATTACTAGCATGACTGGCTTGTGCCATTGCTTTGCCTGGATTCATACTGTCCAGATCAGTTCGCATTAATATGTAAAGCACAGGGGTCAAACATCTTCTCCTTCTTCTTTTGGGTAATAAACTATTACAAGACTATTACACTTAGGACATGACAGATTTGTTTCAATTAGATAGTCTTCCATGTGTTCATCACAATCATGGTCACCACCCCAAATTAATTCTGTCCCACAATGATAGCAGTTCATCCTTGCGTCTGCGTTTTATAAACTGTGTATGCATCAATAGTGCTATTCTTCATAGCATACGGATTACGTTCAATAAAGATACACAATTCTTCAAATGTTAATCCTAAGAACTCCATGTCCTTCTTAAGGACTGTCATTGCACCTTTTAACTTCATATTGTCTTCTCCTTTGCTTGTTGATAAATCTTTGAAATAATATCTAATGAATCGTTAACCTGTGCTTTACGGTCAACACCATATGGCGGGATATTATTCATTTGTAACCTTGCTCCACACAAAGCCCTGTTAATTGTCAACCACTCATCGCGGCTAATTTCATATGTTGCTGGGTGTTCCATTATGCAACCTTTACGTAATGAAGCTGAGTAACATTGTTTTGGAAGTGGTACTGACATTGCTTGTGTTCTTTGACACGAGCCGACACTGTCATTTGCTTACCAACTTCTGGTTCGTCACTATGCCAAAAAGTAACTAAGTTACCATCAACTGTACCAGTAACACTAAACTTACCTATAGACACTACCTTGCGAACTTTAATAGGAACGATGTCTAATGTAAGTTTGTCCTTGACCTTGCCAATAAACTCGCTTGTAGATCCGCTTACCTGCATTGTCTCTTGTTCTTTTTCTGCGGTATCAAGGTCTTTAGCAATCTTAGGCAACCACACTACAATACCAATAGCACGTTGTTCAATCTCATCACCTTGTGAGTTTGTATTAACATTGGCCATAAAATCGTTAGTACGAACACCGGACAATTCGTTTAGAACAATCTTGCCCTGCAACTGTGACGCCATTTTACGACCTTCATCAATTTCTTCTTTGCTAGGCTTAGTACCAGATTCAAGCAAGGCCAGTACCTTTTCTTTATTGGATTTTCCCTGGTCTTCCTTAGCAACTTGCTCGCCCCATACTGGAGCCTTAACAACCATATTACCTTGATCATTAAAAACACGTACAACAAAACCAAGGACATTGTCCATGTTATGCATTGGTTGCTTCTTTATCTTCATCATTTTTTTTGAACGGTAGTACATATGGGTAACTCCTAATTCCTTATTGTCTATACAGTATACGATACTTTTACCAAAATGTCAACCAAAAATGTGAAAAAAGATTTGTTGTATATCAATGACTTAGCTAGAATGAGTTAATATTTTTGCTCTTAATTTAGGATGGTATTGGGGTAATTCTTCAAAAAATAGCTGAGTCAAACAGTATCCTTCGCCAAATGCTTCAATTTCCCATGGCTCACGATAATATGCAACTTCCTCGTCCTTATACAACTTATTGTGCCATACAGTATGTCCGGTACTAGGATACCTCAACTCGCCTCTGGCAAACTGTTTAGTATGGGTAAGTTCGTGTCCAAGAGTCTGTAACGTTTCAGTGTACTTTGAATCAGAATGTAAGTGTATTAAAAATGAACGAGGATAATACTTTTCGTCGTTTGGCATTGCACTGCCACAATCAGATATTTTGTTACTGAAACAAATTGATACTTTAATGTTTTTAGATAGCCTACGGCCAAAGAGTATCGGACCAGCGAAACCTACATAAGCACGAACCGCTTCTTTAATTATTGGATCACAATTCCGTATTCTTAGAATCATCCCTATTAACTTTATCTTCGTATAATTTACGTAAAAATACGGAGTTTTTTTCGATGTACTGTTCTTGTGTGTATGGTAGAACACTTAATCGTTCCCAGTCTTTCTTTTCCTGTTTATGTTCGTACCATTTCTCAGAACACCAATGCTCAAAGTCTTCTATCAATTTGTGACACCTCTCATTGTGTACTATTAGTATATATCCAATAGAAAAAAAATGCAACCTCTATTTTCGCCAATAAGTATTAGTATGTACAGTCAACCCACTTATTTTGATGATATTATACCCAGAGACCAGCACAAAGACATTTCAGAATGGTGTCTAGATGTAAAATGGTATGCAGGTATTTTAAAAATGCATCACCAAAACGATTTTGATCCACGTGGAGACAACCATGCAAGTGCTATAATTAGATCAATGTGGAGACATCCAATTGGATGGGATACCGAAAGCACAATGGAACGAAATCCACTGATTTATAAATTATGGACTGACATCAATGATAGAGTATTTAATTCTCTTGCTAATTTAGATGGTATACCCGAAGGCATTGGCGGTTTGGGTATAAGAGAAAAAAGCAGAAGTGTGTTACGTCAAATGAGTAAAGTTGCTCCACATCTTAGTAAAGACGTAGTAACTCATGACTCAGGTGATAGATACTCAGACGGTGTGGATTTTTACGACAAGTATTCTTGTCCTCGGAATAAGAGAGAATTTACATGTTACCTAAATGCTCGAGAAGGAAGAGTAATCGCCGGACATAGTAGAAGCAGTTTAACTGAGTCCGGAATACTTGGATCAATTCACAAAGATTCAGGTCCTGGTTTTACAAGACAAGATCAATATTATACTGTACTTTTTATTGCAAACGAAGAGTGGAAACCATCGTGGGGTAACGAGTTCTTTTTTTATGGCGATGAACCAAGTGGGGAAAAGCATTGGAAACAACTGTACAATATTGGCTGGCCAAATCAGATGATTGGAAATAAGCCTGGGCGGGTTATAGTTTACCCACATTATGCAACACATCGAACGTCAGCGGCATTTGCTCCAACACCTTCGTATCGTATTGCCTTTAGAGTTAAGATTCCAGAAACTAAACATACTTTATTAAAAATGGAGAAGAATTAAATGACAGATACAGTAGAACATCTTGGCGGTATTGATCTTGTTTGGGAAGGCATTGGACAAGACAGCTGGGAAATGATTGAACAAGGTGCTAATGAATTAGTTACCTTAGGTGATCAATTTAATGTTGGTGCCAGACTATTAGAAGTTGTTAGCAACGAAAACAGAACATGGTTAGATGCTGAGCAACTGGTTACAGAATTCTACAAAAATAGCACATCAAAGTTAATGACAGACCAAGAGGTTATGGAACGTGCTCAATCAATCGAAATTGCAAAAAATTTAGGCGAGACTACCACAGCAGGCACTATTTGGAACGAAGATACCCAGAAATGGGAATAAATTGGCTAAATAGTTTTGTTATATAATTAGAGGATACTATATGTGGGACATGATTGCTGAAATGGCAACAAATCGTACTTGGATATATACCGGAATAATAGGAAGTGTATTTGGTGCGTTGTTTGTAGCATATATGCGTGATACTAATATTGGTTTGTGGGTATATGGAAAATGGGATTCAATTTTAGATTATGTTCGTGACAGATATGGATGGACATGGTTTGATCAAAAGCCGGATGCATGGAGATTGGTAAATCCAAATATCTCTCGTAAAATAGATGAACTTGAAAATAGGATCGCTAAATTAGAGCAAAGGAGCAAATAATGGCTGAGAATGTAACTGAAGAAGATTTTATTGCGGCAAGTAAACTTGCTGAAGAATCTACTTTCACTGACAAAGATAACCGCCCAGACTGGTGGCCAGACGATTACGGTCATTGGGATGATATCATCGGACGTTGGGTAGAACCTGATATGGATGGTGATGGTGAAGAAGATAACTTACCAGCACCTGATCCTGCATCAGCTGATTGGGAAGAACGCATGAAAGGTGTTTCTAGTGATGTACCGGACACTGCAGAATATGATGATTCCGACCTTCCTGCACCCGATCCAGCAACTGCTGATTGGGAAGAACGCATGAAAACTGTTACTTCATAACACAAAGGTTATTATAGATTATTGAGATAAGAGGGGTTTTCCCTCTTATTTCTTCTTTGTACTACAATGTCAAAATTTTATCCGAAAAAAGATAAAGACGCCTGGGATAGTTATCCGCATCTTAGATCTTATTTTAACAAACTTGATCTTTCGTTAAAATTAGAATATGTTGCCGGTCCAGCAGGAACCCCTGTGCCTCATGATGGTGAATACATTATTCGCCCAATATATAACTTGTCAGGATTAAGTGCCAACACACAAATTGTTACTCTTAAAGAAGGTGAAACTATAAATGATCCTAGCCTCTTTTGGTGCGAGAAATTTGATGGAGATCATTTAACAATTGATTATTCAACTCATAGAAGTGAAATATATCCCCAACGTTGTTTTCATGGGCACAAGAATGATCAAAATGTACATTACTCAAGTTGGACAAGAGTTGATGTAAAGGAATTACCTCAGCTTGAAATACCACCATTTATAGTCAAAGATTTACACAGTCTTTTCAAGTTTAATATTGAATGGATTGGAGACAAGATCATTGAAATACATTTACATCACAATGAATGGTTCCCACAGAATGCAAAAGAAATAATCCCAATTTGGGACGACGGTGAAAATGCGATGTCAAGTCATTTAACATTAGCTGATGCAGGATATACTTTTAAAGAATCTGTTTATGATGCACATGGACAATCCGAATCCAAACGCTTAGGATTCTATTGGCGTTAATTAAGCATAAGTAATATAACGTCAAAGGAAGTGGAGACGGATTTTGATAAAACAAGGTAGACATTTTATTACCTTAAACAATTATACTAAATTATCTATAATGCTACTATTGGACAAAATTCAAAAGTCCGAAACTAGCAAACTAAAAGTATTCCAAGAATCTCAAACTAAAAAATTAATTTGCAATCTATTTTATGAGCCTAGTACACGAACTAGTTCTAGTTTCTATGCGGCGGCAAAATATCTTGGACATGAAGTTCTCAGCATCAATAATGTACAGTATTCTAGTGTTAGCAAAGGTGAAACATTAGAAGATACAATACGCACTTTAGGAAGTTATACGCATTGTATTGTACTTAGACATCCTGAAGTTGGTTCGGCTTTACGTGCGACTGAAGTTAGTGATGTACCTATTATAAATGCTGGAGACGGAGTTGGCGAACATCCAACACAAACACTGCTTGACTTATATACAATATATAAAGAATATCAAACACTAGATGGCCTTACAATAACAGTAATGGGCGATTTAAAATTTGGTAGAACTGTGCATAGTTTGGTTAATGTGCTTAAGATGTTTAATTGTAAAGTAAATCTAGTTAGCCCACCAAACTTACAGTTACCAATGGATTATAGTGATCCTTCGTTTGCTTCATTTAATGAACTTAACTATTCAGTATTACAAGAGTCTGATGTATTGTATATCACTCGAGTTCAAGCTGAACGTGGAGCATGGGCATCATATAAGTTTGAAGAAGGCGATGTTGAACATCTAAATCAAAAGTGTATTGTTATGCATCCGTTACCAAGGGTTGACGAATTGCCTACATGGTTCGATGACGATCCACGTGCTAGGTACTTTGAACAAATGTCTAATGGACTTGCTGTTCGTAAGTTTCTTTTAAAGGAAATATTAAGTTAACCTCGTCTACGTAAAACTTCTAATAATTGCGATACTGTAGTTTCGAGGTTGTGTATTCGTGTATTTTGTGCTTCAATTGTACGACTCAATGTGTCAGTACGATGAGACATTTCACCAAGGGTTTGAGCTTGTTCTTTAATAGTTTTTTCGTGGCTAAACAGATTAGGGCGAACAATGTTAGGATTAACTGCTCTCTTCTTTTTCTGTTTGTACATTGATTTGTTCATTTAAATCTTCTTCTAATTGCTTCTTGTGCATTTCAGCTTCAAACTTCTTAAGATCCATTTCAGCCATTACATCTTTAAATAATCTATCATCCAACGGAATCATGGTTTCTTGTATATACTTACCGTTTGTGCGACAGAAATAGTCCCACGTAAGCCAAAAATTAGGCACTGTACCTGTTGCACCTATATCGTTCTTAAGAACTTCTCTTTTTGTTACATTAACTACCACTTGGTTATCGATCTTTTTTTGCTTCTTCATACGGTTCGTAACTTCAACTCTTTCGGTCCATGACCAGTTGTTTTCATCGGTTTTCCACCCTTTAAGGGTCTTATCTACACCGTCACGAAGTACTCGGGTATACTTGGCAGTTATATATACGTCTTTACGTTTCATTGTTAATAGTTGTTAATTCTACTAGAGTTGCACTTAAATTAATTTCAGGATCTGCTACCATACTATGATTGACCATACCATCACGAATTGCAAGGATTGCTTTGTCTTGTCCATCTGGCGTATCACTCCATAGCTCAAGGTTGTCGTACATCCAGCGAAACATTTCGTCAATATCTTCAACACTTGCTTGTTTACAAATAGTTTCTCTACCTTTAAGAATGTCACCATTCTTAAACAAATCAACTGCACCAAGTTTCCAATCATGTACTGCTGAATCGTTTTCACCTGGGCTACTAAGAACTCCTTCAATACTATTTGCTTGTAGCAAATTCAAACATTTACGCAAGTCTGGATATGTTGCTTTTACATAACTGTCAAGGATATCAAGTTCAAACTCAACACTTTCTCCAACCAAGATAGTTGCCGCTCTTGCAGTAAACTCAACATGATCTGTTTTACTGATATGGAAGCCTTGGCATCTACTATGCAATGCTGGCATAATTTTATGTGGAAGATTACAAGTAAAAATAAACCTTGCCGCTTCGTGATATGTTTCCATTAGTCCACGCATAATAGCTTGTGCGTTGTGCGAGAGGTAATCAGCTTCGTCTAATAAAACAATCTTAAACTCACCAAATGGCATTGTTTGTACAAATGTTTCAACTCTACTTTTAATAAAGTCTACACCATTATCTCTACTGGCATTGATGTGTAAAATATCAAAGTCTTGAATGTTTAGTTCGTTAATTAAAACTTTAGCAAGAGTTGTTTTGCCTGTTCCTGGGCTTCCACTTAGTAACAAGTGTGGAATAGTTTGATCTTTTACCCAGCTTTCAACTTGTGAGCGTTGTTGTTGGTCTGTAAATACGTAGTCGGATACAGTTGCAGGCCTGTATTTTTCTGTCCAAAGTTCTTTCATGTGTTATATCCATTTCAAATGTGCGAGAAGTGCATCTTTATTATCGTTAAATTCTAACACAATTTCGTCTAATCCGCAAGTCTTAAAATGGAAATCTTTACCATATTCTAAACTATATTGTCCCAAACGATTTGCTACAATAGCAAGTGCTTCGGTATCTCGATAGTTTGCATTCAACGCACCACCTTCAACACTGGTTCCGGATTCTTCACCAACCCAACGTCCTCGTTGAGTAACTTTATCTGATTGTATTCGAACTTCATGCATCATCAATCTCCACTATTGTATGATATGGACTTGCTTTTGGTCTTACATTTTTTATATACTCTAAATGAGCAGTTGCTTCATCTTTAGTATCAAACTTTGCAACGATAACCGGATCTTCAATTCTCGGCTCGTATTCAACACCCCATTTAGGCATGCATTACACTCGACGATGCCCATGTTTCAGCATTATCGTCTGGTGCATCATCACTGACAGCAAGAATACCATCGTTATCAGCACGAGAAATCATTTTAACTACACTTTCAATTTCAATTTTAAGTGCTCGTGTCCAACGACCGTGTTCAATTAGAACCCATTGTCCTACTTTAACATCTGTTTGTTCTGGACCAACTGCATGTACTTTAGCCCATCTAGCACGGATGCCTTGAGTTTTTCCATCGTCATCAAGAACAATAATACCACCAGATGTTTTACGTTCACCAAATTGAATATCTTCAACTATAACGTGATCACGCAATGCTCTGATTCCACTTGAACTATGTATTGGTAGATAGTTTGACATTTTAGTTTCCTTTATTTCTTGTTACCCATTTGTGTGCAGTTTCGTCCCACCGTACTTCATCAGCACTGGCATGTGAGTTACCATGCGATACTTTTTTACCTTTTGCTTTTGGATCTTTACCCGACATTAATTTCTTAGCCATTAATTATAGTCTCCTTGGACCGTTTGCTTTTTTTGGATTTGGCTGAGCTTCTTGCGTAACAGTTTTTCCACCTGCTACTGATGCCGCCAATGATCCTCTAACAGTTCTTTCAACTGGTGCTCCGGGCTCAATAAATCCTGATGATTCTTCAACCACTGGCTCTTCAACCACTGGTGGAGTTGGTGCCGGAACTACGTCTGGAACAACTTGTGGAACTGGTTGAGCAACTATAGGCTGAGGATCTGGAATTGGAGCAGGGACCGGATCTGGTCTTAATACTACTTCATCTTCGTTGCCAAGATCATCTGGAAATTCAACTGGAACTGGTGCTTGAGCCATTGCTTCCTCCACTGGTGTTTTTGGGGTTTCTTTTCTGGGGGCATTGACTGGTAAATTAGGGTTAGTTGCTGTTGCATGGGTTGGTGTTGGTTTAGAAGGCGGATTGGTATCTGCTAGTACTTCTTCTCTTGAACGTAGTACTACACCACCAGGCCCTAATTCATCACCTCTTGCATTAACTCTCATGTTACCAACGGCAATTAATTCTTCGTTTGCAACTCTTAGACTATCGATGTCGATATTCTTTCCCATTGCTGAACGATACATTGATTTGTCTGCCATGTTATTCTCCGTTATATGTGTATATTACTATTTATCGTAAAAATTCACTGATATCTAAATCGTAATATATACTGTTAATTTTGTGTACACCTATTAGGTATAACACGAAACTTGCTACACTACTTCCTCTACCAACACCCCATACTATATCGTTAGATCTAAGTGTGTCAATAAAATACTTAAGAAATTTAAGCAAGTCAAATAAATCTCTTTCTTGATAGAGTAAAAGTTCTTCTCCTACTCTTTGTAATTCTGTGTCGTGATTGCATTGTTCAAGTAACCATGCACAGATGTCTAATTCTTTATACTCATTGGGCATATCCCAATGGGATTGATTAAAATTATCAAAGTCTTCAATGTCACCATCAAGCATTTTGTATGCATTGATTGTTGGTACTTGATTAAAGTAACGTTCAACAGACTTATTATATAAATCTGTTTCTTCTTGTACTAAGAGAAACTTTGAAATATCTTGGTTAGGATTTTTGTATAATACATCACATAAATCTTCCTGTGTGCAATATGCTTGTCCAAATTTATCGTAGTTAATCATTTCTTTTTCGATACATTAATAAGTTTATCTAAACCGCTCTCTTCACGTTTAGTATCCATTTTATGCATAATCTTTGCATTGCGGTCGTACACCTCTTGGTTACAATCTGCTAACAACATATCAATTTGTCTCAGTAAATCCATACTGCCAACTCGATTTGCTGTCATTCTTTTTTGATGCAATTCTGAAATACGTTCTTGTAAATCAGAGTCACTCAATTCAGACAGATCGCTACCAAGAGGGTGCATTGAAACTACTTGCCTTCTTTTCGTGCATTCTTTTCAGCAGTAATTTCGTTACGAATTACCTTTGCCAACTTTGACATTTCACTAAGTGCTTTTCTTGCACGAGTACCAGCTGATGCATTACCACCAGTGAATTTTTCATGCTCTGCTAAAAATGAAGCCATATGTGCTTCCATTTCTGATTTACTTGCTGACATTGTTTTCTCCTTATGTCGTTTATACAACATTACTTATTGTCGTATCTTGCGTTTTTTGCAATTTTTAAATGGTTTGGTATCACCACCAGCCTAATGCTTTAGCATTTCCAGCTATAATCATAAAACATGTTAGTACATGTAATACAATCCAAAAAGTACGAAAGGCTAAAGCCCTACGTACCTCTGTTTGAGTAATAGGAAGAAACTCTGGTTTATCTTCATCATTTAAACCAATTGGCATACCAACTGTTCTAGCCCAAACTCTTAGATAACGTCTTTGTCCACTCATTGTGTTTCTTTTTTAGATATTGACCATGTTTTTTCATCTAATTCTTCCCAAATAAGATCATCACCGACATCCCAACCAGCTTGATCAATACTGCCAACCGGAAACTCTAAGTATAGTTCTTTTGATTTTCCGTCCTGTTTTACTTCTACTATCCAACTGTTTGGACCTGTACGTTTAGGATAACTCATAAATCTCCTTCTTTCCTATTTTCGCTCTGAAATGTATCAAAGCTACCTCCAGGATAACGTGCTTCTAACTTCTTTACATTTTCTGCAATGACATCATTGGGATCAAGCTCTAATGCCATACAGGCTTGCATCCAATACCACATTACATCACCAAGCTCACGCTTCATGTGAAAGATGTTATCGTCATCCAATGGTTTGCCTTGGAATACAATTTTTTTAACAATTTCAGTAAACTCACCTGCTTCAGCACTAAGTCCGAGGCATGCGGTTAACATTCGAGGTAGGTTGGCATTGCGTTGATTTACAAGTGTAGTCCAACGCATAATATAATCGTTGTTTGCTTTACTTTCATTGCTAGTAACAGCATCAACAAACTCGGCATATTTGTCGAGATCAATTTCTTTAGTCATACAAAAACTCCTTGGAACTAATTACTAATAGTATATATTAGTTACAACAAGGAGTCAATGTAAAAATCAACCAAAAGGTAAGTTAATTACCTTAAATCATCTTGTGCCAAGCGGCTCCATCATAGTATACTGGATATGATGTTGTTCCACCAACTGAAGCTGGATCCCATCCTGCGGCAAGTCCGTTTGCTACTGCCACAGTGCCATCAATTGCACCAGATGGTTCAGCGGCTAATGGAGTAAATGTAACAAGATTAGAAATAGCTAGTGTAGTTACTGCATTTCTGTTTCTGCTCAAGTCTTCAATAAAGAATGTGCTACCATTATAAGAACTAATTTCCCACAAATAACTGCCTGTTGCGGCAAAAGTAACACTGTCGTTACTTACATCAAATCCTTCAATTGTACTTGCTCCAACCATTACACCACTTGGTAATGTAACTGTATGTGAAGCATCAACTGTTAACCAAACACGTATTGCTGAATAAGCATCGTTTGGAAAACCTGAAAAACTTAAGGTTGTTGAAGCATTTGTTACAAGTTGATAAAAGTTTCCTGCTGAGAAGTCAACGTCTACGCTGGCTCCTGCTGGATCTTTAAGAACTTTGGTTGAGCGCCATGCTTTAAGTTCTGGCGCCGTTAATACTGTGCCATTAAGATTATTGTAAGCCGCGTCTGTCGCCAGCTCTCCGCTTAATGGGCTTTTGAGAACTACTTTATTCTGTAAGTCCTCTAATTCTGTTTTGGCTAAGTTAAAGTTATTGCGGGTATTAGTAAAGTTATCACGAAAGCCTTGGCTATCGTTGTCTTGACCTGCAATAGGAAAACTGCCATTAATGTTAAATGGGTTGATTTCTGATGACATCTTATGTAAACACTCCTATCTGTGGGAATTTAATATATTTATCACCGTCTTCAGGCTTATGATAACTATCTCTGTAATTGAAGAAACGGGTACCTCCACCATCAAACCTGGTATAGTCTTTGTTGTCGGTGCCGGGCTCTGCTTCTACACTCCCTTTCCAATATTTATACTTTGGCACGGTTTGATCGGCCTCTAATGTAGCATCATACGTTAGGAAAGAGAAACCGTAACTCTGCCCTTTTGCTACTTTAATCTTCGTTCCAACGTCAATTTCACGAACAAAATCAAGTCTAACTAGTTCATCTGATATAATTATTTCAGTTTCAGTGTAATTATCAGCAAAATCAAGTGACATGTCCTTATCTTTATATGTTCCTAGCGTAACACGTACTCTATCGCCACGCTCTACATCTTTTGCAGTTACTAGGGTAAGTTGCATAATATACTCTTTACCAAGGATAAATGGTTGAAACTGCTTATCCTCATCGAACGCATCAAAGTCTAGTACGTCACTGGGTGCAACTCTCTGATTAATAATTATATCTGTTTCTTGGAATGTTAGTTTCCAAACTTGACGTCTATTATGATACGGAATAGTGGTTCCGCTGATTGCATCTGGATCATACCTTGTTAAGTCCCATATATCCTTAGGTGTCCAGCCGTCTTCGTTACCTATGTCGCCTAGGAAAATAAGTTCTTTATCTTGAAGGTCAGCAATACTACGAACACCATCAATTGCATTAGGATTGTTTAATAAGAATGTACTCCAGGCTTGTCCATGTATGTCACTCCATTTATAGTTCAATGCATAATGAGCTGTATGATCAAAGTTTACTAGTGTTTGTGTTCCAGTGATATTGATTCTCCAGATACCAGCACGTTGATTTGTTTGTAGGTATCTAATTATAGTACCGCTCTCTACTGTACTAAGTTGACTAGTAGTTTCGATTCTATTTGTACCACTATCAACTGCTCTAATATAAGTTTCAGCTGGTATATTTTTTCCTTGTATACTCATACCTGGTTTTAGATCGCTTGGAATACTGTCAACAATAATAGTATCTCCAACACCAATCTGTGTTGAAGTTACTGCTGATACAATATCAACTGGTGAACCTTTGGTTAAACCAATAGTACTTGGGTTGTTAACTACAAGACGTGTAACTAAACTTACAACGCCTGGCGTTACACTAATATCAACTGTCTGTTGTTGTAAGATTTTTGTATTATCTGGTATGGCATCGTTACTAGGTGCTAAAAAGGCTTTTCCTATTAGATCCGCTCCGTATTGGTATTCAACATCAAAACTAGTTGAACCACTTGCCGCAGTATTCACTAATAGTAATTGTGAAATAGTTAATCCTCTTTCACGGAAACCCGGAATAACTTTATATGAATCAAATCCAAATACACCATCGTAGTCAGTCATTGACCCTGAACTAATTAAATCAGTGCCAGCTGGTTCAAATCCTAAACCACTGTTGCTAGTGCTAATATCAAACGCACTTGCATAACCGTAATACTCTTGGCCAATTACATATGGATAAACTGCATCACCGTCAGCATCTTCTGTAACAAAGTAAGCATAAGTTCCAGTTGGATAGTCAGGTGTAACACAATACCTTCCGTTCCACTTGTCAAGAGTTCCGCCACCTACATGTTCAAAATCTTCAATGAATATGCCCAATGGATATGTTGATGGATCATTTGCAACACCAGTCCTGTGACTAAAATCTGATTTGATAGCCCAAGCACTAGTCATTCTAATTACTGCTGAAGTATTGTCGTTATAGTTAGTATAACCATTAGGTCCGTAAATTGGATATCCGTCTAATGACCAACCAAGTATTTTACTATGTCCATCAGGGTGAGCTAAGTTGCTACCTATATAAGGAATTTGTTCTAATTCTTTACCGCCAACTGAATTGTCTGTTGCTCCAATTCCACTTGTCCAGGATTGTGTAAATGTGCGATCTCTATAACTATACACTCCGTTAACATCTGCATGACCGCCAGCTAAATCATCTCCAAAAGAATATCCTAAGTCAGTCGCACTTTGAAAAGCAAGGTTAAAGTTCATTCCTGCAATAGGTGACATACCAATTGGAGCACGATCACCTCCTGCAGGGTTATAAATTGCAACTCCGTTTAGCCAAAAACCAATATGGTTCAATGGTAATGGTGTTTTAGTTCCTGAGTTTGGATAATCTCTACCGGCATGGTTCGACCATGTCATACTATATGATTGAGCGGCTGAATTAAACGGTGCCGCTGGATTGCCTCTACTATGATAAGGTAACCCTGTTGCTTTTATACTTACTGTTCCATTACTAAATGTCCAATTTGCATTTCCGCTTGTAAGGCTACTGCTAACACGCTCGCCATTTTCTGTAACGGCTTCACTTTCAATTCCATCTCCTGGAATATCACCAACAAATAAGTTTTGATATTCGACCCATCCATCTGTATCAGGACTTGCTACATTAGCAAAACCTTCCTGTTTAGCAAAGATAAGAGTTTCGCCATGTTTGTAATTCTTAGTACCATCAATTCCTGGAGGTAATAAAGGATTGGCGGCTTGGTTATCATTAATATATGCTTTGGTTCTTAAATGAATACTATCGAATGATTGTTCAACAGCATATGTAACTGGGTATTGTAGTTCACCTGGGCCAATTAATAGTCTATCATAGGTTGTTTCTTCACTTGGTAGAAACTGGTTTTGCGGAATGTCAAAGTTTTTACTCAGTACGTTATCAAGTTGGTATCTGTCTACAACAAATTCAATTTTGCTGAAACTTACGTTATTACTTTTTAATCTATAAGCAATTAACTTACTTGCACCCGGTACTGTATAAGCCAATACCACCGCACGTTTAAATCCAATTACTGTTTTATCTTCTTGTACACTTAACATCCAGTCTGGGAATACACCTCTAGCACTATAGCCCAATGAATTGATAACTCTAGTATTCATATTTTCAAATGTATTAGGATAGATAGTATCGTATTCCACACCCTGTTCGTCAATGTATTTGTTAATTGTTGGCTGTTCACTGTCAAGGAAGAACTGTCCTCCCATTGGCGGAGTTATTGTTCCAACTTTGTTTGACAAAGTAACATCAGTATCATTGATGTTTTGCGGATCTTCAACTTCAACATATACTACTTCGTATTTTACGTTGTAGAACTCATCAACTGCTCTCGCTGTTTTTACTTTACCAAAATCAATCTTTTTAGTGTAATGGTTTTTGTCAATGGCTTCGGTATAACTTGCAAGTGTGCTTGGATTAACTCCAGCAAGTGCAAGGAACTTAATAGTTTTAGCTCTACCAAACCATGGATCTTCTTTTCTGAATATCAAGTTGTCTGGGAATATTGCTTGGTTGTTTACAATATCCAAGAATGATTGTCTTTGTGCTTGTGTTGGCAATGCTTTCAGATACAAGTTTTCATATGGTCTTGTGTAACGTGGATTTAGACGCAGAGTAAATGTTCTGTTACTACTAACTAATCCGTCTACAGTGGTAGCAGTTACAGTGAACTCGTATTTATTATCAAAAAGAGTTTTACCTTTATCAAATGTAACTACACCTGAATCCATTTGAAATGTTCTAAACGAGGTACGTCCACTAATAAACCCATTTGGTAATATATCTAAACTTAAACCTTGTGGTGTATTAACTTTTGTGTCTTCTTCAATACTATATGTAATTGCCTGTCCGTTGGCACTGGTTGCTTGTACACTCAACTGACTTACTTCACCTGGAATAAGTGAACCCAAGTCTGTTGGAGTTACCCAAGTAATTGTATCAGTTAAACTACCTAATATTGTTAAAGCAAATTGTACAGGAGCACTTTCGTATGTTGCATCTTCTATTTTGTTAGCAGAAATAATAAATTCGTATACTTTTCTATCTTCAACTTGAGGATCAACATAACCATTAAGCCAGCCATTGGCATCAATTGTTAATGTTGGTGGAAGTTTGCTTTCACTTTGATCATAAAGTCCTTCGTCTAATCCGCTACCAACACCAAATGTATTGTCTGGTAATATAATATAAAAGTCAACTGCAAGACGTCCATTGTCTGGAACATCAGCAGGATCAGTTACTGTAACCAATGTGTTGGTTACGTTAACAGTAAAGTCAACACCTTCTTCAAATATAGTAACAACACCGGCGTCGGTTTCATACCATACACCTATAATATCAAATTGACTTCCTACTGGATAATTTTCTGTAATTAAGTTATATGCTAGTTCATGTTCATCAGTATCAAAATACTGTACTGTACGTGGGTTGTTTTTTGCTCTGCCTTCGTTGGGTTCAAATTGTCCAGTGACACCATTACCGTTGCGTGGATCTTTCCAACCAAATATAGCACCGCCACCTTGATCAAAACTTCCGCCCTCAGCCAATCTAAATTGGAACTCAATTGGGTCTCCCTCAAAGTCCAATGCATCAAATTTATATGCAAAGAAGTTTTCTTGTCTAACTTGTGGTAAACTTGCTGGAGGAGTTGTAATAACCGGAACGTATCTGTTGTCAGCATCTATTGAGAGTTCGTCGTTGTCTGCACTAATAGCAATTGGTTGTTCTGCACTACCGCTAATAGATGTATGATCCTGGTCTGCTGTGAATAATATTTTACTTGCAATACCAAGTTGATAAGTTAAACTATCAACACTGCTTCCATCAGATACTTGTACAGTAAAAGTATATTTTCTATTTCTACTGCGACCTAAAGTATCCCAACCGGCTACATCATAAAATGCTACTGATCCACCTGAACTCTGTGCATCGTAACCCGGAATAACATTGTCTGCATCAGTGGACTCAATTGTAATATATCCACTAATTAATCCGCTTGAACTCAGTGTAATGCCTGGTGGTAGTTGCCCACTTGCTACAGTCCAATTCAATACTGCATTTGGGTTTGGTTCTGTAGCACTTAGTTGTTTCTTATAATATGTTCCATCAAATACTGTACCAAGGTTGGCAGTACGAGGAGTAATATAAGGAGGAAATAAGTTAGTAACAGTTATTTCAAAACTTCTGTCTGTAACAATGCCTGAGGTTGATGAAGCTCTAATACTAAAACGATATGTTCTTGCTTCGTCAACTGGTAATGGATCCAGTACAACAGGAACACCTTGAATTGCACCAGGCATACGTTCAATTTGCACACCAGGAGGCAACTCACCACTAATTAAATCAAATATAATATTGTCTTGAGTTGGATTGGTAACTTCAAGCGGAATGTCAATGAACTCAAGTTCAGGAACAGTCCCGATATCTCCACCTTGTGTTATCCACTTATGTCGTGCAACTTCACCGATTGCCATTATCTATTCCTTACCAAGTAGCGAAAGCACTACGTACCCAAGTGTTTGCGGCAGTACAATAATAGATATATGTTGTTCCAGAGTCGGTGCCAATAATAACTTCACCTTCAGTGCCGGTATCAGTTGCACTACTTGGAATACTATTAGTTTTAACTATTAAGTTGCCGTCTTCTGTATAAATTGCAAAATTGTTTGGATTACTAGGATCGCCACTTCCGCCTGACTGTCCAATTTGTCCACGTCTAAAAGCTCCAAAGCCTGATACAAAAACAGTTGTTTCAATTCTACCGTCTCCGGTACCAGTTGTTAAACAATACAAGTTTCCGTTTAATACTCGAATGTTACCTGTAGTAGCAGTCATTCCAGTTTGAGCTGTAACAGTTCCTGTGGCAGTTACATTTGTAAATGCACCTGTTGCTGGTGTAGTTGCTCCAACTGTACCATCATGAGCACCAGTTGAACTGCCAGTTAAGTCACCAGTTACGTTACCTGTTACGTTACCTGTTAAATTGCCAGTTACGTCTCCTGTCACTGCTCCAGTTACTGTACCTGTATATCCAGAACTAGATGTAATAGTTGTAAACGCACCAGCGGCTGGTGTTGTTCCACCGACTGCTCCGTTAATTGGGCCAGCAAAAGCATTTGCTGTAACTGTTCCAGTTGCTGTATACGAAGATGAATTAATCGTTGTAGCAGTTAAGTTGTTTGCAAAGAATGCATCTCCACCTACGCCAACACCACCAGTTACTTGTAACGCACCTGATGTTGAGTTAGTTGCATTGGTTGCTGAAGTAAAACTAGTGTCGTTAGTAATTGTACCGCCTGAGAAAGTTGCACTAATATTAGCAACGGCCGTACTAATTAGAGTTGGAACTAAAGTAGTTTCAATTGTGTTAAAATTATTACGTGCTTTACTAAATGCTTCACGTATGCTATCGCCGGACCCATCGTTTGCTGAGGCACCAATATTAATTGTATCTAAACTAGGCATATTTTAATCTTTCCTTACAGTATTTATCATGTTATTAAGCGGCAATTCCACCGTCTCCAATAATCCATTGTGTTCCGTTCCATATGCAACTGAATCTACCTTGAGCACCTGTTAGTCTCCAAACAAAGGCGGCTACTGCCGCTGTAACATCGCCGGCATTGGTATGTATTGCATTTGCTATTGTAATATCACAAACACCAGTAGCAAGTCCTGATTTCCATATATGCAATTCTTGACCTGTATAAGTTCCATCTGCTAGTGTGTAATTTACACCTGGGGTAACAAAATGATTGCGTTTTGTAATGTCAAGAGCACCTGGCGTATCGTTAACTTCAGTAGTACTTGTTGCAATAGTATGTGTGTTAAACTGAATAGTACCTGCTGTAACATCAACGCCCAAGGCTAGTTCAGAATCTCCAAATTTAATACTGTTATTGCTCAGGAACAAATGTCTAATTTTGTTAGTTGCATTACCAAAATCGTATGCGGCATCGGAATCTGGAATTAGATGCCCACCCATTGTAGTAGCACCCATTGTTTTATTTGTGAGTGTATTAGTTGAAGTTGCTGTAATAAATGTTGACGTGTCTGCTGGTGCAAAACTAAACACTCCAGTGGAGTTATCATAAGCTAGTGTTCCACCGCTACTTGCTGAGCCAGTTGTAACACTTAGATCAGTTAGTGCAATACCGCTACCACTACCAGCGGCTTGGAAAGTAAAGTTTCCACTACCATCTGTTGTTAGTTGTTGTCCTGCGGTACCGTCTGTAATTCCTAAATCTGTTAATGCACTAGGAATAGCTGTATCACCTGCTAAAGCTGTTGTACTAGTTGTACCCAATGCTAGTAGTGCAGTATCACCTGCTAAAGCTGTTGTACTAGTTGTACCCAATGCCAATGCATCAGTAATTCCATAACCTGCTATTGTAGTTGGTTTGCCAGTTAAACTAGCAAAAGTTTGTGCTGGAACACTTGTTAAATATGTGCTTAGGTCTGGCGGAGTATATGTAAACACACCTGCGTTATCATATGTTAATCCTGCGGTACCTACACTTGCGACAGTAACACTTAAATCTGTTGCGGCTAATCCTGATGCTAGTCCTGCGGCCCAACTAAGTGCTCCGGATCCATCTGTTATTAGGTATTGTCCTGGTGTTCCGTCTGTGTTTGGAAGTGTCCAAACAACATTGGCTCCTACAGTAACCGGAGCGGTAAATCCAACATAGTTTGACTTGTCTCCGTCTTGGAATTTTATTTCTGCAGGTTGGCTAAGAATAATATCATCTTTAAATGTTGCATTACCAGTTTCATCAATGTGTAATGGACTTGATCTACCTGCACTTGGTCTATCAAACGTAATAAAAGGTTGTGCTAACGCACCATTGTAAATTCCAAATATTGCATGGTTAGTTCCGTCTACGTTGCTACCTGCTGAAACTCCGTTTGACCAATCCCATGTAAGTAATGCTTCACCACCTTGTGTTTTACTTTCTTGTACTTGAGTTACATCTCCATATGCAATCGCAATACTACCAGTTTCTGTTAAGTCTCCTTGGTTACCAACATGCAACCAAACACCTGGGTTGGTATTGTTAATACCAACATTATCACCCATTACAATTTCACCATTGCCGTTAGCATCAATTGTAATTCCGCCATTGGCATCAGTTACTGCTATTGTATTACTAGTAAATGTAAAGTTACCTACATTAGCACTTCCGCCTGGTGTTGCTGGTGCCCATCTAGTATTAGCATTATCCCAAGTTAAAACTTGTCCATCTGTTGCTACGGTTGTATGCACATCTGACAATGCACTTAATACTGCGGCTCCAATTCTTGCATCTGCTCTTGCATCGGTATAATAAAGGTTTGACCCTTCAGCTAAATTAGCAGTATTTTTAGTAGCAAGATAGGTATCTAAATTGCCATTGGTGGCATATAAACTTGTTGTACCTTCGGGTATATTATCTGACGTTGCGGTTGCCAACCAACCAGCTACTCTAGCGTCTGCTCTAGCATCTGTGTAGTAAAGGTTAGTTGTACCTTCTGCTAATCCATCAGTGTTTGTTAATCCTGCGGTTTCGTCTGCTACTACCCAGTTTGTACCGTTATACTTTAAAATTTTATTATTTGCGGCGCCTGTGGTATTAACATCAGACAAAGCATTTATTGATGATGCACCTATACGTGCATCTGCTCTAGCATCTGTATAATATAAGTTTGTGTTTTCTGTTAGGTTAGCAGTAGTAAAATTAGCAATACTTGAAACTGTTCCGGTTACATTACCTGTTAAGTTTCCTGTAACATTACCAGTTACTGCACCTGTAACATCACCAGTTACATCACCTGTTACGGCACCTGTATGTACTCCTGCTGTATTACCTGTTACATTTCCAGTTACATCTCCAGTTACATTTCCTGTATGTACTCCTGCTGTATTACCAGTTACATCTCCAGTTACATTTCCTGTATGTACTCCTGCGGTATTACCTGTTACATTTCCTGTTAAGTTTCCAACTACGTTAGCACTTAAATTTTTGTTCATTGCCCAAGAGTCAGATGCACTAACATATGTTAATGTAGCACTTGCACCGGCAACTGTCAGTCCTGCACCGTTTGCCGCAGTTGCATCAGCGGCATCTTTGGCCACTGTAATATTTAAATCTGTTACACTTAAATCAGTTGCATTGATAGTTGTAGTAGTTCCGTTTACTGTTAAGTTTCCAGTGATTGTAGTATTATTAAATGTTACATTATCACCTGTTCCTACAGACTGTCCAATACTGATAGCACCAGCATTGTACGTAACGCCTGTTCCGCCACTTAGGTGGCTGTCAACTCTTGCATCTGTATAATATAAGTTTGTGTTTTCTGTTAGGTTAGCGGTTGTTTTAGTTCCAAGTCTTGTATCAAAGTCTGACGCAAAAGTTGTATAAACTGTGTCTGGATTGTTAGCAGGTGCCCAACGACTGTTTGCATTATCCCATGCAAGTATTTGACCGTCAGTGGCCGCTGTTGTGTGTACATCTGATAATGCACTTATATCTGCGGCACCTATACGTGCATCAGCTCTGGCGTCTGTATAGTAAAGATTATTTCCACCTTCTGTTAGTCCGTTTGTTGAGTGGTTATCAAGAAGACTAACTTGACCAGTTACGTTACCTGTAACATTACCAGTTACATTACCAATTACTGTACCAGTATGTGTTCCAGTTGAGTTACCTGTTATATCACCTGTAACATCTCCAACTACTGCACCTGTATGTACTCCTGCGGTATTACCTGTTACATTTCCTGTGATTGGACCTACAAAGCCTGTTGCTGTTATAGTAGTACCTGTAATTGCCGCGGCTGAGTTAGCACCAATAATTGCACCATCAATGGCACCTCCATTGATATCAACTGTAGTAAATGTACTTGTTCCGCCTGACGTTACATCACCTGTTAAGTTGCCAGTTACATTACCTGTTACGTTACCAGTTACATCACCTGTTAAGTCACCTGTAACATCTCCAACTACTGCACCTGTATGTACTCCTGCAGAGTTGCCAGTTAAGTTTCCTGTAACATTACCTGTTACTGCACCAGTTACTGCACCAGTGTGTACTCCTGCTGTATTACCTGTTACGTTTCCTGTTAGGTTACCTACGAATTCTGTTGTTGCTGTAATTGTTGCGGCGGATATATCACCTCCAGCACCGATGCCTGATGCTGTAAGTTTACCGTTAATTAAGTTGATTTCTGCGGTTAATGTATTGTTGTTGTTGGTAACTGTAGTATTTAAACTTGATATTTGTCCAGTTAATGTGTTTGCTACATCTGCATCGTTTCCGATTGCAGTAGCTAGTTCTGCTAGTGTATCTAACGCGGCTGGTGCCCCGTCAAGTAAATTGTTTATAGCAAGTGTAATTTTGCTATCAACAGTTCCTTCTGTTACGGCATTTATTCCTGCAACTACACCATCGACATATCCGGTGCTCGCGGCACCTGTTATGTCTCCAACAGTTAGTACAACATCTCCAGTTCTACCTGCTACTGTACTGATTGGAGCAGATGAAGTGATAGTGTACGTACCATCTTCGATTTGATCGAAGTTTGCATTAACAATGTCAAAAGCGGCTTTTAATGAATCACCTGATCCAGGGCTGGTATTAATGTTAGTAAACGGCATCTTTTCTCATCCTAATTTCGTTATACGTAGGTATATTATACAGTATTTAGCAATGTATAACGAATATTTTAAACAGAAAAGCTAGATCCGCAACTACAACCACTGGCCGCATTTGGGTTCTCTAAAGAGTATGAGTACCCGCCCAATTCATTTTTAAATATAATTTCACTGCCAAACAAGTACAGTTGACTTACGCGGTCTACCACCAGTTTTATACCATTACTTTCGAATACGTCATCTTCGTCGGTAATTGTATTATCAAGTTCAAGTCCATATTGAAATCCTGAACAACCGCCGCCTTGAATAAAGACTCTTAGCGGACTATCTGGTTTATCTTGTTCTTTTTGTAATTGTTGAACCCGTACGGCTCCAACTTCATTTATTGTAATCATTATGTCCTAGCATTAATTACAGTCCAATCAAACAGTTTCCAAAGATTTTGTACATACTGTTTTTTATTAGATCCGTAATCTCTTACCCATGCATGTTCCCACATGTCTACTATTAAAATAATTCCATCTGGTGGAATTCTATGATTGCGTATTTGTTTAATTTTCATATTGCGATTAACATAAACCCAACCACTTCCATATACTTTTTGGCACTCATCAACAAGAGCATCTTTGAAGTCTTTCATACTTCCGTAGTGTCTGTTAACTAAGTCTAGTATTTTGCCAGAGGGTCTATTAACTTGTCTACGAGGTCTAAATTGTTCAAACCATTTTTCGTGCAAATAAGCACCGGCTTTATTAGTGCCAACATTGATACCTTTGTTATATTTGTCAACATAACCTTTATAAAGTTTATTATAATGGTTGTCAAGAGTTGAACTACTTGTAATTGGACTTAGCCCATAAGGAACACTATAACGAGGCTTAAACACAGACATCTGCGGGCGTTCGCTACGTTCAACTATTTGTATAGATTTTTTTATAATATCATCGGACATGCAACTATTTATCAACTCTATTAATATCATTTGTTTCGATATACAATACGACCTTTCGACAAATCGTATGGAGTCATTTCAACATCAACTATATCACCTTGTATGATTTTAATATTATGTTGACGTAATTTTCCTCCTAAGTATGCAATTATTTCGTGATTCAGATTTTCTTCTAGTAACTTAACTTTAAACATAGTATTTGGTAAAATATCTGTGATTTCACCTGATACTGTCAGTTTTTCATCTTTTGCCATATGCGGTTATTCCTGCGTGTCCTTTCTTGATCTGAGTTTAGCAAGGTCAGATTTAAATAAGTTTTCAGATTTTTCTGTTAGCATTAAATGAACTCCTGGAAACCGTTCTTCAATTCCAGTTTTTAATTCATCCAACGTCTTTCCTTGGTATAAGAATGTTTTTGTACTGTTATTATATGCATACAATTGATCATTATTTCTTTCGATGTCTACAACAACAAACTTTTTATCTATTTCATTTTTAAGATTTTCTATTTCATAACCCATTGTCAATGCTCGATTGTATTCGCGCCGATTCTGATTATGTCTATAAACCTCAAGAAACCGATATAGTATACGGCCGACTATGTGGACTGCGGCCCATATCATAATCCCCGTTATTATCATGTCAAAAATGTCTGTCATTCATGTACCAATTTAAAACTTATACATCGTATTACTTACCGCTAAGTAAAAGTAAGCTGATAAAATAATCATTGGAGAATCATAAATGAGATTAGTTAGGGTGACACACCAAAGACAATTCACTGACGACGAATGGCCCACAGAGGCTGTATTCCATTGTGAAGATGAAAACGTTATTGAATCGTTTAAAAATTTAACAGCAATAACAGATCCAAAAGACGGAACAGATACTACAATACGTATTGATCCAAAGTATTATACATTAGAAGAAGATCCACTTTACTGCTATCAATACTATTGGTTTGAAAATTTACCAGATCCCGAGCCAGAATATTTAATGGACTGGTACTTAACTAACACTAGAGAAATTTTAACACAAATAGCGGCAGATGCATCCAGCAAAGCCGTAACACGACCCGGTATACGTGAATGTGATGGTTTTGACTACAATCAATATGCATACTGGGCAACTGTATATAAACGTGAGAAAAATTTAACTGTTTCTGATATCACTGTTGTTGATAGTTCAAAAGTATCTACTTGGATGGGGTAAATAAGGCTGTATCATTAAAGTTTTATAAATACATTATAAGAGGAAAAGCCCTCGTGCAGGATTCTAAACAGGAGATACTAAATGCCTAAAATGATTAAAGTCACACTCAAACGCCCATCTAACAGTATTGGTTGGGGTATTGTTGCTGACGAAAACCCAGGAGATGCTGTAGTTACGTCGCATGCCGCAGTCCAAGCTAAAACACTATATACTAGTACTGATCCGGCCGCTTATATAAAACAAACTGTATTTGATAGCCCAGACGACCTACACATGCAAATTTATTTTAAATTTAATGACTATCCAGATTCAACTCCATCAAACCTTAAGAGCTGGTTCTGGGATAAGAAAAGAGCTATCGATACCGCCGAACTATCAGACACTACTAAATCCATTACTGATCCAATCACTGGTGATGCTAGAACATTAAATTACAATGTTTATCAAAAATGGATTAACGAATATTTTAACGCCAATGGAATTACATTTACCGCGTGGGAAGAAGTAGAACACTCCTTTCCAGAGTAATATATAATTTGGGTACGTTAGTATAATAAATTAATGATACGGCCTTCGAGCCGTATCATTTTTACAATAAGGTAGATGAATGCCTAGAATGATCAAGATTACCTACCAATCTCCTGAAGGTGTACTAGCCATGCAAAGTGGACTATGCCCGACTACAGAAATCAAAGAATCATTCAACTATCTCGAATCAAAAATATATTACTATGGATCACGGGCTGGCGAAGCAGAGTATCTGTCAGAAACAGTTTCAGTAAATCCAAGTCAATGTTATAGATACTATCACTTTTTTGACTATCCAAGTAAAACTCCTAGCGATCTTAAACTTTGGTTTTGGAATGCCAGGAGAGCCTTAGATTCAACACATTGCTGGGATACCGTAAAACAAATTAAACTACCCGGCGAACCCGAACGAACAATACGTTACAATTTATTCCAAAAATGGAATAACACAAATAGAATAAGACTTGGCATCAAAAGCATTAAGTTTGAAGAAGTCGAGCATACCTTCCCAGAGATAAGATAATGGAAACCCTTTGTAAAAAGAAAGAGCGTGTTATGGGCTCTACGATTACCGGCGGCTTTTTTGATGGATTTATAAATGATCCTGAATTTTTACCAAAATGTGACTGTGATGACGTTTGTCAATTTGAATTAATGATCAAGAAGAAGCCGGAGACAAGTACGACTCCGGCTTCTGAATTAGCTATTTAACTAGCTATTAAGAGTGAACTGATTCACCCTGAGCGGCAAGTGCTTTATAACCTGCGGCTACAACTGCTCTTGGCGCAGAACCAATACGATACTTCTGAGTCTGACGACCTTTAGTATCCTTATGGCTGTTCAAAAAGATTGCATAACCTTTCATGCGAAGAGCTGAAACAGTTGACCTGGCATTACCAACACCAAATCTTGCTTCGATCTGCTTTGCAGTAAGAGCTTCACCAGATGTTAGAGCTGATAGAACCTTACTTTGCTTTGACGTAAATTGAACAGTATTAGACATATGTCTTTCTCCTTTAAGTTTGTTCGTTGCTTCAGCTATTCTACTGAAACAATACACATAATATAACATAACGTTTTAGTATAGTCAACTACTAGTTTTACCAAAAGACACAGGCATAAATCCTAATTTGTCTAAATCTTCTAGTAGTTCTTTTGATACGATCCCTTCTCCACCAACTGAGTACCAATCTAAATGGTCAGACATCTCTTCTGTAGTAGAAGCTAAGTCGCCAACTATTTCAGCGGCATATCGCCATGAACAGTTCCAGGAATCACGTTTAAGAATAGCAAATGGGTGTTTACTGATCCATACAACATCGCACAAAGCTCTGTATAGGTTTTCAGAATAACTCCTACTAGAAGTACATTTACTCCTAATATATTCGCTAGTTTTTAATACGTACTCGAGATCTTGGTTTGGATCATAGTCCATTTGGACTAGGCTGGTTCCGGAATGTAAGGCTCTACATTAGTAACATTTTCAATCTTAAAACTTCTCCACCCTTCACTTTCAAGGGACCAAACACCAAGATTCTCAAGTTGTTTTGCAGTTGGTTCTTTGCTAGTACCCTTAGGTTTGGCACTCTCCGGGATATAACTTTCAACCAAGGTACACGGCATAACACGTTCGTCACCATTGACTTTATTAAAGGTGACTGTAAATAGCCCACTTCGCAACATTGCTTGAATCTCATCTTTTGTATATGTCATTTACTTTCCTTTCCATGATAGTTTATCTTCAATTGCAAGTTGGGCATACTGTACGTATTCCCGATCTTCTTCACTAAGCACTGACCAAAATTTACTAATACTTAATGATAGTTGCATAACTTCGTCTGGTCGTTCTAAATGGTAGTCACTCTCCATCCAGTGCTGAAGTGCATCCAGCCTGGTTTCAATTCTTTCACGTAAAGACATTAAATTTTTTCTCCAACACTAAAGCCACGGAACCTTAAGAAACGAGGGAACCTTAGACTATATGTGCCATCTTGGTTTTGTGTAATTGCGTCAGCTCTAACTTCTACAAGCTGACCAGGCAACTTATCACGAGAACTCCAAAAATCATCGCGATTAGTATCTGTGAGTCCACTGCCAACGTTAACTGAAATAACTTGTCCGTCATCTTCTCCTTCACAGACAAGAGCTCCAAGTTTTCCTTCGTTACGTCCTGTGCCTTCTTCGACATCCTTTACCTCCAATGTTACCTCAATATAAGGTTTTTGTTTTAGCCATGAATGAGTACGTTTTGTTTCGTATATTGCCATTGGATCTTTAATCATAATCCCTTCGTACCCTTTAGCAATGGCATCATTATTAATTATCTTAAATGCTTCCATACCATCATCAGAATCAAGGTTTATAGTAGCAAAACCACATACAACAACATTAGGCATCATTCCTTCAAGATGTTTATGCCAATTATGCAATGTTTGAGATCTTTCAAACTGTCTATGCTCGCTTTTGCCTGCTTTGAATTCAGCAAGTGTTAAGATATCAAACAAATGTAGTACGGCATCTGTAGTTTCTGCATTTTCTTTTCTATGGATCTGCTTCATAAGATCCTGAAAGTTAGCACTCATAACTTCGCCGTCAAACACTGTAGGCTGTGAAAGTAATTTTGCAGATTGTGCAAATTGCTCTTTGATGTGTGCAAAGTTGTGTAGTTCTTTACCGTTACGGCTATACTGATTTACATTACCATCTGGGTATACTATTGTAATAACTCGAACACCATCGAGCTTTACTTCTACCATTTTAGTACCTGCAATCTTCTTTTCGTGCTTGGCACCATCGTGTGCTAGTTGACATGAAAATACTGGAATCTCGTATTGCGGAAACTCTTTTTTAACTACGTTGTTAATGGTTTTTTCAGTAACGCCACAACGTAAATCTTTAATCAAAATACGTCTGTACCAACTGTTCCATTCATCTACTGTGGCTTTCATACGTAGAAAATTAACATTAGCAATGGCCTCATTACCTGTTATTTCTCTGTCAGCAAATTGATTAAGAAACTTAAAGAATGTTTCAGGCTGTAATCCAGCACCAGACTTGGTTGCTTCTGGAACTTGTTTTATTCCAAATGTTACCATACTGTCAAGTGCTAGTTTAGCACCATTAAAAAATGCATCGTTACCTTCTTGGGCTTCCTGTAAAACAATAGCCTCTTTGGCTAGTCTGCTATTGTCACTTTCAAGTTTGCTAATTACTTCCCACGGCTTCATTCGTATCTCCTTAGAAAATTCCTGTTACGGTTGTTTTTATAAATGTAGTGATACCAAAATGGTCAATGTAGAATCCATATCCTGCTACACCAACTGCAAGTATCTTAAATGGTGAGCTAAGTACCACTGGCAAGATGTTAATAAGGATAATACATAGAACTGGAAACAGTATAAATCCTGCAATTACCATAAGAACGACATCAATCTCGTCCTGCCATGTATCTGCAAGTCTAAAGTTAAATTCTTTAGGATTCATCTCACATTGTCCCCAGCTATCAGTCTGATAACGTCCAGATTCTGTTGTAGGGCATTCAACACCGTTTACATCAATATGTTTGCCAACACCTTCTGCAATCACATCTGTAGCAAACAGAGCAACTATCAGTGCTATAATTATTGCTATGGCTGTTTTGGCTATTTTCTTGTTCACGGGCTAAACTCCTAATTCCTTATTATGTATATATTATACGGTGGATTTACCAAAAAGTCAACCATTTTCTGCCCCGTTAAGTCATTGATTTTATTAGGTTCTGTAAAAAAGTTAGTTAATTATAGCATATACTTCCAGGATGTCAACCTATTAATAAAGCTATTTTAATTGTATACACCAGTATCTGATAAATAATACTGAAGAAGAGAAAAACCCTCTTTTAGCTAAGGAGAATACATAAAATGGCCAATTTTAAAATTCGCTTCTCATACGTAGCAGATAACGAAGCAGACTTTGTGCAAAAAAAGACTGATGATGCTTCACTGAATGCTATCAAGGAGCAACAATGGGATCGAAATAGAGCATTGATCGAATCCATGGATAATAATGAGAATGCTGAAACTTCACCTCAAAAAGTAGACACAGGTACTGTTACTACACTTGAGAATGGTAAAAAACAACTCACAATTATGTGGGACGGTTTTGGATCTGAAGCAGATGCAACTACATTCAGTAGAGTTTTTGTTACACACGGTAACATGAGTACAATCAATGCTTATCATATTGCTAACGACATCAGAACTAAAATTGAAATTCTTGATGACAGTGATGCATTAGTAACTAAGTTACATGATAATACTACACTAGAAGTTAAAAGTGTCGCAGTGGATTATACTGATGCCGCAAAACAAGCTGACCCGTTTTTTCTACCTGAATAATAAGGTAGTAAACTAGAAGATATGTTGACTAGATTTCCTAGACAGCATAAATAACATTAGCAGAAATCTTATACTTTACAACCAACCCGTTGTAGATTCCCCCAACAAAGATATATACTAGTAAATTTTTTTGTTGAATAGATGTAAAGCTAAAATATATGCATATATAAGGAGAATGTATAAAATGAACAAAGATACCCTAAAACTTACTTGGGTCTTAGCTCATGTTCCATACGATCTTTTCCTTCGCTCAGCTGAAGCTTTCAGTAAGGCAGTAAGTGAAAAAACTGATGGAGCAATTGAAGTTGAAGTCCTAGGTAAAAACGAATGGCAAGACAAGTACAATAACGGTGAAGAAATTGGAAACCGTGCTCTTCTAAAGAAGCTAGAGCAAGGTGAAGTTTCTATGAGCCAAACTTATAGTACTGTTCTTGGTCTTTTAAATGAAGACTACTATTCACTCGATATGCCTTTCATCTTTGAAAATCACGATCATGCCGCTCGTGTACTAGACGGACCAGTAGGACACTACCTACTAGACGGACTAGCTGATACTTCCGGCGCACGTGGACTTGCGTTCACATACAGTGGTGGATTCAAAATGATTGCTACTAATGACGAAGTTCATAGTATTGCAGACTTTGCTGGTACAACAATGAGATGTGGTACAAGCCCAGTTTCAGAAGCTACTTTCAAAGCAGTTGGTGTTAACACAGTACCAATGGGCGTTGATGGTTTTGCACAGTCAGTTGCATCTGGCGAGTGTGAAGGCGGCGAGAACGTGTTCCCACGTTACTTCCGTTCTGCTGTCAACACTGTCACTGATACAGTTGCAGATACTGAACATGCTTTATTCTTAACAAGCATTGTTATTTCAGACAAGATTTGGAATAGCCTAACAGCCGAACAACAGGCTGTTATTACTGAATGTGCAAAGATTGCCGCAGTAGCTGAAAGAGAAGAGTCATTAATCGACGGTGCGGCCGCTAAAAGTCGTGCTATTGAAGAAGGCATTAAAGTTATCGAATGGACACCTGAAGCAGTTGCAGAATTTAAAGACGCAACTTCTACAGTTTATGACCAGTTTGATGGTTATTTCAGCCAAGACTTAGTAGGTCAGATTTTAGAAGCTAAGTAATTTTTACTTAATTTTTAAGTCAAAGAAAAAGCCCGGTATAAAAACCGGGCTTTTTTAATGGGTTTGTTTTGGTTGCTTAGTTAAACCAACCTTTGATTGTACTCCAAATACCACCTTCTTCGCCATCGGCTTTCCAGTAGTTTTCGTATACGTTAACAATGTGGTTATCAACGACAGTTACATCATCTGCGTTCACACCTGCATTCTTAGTATCACTAAATCCATTAAATGCAATACCGTCTAAGAACTTTTTATTTGTTCCTGCTTTTGCTACGGCTTTACCCATTGCACTATCACCGTTATGATGAATCATTTGGATAATAGGTAATGTTGGAACTTGTAGTTCCTTTAAAGTTGCACCAATAAAGTTAGGCGCACTTGGATCGTAATCATAAACACATTCAATCTTACCGGCCTTCAATGGTGAATTAACAACACCTGCGCCAATAATTCCATAGTCAATATCACCAGCAAGTACTGCCGCTAACACTGTCTTTGAACCTGAGTAAGGAACACCTTTAAGTTTTCTAACTCCACCGTTTAAATCATCAAATAAACCTTTACTTAGAATAACACTAGCAATACCTACTGTAGTATTTTCTGTACCAAATTCCTTTGTTGATCCAGGAGCACGACAAAACTTCAAATAGCTCTTCGTGATTAATGTTGTGTTTTTGGCACTTGCAGAAAAATCACAACCAACGCCTTTTGCCATACTAGCAATACGAACGTCTGCATTAAATACCATTACGGCATTATCAGTTGATTTATACTTCTTGTCAGCATCTGCACAACTTGATGCCTGATAAAATTCAACGTTATAGTCTGATTGTGCGTCTCTTAGAGCTTGTTCGTAACTCTTAGCAAATACTGTTGCTGGACTAGCTTTGTTGCTAGGATTGACTACAGTGATAGTGTCTTTGGCGGTTGCAGAGGTTGCAGTGACAACCAAAGAAGCCAAGCCGGCCAAAGTTAAAAGTAGTATTTTTTTCATAAGATTTTACTCCTTAAATTTTTGATGTTTATGAAAAGTTTATTGATGTAAACTGCATGAGTGTCCAAATTAGTTTATCGCCGAACATTGTTCCAAATATAAACAGGATAGGATTAATACTGAAGTATTTAAGCAAGATACCGCCGACGGTAAAAAAAAGTAGTAAGATTGAGTAAAGCCAGACTGGCGTTTCGTTGACACTCATATCTGCTATTATCATTGCAAACACAATAATGACCAACAAGTAAGCACTCTTACTGTATAAGAATTTTACAATGTTTACGTACAGATCAATAAAGCGAGTGCTGAGTAGATAATAAAATACTGTAGCAATTGAAGCTACCATTATGATAACATCAAATACACTGAAACTTGGAATGACTGATGATGCACTTGCTACAAATTCTACAGGATCGACGTTCTTAACATCTAGTACTGTTGATATAATCAAAGCACTAGCAGTAATTGGTAAACCCATTGCAAAGAAAGGAAGTAACATCATTACCACTCCGGGATTGTTAGCAGTTTCGGCACCAACAATCTGATGGAATCTACCTTTCTTTTTGTGAGCATGGTATGCCAATGCACTAGCAGTTTCAGCCGCTGGTCCTGGTACCAATCCGCTGAATAAACCAATAACGGTACTCTTAGATATAGTCCACCATGTTCGTTCGTCGTTATCACTGGGTTCAAAATGATCTGTTTTTATATGTTTAAAGTTAGCTCTGTCCATTATTAGATCTGGTATCAACATCATACTTGCAATAAGCATAAAGAAGCTGGTATTTTCAAACCAAAGTTGCACATGATACCACCAGGGTGGCAATGCAAAGTTATTAACAGGGCCTAAGAACGTACCCAAACATAACAAACCAATTGCTATTAAAGGTTTACGATCGGTAAATGCAAATAGTGCAATAACCAACAGGAACATTGCTAATACAAAATTGACGCTTGATAGAAAGTAACTGTAAGCACTTACCCAATGATAGGCTAACCACACAACACCTAGAGCTATTAATCCTGCAAACAAACTACCTTTAGCAGTATGGTATAGCAAATAGTTTCGTTCTTGTAAACTCATGCCTTTGAGGTCTTTGATCCATACTAAGGCACTTGCTTCTCCAGGTATACCCAGTGTGATTGTACTAACACTTCCAAAGAACTGACTTCCAATAGCGGCTGTAGCCCAAAACACCAATAACAACTCAGGTGTCCAAGCCGTGTGTAATGCATACACAACAAAGCCTGCAAAATATATAGGAAAAACACTAAACAGTCCTAGTGCCATTCCAACAACTAGTCCTAGTATACCAATTAACAGTAGTTCTAACATACTGCTATTTAATGCCTATTGACACGACACTCAAAAGAAAAGGACCCGAAGGTCCTTTTCTCCCAATGCAGGAGTATTTACTCAGTCACTGCTTCAGAAGTTTCTACCTGAACAGTCTCTGTCTGAGCGGCTTGAGCATTAGCCCTTTCCACAAGTGACGCCATGCTAGGCCCAGCGGTTACTCGCTTGCCTTTTGCACGTACCGCATTGTATTTCAGGATTGCATTATCAATCGCTTCACGGACTGAGTCTGAATCCAAAAACGTTTCGTCAGTATAAGCCTTCTTGGTCTTAATAAACTTTACTGCTTCTGCTTTAGTTGAAGGCTCCGGCATATTATAAAGCTCAATATTTCTATCAGTCTTAGACAGTACCTTAATTCGGGTCATGTCATTAGCGAAACGAACCTTATATCCATAAGGTGTAAGTGCAACGCCAACGATCGAGTATAGTTTGTCAGTCATCTTTGATTCTCCAAAGTTAGTTGATTGTGACGATGCTTCATTGCATTCGTCTGTTGTTCTGGGATCATTCCCAAAATTAGTTAAAGCCATTTAGTCTTTTAGGCCTTTAGATGAAGTGATAGTGCTTTGTACTGTTTGTGCTCCATCTTGCACAAGGCCAATACCTTTTTTCACCATTGCGGTAGATCCTTCAATACCCCATGTAGATAATGCGATACCAACTACTACTCCCATAATAAATTTCATCATGAAAACTCTCCTTATCCAGTAAATTATTTTCCTACTTGCTTTACCCATTTTCCTGCCTGCTTTAGATCGTCGCCCGCGCCATCAATTGCGCCTCCAACTGTTCCACATGCATTAAGCATGAATAAACACCCAAATACTAAAATAAAACTCTTCATCTTCAAACCTCTTTCTCTTAGCATAACCATAATATACTATAGTATGCCCATTTTGTCAACCATTTTTTTTTAATAGCCAGTGATGTCGCCGTAATATTCAACACCAATAACTACGTCTAAACCAATTTGATATAGCACGTGGATTAATACCGCAACGCCTATCAAAAATATGCCTCGTTCCATTGTCATTAGAGGACCGTCCTTTCTCCGGTAATAATGTTAACTACCGTACCAGAACCAAAAGCGGCTCTCATTTCAAACTGTTCTTCAGCAATCTGCTCCGGGGTGCGATTGGCACGAGCTTGTCGGTATTGTGCAAAGAAATCCTGGTTTTGAGCGTCCCGAGCTTTTTCGGTTGCATCAAATTCAACCTGCAAAATAAGACCCAGTTCCAACCAATTCGTCATCAAATCGTCCATGGGCGAACGGTTGTTTGACTTCCAAAGAATAACGTCATTCTCAATAACGTGATCGCCAGCTTCAAATTTTGCTTTTGCATCACTAAGTTCACGTTCTTTGCGGGTCATTGTCATTTCGCTTATTTCCTTCGTTTCCTTATTGTTCTTGTAGTATACGGCATCTTTCCCAAAAGGTCAACCTTTTTTTACCATTTTTTAAGAAATTTTTGAAGTTTTTTCACGTTTACCCACAGTAAACTCCATTCCGCCCTGTTTGCCCACATAGAATCCTGGGTGAGTAAGGTGCATTCCAATGGCAGGCACTGCTGGATTGATCAGCACCCATAGGGTATTTCCGTTGCGTCTATGCACAACACCTTCAACAGAATTGTTTGTATCAGTGCAAGTAACTATAATTTTATCGCCTTCGTTCAAGGTCATTTGATTTGCTCCAATGCTATTTTGTACAACGGATGATCTGTAACTTTGGTCATAACATCAAGCAAAGCAATTTTCTCTACTTTGTATACTTTCCAAAAATTAGGGTCTTCCGCCTTGATACTTACCGTGTTGCTGACTAAATCAGCCAACTTGATGATCTGAGCATCTCTACTAGCATTAGCAGTATGGTCTCTATCCATGGATTTACGTAGTTTACGATTACCATCTTCAGGTTTACTGATGTCAGTTAGATCAGCAACCAATTTGGCCACAACAGGACCAAACTCACTGTTAATATCACCAATGGTAACAGGAGTATCTTCTACTGTATCATGCAACAGAGCCGCGGCCTGCATTTCAGCAGATCCGCCATACTTTTTAACTAGTCCAGAAACTTCGATGGGGTGTACTATATAGTCTTCCCCACTATACTTTCGTTTCTGCCCAATTGATGCATGTGCTTCAGTGGCAAACTGTAAGGCTCTTAGAGCCAACGGTTTAACTTCATTTTCTTTCATATTGCCATACCCTCATCTATCGTATCACATGCCGCTTCAAATAGATTCCTATACTTGTCATTAAGGCTATTGCTAGTCCTTACATCATACTGTTTAGCCATATGCATATACACATCTGCATCTACATAACTCCAATTAACAGCACCATCACTATAATAGTTCTCTGTTCTGGCTAGGGCGGCATTCATACCTACCCATAGTTCGTTGTGGAAATTGTCTGAGATCTTTTTCATATTACATGCTCCAGTATGCTTCAGAACTAGGTGAACAGTAGTAGGGAGTGTCATATCGCTCCTGAAACTCTTTTCCGTTCATTAGGCTTTTCTTCGTTACGAAGGTCTCGTGGATCTCATACCGCTCACCCTTCTGCATGGTGGTCTTCACCGTGTGCTCCAACATTGAACGGTTGTCAGTGTCGTAGTCCTTCTTGAGCACAAGGCGTTCGCCTTCTTTCTTGCGACGGTCTGCTCGGTAAATTTCAACTGTGTACATAACCTTCTCCTAAGTTCTTATTGTGTATATACTATACGACAATTTTCCCAAAAGGTCAACCAGAATCTACCAGATTTTTCACTTTTTTGTGAAAATCTAAGAGTTCAGCAAGTTTTGTACGGTTCTCAGTGCAATATTACGGCTGGACGTCTTCATAATCACATGATTTGTCCGTGTATCTATAACAACAAAGTCCATTGGCTTGTCAGTTCGAATTAAAAAATGCTCTATAATCATAAACACAGTATTACACACATCAATCGCATTGTCAACCTCTTATTATAAATATATTTAACAAAAGGAGAAATTATATGGCCGCAAACGGAATCAGCACTCTAGCCAACAAAGAACTTCGTCAGATTGCGAAACTAGATTTAGCAAAAATTAATCGTACGTCAAGTGGTCGCAGAGACACCTATAACAGAGACTTATTGCCATCTAAATATAGCGGAAATAATGTTGTTGACAATGCCGGCGGTCTTGTTCCCGGAAGACCTTGGACTTAATCAGAACTTAAATATAAATCTAAGAGTTTTTGTGAATATCGACTGATACTGTGATCAGTAAAACCGCTGAACGGCTTTCCTTTACTCCATGCTCTTCGTCTAGCTCTAAATTGATCTTTGGTTTTTTGCCAAAAAGTTGGATGTCGTATATTACCATAATAATTGATGTAACATTGTAATCCTTGGTGTTTGAATCCCATCATTGCTAAAGGTACTTTAGGAACTATGTCATTGTTATTAACAAATCTATGATGATTAATACTGTTATTGTTTTTTAACCATCTTCTATCTCCCACACGCGGAGATCCATATGTGTATAACATCGGCGACGCTAAACATAAACGTGTTGCACATATCGTTGCCATTGCACCGCCAAGGCTATGCCCACAAATCCAAATTTTCTTTTTATTAATTGGATAGTTTTCAATCATTGGCCATAACTTGTTTGTTTCATCAAAAAATCCATCATGTACTCTTCCAGCAGTACGACTCTTCATTTTCCATGCTTTAAGGTCAGCGGCTATATCATTAAATTGTGTTGGTTCAGTTCCGCGGAATGCAAAAACCAAATTGGATTCATCTTCGATGATATGTGCTTGTGCTCCATCATTTTCAATAAATTTATGTTTAATAAATCCTAGTTGTTTGAATATTTTCTTAGCTGGTTTACCATCTAAATATGAAATACGAGAAATTTGTGCAAATAGTGCATCACACCATAATTCATTATCCCAGTCTTTATCTTTCAATAGATCTATTGCTTCGTTGATTGTCTTTATCTCCATTAACCTCTCCATGGTTTTTATTTGTTTTTTGCTCTATGCAGAGTTTTTCCTTTGACTTAAATACGTTTTTAACTTTACAGTCTTTGCCAACTACCGTGCTAACTGCGTTATCAATAACCCCTTTTCCTGTTTGGGCTTCTGTAACTCCATCCACAAAGAAATAGCCTATGGTATTTACTATTTCCAGTGGCCCAGCACATCCTGTTAGCATTGCTACTATCAGAATAGGTAAGACTTTTCTGGACTTCATTGAGTGCTATCTTTACCTCCACTCGACTTGGGGTAACGAATCATGGTCTCCCTGTAACGGAAATCTTTGTTACGGCCTACATTCGGTACAAATCCAAATCCTTTATAAAATTTAATTAATCGTCCTTTAGATGATGCTCCAAACGTTGTGTCTGGTGTGAGTGCAATAATAGCGCCTTCGTTATCTGCTTTATCAACAAGCTCTCGCATCTTCTTGGAACCAATACCTGTCCCACGTAATTCTTTTGGTACTACAATTTTGCTTAGTGTATAACCTTTTTCAGCATCACCATACATGCTTACTTCAACATCATCTTCGTTTATACTATACGAAGGTGTACTTGTTTCTTTGTCCAATTTGCTTATAGTTCTATCTATTTTTAGATCATTATGTTTAATAGCAATTCCACCTGCGGCTTCCCATTTACTAACATTTTGCCCAAAGTCATCAATCAATCCATTTGGTGTTCCATCTGGTTGGGTTGCATAGGCGGCCTTGTTATGATCAATAATAATTTTTTCTGGCGGGAAAGAACTTAAATTCTTTTTAATCCATGCACGTTTCTGTGGTTCAGAGTTCTTATCACCGGGTAACGGAGCACTTAATATGTTATACTTGCCTTTGTATGCTTTAATGGCACTTAATAATTGTAGAGCATTGCTTGTCATTGGCAAGTTAATCCAGAAATCTTTTTGTTGCCTGATCTTCTCTAATGCTGGTTCAATGTTTTTAATATTACGCCAGCTATCAACACCTATTAGTTTTGCCCACTCGCCAAAGAAGTCCGCAAGTACACCATCCATGTCTACATACAATTCTGCATTAGCTGATAGGTCTTCAACAATGTTATCGGTGGAGTTTTCGGGTTCCTCGTTTTCAGGTTTATCTTTATTATCACTGAACACTTTTTTACGTTTTGAATACTTGCTTAATTTTTTTGGTTCTTTAAGATTTGGTAATTTTGGATCAGGATTAATCAATGATTCCTTTAATGTGTTTAATAAATCTTCTTTGCTGGCTGTAAAACGTGATTTCTTCCATTGCTGTTTTAATACATCAAGCATCTTACCCATGTTTGGACCAGGTTTAATTCCAAAATTAATCAAGTCTTTACCTGTTACAGGAAATTGCGGAACTTGTGCCTTAGCCCAATTTGGATCTTGCCCTTGTATCTTTAGAACATTTGCTAAGTAGGTTGCAGGCGCTCCATCACTGATCATATCCTCAACATCTTGTTGACTTAATTTTTTATTTTTGTGTGCTATATAAAATGCTAATTCAGTTTTGTTGTCGTTGGACATTTTCCACTTAGCACCAATACCAACATCATCTGATAACATTGCTAGATTCATAATAGGATTATCAAATTTAACACTGTTAGCATTGCTAACATCTAATCCAATAACATCAGCTACGCCAGTTTCTCCCATTTGCTTTAGCACTGGTATTGCACTTGGTGCAATCAATAACTTTGATATTTCCATCCATACACGTTCGGCACTTATTTGTTTAAGTCCTTTTGCTTCTTTGCTAATAGCATCAATTGCTTCTTTGTCAAACTTTGGTTTGTCTAGCCTTGCTTGAAAACGAAAGTATCGTAATATACGTAGATAATCTTCTTGTATACGTTTAGTAGGATCACCAACAAAACGACTTACTTTATCTTGTAGATCATCCATGCCATTAAAGTAGTCATGAATTTTACCATCCATGTCCATGCTCATTGCATTGTATGTTAAGTCTCTACGTTCAGCATCTTGTTCCCAACTACGAACAAACTCTACTTCAGCATGTCGTCCGTCAGTCTCTTTATCTGCCCTTAAGGTGGTAATTTCGTAGGGTTCTTTGTCAATTATAACACTAATTGTACCGTGTTCTATGCCTGTAGGTATATGTTTAAGGTTAGCCTTATCAAACATGGCTTGCATCTCTGTTGGTGTTGCATCTGTAGCTAAATCAATGTCTTTTGGTTCTTTTCCAAGTGCTACATCTCTAACTGCACCACCTACCACTCTTATTTCGTATCCGTTTTTGGTAAACAGTTTTCCAAGTACACGAACTTCATCAGATATTATGTTGTCTGATTCCACTGATTCTTTCTTGGCTTTCTTCTTTCCTGATTTCATGTTAGCACACCAATGATACATTTTTGCTTTTTCGCCACTTGCTTTTTTTGCTTTGGCTCTAAGACTTGTTACTGATCCATTACAACTAGCACCGGACTTTTTAACTCGTCCTGGTCTACTTTTACCTTTTACTTTACCGTCTGCAAAGTTTTCTTCTAACTTACTTGCATCCACTAACCAAACTTTTGCTTCACCTTGTGTGCTTATAAGTCCTATTAGTCTAGTGTTTCCTGCAACCAAATCTAAACTTCCATTTGGTTGTTTAACAACTATTGGCATTTCAACTGTACCGCTGGCCATTGCTTTTTTTAATCTTGCAACTTTATCTGTTTCTAAATCATCTAATGATTCGCTTCCGTCTGCACCTGTATTGCCTATTTTCTTTACACTATTTGTATTAACTTTTACAACTTTTCCTTTACTTGCAAGTTCTTCCCAACCTGCTTGTCCTAGTTTGTCAAAGTAGTTATAACGATTTGCTTCTTCCCATTCTACATCAAACTGTGGTTTAACATAGTTAACATCACTTTCAGTGTATATGTTTTTGTAATACACTTTAGGAAAATCGTTTACTAACTTTAATAAATCGTGTGCTGGTATATCAGCTTTGTATACACTAACGTTTTGCTTTGTGTTAAGTGCCGCCAACCACCTGTGGTGTCCGTCAATGATATGACCATCACTGCTAACAATACAAGGTTTATCAAGTTTACGTTTAGCTAGTGCTTTCTCAACACCTTTATCACTAAATTCGCCTTGTATAGGTTTTAATGAGTGTGCTGGAACAGTATCTTTTACAAAATTAACACCATGCGAATCTAGGTAGTCAAGGAACGCAGGATAGTCGTTGGTTTGTATCTGAGGCATTTGTGAACGAGGAATGCCCCAGTTGCTATCAACTGGTTTGTCTATCTTGAGTTCTTTGATTTTCATATAACGCCAGCGGCCTTTAGCTTGTCTCTATTGGACATATGCTCTGCAAGTATATCATCTTTGTTCTGACCGTGATATGCTACAGCATACCCATCTCGTATCATCATTTCATTGATACTACTTTGTCGATCATCAACACTATCATATACCATAAAACTACCAAGTATACGACCAAATTTTCCTCTTGCATCATCGCCATCTCTGTCAATTTCAGTTTTAAGTGTTTGGTAACTTCCTTTAGGTAGCCTGTCAAGAACATACTTTTTACTTAGTAGTCCAAATTTCTTTTCTTCTTTATCTCTTGTTCTGGATTCTGGAGTATCAATTCCAAACATTCTAACACGTTGGTTAGTTAATACTACGTCAAAACCTAGGTCAATATCAATATCAACGGTGTCGCCGTCAATTACTTTTAGAATTTTACATTTATACTCGTACATTTTACTCTCACTATAAATCGATTATAGTGTTATTTATTTGTATTAGAGAGTATTGACGAGTGACGTATAATCGTAATTGGCCATGTATCCCCAGCTCTGACTAATACGTATTGCAGTACTATCAGCGTCAGGAATAATTCTAATCAAATCAGCACCGTTCTTTAAATGAAATGAACTGACAGGATCTTTACGTGTCATAATATAATCATTTATTTGCTGTTCTGTAACAGTTGCATCAAACTTTTTAGAGAGACTAGGTATAGGGCTCATTGTAGTAAAATGTTCAATGGTGGGATAGTTTTCTTTAATATAACTGGCCGCACTAAGTATTAACCAACCACCTTTGTGTACTGTATTTTGTATGTGTGGAGTTTTAAAAACACTGTAAAAAATAGCAAACTTAGGATTCTTAGCTACATGACTAGTATCTAAAATTTCATCCATTGTGTTAGGTAATACATCAGTATATGCTACACATAAAACAAACGTTGTTGTATCTTCTTCTAATAAGAAAAATATTTCTCTGTCATCACCTAAACGTCGAGGATTGTGTATGCTATCAGGATGAACAGGATCATACTTTAAATCTTCAAGACGTTTGATATTGAACTTCTTACTTAGACTATTTTCTAAGGTCATCGTTTGGTTAGAATCTCATCTACCAGTCCAAAATCAACTGATTGTTGTGCGGACATAAAATTGTCTCTTTCCATACCTTCAGCAAACTCTTCAAATGTTTTTCCTTTGCTATTGTGGTCAACGTAGATTTGAGTTAGATAACGTTTCATTTCTATAATCTCTTCTACCTGTATTTGCATGTCTGTTGCTTGTCCTCTGGCACCACCGCTTGGTTGATGAATCATGTGTCTTGCATGTGGGAGAATAAAACGTTTTCCAGCGGCACCAGCCGTGCTTAATAGACTACCCATTGAACAGGCTTGTCCCATAACAATGGTTGAAACATCACTTTTAACAAATTGCATAACATCATATATAGCCATACCAGCAGTAACACTACCACCAGGACTGTTAATATAAAACATAATATCGCTATCAGGATCATCTGCTTCTAAGAATAAAAATTGACTAACAAGCAAACTTGCACTATGTTCATTTACTTCAGTATCAAGTAATACAATTCTATCTTTGAGCAAACGGCTATAAATGTCATAGGCACGTTCACCTTCGCTTGTTTTTTCAAGAACTGTGGGTATTAAATTGGGCATCATTTCTTCCTATCGTTAATTAAATTCCATAGCTCAGGAAAAGTAGTTTTAAAGTTTTGTCCTCGTGAACTGTCTAGTATATTAACATATTTTATAAAATTGTCAAAGTCTATATTATCCAAATTATCTTTAAAATTTTCCGGAGCACACTTTATATCTAAGTACTCGGGTCTTGTTACCAAGCCTATCCATGGTGTTGGTAGTCCTTCTGCATCACACCATGTTTTGAAATTGTCTAAGTCTAATATATTATATATGCTAACAGAATGACTAACACTTAACCTTATATTCTGATGTTTATTTGATAGTTCTTGGAATTGTTTAATATTCTCGTATACAATATCCCATTTAGCAGGCCAACGTTGGTATTCAAATTTAGAACCTGTACCGTCAAGACTTAGTTGTATATCTACTTCTGGAAAATGGTTCCATAATTTGGTTAATCCTTTTGGCCATTGAGTTCCGTTAGTTGTGTAATGTAGACTTGGTGTATTGTCAATAGCAATCAAATGTTTTAAGAATTCAATATGTTCTGGTATTTCAGTTAAAAATGGCTCTCCGCCAGGAATATCAATATGAACCAAGTCTCCACTTAGGTCATTCAACATTGATTTAAACTCATCTGTTTTGTAGAATTGCTGATGCATGAACTTGGGAAACAAAGCGCCAAGTTTTTTTGCTTCGTTGCTCCAGCGACTACTGCTATAACTAGAACATATGCGACATGCTAGATTGCATGTATTACCAAATGCTACACTTAACAACAACGTTTTTTCAAGTTCAGGAGGCTGTGAATTCAAATGATATTCGTAATCCATTTGCCTTTTGCTGGGTAACCCGTTATCTTCATCTTTCCAACATCTGGCACAACCGTCAGGACGTTTACCGTTGAGATGATCTAGTTTTAATTGGTTAAGTTCATCACTGTTACGATAATCGTTGTAGTTGTCACTGATTGCATGTGAGTATTTGCAACAAGGTTTGTATTCTCCTTGTGGACTAATATCAAGTCCTACCCAAGGTTGGTAACATATATTCATATTAGTATTTAAGGTGTTCTATTTTTAGTCAAAAAAAACGGCGCCTGTGAAGCGCCGTTTTTGTTTATATATTGGTATTATTGAACCGGAACTCTATTTACGAGTTTATCAGACTCTTTATCAAGTTCCTTAAACTCAGCGGATCGTGATTGAATGCTAAGTTTGCTAAGGTGGTTATTAACTTTAGTAGTCTTTAACACGTTAGCTTCACCAATTGGCAATGCGGCCAAAACGTATGCTCTGAACATACCGTATTCTGGCACTATCTTGCTTTCAACAATCTCTGCACCAGTAATATCAACTGATGGGCAAATACTCTTAATAGCAGTAGTATTCATGCTTGATGTTGACTTTTGTGTATCATTTCTGTACACTTTAGTCTGACTCTTTACGGCTCCGCCTGCCGCCATACAAATACCTTCAAAAGCATTTGTCCTGGCTACACCCATTGCCATATTAAAGTCTCCTGAAGAAGCAGTTCCGCTCGCATACACTACAGAATTACTATTTTCAGGGAGTTCAGTCATCCAGTCTGGAGCCTCGTCGAGAGCACTTTCAACTCGTTCCTGGCGTAATTCCATCCTTCGCTCAGCACGTTCTTCCCACTTGTTCTGCGAAGAACAGGCACCAAGGAACGCCGTAGCAATCAACGGAACAATAACTAGCTTCTTATTCATAATGTTTCTCCATAAACATTTAACATTGTTGATATAGTAACACAGAAGTTACCATTAGTCAACCTTTTCCCACTTGTTAATAATAGGCTGTGGGTTTCGCCCATCATAGCAACGTTTCGCAACAGAAGTACCATAATCTGATTCATCAGTAATTTGCATACATTGCGGTGATCTAATTGTGTGCCAATCACAGTTTGTAACAATATCATGCATGATCCATTTTACGACAGCCTGTTGTGAGCGATTACGTACTGCTCGGTGTCGTTTATATGTGCCAGCATGTAAGTGAAGCACCTGTGAAAGTATACCATTGCCAAATACATCACCTTTAAATACTTCCCATGGTGTGGGTAATTGCGATGCCAAAAAGGCAAGTTGTTGTTCTTTTACTCTACAATCATACCTAAAATTATTAAGATGATCGGGATTCATTCTCCAAGTTTCGTTGGCTACTGTAGCCGTAGCACCAGATGTTAGAGTTGCAAATACAGCAAACATTCCTAATACATGTTTAACTTTCATTGTCTATACTCCGCACACTGAACGAATTCTTGTAATTTGATGCATAAGTCCACGATTGTAATCGTCGGCATAAATGGGTTCGTTAATCTCTTTGTCTAGTAGCTCAGCATAATAATTAATCATAATATGAGCATTACGACAATCAACACTTACTCCAGATTCAACAGCCATGCTATACTGTGGCTTATGATAGGCAGTGCAACCGCCCATTGCCAACATAGCCGTTAAAGCCACGATGCTAATCTTTGTCTTTATTTTTGTACCAGACTGGTGCATCTTCAATCGCTTTCTTAGCAGTTTTTTCATCAACCCTAGCTCTTCGTTCAACAAAACGAATTGCTTCTTTGGTATTCATCTGCATTTCAAAAACAGCCTTAGCGGCCGCTTTCTCAGGCTTCATTGGTTCCATCTTATTTTTCTTTTGCACTTTTTATTCCTACGTCTAACAAGGGGTGAGAAGAAGACAAATCAAACGTAGTACCAAGAACAGATTCCCTTATGTCCTGAAGTTGATTATTTAAATTGTCGACGAATAGCTGAAGACTATATATCTCATCTGAGGTTAGCTTCGTCAGCTCTTGGGACGGGTCTGCACCATGTGCAAGACCCTCCAAGCTCTTTGTGAGTTGCTCTGTAATCATTAAGCCAACTCAAGCATCTGGGCAGGAACATTCCAACTCGAATGTGAGCTGTCATCCTTAACCACAACGTTTTTGATCTTGATCTTCGTAACAGTACCTTTAACAACTCTGTTCCTACGACCATTAAATTTAACCTTGTCGCCTACCATAAGTTTACGAATGGTATCACGACCGTTTTCTGCACGAGCAAACCTCAATGACTGAGTTAACAGTTCAAGTTCATCGGCAGTAAAAGTACCTTGTTTAATTTCACGGGCAATATCTAAGGCGTTCATTTGTTTCTCCATTTCCTTATTGTTCTTGTAGTATACGACATCTTTCCCAAAAGGTCAACCTTTTTTAACACCCTCGCATATCGGTGTTTAGAGTGGGTTGTAACTCTGAAATAAGTTCACGTTCTCGTTTGTGAGCAGGTGTCTTTCCGCGTACTATTTCAAGTACTTCAGCAGTAAATTCGTCTACACCCTTACGGCGCATTTCTTCGTATAGCAACCAGCCCTTGTTTTCGCTACGGCTACGGTATACGTGCTTGTTAAAACGTACCTGCAAGGACTTCTTTTCGGTGCTCTGTGTCTTAGCAGTAACACCAATGTAGAAGTCTTCTCCACTGGAGATCTTGTAGATAATGTGGTTTCTGTCTGTGCGTTTTTTCCTTATCATACACATATAATAGCACATCCTAGTGTTTTGTCAACCTCTTTATGCTGGAAAATTGTATTCTTCGAACAGCACATCTAGCACACTATCGATAGTCTCTCTGTCTGTTGCCAGCAGTTGATGACCATGTGCGAGCAGTGCCGACTTGATTGACCAAATCTGTTCATAGCGGTCGGCTGTACGATCTAGGTTATCGCTTACGAACTTGGCTACCTGTTGTTGGAATGTCATAGCGTGTATCCCTCTCTGCTATGTTAACTTATACATACACTATAGCATATGTATAAGCAGTTGTCAACTGAAATCTGCCTGATTTTACCAGAAAAATCCACCTTTTTTTGGTTGACCTTTTGGGCAAATTGCCGTATAATGTACATAACAATTAAGGAGCAGACGATGCAAGTAGGAAACTGGATAGAGCTCAAAGGCAAAACACGCCACGGCAAAAACCGGATACATCAGCATGGTACTCGTTGGCTTGTTGAAGAGATTCGCCGTGGTGCTATGATGCTACGTAGCGAAAATAAAACAGAAGGTCCGCGAGACCACAAAGGTTTTGATGGACGTTGGGTCAAACTGCATAACGACCCAAATTTTGAGGTAACTGATAATGCCTAAATTTAAACCAACTTTTTACAAGCCGGAAGATATGAACACTGAAAATCATTGTTTTCTTGGTATGGTGTGGCCTGTAGAAGGAAGTAAAGGTAACACCTACGAAGTTGAGCTACATCCAAAAGGATTTGATTGTAGTTGTCCTGGCTTTGGATTTAGAGGTAAATGTAAACACACCGTAGCCGTTGCTCGTCGTTTACTTGGACCTGCTCCCAAGTATGTATGGTCGCCAGCGGGTACTGAATGATTTCTTGTTTGGCAGTTCAATAGCATCTACACGATTCTTATGACGCCCACCTTCAAATTCTGTTTTAAGAAACACATCTAAAATTTCTAATGCTAATTCTGGTGCTGTCATTCGAGCACCTAGTGCTAGTACATTTGCATTGTTATGTTCACGTGCCAGTCTAGCCGTTGTTACATCGTAACAAAGTGCGGCTCTTACACCAGGGTGACGATTAGCAGAAATGCTAATTCCAATACCAGTACCGCAAATAATAATTCCACGTTCCATCTCTCCATTGGTTATTGACTCGGATATCTTATGACCATATATTGGGTAGTCAACACTGTCTAGGTTGTAACAACCAAAGTCGCTTAGGGCATTTTTTGAGAAACCCAGTGTTTTGTCTAACAAGTATTGCTTTAGGACAAAACCGCCGTGGTCACTTGCAATTCCAATCATTTTGTTATCCTTGATTAAACACTTCTACAGTTTGAATGTGTTTGGCAAACTCTTCTTTACTCATATATTTATATGGGCTATGACTGTAGAAACCATTACCCATTTGAATCTCGGTTTCTTTCTTAAAGCAATAGTGCCATAGTTTTTGATTGTCGCCATCAGGTTCTACGTCAAGGTCAGTCCAATATTCGTAACCATTGACTTCAAAATGTTTGTTCATTTAATATATTCGTTGTAGAATTTCATACTAGCAAGATTCTTACACTTGCTTTCGCACATTATATCAAAGCTATCTGCGAATGTAGCCGCCCATTGGTTAACAAGTGGATTAGGATAGTAATCGCTATGAGCTCTAAGTTTCTGCTTTTTAGAACCAGATTCTAGCAGTTGCTCCATGTTGGGCTTAGTGTCGTGTGCAAAATCTGCTGGTAAATGCTCGTTACGACTGTAAGAATAATGTATAACAGGTCGGACACCACGCCAACTATCTTTTACACGTCGAAGTCTATCGTCGGTGGGTAGTATGTATTCTCCTGAAGAGACCCAGTGGTGGTGTATGTCAAGTACGAGTGCGACATCATTTTGGAGTTCGAGCGATGCTTCGAGGCCCCACGACATTTCGTCGTTTTCGATCGTGATTGTGTTTCTTGCTTCTGGGGAGAGTCGCGGTAATGCTTGTCTGATGCCTTGTGGACCGGCTCGACCCGAGATATGGACGTTGCACTTAAAGTCCTGGAATTGTTGGCCGTAGCCCATCCATCTGATAATATCTGCATGGTATTCAAACTCCTCTATACTTCTATTTACTATATCTGGGCTATCACTAGCAAGAACAGTAAACTGACCAGGGTGCATACTTAGACGCACATCTAGTTTACGTGCAAGATCACCTGCCTTGGCATATTCTTTAGATGCATATTCTCTAACATCTGGTTGTTGCCAAAAATAACGCCAATCTGGTTGTGTATACATAGGCAATTGATTACTGCCAATACGTACCATTCTAAGCTCTGGCTCTTGTGAGCCAACCCATTCAACTAGATTGTAAACTGCTTGAGTGTTATGAACCATAATATCCCACAGCCGTTGTTCTGCAACATCTACAGTTTGTCTATTGAGCCATTGTACTGTTGTACACTTTTCAGTTAACGGACGCTGAATTTCTTCTAGCAGTTTCTTCTTTTGTGTTTGGTCTGGGTGCAAATATTTACAGGCAAAACCAACACGATGTGTACTTTGATCAAAAGACATTGTGTGAACTCTATGTTACTTAATACAAACTACAATGTAACACAAATATTAGATAATGTCAACCGTATTGTTCAAGCAATTTTTCAATATCTCTAGTGAACCATTGTTTTCTATTTCGGTGGCGTCTTATACCTCCGTAGAACTCTGGGTTACTTCTAAAGTATTCTTCTTCAGAAGGCAACGGAAGATGATCAACTGTATTCCACTCTGGTTTACCTTTTTGGCTTATGAGCATTAATCGTCTGCTTTCACGATAGTTTGGAAAGTACCCACTACATGCATAATGTACTGTGGATCTGTTGTCCCATAGGATAATATCACCTGGTTGCCATCTATGTCTATACTGGAATTCAGGTATATGAAATGTGTCGTATATTTGATGAAGTACCCAATAACTATCTTTCTTTGCCATGCCTTTGATGTATTGAGTAAACAACGGATTAACATATACGTGCCACAAGCCTGTATCTGGATGCTGAATAACCATTGGATGAATAGCATCTGTTTCAAAACCTTTATCGGCTTGTTGCTCTTTCATTTTTACAATTTCTGTATGATAATTTTCTGTTGGTGGAGAATGTAATGCTGATTTTTTATGTATAAGTTGACGCAATGGCGCCGGCAAGTTTTCCCATACTTTATTAGTATCAATCCATAATGTATCACTGCCATATGCTGGAACAACTTTTAAATTAATTACCACAGCCTTACAAGGATTTTTTTGCCAACTAAGTTCGTTGTGCCAGGCATTTTCTTTTCCTGCTGATGGAGGAGTATCTCTATGAATGATTTTATGTACTTCACCAACTCCAGTTCGTTCAAATGCCTCGTCCCAAACGAACCCATCTCCAAACATAGTAAACGTGTTTGAAAACTCGTGATCAGTTAATTCGCGATGTCCTCGAATAACCAAGAATTTATTGTGTACAAATTTGCTATATAATTCTTCAAAATTTTCGGATGAATACTTGACTAAGTCAACGTCTTCTAGCATCAAGCCGAAATTTTTTCCAAGTACAGTCTCTTTCATTAATTAATCTCCAAAATACCTCACTTAGTCAATGACGCCAAAGTTAGCCCAGTTAGTTCCACCTAAACAAACCCAGCCCAATGGACCACCTAGACTTGGGTTAGCATTGAATACTACTGCACCTTTACCATCAGTATAATTTGGTGGTTTATCAGAGCTTTTAAAAGTCATAGTACCCATTTGTAATTTTTGTACTTGTGTAGTTCCATCAACTGTTAAACGTAAATTTGATTGTTTATTTGATGATATAACAAGATCTTGATTCCGTGGAGTTTGTATAACAGCAGTGTCTTGATCAAATCTTTTTATTTCTACTTCTACTTCACTATCCCACACACTTAACGCCGCACTTGGTTCTGTTGTGTTGATGCCAACTCTTTTGCCCGATACATAAAGTGAGTTGTTGCTAACAGAAAGCTCACCTTCAATATCTAGTTCTTTAAGTCTACCAACTTTACGTAAATTGCTTTCTGTTATATGTCCGCCAATTTTATTATCTTCAAATACAACGTTTCCGTTTACTCGTAATACTGTAATGTCAACACCTTCGATAGCAATACGATCAAACACCTTATCACTGTATGATTGGAATATGTCATCATTGATTTTGTGTGCGGCACTGGTACTAACATTTTCAATCAACTTTAGATAAAACGGACTAGCAGTATTAATACCTTCCATTTCAACAAACTTCAATGTTGTTTTACCAACAACTTCAAGTTCACTGGCTACTAGCTTATTTTCAAATGTTGTAGCATCATTGGATACAGTCATCTGAACATCATTGGCTAAATCCTGTATGCCAACTGAATTAAAGTTGCGTTGTATTCCACCGCTGATGTTATCTCCACTAATGGTCTCTGGATTAAATTTTAAAGCAGTGGCTGGTATGCTTTCTGGAGGAAAATTAAAATCACGTAATCGTGCATGGAATTGATCAGCAAAACCTTTTGTTGCTAATTCATCAAATTTTGATACTTGTTTACCAATGGCTTCTTTGATATCGTCTGATGCTTTTTCTAATACTGCGGCACTGGCATCACGCCTTACTAGGTCAATAATTGGATTGACAGTTTTAGTTAGCCAATCTTCATGACTGTCAAGCCATGTGTTTACATGGGTTTTAATACTTTCGCTGACAATGCTGTCAAGGTCCATACTTTGTATATGATCCTTAATAACTGCTGACACATGCTCAGATGCTTTAGCTTTAACATCTTTTAGTATTGTGTCTGTGACATTGTCTGTTAAGTTTTTTAATGTATCATCTATACTCATCATTGAATCTTATGCTAACTACGTGTTCGTAGTTCTTTTTGATTAATCCTTTGAACATCAAGTTCTTGTGTACAAGAAAACTGCTGGCTCCAGCATCAATGCTGAATTTTGCTAGTTGTTTAAAATACATAGTCTTTCGGTTATACGGTCCGTATTGTGAATTATTAGATCCATTTACATAAACTGAAGTTTTCCAGCAACTTCTATCTTTAAAATCCCAATCATGGAACTCTGTAAATATTTTAAATTTTTCACCATTACGTAATACTGCTGGTTGACTAAACTCCTTTTCTTTAAAGTCCAAGTTCTTATAGTCCTTCAATGTACTTATAACAACTTCGTTAGCCAAACCACAAATGTTTGCAATGGATGCTTTTTGATAATCATCATCTAATGCATATGTAAAGAACTCATCTACTGCTACGATTGCGTCCCATGATATATTACCGTTACCTATAATACTATCAAAGTCAACATATTCAATATTACTATTATGACTTTGTAACCATTCAACTACTTCACTGGTGACCCCTGTCACAGAAATAGATTGAAAATCACATACAAGAATTGCTGGATTAAATCCTACAAATAGTACACTCATGGCATGCTTGTTTAGACTATAATAAGATAGCACTTCATCAATAATCTCAGACTTCTTTTTACTAAAGTCTTTAACTCTAGGATTGTCGTGAACACTTTTAAATAAACACTCACTATAATTTTTATAATCTTCAGACATCTGCAATTCCTTCGGACATGTTCCTTTGCATTTACTTATTTACTAAAAATTACAGTAGACATTAACTACTAACTTTACGTATTAAATCTAATGTTACACAATGAAAACCGCCACCTAGTGTGCGACTATGACGCAACTCCAATGGTACTACAGTTAACTTCAATGCTTCAAGATCTCTAATAAGTTTGGTCTGCCACTTGTCCACGATAACAGTGTGTTCATCAACCGCCAGCATGTTCAATGCTATCCACTTACTGGCATATGGGTATTCAAAGAAGTCCTGTGGAACAACATCGTTGACATAAATTTTAAGCCAACCATCAAATACCCTAGGACAATTATTATGATCGACTCTTGTTCCGTTTAGTACAACTAAACCTTCTCTTATAATTGTAATAGTACTATCAATATGTACTCCTGAATAAAAATTACAGGGTTCAATATCAACATCTGGAATATTATTACGTAACCATTCAAGCCCTTCGATGTTGCCACTCTCGCTTATTAAATACAACCATTTGTCATTGAGTCTGAGTACATTGGCCGCATCTAGTATAATACCTTTATCACGTGGCATACGGTACACATGTTTAGCACGAGTCAACGCCTCATCAAGTGCTTCTGTTTCCATATCTCTACAAGGATAAAGCATTGGTGTATCAATAACACTATCACCAGCAACAATAAGCCTATCACGTGGGCAGTAATTGTATAAGCCTTTGCGTTCAACAAAATCCATATCTTTTGGTCTATGAACTTTAACACCAAGGTTTACCAATGCTGATGCTAACCTTTGTAGGTCTTCGTTTGCTTCGTCAATTACCCAGGACGGTACTGGCCCACTTGGGACTGGAGTTTCTTTCCATGTAGTTTTTAAATGCTCTTGACTGAAGACTGGATCTTCAGAAGGCCAATTAGCACCAGTTGCGGAGCCTACTATTATTTCTCTAAGTGGATCCCATTCATTATGACTATGCAACATGTCCGGTTACCTGTAGAGTATAACGAGGTGTTACACCAATGTTTGCGGCCATATGAGAAGTATCGTTGTTCCATACTACGAAGTTGCCTGCTTTCCACGAGCTAAGAATCTTATTATCATACTCGGCATAATGACCACTTTGCCAGTCTTGTAAAAATACTATGCCTCTATAGATTGTATCTTCTTTTCCGTGTAGTTTAAAAATATCAACGTATTTTTTATAGGTATCTTGATGAGTAGGTAAAATAACTCCGCTATCCATTCTATAATAACTGGTTCCAATATCTTGCCATCCAAATGTAGATTCGAAATATTCAATTATTTTTTCGTTCCAACTTGGCTGTGGCTTACGCATATCACATAAAAATCCAGTAAAATGCGTTACCCAATCGTAGTGGTTATCATTCCATTCGTTTAAGTCTTTGGGGTTGTTAAAATCTTCTCGTTGATAATCTAATTCTAAAAATTCATTGTCTATATCAAACTCTAGTTTTCCGTGAATTATGTTTGTCATGTTTTCCTTGTGTTTCCGTAGTGTATTACTTTAATGTCGTTACGATCGGTTTCAAAGTTTCTCCACGGATCAACAACTATGCTCTTACTTTTTAGTGTAACATACAAGTTCTGTTCTTGTCTAGTTCCTGTATAACCATACGTGACCATTCGGTTATGTGCAAGAAACAAAATACAACGTACACCAATTTCATCCTTGTACCAATCATCAAAATCTTTACTAGCAACCAATGGATCAGCATAGTAATAATGTACATCTAGTTCGTCAAGGTAATGTCCAATTAATAAACTGTAACTTCCATCAGTGAACGGTACATCTGGTTTGTATGCTTTTCCGTGTATAACAACAGGCATATAATGTTCTCTATGTAACTTCTGCAAATACAATGCAACGTTACGTGCTTGTAGTTCTCTTGACTGCATAATAGCATCAAATAAATCGTAGCCTAAATTTAAATCCTGTGCCATATGGCGTAACGCAATATTGTCACGCGGATGACATGGCCCGCCATCACCCATCCCAGCAGTCATATATTTTGGACTTACTATTCTTTTGGTACTTGCCGCAAGAGCATCAGTAACTACATCAACATTCATATTACCAAGTTTCATACTTACATCTTGTATCATATTAACAAGACTTAGTTTAGCACTAATAAATGTATTGTAAAAAATCTTAATACTTTCTGCTTCTTCCCAAGTGCCTATTACAGTTCTTGGATTGTTTTCCATTAACGGCATATAAAACTCTTGTAGTATATTAGCATCGTTATCAGTTTCTCCGTTTTCTGTTCCAATAATTAACATCTCAGGGTTTACCATATCCCATGCTACACTGCCCATTGCTATTAAATATGGGTTATATATAAAACGTGCATTTGTAACAATAGGAGCAAATTCACGTCTGACTGTTCCAGGAAGTACAGTTGATATCAAAACAATTAATGTATCTTTGTTTGTATATTGATTAATTTCTGTCAATACTTCTTTGACCAAACTATAATCAAAGTCTTTGTTTTCTAAATGAGCAGTTGGTTGTGATCCGTCGTATTCTTTTTCGTGTGGAGTTTGTACAGCAACAAAAATTAAATCTTTCCCAGTAACGGTTTCTTTGATCGAATCTACAATATCTATAACACCACTTTCCTTAGGGTAAATATCATAGCCGGTCACGTTATATATTTGTTGCATTGATTCAGCACATGGCATTCCTAATTTTCCTAAACCAACGAAACCTACTTTATATGTCATACTAACTCCTGGAGTAATTTTAAAATGGATATTCAATTTGTTTACCAAAAAATATATAAAGAATTTTTTGAAAAATATAAAATTGATACATTTGCGGCAACGGACTTTACAAATAAGCCTCCGTACTATTTAATTAAAAATGTTAACCCCATCAAAAAAAATGCTTTGCCTCGTGGGTGTGCTTGTTTTATAGATCAAGAACCTATATACCCTAATATTTTACCATGGCTGTATAAGTCGTCACAAGAAATGATGTATGATGTAGATTCAAGTTTGTGGGAAAAACGTTTACCACAACATAACTTTCAACAAGTTATATTTGTTAGCGAAAGAAGTGAAGAATTAAAAGTACTTCGAGATCGGGTATCCTACTTTACTAGTGGACAAGAAAACACTTACCAAACACCAATTATATATTGGTTCTATCATGGCTATGCCAGTTGCGACAATTATAGAGAATACTGGAAAGAAAATATCTCTGTTCCAACTTCGCATGATAAACTTTTTATCTGTTATCAAAATGTTATTAATCCTTACAGATGGCATCGTATACAATTCCAATTAAGACTAAAAGAGAGCGGACTTATTGATCAAGGATTAGTAAGTTATAACCCGGGCAATAACATTAAAGAAGTTATTCGGGATTCTGTAAATATGGGTCGCGTTAATAAAGATACAAATCAACATGTTATTGATAATATTAATTTACTAACCGAAAGCAGTTCTATTGACAGCAATGAACCCAATGGTAGTATGAGTACGTGGATTGATATAGCAAACTGTCAACGTGCATTGGTACATGTAGTAAGTGAAACTTGTTTTTATAATGGTAAATTGCATTTAACAGAAAAGATATTCAAACCTATTGTTGCAATGCAACCTTTTCTATTGCTTGGTGCTAAAGGAAATTTAGCATACCTTAGAGAATATGGATTTAAAACATTTAGTGAATTTTGGGACGAAAGTTATGATGATATAATAGACAATGCTGAAAGGATTGATGCTGTTTATAAAATACTTCAGAATTTAAGTGAATTATCATATGAACAACAATGTAATTTACGCAAAGAAATGACTCCTATACTAGAACATAATGCCAATATATTTTATTATAAACTAAAAAACACGGTGATAAATGAATTAACTACTAACTTAAAGAAAGGTTTTGTTGATTCGGGTGGCTGGGACTTTGTTCAAAATACTGATATCGCACATTTAAACAAAGTACTAAAATATTAATAAATAGTACTGTAACATTTATATAGGAGGTTACAACAATGAAGAAGTTGTTTTTGGCATTAGCTATGACACTTATCTTTGCTTCGCCTGTTTATGCAGAGCAGAAGCCAGGAAAGTTTTTACCTGGCTTCCCCCAAGAAAATTTAGCACCAGCTTTACCAGGTCTGGTTGCTGAAGACCAACCATTTGTAATCAAAGTTAAAGCTCTATGCGGATCTGCTCCACAAATCGAAGCACTACTTAAACCTTCACAAGAAATTGTGTTTGGAAAGTTTCTAGCGGCTCGTGCTAGTGGACCAATCGAAATGCCAGGCAATCCCGCACCAGGTGTGTTAATGCTGAATCCTAAAACTACCAGTTGGACATTCATTGAGAACCTTGCACCGGGTGTATATTGCATCACAGCAGGCGGCCCTACTATGACTCCATATGGAGATGGAATTGGTCAAAAAATTGACTATCAAAGACCCCCACCGCCCGAAAGTAATAATAGGTATAAGGAAGCTAACTAAATAGAGGATGAACATAATCCTTATTCATGGTGCGAATGCTAGTAACAAGAGCTTTGCACTAATAGTTAGAGAATTAAAAAAACTTGATATTAAAGGTGTTAACTTTTGTTATCTTAGTTACGATCATAAAAAAGGTTTCGCATATAATTTTCCTATTATGTGCAATCGTCTCAATGACCTAGAAGGTGATTGTATACTCATTGGGCATAGCATGGGTGGGATTTATGCCACCCATCTATACAAAAAATTTTCTAATAAGATTAAAACTGGAATTACTATCGCAACACCATATCTTGGACTTGGTAGTGCTTTAGTTACACGTTGGATATTTCCATTTTGGCAACTGCTACAAGATGTTAGCCCAACTGCGTATCCTGTACTTGGAATGCAACAGGTTAAATTTAATATTCCATGGATACAATTGGTTCCAACAAAAGGAAGAACTCCGTGGGTAAGTCCTTTCCAGAATGATGGCGTAGTCTCTAATCTATCAATGACTTGTCGCAAAGATATACAATATCGTTATATCAATTCAAATCATTATGAATCATTGGTCGACTATAAAACTACTGAAATTGTTAACGATACAGTAAAATTATGGTGTGGTTGATTTAGACAAAACACCACTGGTACGTTTTGGACTTCCCCAATAATCACGTGCATTTACTCTAATAAAAGGTTTAGCCGTTTCGTTCTTATTAGGATTTGGAACAGTTAGAACAACATTTTTAAACTTTTTCCATGCTGTATGTTGGTTAATAGCCTGCGCCAATGTTCCTTTATACTCTCTTCTGTATGCTTTACGAAGTGATTTGTTAACTCCAATTTCACCCTTGGAAGTTTGACTTGCTCTTTGTTTTTTCTTAGCCATTGTTTAGCCTCATTTACTATGTGGTGGCATTTTAGATTCAATAAACCAAACGTGCTTTTGCTTAACTGGGTGATACTTTCTCATTCTTAGTTTTTTACCTTCACGTGTAGCAGATAAACTCTTTGGGTGAACAAAATGAAAACTTGCATGTTTGCGGTCTTCATCTTCGGGGATCATCCAAACTTTATCATTTTTATTTTTACTAGCCATCACTGATTTCCTTCTGACTACTTATGATCATTAAGTAATCTGTTATTGATTTTTACAATGGTATTTATTAATTTATGCTTCAGTGGGCTGTCTATTAAGCAATTCTTCATAAAATGTATCACATTCACCACCAAACTTACCTATTAGGTGTTCGGCAATTTCTTTCATTTTATCCCAGTCTTCGTTGGCATATGCTTCATTGAAAGCATGGTGCATTCTAACGTTAGCATCAAGTGCAACCATTTCGCCAAGGTTAATCTTATCAGCAGGAATAACACAAAAAGCATCAATGATTTGTCCTTCTCGTTCTAGTTGTTCAAGAGGCAATACTGTATACTTTTTTCCTAGCTCTTCAGCTATTTCCTTACCAATAATTATATTCATTTTGATGTATCCATATGTTCGTACACAGAGTTATATTGACTTTGTGCAATTATAAAAGTTGTACACTTACTTAGTTGTTTAAGATTGTTTGCTCCAACATATGTACAAGTACTTCGGATACCACCCAACAAATCTTGTACTGTATTTCCTACTTCTCCTTTAAAAGGAACCAGTACTTCACGACCTTCGCTACTTCGATATTCTTTAAGCCCGCCAAAGTGTTTTTCGTTTGCGGCTTTGCTACTCATACCGTAGAACTGTACAAACTGTTTTTCTTCATAAACTAATTCAAAGAATCCGTCATCAGTTTTAGTTACTTCGTTAGTTTCGTAAATCTTAGTAATTACCTCGCCGCCACCTTCAACATGTCCAGACAACATACCCCCGAGCATTACAAAGTCAGCGCCGCCTGCAAAAGCCTTTGCCACATCTCCAGGACAAGTACATCCACCATCAGCGATAATAAGGCCACCAAGACCGTGAGCCGCATCAGCACATTCAATGACAGCGGAAAGTTGGGGATATCCCACACCAGTCTGTATACGAGTAGTGCAAACACTACCAGGACCAATGCCCACCTTAATAATGTCGGCTCCATTTAGAAGCAACTCCTGAGTCTGATCTGCTGTCACTACATTACCTGCAATAATAACAATGTTTGGATACTCTTTACGTAGATTTCTAATAAAGTCTACAAATCGTTCACTATAACCATTGGCTACATCAACACAAACGTATTTAATCATTTCAGGATAAGAGCTATAAACATAGTCAAACTTGTCAAGATCCTGTTCAACAATGCCCATGCTATATGCAAAGTAGTCTGATATATCAGCAATATTATTTGTTGATGTGTTAAGCCAATTGATTATATCATCACCGGTATATGATTTTGCAAGACAAGTAAACATTTTCTTTTTTGCCAATGTTTCAGCCATTTCAAACGTACCAACACCATCCATGTTAGCCGCCATAATTGGCACGCCTTCATAATCATATTGACCAAGATCAAATCCTCCGCCATAGTTGCGGAATTTAAATTTTCGTGATAAGTCAACTTCTTTACGACTACCTAGAGTTGAACGTTTAGGTCTAATCAGTACATTGTTATAATCTAACTTGACATCACTTTCAATACGCATGACTAAATCCTATTCGTTTGAATACTGTCTGTACTGCTTCAGCTTGGCTAATTGCATCTTCTAGTGCATTGTGTAGTCCTGCTTTACCTTTTTGCCTTGGGTCGCCGTGTACACCAAATAGTGTACGACTATCTCTAATCTGCCAAAAATTCCAAGGAGTAGGCATATTAAAATCTCTGTAAAGATCTTCCATAATAACAAAATCAAATGCAGGACCTTGAGCCCACATATTGTTAGCACCGACAAAAAACTTGTTAAGTTCTTTTAATGTTTCAGTTACTGAGATTCGATTGTCATTGCTAAGTGCTTCTTCTTTAACATCGTCGGCTTGTTGTTCCCACCATGCTACAGTATCTTCTTGTATTTCTCTACCTAAATTTGATTGTTCATCAATATTTGGTTTTAAATATAATGTTTGTTTAGTTCCGGGTTTGCGAGGATCAAACTTCACAACGCCAATAGTTAATACAACACACTTGGGTCTAGTGCCTAGTGTTTCAATATCCAACATTAAGTCCATAAATTCTTCCTATCTAATTACAGTCTTTATTATAACACATTATAGTTAGTTGTCAATTGAATTCATTAGTTTGATTGACAAATGGGCAATTTCTTTTTCAATTCCTCTAAATCCATGATGTCCAAAGTTCATTTTAGGGTGACCTTCGTTGTACCCTCCACTTACAATATTTAAACTGCTTTGAACAAATTCAAATTGATCAAGTATAAGCTGACATGTTGGAATATCAGTGTAATCTGATATATCTAGTTCATGATGTATAATATGTAAAGGTACTGTAACCCGCTGATCCCGTCTGAAAAAATTACAACGATCATAATAGTTTTTAGCATATTTTCCTAGTTGAGTAGGAGGGCTATTCACAGCAGAAAATATAAGTCCTTCGATTGGAGATGTATCTTGGAAATGATGATAGTATCTTGACATAATATAATTACTACTACATTGTCCCATTAACCAGACTGGAACATCGCTCATATCAACGGCACGTTTAAGTTCTTTACTAATTACATGTACTGCATGTAATGCACGTTTAAGATTGAAAGTTGCATTTTTTTCCATCCAAACTTTTGGTAATTGAAATCTATCATTTAACACTAATCCAGGAATCTTAGAAAATAATACATTAATAAGCCAAGGCAATGGATAATCGCCACTGTGTACCAGTGTTACATTGTATCCTTGTTCTTGGAAATGTGGAACCAAACTACTTGGAACTAGGTGTCCTGCTGGGAAATCCCAGTCTTTGCGAATTTCTAATGCTCCGCGACCACCAGCTATGAGTATAACAGTTTTAGTACCATTAACCGGAAAGTGCAAGATATGGTCATTTATTAACTTGCCACCACACTTATCAAGCATGGTTTCAAAGTCTTCATTTCCAGGTAATTTTAGATATACTTCTCTATGTTCATCAGATGCATCATCAGGAACATTCTCATCATGATATAATTTCACGGTTGTTTTGTTCTTCCATTAATGTTACACGTTGTCGTAACCCGGAACTACTGAAACTATGATCTCGTGTGTTGTATACTATTTTAATATTTCTATCTTTACAGATTTGATCACCAGTAAACCCCTTGGATTTATATTCAACACCAATAATTCTTACATCAATTGGAAGTGTAAGTAAGATATCGTCGATGTCTGACTCAGTGTTATAAACAACAATTTCATCAACCCAACGTTGACTGCTTAACATAATTTGTCGTTCAACTATACTTTGAATAGGTGTATTTTTACCAGGGCGTCCAACTGCACTGGCATCGTTTTGTAATCCAGCAATTAGATAATCACAATGATTTTTAGCTTCACTTAACATTGCTACATGTCCTGCATGTAACAAGTCAAACTGACTAAATGTAATACCTACTGTTTTGCCTTCATCTCTTAATTCTTTTGCTTTTGCAAATATCATTGATCTGGTTCAATCTTTATTTGTAAAGGGAAACCGTGATTTCGTGCTAGTATTGTAACTTCAACACCTTTTTGTTCAGCCATTTCAAAAGGTAATACTGCTACTGTTGCAAGACCATCTTGATGTATTTTGTGAGTAAGTGCAACGGCTGGTTGCTCATCATAATCAAAAATAGTCTTCAATGTTTCAACAACAAATTCAGTTGTGGTAACTTCATCGTTGATGTAAATTACACGAAAACGCACCGGCTCTCTAAGATTTTCTTTTGCTTTAGTTTTCTTCTTAACTTCTTGTTCTGGTAGTGCGTCTGTCATCAGTTAATAACCCTTAAATGTTAATAATACTATTTACTTAAATTAAGTGCATAGGACCAATTATTATAAACTGATCCTATGCACCTTTTTATCTAACTGAGTATACGACTAGCTTGAAGAAATTGCAATCTTTTTGGGCATCTTTTCTTCAGGAATGATCTTCTCTAGTTCAATGAACAACATACCGTTCTTCATACGGGCACCTTTAACTAGTACATCATCAGCAAGGGTAAAACTTCGTTTAAATTTACGAATTGCAATACCTCTATGCAACATTGTTTCTTCGTCAGAATCTGATTTAGGATCATGAACTATAGTCAATACTCCTTCAGCAGTTTCAATATCAAGATCATCTAGTTCTACACCAGCGAGAGCCATTTCAATTTGAAACTTGTTTTCATCTTGACGAATGTTATAAGGTGGGAACCCCTGTTGTGGAGCATGTTCTACTTGACGTAGCAGTCCATCAAATAGGCTATCAAAACCTAGTGCATGTGGGGTGAGTTTATTGAGGTCGAGAGTTGTTAATCTATTCATTTGCTATCTCCTTTATTAAGCAAGATTAATGTAAGTAGGCCCGCTAATCGGCACCTACATATATAATATAGTTACTCTTACGTTAAAAGTCAAGAGCTTCTACAAAATTATTTATGATTTTTTTACCAAACTGGATAAAATTTCATACTTTTCGTATAGGTCTTTGAGACCCGGCGTATCTAAATCGCCTTCTTTTGGTACAATTACTCCCAAATGCTTACAAATAGCTTCAAGAGTTGCATTTACACTTTTACCACCAATTAAAATGTCATTTTGAACTTCAAGGTCATCAGCAGTCAACGTTGAATTTTCTTGCGTGGTAAGCCAATTATTAAAACCCGAATTGGTAGTAATGCTACTCGTTGGTACAGTAATAGTGGAACCGCCTACATAAGATGAATTCAACGTAAACGATGCATTTACCGTATCAGGAGCAGTGATAGTGATAGTATTAGTAACAGGTTCGTCTCCCAGGTCAAACTCATATTGGTCTCCCGATATACTAAGATCCAAGCTCAATTGTGTCATTTTCTATTCCCCTTTCGTCGTGGTATTCAAGTATTGGTTGTTGTTGTTTTAATACTGTGTCGGCTGTAATAGTTAGTTTCTTTACGTTACTATTTTTTAAATTTCTCAAATTGAACATATGTGGGTGCAATACTTTTTCAATGATTGCACGAAGTCCTCTGGCTCCAATTTTTTCTTTAGCAGTTAATTCTATAACAGCATCAATAGCATCATGGCTAAATTCTAACTTAACACCGTCAACATCAAAATAGAAAAAATATTGTTTGATAAGATTGTTTCTAGGCTCAGTTAGCACTCGACGCATTTCGTGGTCAGTTAATTCTTTAACTTGTATTGTAATAGGAAACCGTCCCATGAACTCAGGTATCATTCCGTATTGCACAAAATCTGTTATCTTTGGAGTTACTACTTGATTAGGATCCGGAATCGTTGATGCGAATCCTATTGTTGATCCTTTATTTGCATTATTAGATGCTATCTTTTGTAAATCAGGAAAAGCACCTGCGGCAATAAAAAGTACATCTTTGGTATTAAAGTCAATTTCTTCTTTATGATTTCCGTCGTTATAAGATACTTTTATATCTCCGCCTTCAAGTATTTTTAGTAAACTTTGTTGCACACCTTCGCCACCGACGTCACGCCCAACACTTCCGTGTGCATCTGCTACACGACCAATCTTGTCAATCTCGTCAATAAAAATAATGCCACGTTCTGCATGTTCAAGGTCACCATCAGCGGCCATTAATAATCGTTCAATGACACTGCTTGAGTCCTCGCCTATATAACCTGCTTCAGTAAGTGTAGTAGCATCACATACTACAAAAGGCACTTCTAAAAACTTAGCCACAATTCTAGCCAGCATTGTTTTACCATTACCAGTTGGACCGTGTAATAGAACATTGCTTTTTTCTAACTCAATTGTTGTATTATAGAACAGTCTTTTATAATGATTTATAATTGCTACACTGATAGCTTCTTTTGCACTATCCTGGCCAATGATGAACTCATCGAGGTATTTTTTAACTCTTAGCGGGTCAAGACTCTTAAAAATACCCGACTTTTTGTACCTTGCGGTATACTTTTCGTTAGTGATAATACCTGAGCAAGTCTCTATACATTCATTACAAATGGCCGCACCATCTGCGACTATAAGTTTATTGACTTCGTTTTTTGCTTTCTCGCAAAAATTACAAATCAGCATATTGGCTTGTTGAATGTTTTTTGACATAGTTTATAAAGTACTCAATTGGAAGTTCAATACGCCTATCGTTATCAAAGAAACGTTTAGGACCGTAATGTTGTGATTTATGATGTTCAACTAGTTTATCCTTAACTTTTGAACTAGAATTCGGTACTGTATTAATAAGTACTGAATCACTTCTGTTAAATGCTTCCTCTAACCATTTATAGTCATTGTAATGATCAAGGTATACATAGACATTAAAATCTGACCCAACACTTTTACATAGTAATGAAATGTCCATTACTTGCGATTCAACAGGATCTATTAGAAGAACACTATGGTAATCATCTTCCACAAAATCTGGTGGTGTAACAAAATTGCTATACATTCTGTAAATAATCTCGTATTTGCTCTTGTTCTTGATCTTCTAAATCTTCGAGCTCATACTCTCCTGTTTGAAGTTTGTCAATCAAATACTCTACGTACTTAGTATCATATACATAACTGTTACTTAAAGTTTTTGATGTTTCTATCCAAGTATCTCCATTGAATTTGAACAGTCTACTAGGTAGATAATCTGTTCTTAAAAACATATCTCCTCTTTTAACATTACTGTCATTTGGAAACATACTACCAAAACCACTTTGTATTACAGTAGTATTGTCTGGCTTTGCTTCAAATAGTGGACTTGCTTGTAATACTTTTCCAGTACCTCTTTGGTAATCAATTGTTTTTAATTGCAGTTCTACTTCTTCTTTTTCTTCTTTGGAAAGTGGACCAGTTGTTGCTGAACTGTCACCGTCTAGCAAAGTTGTTGGTTCGACATACTGTTCCCTGGTTTCGTCTGGTGCGACACTTTCCAAATCAGAAACTTCTTGTACTTCTTCTTGTACTTTGTCTTCGATTTGTTCTTCCGTACTTTCGTTTGTAACATCCTCAATAACGATTTCTTCAATCACTTCTTCAATTGCTGAATCAACTTCTGCTACTGGATCTTTATCTAGTTCTTCCGGCCAAACAGTATTCTGAAACTTTTCAGAAGGCTCAGGCATTGGCGGTTCTTTGGTCTCATCTAAATCTTCATCAATAGCAACGTATTCAGGTTCGTCAATTTCCACACCATGAACTTCAATCTCTTCAATGATTGTATCCTCTATAGGTGTGTCTTCACCTTCCGCCTGCGCCAAGGCGCTCTCCAATTCAGCAATCCTAGTTTCCGCTTGTTGATTACGGCTCTCAAATTCAGCGGCTAGTTCCGCGGCAAGGTGTAAGTCAGATGTAGCTTGATCCAATTCAAGCTGAAGTCTCTTTGGTTCGCCGGAGACTTCATCGGCGTCTAGATGTTTTTCTTGTTGGTCCTCATCCTCTTCTGGATCATGATCCGTTTCCTTTTCAGGTTCTGGATCTGGATGATCGTCTGGCTTTTCAACAGTCTCAGCTTTGAGCCTACGGCCCCATATGATTTGTTGAGTACCAGCCAATATTAAACAAATAGCCAGCGGGTCAAATACTAATACAAGTATTACAATAACCCAACGTACTGCATCTTCAAGCATAGTACGATCTGCGGTTTCACCGTATATAAATTCTGCAATATATTTTACAGGACCTACTTCGGCTTCAAGTTTACGATATTCAGTTTCAATAGTATATTTTTGCTCTGTTAACGTATCAATCTTTGTATTTGCGTCATTGATCTTAAGTCTAAAAGCATCTATCTGTCCTTCAATATCATCATTGGTATCAACGGCTGAAATCTTATTGCGTAACTTCTTAATTAACTTATTACTGTCAGCAATCTGAGTTTCAACTGATTTACGTAAACGTTTGATTTCTTCACGTGCCGCTGTTGCTCTTTCATCATTAATTGAGTTTTCAATTTTTGTTAGCAACTTGGACCTGTCAAGTGTTTTTCTTTCTTGGAACTCTGTAAACGCCTTAGCAGTCTTTGGACCAAACTGTCCGTCTGCTTTAGAGCCTACCATTTGTTGTGCTTTTTTGATTTCGCCTGCTTCAATATATGATTGTAATGCAAGAAGTTGATTATCAATTTTTTGTAATTCAGTTTTGTATATTTCTGCCTGCGAATCGATAATTAGTTGTTGTTCGTCGATAGCCGGTTTTACACGACTATATGCACTGTCAATACGTTTTTGTTCCTTGTCAATTTGAGATTGGATATTAGCATCTGTTCCAGTCCCAGTAGTTTCTAGTTTCTTAATTTTATTATCGGATCGTTCAATAATACTATTTTGACGGGCTATTTCCGTTACAATTCGCTCGATCTGAGCTACACTTTCTTGACTTGCACTCGTTTGTTCAATATGTGCTTTACTTAGAAAACCAAATATGCCCATACTTGTAATGAACATTAGTACTATGGTTGCAAAGGTTAAGTATCCTCGCATCCATATTCTTGCTTGGTGCCAATTTCGATGTAGCCATACAGCTGACACAACTTTACCTAGTTCAAGGGCAACGCCCATAACAATAATAGGTACTAGTGCCGCCGCGAATATAGCAGTCAAACCAATAATTGAATAGTAGGCCGCTATACCACTTATAATCAGGGCGGATATTAATGTAAAATAACCAAATATCATATAATTTTTTCTCCTTAAAATTAATGTACAGTTTTAGGTTGACCGCCGAGCTCGTTGATTCCAAACACATTTAATGTTCGGATGATGGTACTGTTTACTTGTGTATTATCCGGTAACTGTGGGCAAAACACACTTTTTAATTCTCCAGTAACTCCATCAACAATAAAAACAAAATCTTCATCTTGGACTTCTTCATTTAACAGATCGTCTACACGACCGCTTTGTTTACTTGCTTTATTTTCAAAGTAAGACATTTCTGAATCTCCTATGTTTACGATTTATTTTTTAGTTTATTCACCTTCCGCATTATTAAGTCATAATTCCAGCACAATAATCTGAGCTGGAACTGTACGTATTTACCGTGCCAGACATCTCTGAGTTTAAAGTCTTATATTGATTATACTAAATACAACTATGAAAGTCAACGAGATTACTGCCCAAAAGAAGTTCAATTTATCCAAACTGTATAGCCTGTTACAGCCTGGACAATCACGATCTCAAATTATCAAAATTATCAGAAAAGTACTACTTGACGAAACAGGTGAACAATTTCGTGTTGTTATACACAACTCAAATGAAGTACCAAGTGGCGAAATGGCATTGAGTGCTTATTATGAACCAGAGGATCATGAAGATGGTGCAGACGAGTTTATTGAACTTGCTTTAATTTTTAATAGCAAAGACAAAACAGTAGACTGGACTGACGAAGGTAAAGAATATTTTATAAACGAATTATCTGATGCTGTTAAACATGAACTATTACATGCTCAACAATATAGTGGCAGAGACTTTGTTGATGGCAGAGATGGATACGACCAACGTGACTCAAATTACGAGTACATGACTCGTCCGGACGAAATTGAAGCATACGCAATGAACATTGCAGATGAACTTGTGCGTAAAGCAGACAAAGATGGAGCTCTACAATTACTACGAATGGCAGGGAAAGCCGCTAGTTTTAAAGATGATATGGGTAAGTTTTTAAGTCCCAACTTAATGGCATACTTTGCTATGTTTGATTGGAAAACTGACCATCCAGTTGTAAAAAGATTACTTAAAAAGGTATATCAGTTTATTTCAAAAATGGATTAATTTTTACACCTGCAACTGATGCAAGTTCACGTTCTTTATTAACTGTACTTTCAACTCGCATACGAATAATATCTTGCAAGTCACTATCTACTGTTATTCCTTTAGCAATATCATCAATCATTTTATCTAATTCAATACGTGCTTTTTTACGTTTTTCAGTTGCTTCAATTAGTGCCTCTTTTGCAAGGCCTGCACGAAATTCAGTTTCATTGAATGTTCCTACTAGAGTATTTCCATTACGTGCTTCAATGACAGCCATTTTGCCTTCAGACAACGCAGAACGTATAGCGTCTCCAAAACGATTATTTTTTGCTAATTTTTCAAAAGTTTCTCTGTAGCCCAAGTTTCCGGTATCAACTCCAAATTGATGTAAACTGTTAACCAATCTACTAGAACTTGCATATGAGCTATCTGTATTACCGTCTGGATTGTCATATGTTGTTGCACCGCTTGGGTTGTTTGAGTCTGCCCAACCAGACCATTCACTTAATAGGCTTTCGCTGGTTCCAAAAAAGGCTTTAAAAACACTATCAGTAACACTAGTTTGTCTATAAAATTCAGCGTATTCTTCTTCGCAACGATTTAGCCAGTAAATACAAGAAGTAGAAGTTGTAATAGAGTTTAATGCTGTTATCCAGTTGTTACGCCAGGTGTCGGTTGTTTGTGATGCTTGATTAACTGCTGACAATGAATATATACTGGCGGCGCCAAGCAAATTTTCAACTGCTTCATTGAACTTGTTGAATATTTTAATAGCAGTGTATATGTTAGTTCCAGTGATTGGGCAGAACATGTCTGGCAATATTACATTGTTAACCACACCAGATCCTTTTGGTGTTTTACTTAAAATTGCATCATAATCTGTTGCAGGCAACGGTGATGCTTCTGCTGTTAAATTGGTTAATATAGGTATCTCAACTCCGTCAAGCATATCAGATACTTGTGTTAAGGTTTCAAAGTTACCTGGTATCTTTTCTAGTACTGACGCCAATCCTGTAAGTGTTCCGTTTGGCAATTCATCTAAGACTTCTTTACTAAACAGATTTTCTTGTTTTAAAAGATCTGCTAGTGTTTTAACTTTAGCTGGATCTGGTAGAACAACTCCAGTACGCTCAATTATTTCATCAAGTGCTTTGCCTGTAATTTCTCTAAGGATATCTACCAAGTATATTTCTTTTATATCATCAAGCGAATTAACTTCTAATGCTAATACTTTTTTATGTAACGCACCAATTTGACTTAAACCAAGACTGTACATATTTTCAATTAATGTTTTAGCTAGGCCCATGTTGGCCAAATCTTTAGCGTCAAATAACTGTCCAAGATCTCTTAGTGCTTTGCTTAATACAGCAAGTCTTCTACCGGCTACATCATCAAGGCGTTCAGCTACACGTAAATTTTGTTTAAGTAAATTGATATTGTCAATTTGAACATCACTGCCAGTTAATAGTAATCTTACAAGACCGTTGTTTGCAATTTCATCATGTGATTTAACATCTAAACTAATGTCGTCCCATTCAGCATCTTTAAACTTAGCAAGTGAAATATGTGTTTTTTCGCTTGACGTAACAACAGGTTCAAACTGTTGCATTAGATAATTTACTTTAAATGTTTTGTTTGCACTAGCATTAAATAATACATGTATGTCGTTGTACTTGTCACATACCCATTTAGGATCAGTTACACGAATACTTGATGCTGTTAGTGATTCTGTTTTAGTAGTACGATTGCCACGTAAAAATTTATAATTTTCAATTAATGCCCACAATGCATCTCTATCCGTTGCATCAGTCATAACTTCAGTTTCCCAATTTTCTTTGAGTACTAGAAGTGCATTTAATATACTAGTGTTTTGTGTTCCAGCAACGTTACTAACAACATAGTCTTGTAGGTCAAATACTTCTGTGCCAAAATCAGAATTTACTCCAAATGCTTGGTCGTTAAGTATGCCATTGGCGGCAATTAATACTGTGGGCGTAATAGTCATACTACTATTTACCGCTTACTTAAATGTTGGGTTATTATTATGATCCGACAACGACGTCTGGGCTTCCGCTGGCTGTTGCTGGAGCACAATGAGCGCCACCAACTGGTGGGCATAATCCATCTGGTGCGGCGGCATCTCCAACTTCAACTAGCATCTTACCTTCAACAAATACTCTAGCAGTACTTGCACTAATGGCTCCGCCGCCATGACTATTTGGGTCATCATTGACACTAGCAAGAAGACCATTAACTTTAACAGTCCTATTTCCAACAACGGTAGTAGCGGCCCCACAAACTCTTGCGTCAGTATCTCTATGTACTGCGGTCATTTTATCATCTCTATCTTATACTGCTTATCAACATTAACATACGCAACTTCTTCTAGTGTATCAAACTCTTTTTTAACTTCAGTAATAAAGTAGTCTTCCATTGTTGGACTTATTAATGCTTTTGCTATAGCCTCAACTTTATTCGATTCACACTCGAGTGTATACAGCATACCTATACGCATATCAACCTCTACATTAAATCCTAATTCTGCTAACTCTTCTTTTCTCTCTTTACTAGACTTAAGATGTACACCTTCTTTTAACGAAGTCATTATTTTATACGTTTTTGTCTCTATGGACTCGTAGGCGGTCATTATCCAATTGCCTCTAATAAGCCCTCTCTGCCTAATTTAACAAGTCCAGTGTATCCACCTTCAACCAACAGTTCATCTTCGTTGTAAATTTGTGGTACTGTACGATGTCCCTTACCTTTAATAAAAGAAAGGGCATCACTATCCTCCATAACATTAATTTCTTCAAATATAACTGCTTGTGTTTGTAGATAATCCTTTGCCATATCGCAATATGGGCACAAAGGTTTTGTGTAAACTTTGATCATTATTCCATTTCCTTTAGCTTACATTATTTATTATAATGTAATTCCGCTAAATGTGTTATCTGTTATATCTTGTTTAGTACCGCCGACGATATAACTGGAAATTTCTGTTTCTTGGGGAGCAACTTGTACATTACCACCTGCAATCCATTTCTGCGTCCATGGTAACGGATTACTACCTGGCTTAAAGCCACAATCAAGTCCAACTGCTGTCATACGTTTGCATAGTAACCAATCAACATATTGGCCTAATAATACTTCGTTTAAACCAATCATTGACCCGCCTGAAAACAAATACTTTGCCCATTCTTTTTCTTGCTGAGCGGCGGAAAAATAAATGGCTTTACAATCTTCTTCTGTTTCTTTACGTATTTTAATAAAATCTTTGTCGTCTTGCGGAAGTAGTTTAAGTAATGTTTGTGTAGCGGCAAGATGTACATTTTCATCACGTGCAATAAACTTGATAATTTTTGCATTGCCTTCCATCTTCTTAAGTTCGGCAAATGCCCAACTACATGCAAAACTCACATAGAAACGCAAACCTTCTAATGCGTTAATACTTGTAATAGCTAAAAATAGTTTCTTTTTGATATCATACAAATCAACAGTAACTTTCTTTCCGTTAAGTGTATGTGTGCCTACACCAAACAAATTGTAAAGATTTACACTTTCAATAAGAGAATCATAATTGGTACTGATGTCAGTTGCACAATCAACAATTTCCTGAATATCCAACATTGAATCAAAAACTTCGCTAGGATTAGAATATACGTTTCTAATAATATGTGTATAACTTCTACTATGAATAGTTTCATTGAATGCCCATGTTTCAATAAATGTTTCAAGTTCTGGAATAGTAACAATTGGAAGTAATGCTAAGTTAGGACTGCGACCTTGTACTGAATCTAGCAAGATTTGTCTTTTAAGATTACTAGTAAAAATATGTCTTTCGTGATCGGTTAACTCTTTAAAGTCTTTACTGTCACGACCAATATCTACTTCTTCAGGTCTCCAAAAAAAACCTAACTGCTTTTCAGTTAATTTATCAAATTGCTTATACTTTAACTGGTCATAACGTTGAATGCTGGCTCCACCTGATTTATCCAGGAATGCCAAACACTTTGTTTGGTCAATTTTTTTAGAATTAAATACTGACATTTTTTTTACTTTCTTATCTAAATTACGCAACTATCGCAATCTTCTTCAATGATTGGTTCTAGTTCTACTTGTTTAAGATCTTGTTCTTTGATCTGTCCTACCATACTATTAATATCAATTTCGCCTTGGCCATCGTATGTATTAAAATAGTATAGTTGCTTAATACCGTACTTGTAACTAAGCAGTATATCACCAAGCATTGTACTCATCGGAATCTTTTCGTCTTCGTAATGCTGTGGGTTGTAACTTGTATTTACACTCATTCCCTGATCAATATACTTCTGCATAACTGCACAAATTTTTAAATAACCTTGTGGACTAGTCTGATCCCATAGTAGTTCGTACTTAGTCCTTAACTTCCAATAACCTGGCACAACCTGCCTTAATGCTCCATGTTTGCTTTGCTTAACACTTACCAATGCACGAGGAGGTTCAATACCATTTGTAGCATTACTAATTTGTGCTGATGTTTCTGCAGGCATGATAGCCATCAATGTAGCATTACGTTGTCCAGTTTCTTGTATTTGTTTACGCAGACTCTTCCAAGGCATACGTTCTTTGTGAGCTACTAGTTCATCAACTTCTTTTTTGTATGTGTCAATTGGCAGAATACCATCAGCACTCTTTAGATTTTTCCAACCTTCACATGGACCATGCTCAACGGCGAGATCAGCACTAGCCTTAATAAGATAATAACTCCAGGCTTCCATGTATTCATCAATAACGGGAAGAGCACTTGGATCGCTATAAGAAAGTCCTTGGCGTGCTAAAAAGTATGCTAGGTTAATAATACCAATACCAAGTGGCCTATATTCTCTAGTTGCTAATTCTGCGGCTTTAATAGGATAGTTCTGATATGTTAATAGTGCATCTAAACCACGTACTGCTAACGTACACATTTTTTCAAAGTCCTCAGGCTTTGATATATTACCAAAGTTAATTGCTGATAATGTGCATAATGCAATACGACCCAGTTCGTCGTTTACATCTTTTAATGGCACTGTTGGTAAATCAATTTCACAACATAAGTTGCTCATTTTAATAGGTGCAATTTCTTCTTTAAATGGGCTATGTGTGTTTGCATGATCTACATTCTGCAAGTAGATACGTCCAGTGTTTTTACGTTCTTCCATAAACGATCCAAACAACTCACTTGCTCGCATAGTCTTTTTACGAAGGCGTGTATTACGTTCTGCTATTTCGTATAGCTCAGTAAATCTGTCTTGGTTATTATAGAACGCCTCGTATAATTCAGGCACGTCATGGGGTGAAAACAATGTAATATTACCACCAGAGATGAGTCTTTCGTACATTAATTTGTTGAATTGAACCCCATAATCCATGTGGCGTACTCTATTATCCTCTGTGCCTTTATTATTCTTTAAAACAAGTAGGTCTTCGACTTCATAGTGCCAAATTGGGTAATACAATGTTGCGGCACCGTTGCGTACACCACCTTGTGAACAAGAACGAGTTGCACTTTGAAACATTTTATAAAACGGGATAACACCAGTGTGGTATGCATCACCATTGCGAATAGGACTGCCTAATGCACGAATACGTCCAGCACCAACGCCAATACCAGCTTTTTGACTGACATACTTAACTATACTACTAGTAGTGGCGTTGATGCTATCAAGACTATCGTCGGTCTCAATAAGGACACATGACGAAAACTGTTTTTGCGGTGTTCGAACACCAGCCATAACAGGAGTGGGTAAACTAATATCAAAATTGCTGATAGCTTCATAATAATCCTTTACCCATTTCATACGTGTTTCTTGTGGGTACTCAGCAAACAATGTTGCGGCTATCATTATATATGCTATTTGTGGAGTTTCAAATATTTCGTTTGTTACACGATTTTGTACTAGATACTTGCCGCGCCATTGTTCCATGGCTGTATACGTAAAGGATTCATCTTTAGTATGATCTAAAAAAGAGTTCATTTGATTGAACTCTTCTTCTGTATATTTTTCTAATAATTCTTCTGTATAAAAGCCAGATTTAACATTTCGTTTTACTACATCTAATAATGAATCAGGTGAACCAAATGCTCCAAAGACTTGCTTGTGAATATGATATGCTAAAAGTCGCCCTGCCACCCATTGGTAGTTTGGCGTGTCTTCGCTAATTAAATCAGCGGCACTCTTAATAAGAGTTTCCTGTATTTCATATGTAGAAATTCCGTTATAAAATGAAATATGGCTTTTAATTTCAACTTGACTGGCACTAACACCGTTAATATTTTCAGTTGCCCAGAAAACAACCTTGTGTAATTTTTCTAAATCAAGAGATTCTTTCCTGTTATCTCTTTTTGTTACTTGAATTTGGCTCATTGAATCTCCTATATATACTTTTCTAGATTTAGTTCTTTGACGTTGTACGTGTATCTTAATTGTAAACTATCTTCTATGTATTGTCTATTTAATACTTGTCCAGAATTCATATTAAGAACATATTTCCTGTTGATAACCACCAATGCTAGATTACAGCCCGTATCCGGCTCTCGGTAGATATTTAATTTTATATCAGGCTGGTGATCAGTTAAGTAAATTGTATATACCATGCCTAATGCTTTTGCAATATCACAAAAATAATTGTCAACAATTAGATCCCATGGTGCCGGCCATGAGTTTGGATCCTCTTCGTCTAAGTAAAAAGGTGCCCACGGCGGTGAGCACCAATAGTCAACAGTTTCCTGAAGCGCCGTCTCAAGATCGAGTCCGTTTAATCTTTTTCTAAATTGTTTCCAGTTCAACAAACGTTGATTTGGGTCACGTAGCTTCCACATTGTCTATACTCATTATACTATGAGCAATGAGGATTTAATTATGCATGAAACTCAATTGAATAAGTGAGAGTGGCATCCCCTGTTGCACCTGTTGTATTATATGTAATTACTCCAGTTGTAGTATTGACTTCAAATTCTACATTTAGATCTGCTGTTGAAATAAAATCATCTTCAAAGTTATAAGCAGAGCCAGTGCCCACTGCTCTAAACTTTCCAATTTTCTTATTAGTTCCAACTGTGCATACATATTCTATTGTAATATGATTGTAATCATCAAGAAAATCAACCTCAGTAAACGTGCCAGTTGTATTCTGTGCAATCGTTTTAGTTAAGGTAGAGCTTGTTTTCTTTGCGCCACGGGATTCGATAAATGTTTGTGATGCGGCTGTTTCGCCATCAACACTTTCTGATGAATTGTTTTCTAATGTGTAGTTTGTAGTGTCTGCACTTAGTACTGTTCCTAACCAAACATTTTTAAACTTGGTTCCTGATACAACCAAGTTGTCAACAGTACTGAGTGTTTCAATACCATACCCATGATTTTCAAATTCACAATTAATAACTTTAATATTGTTTGCTTTAAATCCAGCGTTGTTTGTATTGTTCTGAACAAATATTGCTGAGTGAGTAGTTGCAGGATCGACTGTACTAGCGGCTGGTCCTAAGAATTTACAATTATCAAATAGGATCTTTTCACCACCAGCAATTAATACACAAGGACTAATTGCGGCACCTGCATGTTGTATTCCAATATTCCTAAAAGTATAATCTCTTCCACGTGTGGTAATAGTTCCAAGAGCATCACCAAATGAACTTGCAAGGTTTGAGTTATTGTCTACTAGTTGGAAAACTGTTGCAATAGTACTTGAAGTTTCTGTAAATATTAGTGTGCTATCAGCAGTGTCACCAACAATGTTAATAAATGGAGGAACGTTAATTGCGGCAGAGACTAGATACTTTCCACTTGGGAAATAAATTGTTCGTCTAGTACTAATACCAGGGTAGGTACTTGTATAACCAAAAGTATTAATTAATGCTCTTGTAATAGAAGCGGTATCATCTGTGACGCCGTCACCTTTTGCACCAAAGTCACGTACATTTACAAAGTCATCAAGTTTTTCTTGTAGACTTCGTGTAAATTCTGTATTGTTTGGTCCTGTGTTAGCAACGAATCCTGCAGGTAGTGCTTTAAAACTAAAAATATCTACAAGTGCAAGAATATCACTATGCTCAGTTAAAACCTCAGTACGACCAATAACGGGAGCACCTTCAGTTGCCGTTCCGTTGCCAATGAAAAGTCTACGTGTGTCTAAACTCCAACCCATTTCAGCACTAGCTAAACTAGGTAAGTTGTCATGCAATCCACGTCTGACTTGGATTCTTGAAATTTGTATAACAGCCATTTGTGTTCCTCAACAGTTCTCTTAATATAAACTATTTATGTTCTTTTATATTTCACCGTTGGAGATTTTTGTGTAATATTGCTCAAGACGCTTCCACCATTGGTTCTTCCAGTGTGTAAATTCGTCTCCTTCAACTAGGAACTGCTGATATTGTGGTTCTTTTGTTACTTGGCCTTGTTCATTTACTTCAGGTTTAACACACATCAATACAACACCACGATTAATTTCCGTTCCGTGTACTTCGTTGTGTGCCAATGCATATGCGGCCATTTGCAATTTATAATCTTCAATCCATTCTTCTTTCTTAGGCTTGTTAGTTTGTTTAAAATCCATAATTGCTGGAGTATTATTAAACATACCAACTAAGTCTGTTGTTCCTGCATATACACCAGGAAAATAAAGAGGAACCTCAGTACCCCATATTTCATCTACTTTTGACATACCTTCACGAACAATAACTTCAGCCATGCGATACGGTGGTTTATGAAATGGATTAGATGGCATATCTCTAAGTTTACCGTCAATACAATACTCTTCAAGGTATTTGTGCATTGAAGTTCCGCGGTTTGCGGCTTCAGTAACAATTTGTTGTGCTCGTTGTTCGCCCACACGTTTGCGCCATTGCATTAATGCTTTTTTCTTTTCTTCAGGTTTAGTGAGATCTAGTACTGTGGTAACACTAGGTGCTTTTGATCCGTCGGGCAGACAGTAATGGCGTTTGCCGTTAATGTTTTCTCTACCGCAATCAGTGTAATTATATTTTTGAATTATCAATGTTAAAACTTTCTCCGCAACCACAACGTCCAGACTCAAGTGAGCTTACAATATCAAACTTAGTTGTAAAGCCATCTGAACTAGTAATGTAATCTACCATAGTGCCATATAAGAATGGTTCACTACCTTCTGCGATTCGAATTTTAACATTCTTATCGGTATAATAAACTTCATCATCTTGTGGTGTATGTTCTTCTATGATATAACTGTAACCATTACAGCCACTTGGTTTTACTTTAACTAAGAGTGCTTTTACTCCTAGTTCTAGAATCTTCTCAGCGGCTTTATCGGAAACTGTAATCATAATGTATTATACCTTCTTTATATTTATTTGTCAAGTAAAATTATGGAAAAAGAAAGGGGGCAAATACCCCCTTTCTAAATTCACATAAATTAGTGAAAGATTTAGACGTCATCACCTTCGAAGTCATCTTCGTCTGTGCCTATGGCGTCAATAGTAGCATCATCGCCAGCTTCTTCCATTTCGACAACATCACCTGTTCCTGTAAAGTCCCAGTTAATTGTTGTACCAGTGTCAAGTGTAACTTTCTTAGCGGCAATCTTAGTAACTTGTCTTGCCGTACCACCATCATTGATAGTGATAGTCATTTCACCTGCGGCAATAGCCGCTGAAGCTTTATCAACCAATGAACAGACTTTAATTTCTGAACCATCAGTAACTTTAAAGCGTTTTGCTCCAACCTGTTTAATAATCCATCCAGCAACAGAACCTGTTCCGTTATGGAACTGAACTTTAATTTCATTTCCTGCTGGGGTTGGTGTTCCAAAGAACTTTTTATTTAGTGGTCTTCCCATTTGTTTTCTCCTATAATAGTAGTCCAATCCGGGTTCTAGCCGGTACGGGGATGGAACCCCATAAACCATGTGCAAAAGATATTAGTCTTCTTTTTTCCACATAGTCCAAGCACCATAAGCAATAGCCGCATAAGCCGCCCATTTTGCAAATGGTCCAAGAAATAGCACAACTAGTCCGACTGCAATTAATGCGCCGCCGTCCCATGAAGTACGTTCCATTACTCTGTTTTTAATCCAATTAATCATTTTTTAAAGCCCTATTAGCCATTTGTTTCACAACTTTATCGGGGTTATCATCCTTAGTGCCATATGCTATAGCAGTCTCATTATCTACTTCTAGGTCACTAAAATCTTTGAGGAACACATACTTCACACCGTGCTCGTCGTCTTTGATATCTTTAATCAATCCTTTAACGGATCCATTAGTCTTAAAAGCGTTAGTTAAACTTTCTAGGTTAAATGTCGTTGCACCAGTATTGCGTACCATTTCAATCAAGCTATCAACACGAACTTTGGGTTGTAGCATCTTGTCTCGACTTCTATGACGCAAGAATTCAAGAGCTGTTACTAAATTAGTATGTCCTTGATCGTCAGCATCATCTTCTAATACGTCAGGATCTAGTGCTCTTGTATTAAATTCATTTAAACGCATTAGACTCTTTCTTCTCTACCGGCATCTTCTTCACCGCCAGCGGCGGCATCAGTTGCTTCAAAATCGTCTGCTGGGGCTTCTGCACTTGCATCTGCATCAGCGGCTGGTTCTTCAGCTGGTGCTTCGGGATCAACTGCTGGTTCTTCGGCTGGCATATCCATTGCGCCTGCAACTTCTTCACCTGCCAATGAACGAGCCGCACCATCCAACGTTTCACGCCCAGTACGTAATTGTTCTTCTAATCCTGCTAGTACTGGATCAACTGCTGTTTTAAATGCTTCTGCTTGTTCTGCACTTATCTGATCATGTATTGAATCAAGTAATGCTGGCATTTGTTCGTTTTGCATTCTGCCAATCTTTTCCATCATGTCTTGCACTGAATCAACCATATCTCTACCAGCTAGAACTGCTTCTGCTTGGGCTGTTTCGCTTTCAAGAACAACTTTTTCTTCCTTGTGTGGAATAACATTACCGTCTTCATCTTTTTGGTGATGTTCTTTTAACCAAGCAGTCAAACCTTCTTTAATCATAAAGCATTCTACATACTTAGGATTCTTGTGAGCGACATGAGTATTGTGGCTGTTATTAAACTTAGCTAGACTTGATGTTAGCCCCTCTATAATAGACTGTGCTTTTTCAACAGTGAGAGAGGAATAATCGATCTTCGCTCCAAAGCGAGATTCAATTACCTTATTAACTTTTTCTTTTGAGGTAGTTAAACCTATTTCTGATATTTTCATTTTTCGTTATCCCTAAGTTTTATGTATTTAGCCGACTTAATTGATTTTTCGAAGTTATTTTTAGCAAGTTCCAGTCTATACATACTATCATCTAGCCTATTTTCAAGTGCTTCTTGTTTAAAATAATCTTTCTTATTACATGCCGCCTTTATATTATGTTTATAAAACTGTATATCAGTGACATGCTTTTGTACTTGTAAAAAGGCTTGTTTATACTCGTCTGCTTCTTTGTCATATCCTTTTTCTGTCAATACAGCATACAATAATGCTTGGTTCTTGGTGTTGAATTCAAATGGCTTCTTCTTTTGTGATTTGCAAGTAACTACCCAACCAATTGGTTTTTCGTATACTGCTGACCTTCCTACTTTAAATCCATTCTTAACAGGGATAATATAGACATTATCCGGGTCGTCTAAAAGACGATCAGTTTCTTGTTTCTGCCATAACGCAACTTTAGATGCATTTAACTCAGCAAATATATCTAACTGCTTAAAGAGTTCGGATCTATTTGCGTTTTTTTGAATACTCGATAATTCCATTTGTGTTTTGCCTCATTAAGATATCTTTGTTGATTAACTGGTTTACAACAACCTGTTCGCGTTCATTAAAGTCGCGTTTACGTTTAGCACTACCGTTAAATTGTGCTAATACATCTGCCTCTTCGTTAGTGACAGGGACAGTGATATGATTAAGTAATTCTTCAATCTTCATAATATCAGTTCGACATTATCAAATTTACTGTGAGGCCGATACATGCTGTGAGTAGTACGGCAAATAGTGCGGTTCCAATCTTAATAAGTTGGCTATGGGCACCTATGGAATTCTTTGCTATGGCTTTTTTAATATCTTCGACGCCATCGTCGATTTTTTCAATACGTCTATCTAAATTGTCTAACTTGTCTTCTAGTGCGTCATATCGCTCGGCACAGAGTTCAACATGAGCTTCTAGGTTTGTTTTTTCAATGGATGTAGACGTTGCAGGCACTGGGCTCTCCTAAATTCTTCTAAATATAGCTTTTAACTACCGTTTAATATAGTGAGCCTAAGTGTGCCTAAGTGTGCCTTTGTAACTATTATTTACCTGCTTGTGCAAATATTTTAATAGTATATGTTTTTGGTTTAGTTGTGTAAGTCTCTATCAAAGTACTCATAATAGAAATGTATGTTCTTTAATGGTCCATAACTAAAGAAGCAAGGTAAAATAAATCTAGCCGTTTCGTTTAGCATACTAACAATTGGTACTTGATCAAAGTCTTCTTCTAATAAACCAATTGGATTTTGTTCTATATCAGAGAATGCTTCTGGTTGTTCAACACTAAAGTTTACTTGCCATATATTGTGTATACCGTTATAGCTTTCACCAAAATCAGGTCGAGGGAATTCGCCATTGGTCATTTTAACATCACCTTTGATTGTAGGTTGTGTGCGTAAACCAAGTGTTTGCAACATAGTTTGATAGTTTCTATGTTGATTGCGTTTTAGATCATCATTGTTTTCACTGTTGTGTACTTGGTTTGTTTTTGTAATATCAACCAATGTCATAAGCGAATAATTATAGATTCTCTGTTCCATGCTAGTACTTATGTCACAAAAAAAGGGCTACCAAAAGTAGCCCTTTTAAATTGTTTGCTTCGTAAATTAATTACGCGGCAACTGTAATTGCTCCACCTTCGGTGACTGTTGCGCCACTGAAGTCATAACCACTTACTGTTCCCATTGCACGGATGCTAACTTGTAGATCAGCGGCTGAAACGGCATGACCGTCCATTACTACTGAAACTGCTCCTGCTGTACCTTCTGAATCGAAAAGTACACAAGCTGAACCAAGGTGTTGTGCTAGAGCTTCGATTGCTCCACCAATTCCGCCTTCAGTTGCTAGTGATGCACCTGCGTCAATTACGAATGCTGAATGTGAACCTGTTGCATACAATGTTTCATGTGCATGTCCTAGGCCATTTGCTCTTGTTACTGCTGGCATTTGATTTCTCCTTAAAATGCGGTGTAAACCTGCATGGTCTACTATGCATTTATTTATCTTTTTTAATTAAAAAGCGATAATAATATTAGTTAAAATGTGCGGCTCCAAAGCCTTCTCTGTTAACAATTTTAACTAAACCGTGTTTACTGTTAAAAACAAAGCCTTCGCCTTCTTGTTTTCCACCGGTCCACTGTTCAAAACCGCTAACTTGTTGCTCTAATTGTAATGCAAGATGTGCTTTTAATCTGTATATACTATTCCATATATTGTATAGTGCTTTAAGTCCATCTTCATGAGCATGTAGATATCCATCGTCTGGATTGGTTAGGAAATGTAATTGTTTTCCACTTACATTGGTTTCAAGCCATTTCTCAAGTGGATCACTTGTTTGTTTTGTAATTTGATGATTCATAAACTTTTGCAATGCTGATTGAGCTACTTTGGCCATTCCTTGTAAAAACTCATCAGCTAGTTTGCCTTCACCTTGTACAGCCTTTTTAGCGGCTCCTACTAGTTTAACTGGGTTCTTTAAACTGAATTGAATTCCTGCTGTAGGACTTAGTATTGCCACATCACTTGCACCTTGATCAAGTCCGGATTTTCCGTCCCATGGTGCATCATTAAAACTATGTACTGCTACGCCTGCTACTCGTCCAGCAATAACTTTACCAATGTTGCTGTTAACAGGAACACGATATTCTACTGTGGTGGGTTTAAATACATAACGACCTTCAATTGGTTTGAGTTGTCCTACCCACATTAGATCACTTTTAAATAATCCGTCGGTACTTCCAACTGCGGCTTTTAATCCTGGCCATACTGTTTCAACTTGTGTATATAAGTTTCCTCTGTCAGCACCTCTATCTTTATCATACTGACGCCATTCATCTGGGCTGGTTGCAAAAAAACCTTTAGCTGGCATATACTTGTCTGTTATTACAAACTTGCCTTCTCTGTTTCCAAAATACAATGCAACACCGCCGTCCCATTTAATACTAACACTACCTGGGTCTTCAATTACATCTAGTAATGCTTCTAAGTAATTGGCGGCTCTTGCTGAACCTTGGAATATAGCATCTTCAGGATGTGCAATACGAGGACCGTCCTCATTTAAGAATTCAAATAAATCCATTACATAAACTTCCTAAACCAAGCCTGTGTTCCTACTGGCGCCGACTCAGCTGATTCAGGAAGTGTTAAATTATCTCTTGAAAATCCTTCACGAGCATCAACGACCAGCATATTGTAATCAGGACGACCTTTAATAGCATCAACTATATCTTCTACACTGTTTAGTTTACCAGCTGGAATACCTAAATGTTTACTAATTCCTGCGGTAGATTTGCCACCTTCTACAGGCATGTTATCGGCTCTATTAATAAGTCCGTTTTTGTAACTCCATTTGTATCCTAGTGCTTTAGCAATACTAGCCAACAATATGTGTCTGTGTAGTCCTTTAAAGTCACTGCCTTCGGCTCCGCCTTGTAGACTAAAACTTTGCCATTTTGGATCACCAAACATAAAATCAGTCTGAACATAACCATTAGCCGGATCACCATTGATAGGTGTTTTGTGATGAACACTGTCGCCACTCTTTTTAATATCTGCTTTATCAACGCCTTTTTTCAGTAACACATCAATAAGTGTTTGTTTATCAATTTTGCTTACATCAACAGCAAGATCTAAATCACCTGATGTTTCTTTTTTACCTGTTGTTCCAAGCATGTTGTCTACTAGGCTTAAACCAGTTAAGTTCTCTAACCACTGGACAGTGGGTGTAACATCAGCACGATTAATACGTTGAGTAAACGGTTTTTTAGTAGTTGGATCTTTAAATATATTTCCGCCTTCTTTTAATTTCATTTTAGGCGCCTGCTAACTTTTCATCTGCTGACTTAACAACTGATATAATATCTGCTTTAATTTCTTTGGATTGCTTGTTAACCCAGTCAATAATTTTATCAACATCAATGTTTGAGTCTTCTTCTGGCTCTGGAATAGGTGGTACTTCAATTCCTGCATCAGTAAATGCTTTTGTACTAACTTCTTGTGATACTTTGTTCTTGCTTAATATTTTTGCTATCTCTGCAGAATCTTCTGGCTTACCAGCTTTCTCCCAGGCTTTTTGCAACTTCTGAGCAGTAACACGAGTAGTCATATTCTTGCCGACGTCTGCGGCTTTTTGCATACCTTTGGCGGCAATTTGTTTTGCTTTAGTAGTAATAGCACCAAGACTAATTTCATCAAGTTGTTCTGATTCAGACAAGAATGCTACTTGATGAAATAGTACACGTATCTGAGATTCAGTTAAAGCTGGTGCTGATAAGAACTTACTTTCAGTTCCTCTTACTGCAACTTTGTCAATTTCTTCATCGCTGGCACCGCTCATTTCTTCAGGCACTGGATCTTCAATCTCTCCAGGAGGCGAAGATCTATCTGCTGTTGCTTTAAGTGAGTCAGCTTGTTGTACCGCCGCTTGAATTACTGGACCCATTACTTCAGCCTTGGTTTTAAGAGCTCCAACACTGTCTTCAAGACTATCAAATTCTCCAATTATGTCTTCAAGTTGATCTATACTAAAGTTATCTTTGTTTTCACTTGCCGCTTGGACTGCATCAAGTATTGCTCGTCTATCACCCTGTACAGGATTGTTCTGCAACTGTGTCATAAAGTCATGGTATTCTGCTGAGGCTTTGTACCATTCAGGACTAAACGATTTTCCTGAACTAGTAATTGCCTGTTTAAATTCGTTAAACTTAGCTAATTCTTCTGGATTCATTATGACGTTATAATTGTAATTAAAACCGTTAATATTGCCCGAACCTGTATATATTCTACCATCGTTTACAAGCGAGTCAACTGTATCGTTACCAAATTCAGCAGTAACATCTGACATTGCGTCTTTAAAGTTTGCATCATTCATTGATGCTTCTAATGCATCAATATCTGCTAAGCCTGCTGATTCAATGTTAGCAATAACTTCATCACTGATCATCTTAAATGATTGGCCTGCAAGATAACCAAGTGCGGCCGCTTTCGCGCCTTTACCAATTGCTGTTGAAAGTTTTTCACCTTTAATAAGTTCGTTAGCACCACGTAATACTTGTCCAGCAATAGCACCACCAACTGGTCCTGTTGCTACAGCGGCAACCGCTGTTAAAATACCAATAGCAAACGCTGTTTTAGCAGGATTTGCTTTAGCATAGTCGCCAAGTCCTTGTACTGCTTCTAAAGTCTTTTTACCTGCGGCACTTTGCCCTAATTTTGTTTTTAAATCTCTTTTAATTTGTTCAAATTTTGAATCAAACGCTTTAACTGGTGCAGTATCTTGTAGCCACTTACCAGCATCATTAAGCATTTTATTACCAGCATCAATAACATCTTTACCTTTACCTAATGCTGTTCTGTTTGTTCCGCTATCGTTAGCGGCTTTTTCAGCGGCTTGGAACAATCCTGTAATTTGATCTGCTGTTAATGCGGCTTCAATAAGTGGACGGGCATCATTGTAAATGCCTTCAACAATACGCCTTTGTTCAGCATCTAGATCCAAACAAACACTCTCTAGTAGAGCATTACTTTTCTTTAAATAATTTTCTTTGAGAACTTTGTGTTCTAACGATTTAAACTGATCAATTTTCATTACTTCATTCCTAATGCTGTCTTTAATTTTTGTAGAGCTGATTTATTTGCTTTACCAATTTCAGCTTTCATACTATCTATTTCTGCAGGATCTGCGGCACCTGCTTCAGCATCACCGTCAGTTTTCATTGGCTCTCCAGTTTTATCGTCAAGTCCGTCTTTGTTAGCATCAACTTGTGCATTGATATCATTTGGATCTGGTTTACCGTCGCCGTCCTTATCAACTGGCATTGGCTCTCCAGTTGCATCATCTTTTCCGTCTTTGTTGGCATCAACTGGTGCTGGCATTGGCTCTCCAGTTGCATCATCTTTTCCGTCTTTGTTGGCATCAACTGGTGCCGCGGGCTTTTCTGATCCTGCTGGTGCAGGAACTGGTTGAGCACTAACAGGTGCTAATGCTGTTCCTTGGTCAACTGCTGACAAGTACAATTTAAATGCTAGATCGTTTTTGATTTGTCCGCCTTGGAACTTGCCCGAAGGCATAAGTTTAGTCCACTGTTGACCTTCCCACTTATACGTGGCTGTGCCGCCGCCGCTTTGTTTAATAGTGTATTGTGTTCCAACTGGAATATCTTTTGGATCTTTAGTGGTAACTTCTTTAGTACCTTTGTCGCCTGGTTCAAGCACTGCTGGATTATCCTTGGGTGCAGGAGGAGTAGCACCTCCTGCATCGTCACCAGCTAATTCTTTTTTGCCAAACTCACCAGCGGCTAATTCAATACTAACCATCTGCTTGATATATTCTCTAGTCTTGCCAACGTTTGCGGCTGTGCCTTTTTGTGGTCCTGGCCATGGATCATCTTTAGCGTGTTTACGGAATTGAGCAATAAACTTAACGAGCTCAGTATCAGTGTTTAAGTCTGCGTTAGCTTGAATCTTTTCGTTCCATCGTGCAAATGTTTGATCGCTTAACTTTTTAATCATTGCACCAGCTTCACCTTTGGCAACACCTGCTTTTGCACCGGCTGTTGGGCTTTGTCCTTTGACTAATGCACTAACTGCACCTTTTGCTCCACGTGCTATATTAGTAATACCAGCCGCAGTAGTTGATGGTGTCAACGGGTTTAACTCATCAAGCTGTTGTTCTTTTAATATAATTTCATTTATTTTCATTGCTTGTCATGCCTTCTCATATTACCATTTACGACAAGACCAATATCTGGCCTTGGTTTTCGGTCCTGGATTGTCACAGTTGTGTCTAGCACGAAAACTCTTACGAGCTTTAGGATTATTCTTTCTAATCTTCATTGCTTTACCTTTAACACTACTTCCGCCATGTCCAAAGTTAACCTTTTTTACGTTACCTGTTTTAGGATCTTTTACATATACCTTAAACTTCTTAACATCACCCTGCATAGGCTTGTTAAGTTTAACTTTACGTCCTTGATACTCTGCTTCAAATAAATCATTTTCGTCTATGCTATATCCTAGTTCGCCAAATGTTTCAAAGAACTTGTCATCATCTTCAAACGTAAGTTCATTGTTTTCAACTATTTCGTCTAGTAGTCCTAGGCTATCAAGTTCGTCATTGATCCACTCTACTGGATCCCCGTCTCTACCTTTTTGTGTACCATATGGCATATCTTCTGAAAAGTAATCAAACAGGGCCATATATAAATCTGTATCATAAATTGCAAATACATCGCCATCCATTTGCATCTTTTTAGTTTCTGCTGGAAACTTGCGAAGAATGTCCATAACATTCTTTTGGTCAATATTTCTATTTACTACTTGTGGGTAGTCAGTATCATCTTCACTTACTGATTCGCCCATTCCGGCATGCATTGCCGCCATATGCTTCTTGTACTTTTTAGTACCTTTTTTGTGTGGGCTTTTGCCTTCTGCAACTTTAGGATCGTTACAGTTGCAATGTGGACAATCTGCAGGACATTTACAGTCTTCTCTTTTAACGTCTGCACCACAGCACTTGTCTGAACAGTGTGTGTCTTTTTTAGATTCGGTTGTAACTGACTCCGGAACACAATTATTAACTCTTGTGTCACCTTTCATTTTGGTTCCTTGCTTTTTATAGCCTTTCCAACATTTAGGATCTAATCTTCTTCGCTCTTCATCAAGCTGTTCTTTATTTAGAATATGGTCTAAATTCATTTTTTTGCCCTTTTTATTCCTCTGCTGAACTTGGCGGTATCTTGGGCTTTTATACTATTCAACAGGCGACGCTCTAAATCTAGGGCGACATCAGGGTCATAATTCTCACGGATATTGTTGATAAGATTGATGCAACTATTAATTACATTCAATCCTCTACTCTCAACAATATTGCCTTTGTCTGTTACAGATTTCGTTAATCTAATTTCAGACAGCTCATCCAAGATACTACGTGTTTTCTTTTGCAAGGGAATACCTCATTTAAAATAGTTGTAGTTGTTTGTATTTATTGTCTTTAGATTATTTTGTTATTGTTTTTGAGAACAATTGGTGCTCCCACAGTTCTCATCACAGACCAATAAACGCCCATCCTTATAACTTTTCTTCTTCCATAGGTCTGTAAAACCATTAAACCATTTGATACATGTTTCTATATCATGTTCAAGTGCATTATATTCTGACATTAACTCAGTTAACTGGGCATTTAATGGTTCCATATATGTTTTTTTACCATATGTATTTGGAAAGAAACCAGTATAACAACAAGGAGCAACATCGCCATTGGCCGCAATATAAATCCTGTTGTTCTGTAATGTATCACACCCAAGTTGAATATCGTCAACTGTTGGATCAAACCGCCAGGCTGTATTATCTACAGTACGAGATTCAGAACGTTCATCAACAAACATAGTTTCAAAGTCTGTTGTACCGTTGTAATCTCCTAGTATGTGTGTTAGTTCTTTGTTGTCGTTAAACACTGGACCTGTATCTCGTCCATGCTCAATCAGTTCAAATGTTTTAAAACCAAAATCAACACTCAATTGGCGCATTTCTTCAATTTGATGTACATTGTGTTTGAATTTAATACATTTCCATATAGCATGGCCGCCTGCACCAATATATGTTAATGCATTCTTAATAACTGTTTGATATCGAGTATTTTGTCTGTATAAACTGTGTACTTCATCAATACCGTCAAGATCAAAGTATACTTTTGTATTTGCTTTAGCAAGTCTTTGCCAAAACTCTTTGTTTCTAGCACCTCCATTGGTACTGATAATAATTTCTACATCTGAGTTTGTTTCTCTAAGGTACTCAACAATGTCAACAGAATCTGGATTCATTACCATGTCTCCATAGTTACCATTGATTGTAAATTGTGTAAGTTGCTTGAGAAAAGTAGGATTAAATATATGCTTGGCTTGATCCAGCGTCATATAAGTTTCAGGATATCCGTCGTTAAAGGTGAATCCATTAAAGTTGCGTGGACATTGTGGGCATTTTGCATTGCATAGTGTAGTTAGTTCAAGATGTATTTCACGTATATCTTCATACGTGATCATGATTTTAAACCAGCCAGCATGTTCTTTAACTTGCTACCGTCTACACTTGCACCAACTTTGGCTGTATCCAAGTTAGGTTTGTCAGTTACACTAGAAGTTTTAATCTTTCCAAGTATATCACTACTTGCTTCAACTGGACCTCTATCTTGTCCTTCTTCACCGGGATCTGTAATACGTAAACTTTCTAGATTAAATTCTAAGTCTACCTTTTGACCAACACCACTACTGCTTCTTGTTTTCATTAACTGTATTTGATATCTACCACGTTCACGCATTGCACGACTTGTAAAAATACCAAAAACATTATCAGCAGTATTAATTTTACTCAATCCACCAGCAATATGCGAATGATCAAATTCTATTTCTTCAACTGCACTTCTGTTCAACTGTGATGCAGTAATCATTAATACGTTTAGTTCTTTTGATAAATTACGTAGTTCTTCACTTACATACTTGTCTTTAATAAACAAATCATTTGGACTTACTTTTGCACTAACTGGCATAACAAGATCAAGATAGTCAATCATTACAAAATCAACTTTCATGCCAGTCTGTACTTGAAGTTCTTTAAGATAACTTCTAATCTGATTAACATTGCTTTGTGCTGGCATATACTTAATACGGAATTTTCCGCTTTTCTTTCCTGCCATCTTAATCTTCATTTCAAGTGTGTCAAGATCTTTAAATATTTGGCTGGTTGCAATATTTGCTGTCATTGCATCCATTCTCATTGCACAAAGCTCTTCACTAAGTTCTAGTGTAATGTACACTCCGTTAACACCTTGTGTGATCCAATTTAGACTTATGTTTTGCATAAACAAACTTTTACCAGATCCACTGCCACCTGCAAAGATATTCAACTCGCCTCTATTCATTCCACCAAATAGTTTTTTATCAAGTGTTTCCCAGCCTGTACTTACCTGACCGTTGTTGCTCTTAACAGCCATCAATCTACCACGTGGATCTGCAAAATAATCAGTACCCATATCTTTTGTAAGACTTATTTGCACTGCATCTTTGATCAGTTTCTCAACTGGATCATATTCGCCTTTTTCTAATAAGTCGGCACTCTTAAGAATTGCTCTTTCTAATTCACCACGTCTTGTAAATGCTTCAAACTCAGCCATAAACCAATCATAATGGTCTTCAGATAAGTCTGTGTGTGGTTTTAGATCTACACCAGTTTGTGCTTTTACTTGATCGTGCGTTGGAAGAACTTTATACTTTTCACTATGGTCTTTAAGGAACTCAGCAGTTGGTCTTAATCCTTGATCAAAGTTGTTAGGATTATAAATGTTTGCAACACGAACAAAACTTTGTGCGTCGTCCATCAACATTTCTAAGAATAATTTTTGTAAGTCTGGTGTATAATCAGTCATAGTATTCCTTTAGTTCTCTGACAGTAGTAGGCCATGTGTTTAGCCCAGCACACCTGAGTTCAGTATTAAGTTCAGTTCTGATATGTCTTTGTATTATAGCTTCATATACTAAAGAACGCAATGGTATTTGGGAATCATATTCAGATTCATTTACCAAAGCATGTTTCCAAGAATTAATACTTTGGTAATCGGATATTGTTTGTGTGCAATGATGTTTCCACAGCTCTATTAGAATATCAAACGTTTGTTCGTCGGCTATTGGTATTTCAAACTTTTCAAACACTGCTCGACAAACTCTGTCGGGATCTGTCATAAACGATTCAGTAAAATAACAAGTGGCTCCATATGACATTGCTAATTGTCGTTGGCTTTCTAGTTCTGTCCAATAGTGTTCAATAAACGAACTTAGATATTCACGTTGTTCCCATCTTTCAAGGTCTGTAAAAACTTCAGCTTCACTGTTCCATTGCTTAACATTATTGTTAGGCATAAACGATATAGCATTTTTACGTGGATCATTACTGGACGTCTGCGAAAACACAATTCCAAAAACAGGATCTTGTGCATTTAAAAAAATAAAATGACCTCTATCTTTTACTATATTGAAGACAGCGTCAATTCCAGTTTCAGCCATTGGTGCTGTTACTGTAACTACCCTTGGATTATTATTGTCAATTGGTTGGACTAACTGTTGCAATGTTGAGCGATTATCTTGCAGTTCCATTGTAGGTATCAATGATTGCGTCTGATGATGTCTATGAAAACAGTGCAAAGGCTCCAGCGGTTGTAGATTTTTATCAAAGTCTAATCCACTGCAAAACCTTATTAGTGCTTCTATCAAATGATAACCGCTTCCGGGATTACCTGTTATCCAAAATTGATTCATTTGCTCTCCTTAAATTGCGGCCAAGCACATCTCTGACACTTTCTTATGCTGATCGTCGAGACTTAGGTCTCCCCATTTACTTTCAACGTTATCAGTTAAGTTTATCCAATCTGTACGTCGAATAGTTAGCAACAATGTACGTATACTATTTAACGAAGCACGTTCAGCAGTAATATCCGGTTTACTGGGATTAACTTGAATTGCTTGACGTGTTTTGCCACCAATATGTGTAATATCTTCTTTGTTAAGAGGAGGTAGAGGAATTTTTAAAAACTCCTCATCAATAAACAAGTTGCTTGTAAAATGTAGAATCTTTTTACGCATTTGAAAAGCCATGCTGTCTAACAACGGCAAGAACTGACTCAGCTTATAATATTGATTATACAATGTATCGTGTTCATGCACTTCCATAGTTTTTACTGTAACATGATTTGGATAATAACGTTGGTTACCTGGAGCACACCATTCAACAATAATAAGATCTGCATCAGCATCTAATATGCTAACACTAGCACGAAGAAAAGTATCTTCATTACTGCTCTGATTAAAGCCTTGATTGATACATTGTATTCCTGTTGCGTTATACATCAATTGTGCATAATTTTCTTTATTCTGATCGCTGAGACCTTTCCCACATGTAAAAGTACTACCATGACAATGGATTTTCTTATACTTCATTTGATCTTTCTCCTAAGTTTGATTTTCAACGGGTTTGTCTCAACACCGTCTATAATGCTTTTCATTACAAATAGTTTTCCAAGATGTTCAACTGCTTCTGACACATCTTTGTAATCTTTCTGCCAAACTGGAAAACTAACTGACCAACCGTTTTTCAGTGCGGCCTTAATTAATCCGTCGCCTGACACATCAGTATCAGCAACAACTATAATATGTTTATCTAGGTTCTCAATGAGCTGTGCTTGAATATTATTGATCTCACTACCAAGAGTAGCAATACCATCAATTGCAAGTGCATCAAATGGACCTTCACATACTATTGCAATTTCATTATCGTAGTGTTGGTTATCTAAGTTATAAACCAACTTTGATTCATAGTTATTATGATACTTGGGTTTAACAACATCGTCAAACGATCTTGCAGTATAACCCATTACTTTCTTTTTCCACGTAATAGGAATAACAACTCGCCTATGCATATTGTTATGAGTATCACTAGTCCAGTGGATAGTATACTTGTTAAGATTAACGCCTCTGCGGTTGACATAATCTACAGCCTTTCCTAGCTCATCAGGAAGTTGTTCACCTAATGCTATTGCTTCTTTTAAGTTAATAAGATTGTTGGGCAAACTTCTTGCATTAATATTAATTTCTTCAGTGTGCGGTTCTTCAATATCTTCTGGTTCAATTAAATCCTTGACTCGCATCGCTTCAATAACCAGTCTATTAATGACTGTATCATTGGCTCCAAGCCAGCCCAATAACTTTTTAAATTTGTAGTTAAGTAGACGTCCAGGTGTATAGTTGGCTTTAAAACTACAGTTAAAACAATGATAATTAACTGTACCTTGTCCGTTAAATATTACGCCGCCGCGACCTCTTGTGTCAGGTGTTTCTCCATTGTGTACACAACACGGAGCATTAAAGCTAATCCAGCCAGAACTAGCCGTTTTCTTCTTGCTCGGCAGAACACCAGTTAGTGTATTTTGTACTTCAGTCCACATTTTATATACTATAGCAAAATATTAAAGTCTTGTCAAGACATTTATAGGGCAAGTAACTTTCGAATATAACCATTTAAGAAGGTTTTGCGATCTTCATTTAACTGTTTGTTATGCTGGGTTCGTACTTTAACAAAGTTATGATCCTGAGGATCAGCATCTGGTGGTAGGTAATTAAATTCTTCTATTGCTCCCCAGCAATGTTTAACTTGATATGGTGCTTTAAGTGCTTCAAATTCAGTATACATTTCCATTGCATCACGCCATGTCATACCAGACTCTTTGTGCTTCCACATAACTTTACTATTTTCAGTTATCCAAGTGTATCCGTGTTTTTCAGCATCCTTGTCAATAGTACTATTATTTTGGGCTCGTAGATCACGTTCAAGATGTAGAGGATGCCAACTCCAGTTTGGAATTTCATTTTCTACAAACCATCTGTGCCATTTAATATAATCTTTGCGATCGTCACCAGGCAATCCAATAATCATACTTGTACGAAAACTTATACGTTCTTTCCATATCTCATGACGTAACTTAATAAGGTAGTCTTGGGCATGTTGGAAACTCCAAGGTTTACCAACAAACTTTGAAGCACACTGGTTAAAACTTTCAATACCAAAGTAAGTTCCAATCATTCCTGCTTCTTCAAGTAAGTGTGGAGTATCAGGATTAGCCCAAAGTAAATCAGCTCTACAAAAACCTGCTATATGAATTTTAAAAGGTAAACGTTGTACCATGTCGCTAAAATCTTTAATTTTATCAACATCATCATTGAATGTATCATCAAGCAAATAGTATTTTGTTGAACCAAACTTATAATAATTATTAAGTATTTCTTCTTCTAGGTGTTGTAACGTTCTTGTATACTCACCTTTCTTTTTACCAACATGTGGAAATGCACAAAATTTACATTTAAAAATACAACCTCTTCCTATTTCAATTGGTAAACTTTCGTTAGGCATAATACAATCTTTATCGTGCCATCTATGCCCGTCTCTTTTAATTGTAAATAACGATGATTCATCTAAGGGGCATATAGTTGATTCCCTAATAATCCTATTACCAAGTTTTCTTTCTACATCAACCTGAGAACCTTTTCTAAAAACTTGATTACATAAACTTAGAAAAGTATTTTCTGCATATCCATAATAGTAATAATCAAAACCTGATCCTTGTGTGTAACGTTTACTTGCAAGTTGGGCACAAGCACCGCCACATACAAATATAACATGTGGAAATTTCTTGCGAAGTGTGGGCATCATTTCTTCAACAAATCTTACTAGTTGTCCCATCATAGGATTGTATGTTCCCATGATTCCAAAGCCCACTATTCTTGTTCTTTTAGTAATAAACTTTGCGTATAGTTTAAGTAAATCCTCGTCGCTCATCTGACAGAAAAAATCAATTACTTGTACATCATAGTTAGATTGCCGTAACCACCAAGCCAATTGAGCTCCGCCCATAGATCTATATAATCTACCAGTTACTGCGAGTCCTGTTAATAAAACGATTTCGGACATATTATGGGGCTATACCTTCTGCTAAAAATAACTCACTATATAGAAATTTTTCATCAGGGTCGTTGATAATACTATACACGGCATCCCATAAACGTATACGAGCATCAAGGGCGTCAAGTGCTGATGTTTCTGCTTCGTGTATTTTTACTGGATCATTATCACATAAGGTTTCTACTAGATGCACTGCCGCAGGGCCATGTTCGTCGCCATCTAGCTCAATATGCCTCTCTAAATAGTAATGGAACTTTGGAGCATCATGTTCTGTAAACTTCATTTGTCTTAACAAACTACTGAACATAGTAGGTATTAGTTTTTCCCTGCCGAATGCAAATGCACCGGCAATAACATGTGGTTTTCTTGTGTCAATAAATCCAAATGTTGTCTTCATAAAACTTGCACTTGCTGGAGGAACATGAGCATTTTCCATTGCGTCATTAAATCCTAAATTGCGTACACGTTCAATGAATTCTTCAAATGGTCTCCCGTTTGAACCCACTTCTAACATTGCTTGTGCATATAAATCATGATGTGTAATACTACTTTCACCACCGATGTCTATATCGCTTTCTTCACCTAGTACAATTTCGTTGATTATACGTGCTAATCCGGCACGTGCCCATTTTGTAGGAACCCAGCACTCAGTGCTTGGGCATATATGCATTTGTAATGATTTAATAAGACTCATGAAATCCCATACAGCATATACATGGTGTTCCATAAAGATATGTAATTGGTCTAATGTTTTTAGACAGTCGCCTTGGAAAAGTAAGTGATTTTCAAGTAGTTCTGTTCGTTCTTCAATGCGGGATAAGTTTAATTTCATAGAGGTTCCTTGTAACAAAAGGGATTGCTTGATATTTAAGCAAATACCAAGTCCTCAGAAAATAAAGTAGTTTACGATGGTTTATCAGCTAAAAAGCCTGGATTAACATGCACAGTGATACCTAACGTATAGTGGTCATCCGCATAAGCCGGTGCTTCAACTGAAGACTTGGTACCTTTGATTGCCAATGTATAACGTGCCGCATCAAGTGATGCTAAATCTTCTTCTGTAAACGTAACAGTTCCTTTTCCATTTGTAGCATCAGTTATAGTAATAGTTGGAGTTAAGAATGAAAAACCTTCTTGTCCTTCCATAACTTTAGCAACAAATGTATAGTTAGTTACATCTAGCTTTTTTTGATCCTGATTTAAAAATTTTATCTGTACAGGATTATCAGTACCTTTGTACAGTTGGATTGTATTGTTAAACACTCTTCTTTCCTCCCGATTGGTTACCGTACCGTCCAGAATTTGCATCCGAATAATTGGCGTATATAAATAACTGAGTATTGTCTGCGTCATGTAGGCGATCCTTATTAACATTATTTATTGAAGTTGACACTTGTACACTGAAGAACAGATAACAGAGCTACTTGAGCAGTACCCATTTTTAACCTACCTAGTATACGGTGGAGTTGAATATATCGGTATAATCCAGAATAGCGATGAACAAATTACTACGATCTATGATTATAGTAAATTAAAATCAAAAGAAGAGAAGATGAGTTTCTTGGACTTAGCCGACGTATGGTGGTGGGAATCTAATAGATTAATTCCAATCAATGTGTTTTTAAAACACGATTGGTTCCAATTCCAAACATGCAGATCCACATTTAATAGCAAGGATGTAGATATAAGATTTGGTCCAAGTACTAGCCTAAAACAACTAGGTGCTAGGCGTAGCAAAAGACGTAGTATTACGTTAGTTCGAAAGACTGATTAAGTTCATATGAACTACTACTAGGTTTGCATATGCTACACTATGCGACTTCTTAAAATAATAGGTCTCGTCGGCGGGCTTTTCCCAAACGGTTTTTGCAACTTCTTTCCATCTTTGTCCTATCAATGCACGTTTTCCAGGACGTATAACTGCTAAGAACATTGCAAGTCTTGGAATAGTATTAACTGCTTCAGGCATACGTACTAGAGTTTCATAATGATCATTGATGTGAATTAACTGCTCACAGAATGATTTATCATAAAGCCTATCCCATTCAGGTTCTTTTTCTAACAACTGTTTTAAATGTTCTTCATTCTTAACTTGTTTATAAACGTTAACATTTAGTAAGTCAAGTTTGATGTATCCTCTATCTTCACTTTCTTTGTGGTCAATGCTACATAAACCTGTGTAAGGATCTACAGGAACACGTTGAAAATATACTCCAGTATTGTGCTTAACCAAACCATCGTCACGTTTGATACTTGCTGGGACAGGACTTAATAAATCAAGTACTTGTGTACGATCACCAAAGTCTATATCAATATCACTTTTAAATTGCATTAAAATAACGAGCTCACTGATTCTTCGTTTGCTACTCGACGAATTGCTTCGCCAAATAATGTTCCAACAGATACTTCACGTACCTTCTTTAACTTAGTTATATCTCGTGAGTTGATACTATCCGTAACTACTAGTTCGGACAATACACTTTTTTCAATTCTTTTTACTGCTTCGCCTGACAGTACTCCGTGTGTAATATAAGCACGAACGCTCAATGCACCTTGATCCATAATTGCTTGTGCGGCATGACATAATGTTCCTCCGCTATCTACAATATCGTCTACTAGGATTGCATGTTTATCTTTAACTTCACCTATTAGGTTCATTACTTCACTTTGTCCTGCTCGTGGTCGACGTTTGTCAACAATAGCAATATCTCCGCCAAACATATCAGCAAATTTTCTTGCTCGTACTGTACCTCCAGCATCTGGACTTACAAATACTGTTTGTGGTTGGTTCTCAATTTCAGTCTCGTAAAACCCTTCAATGCTACGTTTAATATCTTTTGCGAACACTAAACGACTTGTTAGGTCATCAACTGGAATATCAAAGAATCCTTGTATTTGTCCTGCATGTAGATCCATTGTTAAGATTCTATCTGCGCCTGCTTGGGTTAACAAGTTAGCAACTAGTTTTGCAGTAATTGGCGTACGACTTGCACTCTTACGATCCTGGCGTGCATAACCAAAGTATGGCATAACTGCGGTAATACGTCTGGCACTACTTCGTTTGGCCGCATCAACCATAATAAGTAACTCCATCAAATGATTGTTAACTGGAGTACTAGTTGATTGTATAATAAAAACATCTTCACCTCTGATGTTTTCTAAAAACTCCACACTGCTTTCACCGTCAGCAAAAGTTTTAATATCTGCTGACACAAGTGCGGCAAAACAGTGTTCCGAAATAAGCTCGGCGAGATCTCTATTACTGTTTCCTGCTATGATTTTCATTTTCAAAACGTATCCTTCCAGGCTAGTTGATTGAACATTTTAAAACCCTCCCTTGTTAAGTATGTCTTTGACCCATTCTCTATCAGCAACATAATCTTTAAACTTTTTCTGCCAATAATCAGGATCAATCCACGGCAAGATGATTCCTAGTTGTTCTTCGTTAAGTTTTTCCAAAAACGATACACCACTATCGCAATTGAACACGATCCACGGACTTACTCTGCCATTACTTATATGATGACAGATTCTGTTTTCATTTCCATAACGGAAATAATCAACAAACTGTAACTTATCCGTTTCGTCACAGTATTTCTGTATTTCCAGCATACTTCTTTCAAGTGCATCGCTAACACCTTCATTACGCATATACTGATATAACCATTCAAGATATAAATCTTCTTTGGTCCAGTGATCTAATTTTTTATTGTTTTTTAACAACCAGTCTGTGAAACTTTTAAAGTTAACACAACGAACAGCCTGTGAATGCCTGCCAAACTTAATAAAGGCACTGTAGTATGGACTTTCAACACAGTCTTTGTATGTCTTTAATTTTGCACTACCTTGACTAAGTTCATAGAATCGCAGATATGCTTGGAAGCCAAGTTGTACACCAACTTCCTTTTCTTGTTGATACCTACGTTTAGGCTCACATAAATGAGCGGCAAGTGTGCTTTCTTTGCGATATGATTTACCGCAATATTGACACTTATAGCTCGGCTTTGATTCGCTTGTCATCCCAGCCATGCCGTCTTGCCAAGTCCTTAAGATCTCGTTTATCATTGATTTTTGCCAATATCTCTATATCAGTTTCGTCGAGGTTTGGAAACATTTGTTTTAAAAACTTTACTGCTTTATTGTTGTTTGTTTTCTTCTTAGGTGAAATCCATTTGTGATAATGATTGCCCATTCCTGGACTGATTGTAGTTGCTAACAGCCACAAAAATTTCTTATGTTTGCTCGCACTAATGTCAAAGAAGTTTTTATTAAGTCGTTGATTACAACTTGCAAGATAATACTGTTGTAGTATTGTATCTCCTGTAACTGCACTTCCCCAACGTATCATAAGAAAAGCCGCAAACTTTTTCTTTTCATCATCTGTCATGCTATCATAGTAGTCACGTTGTTTGTGATCCAATGCAGACATTTCGTTGCGTATGTTCAGTTTATCCATCTTCGTCTTTCCTGCCAGCGTAATCATCTTTTCTGTGGCCATCTTTCACTTCATTTTCCGATCAACCCATTTCTTAGCAACATATAAAAAACTTGCAATGACTATAATGCCAATTACAACTACAATATCTAATGCATTATTTCCGGTGTCAACATCAAGTTTTACACCGCCTGGGACTTCGATTCCTATACGTTCATTTGCACCTGGTTCATTTGCCATTTTTATCTGTGCTTTCTTTTACTATATTATAAATTAGTTTAACATGGTCTAGTGCATTTTGCAAGGCCTTATTTGATTTTGATTTTACCAAAATATCCTGTATCATTTCTTTTTCTTCTTGTTCTTGTCTGCACACAGACTCCAGTCTTTCTTTTCCAATAACAAGAGTCCTTTTAGTTACCGGATCTCCAAACCGTCTTGTGTAAACAGTCTTGCCACCATCTGGGCTTTCATATATAAAGCTGTCGGCGTTTAGCTTCTTCTGTGACCCAATAATACCCATGTTCTCTATCCTTAAATCCTTCAATTACTTCGCGGTGCAATGGCCAATCGTTCAAACTAAAAGTAGGAGCTGTCACTCCAGCATTGCTAGTTTCTTTTGGAGAGAAATAAATCTTAGGTTGAGGCATAAGATTTACTACATTGTGAACAAACTTATGATGTATATGTCCGTACTCTCCTTCGGCACCATGAGTAACAATTAAATCAACGTCTTTAAGATTTTCTTGTAATGCTTGTGATGCTTCTTCTTCGTTAAATGTGCTAATAAACCCTTGTTCAAGATCTCTATAATGGTCTTCAAAACCTAAGAATTCAGTTAAGACTTTGTGTTTATACCAGAAGGCTGTCGCTTCTTGAGCTCGTGGATCACTTTCGTTATACGTTAAGTATACAATGGACCAGCGCCATACTCTTCTAGTCATATATATAAGCGGCCAACCAAAGATGCAACAATCATCTGGGTGTGCGACCGCTAGTCGTGCCTGCATTAATGTTTCCTTCTTCCTTCAAATACGCAAATAAAATCTAAATAATAATCACCAGTATTATGCACCTTATGAAATACATTATCTTCAATTAATACAATGTCGCCAGGTTTTACATTTATTTCTTTATAGTCTAATTCCATTTTACCTTCACCTGCAATAAAATAGTAGACTTCTTCCTGACCGCTATGTCGATGACCATTTGTTGATTGGTTTGCTCTCAATCTAGTTTTACTTAGTACTAAGTTATTTAAATGAGAATTGTCAGTTAGCTCATATTTCTCCGTGTCTTTGATAACCTTGCCACCAATGTTATCAATCGTTACATGAATATCATTACCAGATTTTTGCATAGTCAACTACCTCGCTAAGTCTACTAATATCATTTACAAAGTATGCACACCTAGGCTTTGGACCAGTGTCAATTGGTACTGCTAACAGTTGCCCTGGTCTAAGTTTAGGAAAATACCATTTAACATCTTGGTAGATATCTACAATTTCAATATCTCCAAACTCAGGTCTAAATGAACTTAATGAATTAAAACAAAATGCTTTGAATCCTCTATCGTTAATGCTAGTAAGAGGAATTACTTCTAGGTCTCCCATATCAGGTTCACCAATTAGTATGTGCCAATCCATTGGCATTTGTATTTGCTTACCAGCAATAGTCAATACCAATGCAGAACTATTAAAGCTCTCTAAAAATATCAACGGAATAAAGAAGAAATCAGGATTCTTAGGATCACTATTATCCAATACTGAAAAACGTAGGTCATCTACTTCTTCAGGTAACGCCGTCATATCAAAATGTTCATCTTCTAGTGTAAGTATTCTCATGTTAATTTCCATTTCTTTGTTATTAGTTTATGGTATACGTCTGCAAGATACTCTTGGCTTTTAGGATCACCGTGGTAACCCGGATCAAAACCTAAGGTATCTTGGAACGGCCATTCATTTGTAGCATATGCTGGTGTATCATTATAGTTTATTGTCAAACAATGATCTGGTATCACTGCTGGGAATTCGTCTCTTACTGTTTCGCTGGTCCATATATTACATGCAATAAGAAGAAAAGGTATATTAGCATAATGTAATTGCATGATACCATCACGTATGATCCAGCGATCCATCTGCAATTTCCATTCACTGTCATACATATGATTGATATACTGCTTTACTGCCTTTTGTGTATACTTGTCGATTTGTCCAGCTCTATATGGGTGAGGATAATTCTCTGCTAGACTAAAAATAGTTTCACAAATCATTGTGTATGGATTGGTACCATAGTTAACATTGTTAATTCCCGCTTCAACATTGTATCCATTTAAATGTGCTTCTTGTAGATGTTGTTGAAGGTCACTATTCCAACCCTTGTTCTCATTTTTAGGAGGAACAAATGGTGCGGCACTTGCGGGTATTTCCATTCTGTCATGAAACGTAGGAGCAATAATAGCAAAGTCTGGACGTTGACGTAACACTTCATCAATCTGTATTCGGATACCTCCGTTACTGCAACCCTGTCTTGCCAGTATTTCAACGTCCCAGTTTAATTTTTTTGCAAGTACTTCTCCGTATGCGGTGCCTGCTAGTGCTTCGTATTTTTCCGGACTCTCTGGACCTCCAGCCGGAGCACTAAAACTACAGCCACATACCATTAATTTACTCATATTTAAATATCCATTTCTTTATTAACGAATCGTAACCCGTTTCTATTTTGCTAGTTCCTTCGGGTATTACTTTGCTCAGTGTTCCAAAGATAGTGTCCCATAGTTCCATTGTAATACCTTCTGTTTTTGCTTGCCACTCTACTAATATACAATAACCATGACGTTTGGGCAAGTCCATTAGGTTAAATTTGTGTTGAAACTGTGAATAGTTTGAATGCCCGCCAACGTTTAAATCAACTTTGTACCAGTCTGATACATGTAACTGTTCAAAGCAACCAATTACTGGTTCCATATCTGTTGGATACTGCTTAACAGCCTGAAACAGGTTAAAGATTGGGTTGGCTACATACAATCGTGTTTCGTCTCGTGCTTTTTGAGATATTGCTTGTTCGTATGCACTGTCTACTTCAATGTCTGGCTGAAAATCAAATGCTTCACTTTCGCTTTGACATACTGAAAATAAAGGATGGTTGGTATATATCTTAAACCTGTACTCAAACCTGCCAGGAATAAATTCTCCACCATTACGTATTGCATGTTCGCTTATGAGTAGTATGTTCTCATTCCATATATGTGTATCAATTGTTTCACTTACATATATGTCGCCTGTAATATTTTGTTCAAGCCAATCACCATGTACAAGTTCTACATCTTTTGACAAGCCACATTCGTGTATAATTTGTTTTGCAAGATTATAACGTTCAAAGTCTTGTTCAACTGCAATCACATTCTTAGCACCGGCTCGCATTGCTAATACACTTAAAAAGCCTGTTCCTGCTCCAATGTCTACAACTGTTTTGCCTGGTGCTTTTAATGCTAGTGCATCTTGATAGAATAGATTCCTACCTTTATCGTTTAACATAGGCAAGAATACACCATCATCCTCGTTCCAGTTTATCATTTCCATTCTACCTTTTCGATTTGAAAGGGGTAGTTGGCTTCACGATAAAACTGTTTACGTTTTGTTAAATGACGTTTAGCAAATTTACATGTACTTGTGATATCCCATATCTCAACATGGTCCTTGTCTTCTGCTTTTCTAATTCCTCTACCAATACTCTGTATTACCCTAACAAAACTCTTACCCGGTTCAAGTAATACCAAATTGAATATACGAGGGATATTAATGCCAACAGCGGCAACACCGTAAGTAGCAATAATAACTTTATTAGTTGCATCAGCCACCTCGTCATAATGGTCCTTACGTTCTTTTGCTTTCGTTCCACCGCTAACAAATACGGCAGACGGAATCCTTTTCTCAAGTTCTTTTCCTGCATTTATTCTGTCCACTAATACGAAAGTATTTCCACTTTCTTTGACCTTGTCAATTACACTTGCAATATAATCAAGTCTGTCAGGTTGTTCTAATAGATATTTAAGCTCACTTTGATAGTTGTTATATTCGCTGTGATCCATTAACTGTACCACATTTACTTTGCATTGTGCTAAGTGTCCAGCTTCTTGTAACTCACTAGCACTTAGTTTTCCGATTACGGTACCAATGCTACAGAACAAACTTACTTGTTCATACATTTCTTTTGGTACTGTACCTGTTAAACCCCACCGAATTGGCACTCGCGACATAACACCTGTTAGCAGAGTTTTTAATGCATCTGCTTTTGCCATGTGTACTTCATCAACAATAACACAAACTACACCTTCAATGAACTCTTGTATCGTGATGTTAGCAGTATCGTTACGAGTATTCTTCATTAAAATATTTAGACTTTGCCATGTGCAGATAGTATGTGTATGATCAAACTCTTTTCGATCACCAAAGTATACACCAACATCTAAACCCATATTAATATAGTCTTCTTCTGTTTGTGTTACCAAACTTTTGTTAGGAACAATTACAATACTTCTACCATACTGCTCTACACTCTGACTCAATGAAGCCGTCATAATTGTTTTACCAGCACCTGTCGCTACTTCTTGGATACATTGTGGGTTGGTAAGAAAATTATTGATAAGTTCAACTTGATAGTCTCTTAATAGGATAGGTTCACCTTCAACTGGGTGTCCTTTTGGCCATGCTTTATCTGAGTATGTAGTTTCTGAAACTTCATCAAACTCAAATTTAGTATTGTAGTCTCTGTGATCTTCTATTTCAATTTCGTAATGACTTATCTCAGGTAAGATTTGATCAAGTAAGTTGATATATGTGCTACCACCAAGTTGGAAGAAACTTACACATCCATCCCACCTACCAAGACGTACTGCCGGCATATACCTTGCACCAGGCACTTCAAAAGAAAACTTCTTAGCAAGTTTTCGTCTTTCTGTAAGTTCTAATCCTTCTAACTTAACATTAACTTCGTCTTTAACGTGTAGTACACATCTTGGCATTTATATCATAATCCTTAAAATAAGTTTCGACCGTAGACTGAATCAGGTTCATTGTCCTTATAAAAGAACACTATTCGTTCTGCCATTTGAAACAACCGTTGTCTAGTAGTGCCTGACCTAACTAACCCTGTATTGGTAACCAACAAAGGAATAGTTTTTAAATGGTCAATCTCTTTAACTTCCTTTATATCAATAACTGCCGTTTTGCTAAACTGCTCAGTAAGCCTTTTGTATAAGGCTTGATCATGTCCAACACAATATGTTACTACAGGAAATCGGTTTGACATCTTAATATATTCTAATAGGTTTTCAACGTCCTTTTCTTCAGGTGTTTTAACTACAATCTCTTGGTTGAGAAAGTATGGCTGTAGTTCGTTAGTAGTACATTTATCAAGTAGTTTTTGTGATACATCAAACCCACACACACCAGCATAATCAATCAACTTTACCATGTTATTTAATGTGAAATCCCCCAGTTTGTCAATAAGAAAATTCTCCAAACTAGCAGGACAGTTGTCCATATAGATCTTATCTCCATCTATTTTAAGTTTAGGTACACTACCTACTGCTTGTTTACAAATCTTGTATACATTGTCAAACTCTTTGTCAGCATCAAAGTTATGACCACTAACCAATTGCTCCTGAGTCCACATTACATTGAATTCTGTCAGTGCAAGATTCCAATAACGTGCTTCGTGATCCCAAATTGCTGAACCATGACTCTCGTTCTTGCCATACGTTCTTAGTTTTTGAACTAGCATTTGATCAAACGGAAAACGTATTTTAATTCTATCTTGTTCAAGCGAAACCTTACGTGAATAATCAATATCTCTGATAGGCAATTTAACTTCAACATTACCGTTAGCAACTGGAGCAACATCAATACCAACCTTTGCCATTTGCCTGCGATACTTAACAATTATTTTTCCAGCCAAGTTACATTGCTTAGATGTAAAGCCAATATTGTCATGTATCTGATGAGCAAAGTTACTAATCACAGATACATCGTACCTTGCTAAGTTAATAGGTGAGTTGGGCATACTAAACGAAGGTATTGCCATGCTCTCATCGCTTGGCTTTTTGAGATATCCTGCAATAAACAGAATGTACTCTTCAACGGACTCAAACTTTTCTAATTCTTTTTGCATCATGTTTCCATTATACTATAGCTAGAAGGTATTGTCAAATCGTATGGTAAAAAAAGTGCCCTAGAGTATAAATACTCTAGAGCACCAAGGTAGATGACACCAGCTTTAGGAGCTAGGAGGAATTGCCGGTGCCACCTTATTTGGCACTTGCACCTTTGGCGCAAGTTACCAAAGCCATCGCTTCCCAACGATCCGGGAAACTCTTAACCAAATCACCAATCTTAAGAGCCATTCGAAGGCTCATCTCACGTAACTTATTCTTGTTAGTTTCCATGAACTTGATGATTGAATCCTGTTGCTCTTGGCTGAAGTTGTAACCTTCAAACAAGGCACCATCACCTGCAATCTGTTTGATACGAAGCATTTTGTCTTGCATAGTATCAAGAGTAAGATCAAGATAATGACAACGTGACTGAAGAGCATCAAGATGATCTCTCATCTTTTGAGACCGAACGTTCTCAAACTTAAGGTTGGTAATGAAAACCACTGAACCTTTGAATTCAAATGAATCCGGCACGCCTTCTCTACGTAGCAAGTTGGAGTCTGCCAACCAACTAATTTTACGTTTCTTACCTGAGTCCAATGCACCTTTAAGTAGGTTCAAACAAACATCATCAACAAGTACACTGTCACAGTCATCAAAAACCAACATGCAATTTTCATCACTGTACTTGTAAAGTGTAGTGTACAGTCCAATAGCACTGGTTGAACCTTTAACAACTTCTGCCTTCAACGGACGATCAGCAAGTTGATCAAACAATGTAGCCTTGTCAACTTCCTTCTCAACACCATAAGACTTACCAACACCTGGAGGTCCCGATACAATCATTGCACGGATATCACCAGCAATACATGCTGTCGTCATATCTGTTAGAATGTCAAACCGCTCACGGATTTCCGACATCCGCTTTTCTTCATCAAACGGCTCTTCGTTTGTATTAACAACTTCGTTGAAGTTGTCTTCAGATACAAACTCATAATCTTTCATGTTGTTTACCTTAACACGAAGTTTTTCAGGCATACCCATAAACTTGTTATCGTTGTAAACTGTAACGTAGGCACCTTTGTTAGTGCTCTTGAATTGATCTGCAAGACGGAACACCTGACCGCTAACGTCTGTGTTACGATAAGATCCGTCTGTAATTTTGATAAAACTCTTTGACATGTTTGGCTCCTTAATTCCTTAACGTCGTTTCCTTATTATACTTGTAGTATACACTACAAATAACAAATGGTCAACCTCTTATTTGACCCAAACATGATTAAATTTGCTGGGCATATTTTCACATGAGAAGTTGGTATCTGCATAGTTAACCACTTTCACACAATGCTTCGTGGAATAGCTAACCTGCACATCAGGCATCATTAGAGCATTGTTTGCAACATATCCTACTGATACGAACATTGCTACAATAACGGCACCATATATAACTGTATTTTTCATTTGGTATAACTCCTAATTCCTTATTATGTATACAGTATACGACATCTTTCCCAAATGGTCAACCAAAATCTGCCAGAAAAGTGCATTTTTTTAAAAGAAAAAACCCAGCAAGATCAACAACTTAGCGATCTGCTGGGTTTTTAGGAGCATTTTTTTATTATGCTGGCATAGGTTCTAGTGGTTTTACATCAGAAAATGGCACTACCAACGTCCAACCTTTCTGGTCGTCTACCACTTCGTAGAGTTCTTGATCTTTATCACGTGTAACAATCTCCCCAAGACGAGTAAGGTCTTTGTGACTTACAACAGGAACATCAGCTAGGCTATACAACCCTCCAATACGGTCCCATTCATCAACCGGAAATTTATACGTATATTCACATGCGATACCCATTTTATTCTCCTTTGTTATGCGTCTTCTAAGACAAGCTCTTCAACGACTTGAGGATCCCACCCCATGCGGGACATATTGGTAACAAACTCTTCAAACGAATACTTGCCGTATTCGTACATCTGAATATGTTTGTTGCATTTAGCCTCCCAAAAGGCACGAGTTGAATCGAGTACTTCTTGGTCAGTTAGTTCCATTACACTGTTTCCTTTTCAAGTTTGGCAATGTACGTAATAAAGCCGTTGCGGCTCTCGTCAACAGTGATATCATGTGATTCACTGTATTCACTGTGGAAGTCAAACAACCTCCGCGAAAAAAGTTCAAAGTTTTCTCTTATCCAGACTTTGTTAAATTCAACTGAGTTTTTCATGCTTGACTCTCAGTTCTTCAAGCAGGTCATTTACTAAATAGACCGCTTCGTGATTGAAGCCACCAACATGCCAACGGTACTCTCCTGATTGAGCAGTAAATGGACTTTTTTCTTTCCAATCATAAACTGTAACAGTTTCAACGTCTCCATCGCTACTTTGGACTTCACCACGGAATTCATTGAACACTTTGTCATCACCACTTGGGCCGAGATTCTCACCAAAGAGAATTTCAATCTCGGTGATGGTTGCATTTACATAACCTATTAGGCTTGTACCAGAGGACTGGACACTATCACCAGTGTCAACAATTTCTAAGGGGTATTCCATATCTTATCTCCTTATGCACCTGTTGCGTCAGGAAGTTGAATTACCTGGAATGCTAACAATTTCGCTTCAGTGTTGTAGTACCCGTCTGCTTTAACGTGCATTAGGCCAAGACCCAAATCCTTAACTTGCCAGAGCTGGCTACCAGTGAAAAAAGAACATGCCTCAATCATCAAATACCAATCCTTAATATGGATAACAGTATTAATAGGCATTTTCCAGTCGTCCAATTTTTCAGTCAACTTGTCAAAAGCAGTTTTAAGTTGGCCGCGGGTAAAACCCTTGGTGCTTACAACCATATCATCCTGGTCCAGGATATCTGCTACGTTTACCTCTTTGCTCATTTCTTGCTCCTAATTTCTTATTGTGTATACAGTATAACACATCTAACCAAAATGTCAACCATTTATTTTGGAATCACAGATTATGCTACCTCCTCATGTTCTATAAGAACTTCTAATTCCTTACAGACAGCCTTGCCTTCGTCTGTAAATAGGATACCTTTATCCCAAACCCAATGTTCTACATCTTGTAAATGATAGAACCTCTCATCTTCAGTCATCCAACGTAGAGCCGTTGCTCTATCAATGGCGCCAGCTTCAAGGCATACGTTAACCTCAGCTTCAAAGTCAGCCAATGCTTTTGCTTTAGCGGCAACCTCCTCATTGAATGCAATTTCGCTTTGAGCGAACCAATAGTCCTGCTCCTTCTTGAAATCCTCCTCAGAGACAGTGTCAAGCCTGGCTATTTCAGACCTAGCATACGACTTGGAGGTACAATCGGAAATCACCTCATACAAGCTCTGTGTATCTAAGTACCTATCCAGCTGGGCTGGAGTAGTAACATTATAGTCTGCCCAATGCTCAACATCAGTTGACAACATACCTGCCCAACGATCTGGACCAGCATCTACCCATTCCTGAGTTTTTGCATTTTTTGCTTCAATATGTTTAACTAATGCGTTCATTGTGTGTTCCTCTATTCCTTATTATATACACAGTATACAACGGATTCCCCAAAAGGTCAACCATTTTTTACGTTTATTTTTGGGGATTTTCGTTATTCCACATCACTAGAAGTAGTATCGGAAACATGAATATTATAGCTAGTACTAGTATCGCCCAAAGCATCTCATACATGATGTCCAAGTTTTTCTGCTGACTTGGCCCACTTTTTAAAAGTAGATTTATGATCAACGTTGAGGTTGTTTACTATCTGATATAGGTGGATCATTTCGTGACATAGCACGTCTACGAAACTTTTACGGTTTGGAAATTCATCTGTTAAACCCAGTATAATTTCACCGTCTTCTGGAATACAAAATCCCCATTCTGTATCCAGGAAATCTATGTCCAGCTCAACTGATTCAAAATCTAGCTGGTTACTAAACACTTGCTTGTTCAGTGTATTAAAGGCGTTACGTACTTTAGAATGTGTAACTGCATAAGCCATCTAGATAACCTGTCTAGTTGTTTTAGTATACGTATACTAACACGTCTGACTTATGCTGTCAACCTAAAAATATGCCTGCCAGCACGGCTATTGCAAATCCTAACGAAACAACCATTGCTAATATCAAAGGAAAATCGTCTGGATCCATTAATAATCCCATACCTCAGCATAGAATCCTTTGCCTGTTGTGCCATCGCCACCTTGATCCCATACATCTATGTCAGTGGAATCTTCACCTTTTGCATCAACAAACCTGAAGTTTTCAATTATATTATCCCCGTTTGGATATTCTATAACATCAAATTTTAAGCGATCCCATTCCGGTGGCGTCATTGATTCAAATTCAAAATTACTGAATTGACCTTTTTCAACACTCATGCCAAAGAAGATATAGTTGTGTCCGTCTTTGTCAACAAGTTCATTCATTTGTTTATCGTAATCAAATTCAGATTTTTGAATTTTAAACTTGCTTTCAAAGTCTTCAACTGAACCGTCAAATACCTCTTCGATATTCCCAGCACTGTCTGTTGACTCAACAGTTATATATGCGCCACTATAGGTAGCACCATTGGTATGCTCAACATCGTCAAAGTCATACCATGACATACCGTTTTCGAATCGAGCTGATTCAGGAACATGTTCCCATGGTTGCCCTTCAATATTATCTTCTTCAAGATCGTCGTCGTGTCGGCATTCTTCAAGCATATAATCTAAAAATTCACGTTCGTGATCATCTTCATACTCGCTCCAAAATTCGTACTGTTCTTTGGTGCATTTGCTAAGTACCATTTCACCACCATACCCAGAAACATATATGTTGTAAGTACGTAATCCGTGTTTGATCGTGTCAACGGTTTTTTGTTGTTCTTCGAGAGTTGCCATTGGAGTTAAACTCCTGGTTTTTTTGGCTCGAGTGTAGCCTTTAACACTTTCATTAGTTTACGCGAAGTGTCATACACGTATTCGTGTGCATCGCCTTCAATATCATTTACAATTAAAATAAATCCGTTTGTAGCCTTACGGACTTCAAGCGAATCAAATGGCATAGGTTCAGTAGTCATAGTAGTCATAATAGAATCCTTCTGTGATTATATGTTATTACTATACTAGTATAGCATTATAACCACAGAAGGTCTACTATTAATCTTACCAAAAGAGACTTAGTTAGTGTTTTCTAAGCTCTTTGCTTCTTCAATAAATGCTTTAGTATCTGCATCTTCGAGATCAACTTTGACATCAAACATGTCTTGCATTACTAGAGCTTCTTCGAGTGGCTCAAGTTCTGAAACCAATGCGGCGTGATCTGCTTTGCTCATGTTACGAGTAAACACCATCATACCAAGATTGTAGTTAGCAAGTTTTGTACCAGGAACAAACTCTGACATTGGCAGTTGACCGTAACGGTCTGATCCTGTTGAATACAAGCATTGAATACTTCCTGCTTCAATTGCTTTCTTTGCACTTGGAGTTGCAATAATTCCAATATTAACATCTCCATTGCCAACTGCGGCGGCTACTGGGCCACTGCCTCTATATGTAACAGTTCTAAACTCAATACCCAATCCGTTTGTGTTAAGATCTTCAAGTTGGTCAATTTGTGGATTAAACTTGTTATTGCCAAAAGCCATGTCAGTGCCTTTAACTAGGTTGACTCCTTTTGTAACACAAATGTCGTATGGTACACGAGCCTGCATAACAGATCTGGCTTCATCGTGTTTGATAATACAATTTTGGTTTGCCTTCTTGCTATTCCTGTACATGGAGTTACTCCATATAATAGCAACAGGACCTGTAGCAGATTCAAATGTTGCTACGGCTTCTCCACATCCACCTGTTTGCTTTGCTACAAACTTTGTTGTTACAGAATTAGCAATAATATTCTGTACTATTTTTCCTTGTGGACCTTTGAGGTTTGCAGTAGGAATAATATCTGCGGCATTTGCTGTAAACGGCAAACACAACATCGTTGCGGCAATTAGTAATTTTTTCACTTTAATTCTCCTTATAGAATGTGAATTTGTAACAGTTGATAAAAAGTAAGAAGTATCTCACTCATCAATATCATTCCAATAGTAACTGCTAATAGGTTTACTTTTAATTTAGCTACTATCCAACTGACCGGAATGAAAATCATTAAATGGATTAACATAAACTTAGCAGTGTAATTACCAACCCAATAAAATAAGTACATGCTTCCAAACGCAATAGCGATTGTGAGGTAACGTGAGCTCAATGCTCTTCCAACCACTTTATAAAGTAATTGATTCGTCGTTAAGCAAATTCTAGTGTAGATTAATCCTGCTAGTGCGATCAATCCTGCAAGCCATGCAACTTGAGTCCAGTCTTTAAGAAAACTAAAATCAAGTCCTAATTGATTAAAATGAGATACTAGCATTATCTCACTGCCTGTAATTGGAATACCAAACAAAAACAACGGAAACCATTGAAATACTATTGCTCCGTTATTCGCTGTTTCTGCTCCGGCAACTCTGTGTGTCGGACTGGCATTATTCTTCTTTAACCACGAGTAAGTAAGATAACTGCTAAAGGTAGCACCTAGTTGTGGTACCAGTCCAAACACGGTTCCAAGAGATCCATATTTTGCATAAAAAGGCAACCACTCGCGTAGTTTAAACGTTGAATGTGTTCCAACTGAGTATGTTTTAAACCTGTCAGAACTATTCCATACCAACTGCATTGCGAAGATAATAATAAGAGACAACATACTGCTAAAGTAGTAGGTAGGCATAAATCCTGTTAGCGGAGCAATGTCTTCGTAGAATGCAAAGAAACTTGCTAGACCAAGAATAACAATATTTGCCAATGCATGACCATTACCAAATATACACATACCAATAAGCAATGCAAACACAAGACCTCTAAATTCAATGCTGAGCTTGACCCAATCTAATGCACCACTTGTAAGAGCCAACGATAATAGCAACAATGCAATTATAGTTGCAACAAGACTGCCCCAGGTTGTCACTTGTATAGTATGACGTAGTTGTTCAGGTGTTGTAAAGTTTTTGCTTTCAATTAATGTGGGGAAACTGCTGGTTTCCCCAGGAATACGATAATACAATACTGCTTGGCTACCAAAGAACTGTGTACCAAGAGTCATTACCACTCCATACAAACTTAAACAAAATGCATCAGCACTGACCATTGGCAAGAAAAGCATAAAGCCCATCATAATTGGAACACCGGGTATTAACCCAGCAAACACACCTGCACATATTCCGGCCGCTAATGCAATTACAACTTCAATCATATAATATAATCTTGTGTAATGCAACTACGAATACCGCTTTCGATAGTGCCGTTGTGGAACCAATCATGCCAATGAGAATGTATTGAGCTATTTGCTCCTTTCCACATTCGATGAAACTCATCTACTGCATGATGGTTTAATTGTGTGAACCAATGATCTCTGTTGCCAAACATACTGCGGGCACTTTTAATCGTTGACCAATTTTCATTTGGTAAAATCAAGTTACCAGAGAATAGTCTTGGATATAGTTGTTTAACAAAGTCAAGTGAGATATTATCTATTTCCCAACCATATTCAATATTATGCTTTTTAACACCTGGTATTTTAGAAAAGTCTATCTTTGCTTGTGGGGTGTAATAATTTTTAAGTAAATGACATTGTTTGATAATAATATTTGCACAAGTCGCATCGGGAGCCCAATAGAATAATTCAATATTTCCAATATCACCTTGATCAAGTATTTGCCGTACTGGAGTTAATCGACCATTGATTATTCCATCATGAAAGTTAAATTTCCACGTATCGTTGTGATATCGCAACATAGGTTTATCTGCACCGTGTACCCATGCAACCTTTTTGCCTTGCATGAGCAACTTCTTCCAGTGTGGAACATATTCATGACCAAAATCTAATACAATACGGTTAATAGAAATCAGTCCTCCTGCTATCATTTCTACCATGTTAGCGCCGGCGCCTGCTTGTTTAATTTTGTCAGACCAATTAAAAAATTCATCTCCGTAATCCCAACGTGTGATCTTTATATTGGGATATTTCTTTTCAATGGCATCTAGTTTCTGCCAGGTAAAATTATCAAGTTCTATTTTTTGTCCTGTGAATGTATCCTGACTTGCATAGTACGTACAGATTTCATCTATAGGAATTCCGTTATCCAAAAATGCATATAGCATATTCGAACTGTCGTATCCACCCGAATAGAAGAGAACAACGTAATCGTATTGTTCTCGTAGTGCTTCTGCTCGCTTACGATATAGTGTGTTGATATCTTCTGCGGGTTCTGTTGCCCAATCAAAACTGCTAAAGAATGCATCGTTGTAATCCCAATGCCAGTCTGCAGGATATTGATTAAGATAATCAACGAACTCTAGTTTACTGTAAGTACGTCGATTACCAATTTGATAATAACCATATCGGTCAGGGTGCTGAAGAGATGTGAACATGCGTGATACCTAAAAGTTAATGCTAATAGTACTCTCACACTATACACGGAAGGGCGTTACTAGTCAACTAGATAAATGGTTTATGATTACCAAAGCGTCCAAGGTATCCGACGTCCACTAATGGGCGTTGCTAACACTATTTATACGTGAGAAAATTCAGTCAAAAGAAAAGGGCCAACGGCCCTTTTCTAATAACTTAGTTTTGTTTAAAACTTAATTGCCCCAGTAGTAATCTGCGGCATAGTTATAAGGTGTAAACGCAACGTTCTTAAATGGTACAACTTTCTTTGCCCATGCTTTTTGTGAAGCAAGTACTTTAGCAAACCAAGGGTTCTTTGCACTCTCTTCAGCTAACATAGCATCAATAGTCTTTAACTCTGCTTCAATGATATCTGCTGGAGTTTTCATAACTTTAACTCCATCTTGTTCAATCATTTCTGCTAGTGCTTGACCGTTTTTACCTTGCATGTCAGTCATCCACCATAGATATGATTCATAAGCGGCAGAACGAATTGCTGTCTGCTGTTGCTTTGAAAGGCTACGCCATACTTTACCATTGAGTAGTAAATCGCCTGTGTTTGAATGCTCATGCAAACTGTTTAGATAGTAATACTTCCAAATTTTGCTGAAGCCCATGCGTTGATCTTCTAAACCACCAACAAATTCTGCACAATTAATAACACCTTTACGCCCTGCGGCGGCAATCTCACCACCTGGCATACCAATAGTCTGCATACCCATACGAGCATACAGTTCTACGTTAATACCTGTTTGACGACATTTAAAGTTTTTTAGATCTGCTAGATCTTTAATTGGGCGATGAAACCAACCTAATGGCTGATTCTGTGCTGGCATAACTGGAAAAGGAACAACATCTAATTTTAAAACATCCTTGTAGAAAGTTCTGTATAGATCAAGTCCGCCACCGTGGAACATCCAGCCTAAGAAATCCATACCGTCCATACCGTATGGTCCACCTAAGGGTGAGTTGAATAACGATAAAGTTTTATCTTTACCAACCCAGTAATATGACTGAGTCCATGCTCCGTCAGCCGCACCAGATGCTGTTGCATCAAGTACTTGGAATGCTGGAACTAATGCGCCAGCTGGTTTAAATTCCATAATTACCTTTCCTTCAGTAAGTGTCTTAACACGATCTGCAATAAAAGTTGCTTGATCAGTAAGTGTGCTTACTGCTGGGTAGGAACTTGCAATTTTTAAAGTTTTTGTATCATCTGCTAGTACGCCTGTTGAAAACAAAGCTAATGCACCAGCTACAATACTTCCTACTAAAGTCTTTTTCATCCAAAATATCTCCTTTAATTTGATTTTGACTTGCTCTTTGATAAGAAATCTATTTCTCCTACAGGTTTCTCTCCTGTAACAGAATTATTTAGTACCTGCCTCTGATGGTCCAAATATTTTGGAAACCAGGTGGCGATACTAGGGGTTAGGAATAATATGCAGACTGCTAAAACTTGAATCCACATAAAAGGCATCATAGATTTAAATATCATAGTTAAATCCCAGGAAGGAACAACTTGTTTTAAATAATATGATGTAAGTGCAACAGGAGGAGTTAGGTAGGCCGTTTGTATCACTATCCCTAGTGCGGCTCCAAACCACAACATGTCGACGTTGTTATTTACCAGGATGGGCATAAACATCGGTAAAAAAACCAGTACCACTACAGGCCATTCAAACGGCCAGCCTAGTATATGACACAATACAAGTATTGTGCCTACCAGTGCCCAAGTTGGTATTGGTAAACTATTAAGAGCATCAACAATAATATTGTCCCCGCCCAATCCTGTAAAAACTGCACCAAAAATAGTTGAGGCTATAGCAAGTAACATAACAACGGCACTTGTGCTTGTTGTTTTTAACATAGCCTCTTGCAATCTTTCCCAGGTTAAACTTCTATTGGCAAGAGCAAGTATTAGAGCACCTGCGGCTCCAAATGATCCTGCTTCTGTACTGGTTGCTAGTCCAAATAACATACTGCCTAATGTAACTGCTATTAAGAAAGCCAATGGAAAAACATCAAGTATTAATCTAGTATACAAGGTCCACGGAACAGGTTCATGTTCTGTTGCTGGTGCTAGTTCAGGATATCGTCTAACTTGATAGGCACAATAAACCATAAACATAAAAGCAATCATCAATCCTGGACCCATTACAGCCGCATATAGATCAACAATACTAACATTCATTGTTGGTGCCATAACAATTAAAGGAACACTTGGAGGAATAATAATCATTGATCCTCCGGCGGCAATTACACCAGCACTTAATTTGTGATCGTAACCCAACCGCATCATGTGCGGCGCGGCCATAATACCCAGTAAGGTCACACTGGCACCAACTACACCTGTAGCCAGACTGATAAGAATAGCAATTACAATAACAACATAGTACAAACTTCCTTTGATTCCACTTAGCATACGTTTAAGACTGTCAAACAATCCTTCTACCAAACCTGCCCGTTCAGCAACATAACCCATGAATATAAACATTGGTATTGCCATGAACACTTCGTCACTAAGCCCACCTATTAAATTATAATAGGCTAAATCAAATACATTTTCTCCCATTGTGATGTAGCCAAAACCTAGTGCTAAAAATAAGAGAGTAAATGCTACTGGAACACCTACAAATATGCCGGCAATCATTGCCACTAACATTACAATGGCTAACATCTTTTAAAACACTTTCTTGTGTTTACTGCACCTTGATACAGTAATAATATTAATCCTAATGTAATTCCTATCTTCAATGGCCATACTATGAGTTGAGCCATTGTTGCACTGCTTGTTTCGTTTTGTGCTACACTTCTTATAGTATCAAAAATACTTTTGTATGTGAGTATACTGATAGCAGGAAAAAATAAAATTAGATAACTTACAAAATCAATACGAGCTTTAACTTTATCACTGAATTTGTTCCAGTATACGTCAGTTCTTATATGCGAGTCTGTTGATAATGCATGACTACAACCCATTATAATCATTATTCCATACAACTGCCAACTCACGTCGACTGCAAAATCAAATCTAAGATCAAAGAAGTAACGACCTAATACATTGGTAACAATTAGTAATACCATTGCTAGAACAAACCAGCTATAGTAATTAACTAACTTAGTCATTATTGGGCCACCAGTCGGACACTGCATTCCATTCTTGTCTGTATTCATTTTTTAAAACAAAATGTCTAATTGCAACATCAACCAGTGCTGGTCTATCTTGTAGTATTTGTTTATGGTACTGTTCAATAGGATGAGTTTCGCCTTGTTTGACTACTCCTTCAATATACCTATGCCATTTATATTGCTGTTTTTCTGAATCGTAAAAACTTGGACAGTAACGCATCATGTCAAAACCACTTTTCCATTGTTTACGTATTGCTGGACGATCAGGATTCATCCACAATAAATCATATACTCTGTCAGAGATCATCTTGTCACCAAGTGCATCAAGAGTTGTTACAAAAGGATGTCCTTTTGACCAATCATTTCTTTTTTGTGCATTGGCAAAACTCACACTTTGTATTGTCCAAATTGGTAAATCATGAATACTACCACATACAAAGAATCCACATGGATCAGTTTCATCATTGTGATATGCTAATGCCCATGTATGAAATCTAGAATCAAAACCTTGCTTTGTCTTTTCGACCAATAGTCCTGCAAACTCTCTGACAGCATGAGAGTTATCAGTGACCGACGCACCCATTAACCGATTGCGGCCTGTAATAATAGAAAGTAATTTTTTTTGTAGGTTTTTGTTTGAGCGAACTTCTGCCGTGGGTATTAGTTCAGCTCTATATGTACCAGTCATTGAAATTTCCTAAGTTGATTAATACTAGTAATTATAGATTGAGTCGTTTATACTTTTTCTTTAGATCCGTCTGGTAGTGTAATTTCAGTGGCTAAAAATTTCTTAACAAACTTTGCAGTTGGGTCTATTTCATACCATTTGTTATTGGTATTATAGGTATAACTAGCAGGAGCCCCATGATGATTGTTGTGCATTCCAGCACCTGCCATAAGAAGATTTAGTACTGCATGGTTTCTGCTATCATCATCAGAAGTATAATTTCTATAAAATCCCCAACCATTTATGTTGTTATGAAATAGAGAATTTAAAAATCCTGCTAGATTGAAATTTAGTATAACAGGAAAAGCCCACAATACAACAATAGGATACCAACTAGATACTGCCAGGCTTATAACGCCCAGTGTGGAGATATAACCAAGTACCAATTTAAAATAGTGTTTGTGTATATAACGATGCCATTTATCACGCATTAAATCTTTAATAATAAGCGGCTCGGATTTCCAATTGTCGTCCCAAAGTGTTAACCAATTTTTCCACCATGAGTTATCTCTACGACTGTTTTGTGGATCACCTAAATGATCTGCATGTTTATGATGTACTCGGTGTGTAGCTACCCAAGTTAGACTGCTACCTACACTTGAAATTGTACCAAGTATCAGTAGCATTCTTGCTTTCCATTGTGTAGTTGAAAATGATTTATGGCAAAACAATCTATGAAAACCAACTTCCATGCCCATCTTAGAAATAAAGAACCATAACAAAGGTCCACCAATGAGTACAAACAACCAATTAAATTCTGCTGAAAAACAATAGCCAATGAATGCTAGGTGTGCCATAACAATCAATGCTTTAATTTTATGCCCGGTCCAACTTGGCTTAAACTTGTCTGGATCTATTTTCATATTGTACTCACGCTTTCTGTTGTTCAACTTCTACTTTGTCTGCTATAACGTATTTAATAATAGCACCAATCCAGTCTCGATCTTTTCCATCTAGGTTGTATGTATAGCTTCTAGGATTCTTGTGATGATTGTTGTGATAACCAACACCAGTTAACCAGTTCAACCATCCACTATTGGTGGCTACATGTTCTTGGTGTGGTTTATGGCCAACTACTTCATCATGTAAAAATATATTAACTACACTAGTAAAAGCATACCACATTGCACTGCCACTAACAATTACAAAGAATAGATATGGACTAATTGCAAAACTTCCTAACCATAGAGCAGTCCACATCAACCAATAGTATTTGTTTTCAAATACAAAATATCTTCTATCTTTGTGCCTGATTAAATCCATTACCAAATTTGATTTGTAGGTTTTTGGAAACAAGCCTAAATAGATCTTCCAATATGGAAATATCTTAGGACTATGAGGATCACCTTCTTGGTCTTCGTAAACATGATGATGCCTATGCACTGTCACCCAACTTAGTATTGCTCCTTGTCCTGTTAAAAAAGCAAACACTTTCATTAACTGCTCTTTCCATCTGGACTCAACTGTAAATGCTTTGTGTGTAAAATATCTGTGAATTCCTATTTCACTGAACACACTAAACAAATGCCCTGATAGAAAGGCAACTGGAATCATCCACCATTCAAAAAAGAATAGTATTGCTCCAATTGTTAGTAGATGGTTACCCCATACTACCCAAAGTGTCTGATTATATGGATTCATATTATTCTCCTATTAAATTTTATTATATTCATAGCCACGTTTACCGCGATGAATATCAAATACATACTTAATTACCAATGCACTGAAATCCCATTCTCCTGGCTTGTCTGCATTATCATATGCCCAAGGTTTGTTATGGTGATTGTTGTGATACCCTTCTCCTAGTAACATTAGGTTTGTCCAGATTGGTAAATTTCTACTGTTGTCAGGTAAATCATAATTCCTATATGATTTTGGAAACTTGGTTGTGTGACTAAACAAATTATTGCACCCATGTACAAATAAACTTAGCCCAATTGGTTGAATTACAAATAGCAAAGCAATACGCCAATCTATTAATGTTGTAATAACTAATAAGGCATACCAGTATTTCCAGTAATGTTTGTGAACATGCATTACCTGTTTGTCTTTAACTAGGTCTCTATGTGTTACTTGTATTCCTTTGTCATACCACCATTCTGTTGGATTCAATACCCAGTAACCTAGTATTGTGCTTAACCAACCATTCTGTGTTGGACTGTGTACATCTTTTTCTGTATCAGCATGTTTATGATGATGTCTGTGATGCACTGCCCATGTGTACGGACTACCAGTGCCACATAGTATACTTCCAAATGCTAGTATAAAATGGCGTATTGGACCTGTTGAAAAACTTCTGTGTGTCCAATACTTATGTAATCCTATTAGTTGACAAATAAGTCTACAAAAGAGAAGCCAATATATTATACTAGCTACATACAAAGGCCAAATGTCAGCCTGGACAGTGTATACTAAACCTAGTATTGCACCAATGTAGCCCGTAAAATATGTTAACTTCCATTGCATTCTAATACCTCTTGTAATCGCTTCCTAGTTTACCGCGGTGTATATCAAAGAACGTACGAATAACCCAGCCGCTTAAATCCCACTCTCCTGGCTTGTCTGCGTTGTCGTACTTCCATGGTGCGTGATGATGATTATGATGATATCCTTCGCCTAATAACAGTAAATTGGTCCAGCCTGGTAAATTATGACTATTATCTTTTGATTCATAATTCCTGTATGATTTTGGAACTATATCTGTATGACTTAAATGGTTGTTTATTCCAGACATCAGCATATTCAAACCAACTGGTTGAAGTACAAAGAATAGTGTTATACGCCAATCAATTATCAATGTTGCAATTATCAATGCAAACCAATAATGATGATAATACTTGTGTATATGCATGACCTTTTTGTTAGACAGCAAATCTTTATGCTTTAGTGAAATTTTCTTATCTCTCCACCATTTGTCTGGTTTAAACATCCATGTTATAAAAAACGACTGTGTAAAAGTATTAGTATTAGGACTATGAATATCTTTGTCTGTGTCAGTGTGTTTATGGTGATGTCTGTGATGCACTGCCCAGTTATATGGACTACCAGTACCACATAGTATACAACCCCATGTTAAAATCCATTCACGGATTGGTCCAGTGTCAAAACTATTGTGTGCCCAATATTTGTGTAGTCCAACTGTTTGCATAATCAATCTACATGCAATAACCCACCACAAAAAACTTATTAAATACCAATCCCAATGATGATAGTCTGCACAAAAAACTACAAAACTACCAAATACACCAGTAATCCCTCCAAGATAGCTGGCTAACCACTTACTGCTTATCTGTTCCATTCTTACTCCATTAACATTTTACTTGTTTGTTTTGTTGATGGCCCAGAGCGTTTCCCCCAATCTGTGCCATTACTTTCTAACAAGAATTTTTCAATAAACCATCCGCCCCAATCCACTTCATGCCAAATGCGTTTTCCTTTTGTTAGTGTTTTATGTTCCCAAGGAAATTTATGATGGTTGTTATGTAATCCAACACCCACAAACAATGCATATGCATTAACTAGAAAATTATTCTTGCTTAGATCGGTAGTTTCATATGAGCGATATCCCCATTTATGACAAATTACATTTATTAATCCGCCGCTAAGTTGGGCAAGTGCCGCTGGAACTACAAAGAAGTATATAGCAAACTTTGGACCAAATATCAATGCACTTAGAACTATTGTACCAACTACTACTCTAAAGTAATTTTCTCTCATCCATTTATGGAATGGATCTTTGAGTAGATCTTTAATTACTGTTGGACTTATTGTAACATTCTTTTCTGTATTAATCCAAAACCATGTTTTAAACCATTGCTTACTAGGGTGTGGATCACCTTTTGTTTTATCAGCATTGGTATGATGAACTCTATGATTAGCACACCATCCAAGTGTACTTCCATAACAAGCAAACATACTCAATACCAAGAGTATTCTTTCTTTCCATTTGGCCATGGAAAAACTACGATGTGATAGATAACGGTGTAAACCAATTTCTACGCCAAAGCTATAAAAAAGTAGTTTACCAAGTGCGGTCCATAACAAGTAGATAGGATCCCAGTAGTATATCAGTCCGGCAATGCCTATAACTTGACAACTATAAACCAGTGTTAACAACTTATTATGGAAGGTTAGAGTTTTAACGCCCATGCATTTATCCTTCTATAATTTATTTTGGGGTGGGTGTATTCAATGTTATTTATCGAGTAGCTGAACCGAGATTTTAGATTTCTTTAGAAATTTTATTCCTGTATCATCACGATAATTCTCAGCATAATAAACAGTACGTATACCGGCTTGTAGTATTAGTTTAGCACATTCACCACAAGGACTGTGTGTAATAAAGATATCAGCATCTAACCCACTATTATTTGATTTAGCTAATTTTGCTATTGCATTTGATTCGGCATGTAGCACTTCTGGTTTAGTTTTTAATAGAGGCTGGGTAAGCTGTTTTTTATCTTTAAAGAAAACTAAATCTTCGCATTCGTTATTCCATCCACTAGGCATACCGTTATAACCGTAACTGATAACAGTATCATCTTTTACAATCACTGCGCCAACTTGAAGTCGTTTGGCATGACTAAGTTCTGCAACTCGTCTTGCCCAGTCAATATAAAGTTTTTTAAATTTATCTTTCATTTTGTAATTACCTGGCTATATAGGTTAATATTCCACTTCCAAGTACAAAAAGCAAAACACCGTTTAAACAAATCAATGCTCTATCATGCCAAAGCATTCCAACAACTAGCCAACCGGCACAGCCATGAAATGACAATACTAGATCAAATATTTTTGGAACGTCCGGAACACTGCGACACATTACAGCCAATAGGATCACAACCGAAGATGACCATTTAATATACCAGCTCAAATCTCCTTTGGGAGTAATTTTTTTATAGACTCGTGTACTGTTCAACTCTTTGATCTTCTCATCTAGTTTTTTATATTCTTCTGTCATATTATTCCTTCTAATGTTATATTTACAATAACATTGATATTTTTTAAAGTCAAGAAAAAAGCAGAAGTCTCCTTCTGCTTTTTTGTCCAATAACCGTTTTATTGGGCCTAATATATTTTTATATTAGGTGAGGTTTAGTGGTTTCGTCCTTGTGGTTAAGACTTAACTCTATTCCTAAGATACGATAATAACATACCGTATGCTGGTAAGAATACAATAAGACCTACTACAATTTTAGTAAGTGTATTATTGAACGCTACGCCGTGTACCCAAGGTGCCGGATAGAACGCTGTATAGAAGAATGCATAGGTGTCGATGATATTGGCAACAACTGTAGAAATTGCTGGTGCCGCCCACCACATTTCGGTATACTTTTCACGAATGTGTTGGAATACATATACATCAAGCATTGTTCCAATTGCATAGGCTGTGCCACTTGCAAGTCCAACTCTGTAGGCGTGTTCGTCACCAAGTGCTAATAGCACTAGCACCGACGCCACAATAGCTGGAATAATGGCCATAGCCACAACGGCTCTTCCTGCTTGTTTACCAATTAACCGTACAGTCAAATCAGTTGCAACAACAACGATCGGAAATGTGAACGCCGCGGCCGCGAGTGGAAATGATCCAAATAGTGGCAATTCTGCCCCGGGAAATAAATCAAATCTAATTGTTACTAGGTAGTTTGAGACAGCAATTACTAAGGTATGTAAAATTACCAACTTAGTAACCAAAGCTCTGTTGACTCCGTCTAATAGGTTTGCTAACATGTAGGATCTCCTTTGGTGTGTTGATCTATATAAATGGTTAGTCAGTTACTTACTGTTATTAGAGTAACATAACCGTTATTTTCTTTTTGGTATGGGTTTGCAATAGGCAGTTATACGTTTATATGCTATTGGATCGTTTTCTGATTTTGGTTGAGGAATTGCTGGCTGATTTGTTAGACGACTAGCAAAATACCTGCAATCGTCGATATCAGCAAAAGTTTGTGTTTGATTTACTACAGTGTTACCAATCATAAAGACTAGCAAAAACTCAATCATTTAACCTCTTTTCTTTTGGTAATTTGACTACAATACTCACAACGACATTGTTTACATACTTCAATTTGGCCTTCAGGACCGTGATCATATGCTCTTCGAAACTCTTTCCATAGTGGAACGCCACAATGTGACTCATGTCCACAATTTTGACAACTTACTGACATTTATTAACTCCTGTTATTAGCAATATTTATTGATAAATAGTGTAACAGAACCTAGCTTGGAAATGAAAGATTATGGATCCTACTATACTATCTGCAAATGCCGTTGGCTTTGAAATTGCACATATAATTGAACCTTTTGCAGTTGCATTAATTGCATTAGTTGCTACAATGATGTTTAAAGATTTTGCAACAAGCCTGGCCAAAGGATTAAAATTTAAATTAAATCGTGCTTTTAACGAAGGCGATAAAGTTCTACTTGACGACAAAGATGCTATTATAGTCAAAATTGGAATTTCTGAAACAGTATTTGGTGTATATTCTGATCGAGGATATACCTGGCGTTTTGTTCCTAATGAAAGAATTCAATTCTTAAAATTAGAGAAAGTTATCAACAAAGACCTGCACTTGGACACAGATCTTGAGAGAGCTCAAAAATTGCAGTCTTTAATTGATATGAATCAAAGCAAACTAATCAATGATAATGCTGAAGAAATTGATAAGATAAAAAACGGAAAGAAATAATTTAGTTTATTTCAATTTCACAAATAAGCGAACAAGGACCTTCTTTTTGTGATTGCAAAAAGTCAAAAGTCTGCTGACCACTAACCAATCTAGCCACCGGTATTCCACATGTCATTGGACCTGGGTCAATACCCCACGATTTTAGCCATTCTTCAATTTTAGGATTTCGTGCTTGTGTACGTTTTCCCAATGCAAAACTGCCACTATATTGAACATGTTCGCTACAATCCCATTGTGTTGGATCGTCGTATGCAAAATAGGCGTCCCAATAACACTTGCCTAGAATTTGGTGCCAAGGTAACCACATTTCGTATTCTAGTTTATCACTAAAGTATTGTTGATCATCTTGGGTAATGTCAACAAAATAATCATTGGCAGTATCAGCTGAATCAAATGGTTGATGAGAATCAAATGCAATCTGATATTCTGTTTCTGCTGGGAATTCTAATGCACGTGGCGTATCAATAAAATTTTCTAATCTGTGTACACCGTCATTTACATGATGTATTAGATCGTTGAAAGTCCATTGGTGTTCAGTTTTTAATTTAAAGAATGTTTTGTCATCGTATGTTTGCATTTCTTCAAACGTTGATCGACAACCTGTGGTAAAATACCTATGCAAACGATTTAATAGATGTACTGTATCAAGGTTTAAATCAATTTTTATATCTTCGTAGTTTACAGGAAAATCATATCCTAGTTTTTTAATACCATTGATTCCAATATCAAAATCTTTGTAGGATTCTTTTTTATGATTTTCCCAACTACCCATATCATCATTGCGAGTGTAGGGAATGCGTTCAAGCCATTCAACCATTGCAAATCTGCTTTGCACATCTTTAATTTTTAAAAGGAACTTGTCTACAAAAGGGTTACTAATTGGCTCAAACACCATTGAGGGTAATTCTATATTATTAGTAACAATTTTTATCATACAGTTATTTATAAAACGATCTGATGGAATCAACTTCAAAACTTTTTTGAATACAGCCCCCAGTCCTTGTGGGCTTTCACCCGGTCTCTGGCCTCGCCTATCCATCTAACGACTTGATCGTAGCCGGACTTACTGTCATCGTGCCTTGGTTTTGGAAGTGTTACCCTCCTTCTCATCGTAGGGTCTGCAATCCCCTACTAGGCGCTATCAACGCCACGTCTCCCTAGAAAACCTTATCCGTGTGCTTGATGATTGTCATCATCATCAAATTTGTCGTCTTCAGCTTTTTCATCAACTGGCAATGGAGCAAAGCTAGGTACTAGCTCACATTTGACAACGTTTAAATTAACTTTGTATCCGTCTTTAAGCATATCTTGTAATGTGCTTACTCCACGACTTTTAATTATGCCTTCCCACGATTCAAGAAAATCTGTACATTCTTTCTGCGACTCAAAATGCTTAGAATATACATTAACTATTTCTTCGCGAACTTCGCCATCGGGCATTGCCAATGTAAAGTTAAAAAGAAGCATAAACGATGCTACGGTATTCATTTCTTACCTCATTTGTTTTTTAACAATAATAATACTATACTACATCATTTATTGATTGTCAACCAAAAAAATAAGATATTATGCAAAAAATTGGTGCGCCTGAAGAGATTCGAACTCCTGGCCTTTTGATTCGTAGTCAAATGCTCTATCCAGCTGAGCTACAGGCGCACATTCCGTTACGGATTGGTTGGAGCGGGTGAGGAGAATCGAACTCCTGTCATGAGATTGGAAATCTCAGGTAATACCATTATACGACACCCGCATGGTGGAGCCGGACGGGATCGAACCGACGACCTATGCCTTGCAAAGGCATCGCTCTCCCAACTGAGCTACGGCCCCAAACTTTGCCGGAAGGTGTTCCACTGTTTCATCAATGGATACTTAAGACTGATGTTCTATCACCAAACCTGTTCTCTTGCCTAGTAGCGACCCAAGCAATACCACCTTCCGAATTCTAATACTCTTTATATACCTTATTAAGAATACCGTTAAAATTAATTGCCAATGGCCATCATTACGCCAGATGCAACAAAATTAGCTAGTACAATATATCCAAAAATAGTGACAACTGTAACCATTTTGCTATTCCTTATTTGCTAAAATTTCTGAGATAGGAATTAGTTCTTTCTCACCATTCCTACCAGTTTCGGTACATATGTACCCAGAGCGTTCTAAGTTATCTAGAGTTGTTTCAATGACAGCTTCTGCTAAACTTTTCCGGCCCCAATTTCTACCAACATACCATGCTATAAATAAACAAACTACAGCGATCACGGCATGTGAAAATGCATCCATTTCAAACAAACATAAAACTCCTTCACATAACTCTTTTTACTATATACATACTATAGTACTAAATTAGCAATAAGTCAACCAATATTATGGTAAATACGTATGCTAAACAACGTTCACCCAAATGGGCGGAAGTAGGCAATTAAGCCGAAGGAACGCATTATCATCGTTCATCTCGCAAGAGACGGAAGTAGGTAATGAAACCGAAGGAACGCACCTAACTTTTAACCAAGGAGGGTGAGAAATGAATACATTTCATTTATTTTGCTATCTAAAACTAATTAGACAGCACCGTAAAAACATTATCAATACATTACTCAGTAAACAACAATTTGCTCGATAAATTGGCATAGGTGGAGGGAATCGAACCCCCGTTTGCTGGTTTGGAATCAGCCGTGTTGCCATTACACTACACCCACAAAAAAAGCCCCTAACTTAATGCTAGGGGCTTTTATTAATAACTTTGATCACAAAGTCACGTCAAAACATACCCCTGTTGCAGTGGCCAACAAATAATATATGTTGTGTTAGTTTTGATCATGTTCTCTATTCTTTCTGTTAGTATGCTTGTAATATACTATTTATTATTAGTATTGTCAAGACTTATTTTGGTGCCGGCGGCAAGAGTCGAACTCGCGACCTGATGATTACAAATCAACTGCTCTACCAACTGAGCTACGCCGGCTTCGTTTTACTTAGTGTTGAGTATCAACAGATAAAATTATATCTGTGTTTGGTGGGTCTTCAATTGAACGAGTAAACATAAAATTTAAAACTTTACTTGACAATGTAAAATTATTATGTTGACTCATGTGAGGATGATCAATATATCCATATCCCATTAATCCTAGTTCAATGTAATATGTTTCACTAGGCCAAGTTTTTCTTCTTAGTGGGTAACTGTGAACTAACAAACATTCGTCTGCAATTTCTAATACTTTAGTTCTGTCTCGGAAGTACACTGCTTTTTTTAAAAGCACACCAACTGGTGTTTCGCCTATGTCTGTACGTTCAATTGATCGTGCAAACATATGTACCAAGTGTAGTTCTACTGGATCATCAAGTATCACAGACGTATTGCGTTCTGCTTCCATGATCAAGTCGTAACCAGCTTTAACGTATTCTAACCAGTACTTCATAAAAGTACTTATCATTGAGAAATATGTTAAATATATGCATGGATTTGAACATATTTCTTTTACTGTTGGTTAAACATGCAATAGCAGATATTGGCATACAAAGTATGCAAGGTACTCTAAACAAGCACAACTATCGTGGTAAAAGAGCACACTTACATTATGGTACACACGGTATAGGAACCGCTTTGGTATTTCTAATTTGTGGTATAGGACCAATTACTGCTTTAATTGCAGGAGCAATTGACTGGATTGCTCATTGGCATATTGATTATGTAAAGACATCAGCAATAAAGAGCTGGTCTGTAGAGAAAAACACCGTTAAGTTTTGGTGGATTACTTCAATAGACCAAGCTCTTCATTACTTAACATACTATATGTTAATTATTTTGTTGTAGCCATATTGGCTAATGGATTTTCTAAAGCCTTTGTTATCTTTTTATCTATTTTTGTTTCAAGGGCATTTATTTGAGCATCAACTTTGCCCAGTTTATCGTCCCATCTTTTATCAGTACTACTGATTAAACCTCTAATATCTTTTTCACTTGAACGAAGTGATTCTCTAACTTCTCTATCTGCTGTGCGGCTTCGTTTATCCAATGCCGCAATTTGATCTGTTTGATCACCAATTTCAGATCTTAAATCAGTGCGTATGTCTCTTGCTGTTGCTTGAGCATCACTAACTAGCTCTTTCATTGATTCAACTTCTTTACGCATCACACTTATCTTCTCTTGAAATCCTGATAAGTCTGGGGCAACATAAGACTCAATCTTTTCTCTCATGTTCATATAATCTTTGTAAAACTCAAACCCAGCATACAATCCACCACCTAAAGTTGATAATGCTGTTACTAATATTACTATCTTCCCGCCTCTGAATTTCACTCCTGCAAATTCTACTTCGGGTCCTTTCTTCTCCGTCGACATTTCAGCCTAACTCCTCATATATAATTTCTCCAATCTTTTATTTCAAAGCCTACATGGTCGGCTTAATTTTTGATGTTTATCTAAAGACTAGCAAGCCACATTGCTACACCAACAAGTACAGCCACCCCAATTGATATTCCAACTACAACTAGTACACAATCAATTATGAATACTTTACGTCTCTCTTGTTTGTATATTGTTTTTTCTCTTTCGGCTCGTATCTTCCTTCTTAGTTCAATCATTTCTTCCCAGGCCTTTGGGCCATATCTAAAAGAAATAAGTGTTTTTAACTCTTGTTCTTGTTCTGCTATTTTTTTAGTGTGTGCAAAAATTTCTAATGCTTCTTGCTCCACTGACCCACTGTACAACATCTTCTTGAATAATGGCGGGTTTTTTATTTCTTGTTCTGATTTTCTAAAGTCACTAACTGCACCAAACCATTTACCTAATGTTGTAGCAACTTCATCAAGTTCTCGTCCAGCTGTAATTGCAACCTGCAGACCTTTGTAAGCACTTGTTGCAATCGCAACGGCACTGATTGGATCTACCAACGTCTCCTCCTATACTCCCGACTCTACTCCTATGTATATCGTTCTAGCTCTACAACTATTTAGCTGGATTTTAGTTTAAAGTTCATGCTAATAACAATACGTAGGCTATCGGTAAGATTCTTTGTTACAAAATGAGGAATGGTACTATTGAATAGAGCAAAACCACCAACGTGTGGTTTAATTATATGTTGTTGTATATCGTAAGGATTTGGTTTGTACTGAAAAACAAAGTCACCGCTACCTTCTTGGCATTGCACCCAAAAAGCGGCACTGACATGTGCTCCGTTTTCATAGTTTTCAGCTGATTCATGTGAGTGCAAGTTGGTCATTTCACCTTTGCTATGCACTACAGCCCAAAATGCTGTATTTGGATCTTCTTTAATAGTTGAATTCCAACACAATTCAATTGGTTGGTCTGGATAATGTGCTTCCCAAGTTTTACAAAACAGTGATGCAAGATTCTGTATATCTCTGTTAAACTCAATACGAACATCTTCGTTACGTATACTGTCAGAGTCTTTATCCATTACCATATTTTTATGGTATCGTTTCAATACCATAGATGCAATTGACTGGGCGTCTACTGTTTCAAAACGCCCAGTCAAATATTGTACTTTGTATAAGTCTACTACTTGTACCAAGATAGAATTACATCATCTTTAGAGGTAGTTTGCTATAGTCAACTTGATAATAACCTGAATCATGCATTTCAACTGCATCATCATGTTTTGTACCAAGTAGTTCTTGAGCCATTACACCTGTATGCTTTTCACTACTCCAAACATAGTTGTAAGTATATGTGTTAATACCTTCAATAGTTCCAGCGAACTCCACATTTTCTTTAAGTCGAATGTCACTAAACACGCTCTTCCATGCTTTCTTTGCACCTTTAGAAACACTCTTAGCGGCATTCTTTGCGGCATTAGCGGCGGCGTTGGCGGCATCTTGTGCGGCTTTTGCGGCGGCGTTGGCGGCATCGGTAATAGCACGTTCAGCACTATTGATTGCGTTGTTTGCTTGGTTAATTGTATTGTTACATGCATTAATAGTTTGTTGTGCGGCCTTTTGCATGTTCTTGGCACTTAACGCATCAGCAGTTGCACTAGCAACATCTTGTCCCCAATGTGCTACATCATTAGCGGCATTAGTAACAGCTTCTGAAGCATCATTGACTGCTTTCTCTGTTGCTTTAGTTGCTTCTTTTGCACCATTGTATGCATCGTTAGCAACTTTCTCTGCTTGTTTAGCAGTTTCCTGTGCTTGTTTTGTAACTTTAATTGCTTCATCTTGTGCTTTGTCAATACCATCTGTAACATGGTCCATTGCTTCGTCGATGGTTCCACCTGCATCTAGTATTGCTTGAGCACCGTCTACCAATGGTCCAATATCAATATCAACGTTTACATCAACATCTAAACCAACTAGTATTGCGGCTTGTCCGTCAATACCAAAAGAGATTGTATCATTTTCATATGTGGCATGTGCTGAGCCTTGAGCGCCAATCTGTGCACCAATGCTTACTTCTGTACCTGCACTTACCTCTGCTCCACCTAAGTGAGCAGACCCTTCTGCACCAGCACCAACGTTTGCACCAGCAATAGCACCGCCACCTACGTCAACACCATGCTCACCAACACTGGCATGAGCACCAGCTTCTGCATATGCTTCTGCATGTACGCCAGCATCACCGTCTGCGCCAGCATCAACACTAATATCACCCAATGGTGTATCTAGCCCAACTTCAGCATCAACACTTCCACTTACGCCGGCTTCTGCACTTGCACTTGCTCCAACGTCAGCGGCTACAGTTGCATCACTTCCGTCCCATCCACCACTTGCATTTGCATGAGCTTCTGCTTCGGCTTTTGCATGAGCTTCTGCTTCTGCACTTGTGTCTGCATGAGCAGTTCCAATAGGACCTAAATCTTGTTCTGCATGAGCTTCAGCACCTGCACTTGCACTAGCTTCTGCACTAGCATGAGCTTCAGCACCGACGGCAACTGAATGGTCTGTTACTTCGTAGCCTGCACTTGCTCCGGCCTCTGCACTTGCTCCAGCCTGTGCTTCGTAACTAGCACCTGCTTGATCGTTTCCCACAGAATCGCTAGTACCTAATTCAACACTTGCTACTGTATTAATAGTGTATTGAGGTTTTGATACTGCAATAAGATCAGCTTGAACTTTGTCAAGTTCTGCTTGTGCGGCCGAAACGGCTTCTGCTTTTTCTTGTTCGTCTTTGATTGCTTGTTCGTGTGCATCGTCGGCTTGTTTTAGATTAGATTCAGCTGATGATTGACTTTGTACTGCTTTTGCTTGTTCATCTTTTGCATGTGATAAATTGTTGTTAGCAGTTGACTCATTACGTTTTGCTTGTTGTAAGTCATTGTTTGCTTGATTTTTTTGAGATTCTGCCTGACTTTTTTTGGCCTCGGCATTGGCCTTATCTTGTTCTGCACTCATAGTTGAGGATTCTCCTAGTTTGTTATGATTTATAAATCGTTATAGTAACGACTATATTTATATCATTTCAAATTTTGGTATTGAAAATCAACTAAGGCGTTCATTGCTCTGTCTTGAGCCAATGCAAAAGGTGCAGATAACAAATCTACTAGTTGTGGTTGGTCCGGAATTACTTTGGTTGAACTATACCATTCAGTTGTTGAACGGTCTACTAGAGTTGCACCAGTTGATGTTATATCTGCTCCAATCAAGTTCATCAGTGCTAGTTGTGTTCCTTGGCTTACACTATCAGTTCCAAGTTTTTCAACAATCTTAGATACTACTGCGGCGGCAACTTGCTTTTTTAGTTCTGCTTTAGACTTAACTTGCTTAGGCTTAGTTTTTTGAGTTGTGCTTTTATTCTCAGAATCTGATTTTTCTTCTTTGGTTTTTTTGGCGTTGGCGGTCCCAGTGGACTCATTTCCATCGCTCTCACTGTTATCATTCCCGTCATTTGTTTCCTCCTGCGACGACTCCTCAGAGGATTGTTCATTGGAATTATTCGAAGATTCTTCTGTTTCTACTTCAACTTCTGCCTCTGCTGTCTGTGTATTTACTTCTTCTGTCTCATTTGAACTCTCAGTAGTACTCTCTACTTCTACTGTTGCTTCTGGTTCAGCTTCAGCTTGTTGACTGTCAGGACGTAATCCACTAGGTGTGCTTTCAGTTGTAGCTTCTGTGGAAGAATCTGCTACTTCAACTTGTGCTTCAACTTGTGCTTCAACTTGTGATTCGACTTGTGCTTCAATTTGTGTTTCAACAGCCGCTACCTGTGTATCAACTTGTGCTACTTCAGTTACTGGTCCTTCAAATGATTGTACTCCGCCAGATGCATCTGCTACAGTAATTTCTGCTATGCCGGTATCAATATTGGTTTCAACTGAAACTTCAAAACTTTCTATTTGTTCGCCATTGGTGTTAGTTACTTCTACAGTAAACGAAGTCTCAGTTGTAGAATCTTCAGTTGTTGTGGTGTCAACTATTTCTACTTCCGGTGTTGTTGGTTCAATAGGCTCAGTAACCACAGGAGTATCTTCAACTGGCAGTCCTACAAATGTATCTGTAATTGTAGTAACATCTTGTGATGTTGTTGAGCTAACTGAGTTGGTTACATCAACTAATATTGTGGAAGTAACATCTGTAATAATGGTATCAATTACTTGAGTTGTTACATAAGTTATAACATCAAACGTTGTTTGTACAATGGCTTCGTCAAATGTTGGTCCAAATGATCCGCTATTAAATCCCATATCAATTCCATGTAGATTTAATGTAGCAAAAGCACTGGTATAACTATTTGAAGGTATTGCTTGAGTAAAATAATTGTCTTGTAGTCCAGTAAAAGTTATATTATTAAATTCATGTAAAAAATTATGCAATACTGTACCATTACTATCTTTAATTTGCATACCAATACTATATGTATCTCTACAATCTCCACCTGCGGCTGAGAATCCAGTTGACGTACAAACAGGAACACTTGCATTAGATTCGTGTGATGCTACTTGAGCACCATACCTTAAATCAAATCCTCTGTTGACCGAAGTTTGATTCATTTTATCAAATAAGTCAACGGTTTGACTTAACGTAGTTCCACCACCAGCAAGGTTTCCGGTTTTAGCACAATTTCCGCCAGTGATTGTACCAAAACAATTTTGTGTGCTTTGTCCTGTAGCCGTTCCAATAGGATTGTTTGGAGTACCTGTTGAGGTCCAGCCTGTTGCACTAGTGGTGCTATCATCAAAACTAGGATTGGTTAAATAATTACTTGAGGTGTTTTCGGTAACCACTTCAGTTGTAACATCTCGTGTTTCTGTCGTTGTTACTTGAGTAGTTATTTGTTGTTCTTCTTGGGTTGTTACATCTTCAATGATTGTAGTTACATGTGATTCTATTACAGTTTCACGTTGAAAACCATTACCTAAATCTGTAACTGTTGTGCTAACAGGATTGATAACTAATGTTTCTGATGTAATAACTCCGCCGTTTGGCCCTGTACCACCTACATCAGCATTAGAATAAGACGATTGGAACACCAAAGAACAAGCTACCAATACCCACAGCAATCCCAATTGCCTGCCACGGGTTAATTTCATGTTTCTTTTCGTGGGCGTCGCTATCTTTGTAATCGTCTTTAATGTTTCCGTAGTCAGCGCCTTCAACATAGTTTAGTTGTTGTCCCCCGGATAGTCGTCGTTCGTCCTCTCCGAGTTCAACTCCTTCTTTTTTTTTGAATCTAATATTTGGCTACCACTTGGTATATCTTCGGAATTTGCTTTCCATTTCTTTAATGCTTCGTCACCAATCTTTCCTTTATAAGGACAAGGTGTACCTGCCATTACCATTGCATCAAATACACGAGCGTCTTGACATAATGCACTGACGGCCGCAACCTTCATACCCATTCCGTATAAACTACGAGCAAGTTTAAGTCTTTCACAATTCTCATCTGTAACTGTAATACCACTTGCTATGCCAAGTATCTGTGTTTGTACACCAGCACTGTATGCACTCTTGCAAACATCACTATTGTTAATAACAATACTAGGAGCACTTGCGGTTGGCGGGGTTTTGTCTACAGTTGTAGTGCCGGTAACGGTATTTGTACCTGTTACAGTTGATGTTACTGTGTTAGTTTGTGCATTCGCTACAGTCATACTCAAGACAAGCGCCAACAAGGCAGAAATAACTGCGGTGCAATACTTCATTCTAAGTCCTCCAACTCCTATTAGTATTGTAAATTCTTACTATTATAAATTATTTACAATTAACTGCATGTTCATTAACCATATCGTTAATGACTAGTTAACAGTATGCAAGAACTATGCTAGAAGTGGAGGGTGCTACATATTAACGCAGGCAATTAATCATTAGTCAAGTACCAGATCAATTGGAAACTTTACAACTTGATAAGCAACCTTGACAGGTGTTAACACTGAACAAGCCGAGATTGAAAATGCAACAAGAATAACTGCGAGTATCTTCATAACTTCATCTCGCTAAATGTTGTCTTATCGTGAATCACTACATCCGCTTGAGTTTCAATCCACAACTTAGCACCACAAGATCGTGGTTTATCTGGGCTGTATATCATTTCGCTTGGTCCAAGAATCTCAATTCTGCTACCATACCATGTATTACCATCCATATCAATACGACACACTGGTAGTTTTCTACCGTGCTTCTCATTCTGTTGAATGATATTACGATTGATATGAATTATTTTTTTAGTCATATAAAACGCCTATTTCACCATTTCGCCATCACGAACAACATGCATATGAATTGGACAACCACTTGACTTAATGTATGCTCGACCACCATCAATCATATTGCCATTCTTAAACCGTTTATAATCATGTCGATGGGCACTATACTGTAGATTACCATCATCATCTTCTACAAGACCAAACTCTGCTTGTTCAATCCTATCAGCATTAGTAATCATTAGATTGCCGCTCATTGGGTGATAATAAAGGCCCATGTATCTATTACCAAACTCAGGATGGGGAGTATTACGATAGAAGATATCCATCGCTTGTTCTTCGTGTCCTAGTGCAGACGTACACACATACTTGACCGGAACTCCATCCTTTTCTGAATAGTGTTTGCAAATCTTATCAGTATCAAATTGTGGTTCATGTTTAATCATAACAATATTCTTTCCACCTTATCTTTTTTCCATAGTGTGTTTCAAACTGTTCTATAAGTGTATTATACGGCACTAGTTCTTCGGTTGTTAACTCCTCAAGATAGTCACTGAGTGCGTTCCAGTCTTCTCCGTGCATTATTGGTAAACCGTATTCTAATCCCCAGGGTTCATCTGGTACACCACGAATATCTATACGTCCACAAGAATATGATTCAGTAAAGTCTTTGTACTCTGTAGCAGGACCAAATTTTCCACTCGTTGTTTTTAACACGTAAGGTATATTGTTCTCTTCATACCAACGAGTAGAAACAGGTCCCATCCAATTAGTGCTATAGCTTATTTTAACTTTCATATTACCACCCCGGCGCATCATAGTCACGATCTTTCTTATAGACTGCAAATCCATCTAGGCCATATGCTGGGCAGACGAACAGTCTATCGGGCAATCCCATCGAATCTTTTTCACCCGATTCACCACAGATAAAGAAATGGCCAGACTTTTCTGGAAATGCCTTGCGGAGAATGTTCTTGAGTTTTTCATTATCCGCTTCAAGAGAAGTGTCCTTCTCTCTTGCTTTTGCAAGATCAAGACATGCGTCACGCAACCACGCTTCCATAGTCGGGTCAATGTTTTTTTGATTGAGAC